GACGCCTAGGGTGTCTCCTCCTGCTGCAAGGCCCGTCGAGGTCGCAGCACCCGTCGCCGCAGCACCCGTCGAGGTCGCGAGTATCAGCCTCGCGACCATGATGCGTGGTATGCACCGTGCGACCCGTGTCACGTCTGCGCCCAGCTTCTACCCTGGGTACGACAGCACTGACCCCGAGGAGCGGAGGGCGTTCGGCAGGTTGTACAGCCCGTCATGGCCTGAGATCAACAACCTCCGACGGGACCCCGAGTTGCTTGACACAACGGTGCTGGTCTTCTCTCGCCTGTGTGTGAGCGAGGCCAACTGGATCCACAACCCCTGCGATCCAGGCGAAGCCGCGTGTGACCCCGCCCCCGACCAGAACCGAGCCGAGCTTGACTGCCCACTGATCTACCAGGTGGTCCGACAGACGCGGGCACGAGGGGAGACCCTCATGGGCGCACTACGCCGCCACACCCACTACGTCACTGAGCAGTGGGTGCCCCGTTCCCCGAGGACAAGGTGGATCGTCAACCTCAATCTGGAAAACACCCGCCCTGCTGGCTTCCGTGCGGACCTGAACTGGGAGCGTGACTACCTGCCTAGGTGGCTTGCAATCCAAGCTCTCACCCGCCAACTGCTCGCTGGACACCACCTTGGCCCCTATGCGGGTGCCCCGATCATTGCTTGGGGTGGTCGCTGTGAAGACGCGGCTGGAGCTTGCGACGATCATATCGCCGAGGCTCGTGGACTGGTCCCCTTCGAGACAGGCCCAACGGCGAACCGTTTCTGGTGCCGTCCAGGTCACGCAGGGTGCCCTGACCCTTCGGCTCCAACACAGCCGACCGCAGAAGGTACCGACGCCACAGAAGGCACTGACACCACGGTGCCAGACTTGGCGAGTCAGCCTGCGCCGGGCTCAATCGCTTCCGAGCCGGACCTGGCTGATTCAGCCGACCCGGCCAGCTAGCTGATTCAGCCGACGGAGGTTCTGGCTGGTGGGGTCCGCCACACCAGCCAGGTCACTCCCCAGTTGGTTGAACGGTGCCGTGACCTGAGACGCGATCCCGAGAATGCCCTGCACGCTGTCGAAGACTGACCTGCGACCCAGGCCAGAAAGAGCAGCACCACGCAGGGCGTTCTGGGAGAGGACCCAAGAGTCCGCCGCGAGGGACATTTGGTTTGCCACCCACCGGGTCGCCTCGTCGGGCGTCGCGACGGTAGTGAACGTCCCCTCGTTGGCTCCACGCATATAGGCACCAAGCACGAGGTCAGCCTCTGCACCACGACACTCACAGGTGTCGTTGCCCGTCATGTTCGGATTGAGGTCCGTGAGCCTGAATGCCACGTTGGACACCGGGAGCCTGGTGACTGCGTCTCGGTCACTCATGACGTAGTTCGAGAGGCCCGAGGCGAGCATTGCGGTCCTGTCCCCCTGCGGGTCTGAACCCGCCGAGCCCTCCCGGTAGGTGCGCAGGGCAATGTCTGCCCCAGGGCTGTTCAGGAACTGCTCGTCGCTGGCAATGGCCTGTAGAGCCGCCGCCACGGCACCCGTGTTCTCTGCACTCCCGGAACGCAGAACTGCGTCGGCGAATGCGGCTGCCAGGGCTGGCTCGACGTACTGGAATGGGTCCACCGCCATGAGGGTCTCGTAGTTGCCCCCTGGCTCAATGCTCAGGCCACGCCCGTACTGATACGTCCCGTAGTGCTCGTAGCCCACGGCGTCACTCACCGGGAACACAGGCGAGTAGGTGCTGACGTGCTCGACGATCAGCCCTTCCTCGCGTCCCACACTGAAGGGGAGCCGTCCAGGGACGCCACCGGGGAAGAGCTTGCCAATGTCAGCCAGCCAGAACCGAAGGGCTGCTGCAATCTGACGACCGGCCTCACCTCTGACTGCGGTGCCGGAGGACCCGCCGCTCCTACGCCCCCTGCTCGCCCCGGTGGTCCGGGACCTAGGGATAGCTCCAGAGGAGGGGTTGTTCAGGGCTGCGGTGAACCGGCTGGTCCACCGATTGTTCTTGTCCGTCCAGGTGCCGTCGGTTGGGTTCCGGCAGACGGCTGGTGCGCCTCTCGCTCGTGGCTGCACCGCTCCGTTGTACACGCAAGCCAGGGCATGAATGTTCTCCTGCGTGGGGTTCGCAGTGACTGCTTCCATAGCCCGGCGAACAGCAGGCCGGTCGTTGAGGTAGTCACCGAGAAGCTCAGTGCTGACACCCACTGGGTCGTTGTCGAACGCCTCGATCGGATCCGACGGGTGCGCAGCGAGCAGGGCTGCACCGAGCACCTGGTAGTAGCCCCACGAGGTGGACTCAATCGCTGCGCGCTGGTGGGCCACGCTGCCCTCCGCCACAGCGGCGGCGTACACCCGGTTGAACCGGGCGCGAGCGGACTCCCCAGGGATCGTGGCGACCGTGATCCCCGTAGCGTCGTGGTAGAGCCTAGCCTCGAACCGGATTGCGTCCGCATGACCATTCGACTCTAGGGCTCTAACGGCCCGAAGAACCTCAGGGGAGATCGTCCCATGTCCCCGAGAGACTCGTGCAGCAAGGGCTGCGTCAGTCTCGGATACAGGCACCGCTGCCGGGGTCGGTGCAGTGGGTGTGGCTGCGGTCGGTGCAGTCGTAGGTGCGGTGGACGGCACCGTCGTCGGCGGGTTGGCGAGGATCAGACGCACGGCTCGACGAATGTTCTCCTCATTCGCCTTGGTGATCTGCTGAATGACCCGGTTGCCCTTAGCAATGAGCGTGTTCTGCGCCACGTTCAGCGTGTTCGTGGGGCCTACAACCAGGGCCGTGTCGGCTGCGTTCTCGGCGTTGCCGTTCACTGCGCCGCCGGTAATGTCCGGGGAGGAAATGTTGGTGCCCCCGGTGCCCTTCAGACCGGCAACAGTCCCGACGATCCGGGTGATCAGAGCACCCTTCGTCTCGGCTTGATTGGCCACTGGTGGGGTGCCAAGCCCCTGAACGTACTTCGCGCCCAAGGCCGCCCCGAGACGGGAGGTTGGATTGAGGCACTCCAGGATTGCGTCTGCGACCGCCCTGACGTTGCCAGACTCCCTGAAGACGGTCTGCGTCCCAACGCGAGTGGTGTCTCGCTGCTCGAAGAGCAGGGCGAAGATCTGGTCCGTGGGCGTGGGCACGGGGTCTTGCGAGTTGAACGTCCGGACGTTCAGCCCGTTCACAGGGTTCACGTTGTGCAGGGCGACGAGCCCAGCAATGCTATCGGGGTTCACGACAGCGTCCGCCCCGAGGTCCTCCCCGGTGAGATCGCGGACGCCCACAGTGCTGTAGGTGGCTGGCTCCGTGCTCGCAGTCGCCGCCGCAATGCCTGCACTCAGTTGGGAGGCAAGCGAGGTCCTCTGTGCCCTGAGGGCGTCGAGGTCAGATTGTGGGTTGATATCTAGGGCCACGAACTCACCCATTTGGGTGATATTCGCGTTGAGGCTGGCAATCTGACTCTCCAGTTCGGCCCTCCTCGCCGGGCTGATTGCAACAGACCTGGTGCTGTCCCGGTCCGCTTGAGCAAGACTCTCGGGCGTGCCCGTCTCCGAAGGACTGTCTGAAGCCACACCGGTCGTATCCGTGGTTGCCAGTGGCGTGTACCCCTGTTGATTGGGGTTCGGGTGAGCCGACGAGTAGTACCGGTAGTAGCCGGGGGTGTTGATCCCCATGGCAGCCTTCCGGTCCCCAAGAAGGTCGAGCAGGTTCGTCGAGTTGTTGATCGTCCCTGTGGCGTCAACGCTCATGTCCCGACTGGCCGTGCTCGGGTTCCTCTGACGGATCTGACTGAGGAGGTAGTTCACGAGGGCCGCGTCCTCAGACAGGGCGCTGTGGCTGCCAGTGGTGGTGTTCCCGATCAGGAAGCCGTTCAGCGTCTCAGCCTCTGCGCGAAGGGTAGTAAGCGAGGCTGAGGCCGTCGAAATGACTTCTGCTGACGCCCCAGGCTGCTGGATCCTGTGCTCCAGCCGTTGGATCTCAGTGTCAATCTCTCGAACACGCGAGCGACTGCTCGTCCGCTCGTCAATGAGAGACGACAGACCCTCCCTCAACTGTGTGGAGGTGACGGTCTGGTTCAGACGGTCAGCGACCAGGATTATCCATGGGCCAACGATCACACTCTCGCGGCTCGTGTATGTGGTGGCAGGGGCGGCAGAGTCAACCGCCGCTGCCGTTGCCGTGGGGGCAGGCGCAGTCGGGGCGGAGGGGGTGGTGGCAGAGGGGGTGGTAGACCCACCTGCTGAATCAAAAGACGCAAGGGCTGCGTCCACCGCTGCCGAGGTCTCCGGACTGATTGCAGTAGGGTCCGCTGGGGCGGGAGGGGGTGTCCCAACGCCAATGACGTTCTGGTCCACGAGGATCTGAGCGAAGTTCGACGCAAGGAGTTCCCTGCGAGCCTGCCTGGTCGCGCCGGTCGCTCGACTGCGGTCCTCCTCAGAGTCCAAACCGAAGACGAAGAACAGTGGGTTGATCCGCTCTGGGTCGAGCGCCAGGACGACGTTCGGGAAGCCGAGGACCCGAGGAATGTTGCTGTTGTCGAGGTACTGGACCGGCTTCGGGGGATTCGTCGTCTGTTCGAGGGTGATACCCCGGATCCCTGGAACGTCAGGGTTCCCCGGAGGAATGAACTTCCGACGGCGAGCGATCAGGTTCAGCGTCGTCGTGCAGGCGCTTCCGTAGGAGAAGGCGTGGCTGACCGATTGGACGTAGTAGAAGCAGTCAATGTGAGGAATGTAGACAGGGAAGCCCTGGCGGATCTCAGGCCGAAGCGGGATCGTGACCGAGGCCGAGTTCATGCCCTGATTGAGCTTGTCGAGGTTCGCGACCGCTGCGTAGAAGGCCGACCGAGCGTTCGAGTAGTAGTTCGACTCCAGTGAGCCTTCACGCCAGCCGAACTGGGCGATCAGCCGGTAGTCGTAGTAGGTGGCCCGGACGCCAAACTCGGCCTCGTCCACAGCCCCACGCATATTCTGGAACGGACCCGCACTCACGGTGGCGTAGGTGGCCTCCGGCTCGGACTCAGTGAAGGAGATCGAGACAATGTCTTCCGGCTCAAGCCGGTAGATCCTCGACGAGGACGTGTCGAGGTTGTAGAGGGGCGGCTTGAACACCAGGTCCCCGTCCATGTCCTGGTAGAACTCGTAGCCGCAGATATTCGAGACCTGAGTGGCAACGTCGAGCTTGCTCTCGTAGGTCGTCTCGAAGAGGTTGACCTGACCCCATTGGGAAATGTCGTTGACGAACGCCTGCATTTGCGGGACGACCACACCGTAGTCTCGCGCACCGCCACCTGACCCAGCCGTGAAGCGCAGGTCGGCACCACGATTGATCCGGCCTGCCCCGTCCCGGTCGATCAGGTTGAACTCCTCCGCGCTAGAGGCTAGAGGGTCACGCTCGCTACGGTTGTTGCCTGTGACGACCGAGAGGATCCGAGCGTCCCGTCCGCCGAGCCTGGAGAGGTACGCCTGCGTCGAGCCAGAGAAGAGTTGGCCTGACGCCCCGTGCATTCTGAGCCGGTACATTCCCTGAAGGAACCGCCGCTCCCAGTACTGCTGGACCATTGCGTAGCTGGAGTCGCCCGTAGCGGTCGAGACCGCCTGCATATTCGTGCGGCTCTGGAGCGCAAACCCGACGCCCGCCGCAGCACCCAGAGTGTTCTGGTAGAGGGCGTAGATAATCGAGAAGGGGCTCATGCCCGTGAAGACGTGCCCCCGAAGACTGGTCCTGACCCCCGAGTTGTTCGGACGGGCTCCGAAGAAGGCCCCGTTCGAGGCGATCTGCATATACTGCCAGAAGTGCAGCATTCCCGAGCAGGTCAGCGACGCCGAGTAGTAGCCTCCCGAGTACTCGTGGGAGACGCCCGTGACCACCCCATGGAACACGGGGTAGTAGGGGTACTGGGGAATGTCCGAGAGGTTGACCCCAGCGACGACGTTGGACTCTGGGTCCGCGTCCGGGTCAGCCATTCCGGTCATGGGGAAGTACCCACGGAAGTAGACCTGGACCTCCAACCCGTTGCGGAGAATCGTGTTCCCGTCCCTGAAGATTGAGTCCCCGTAGTGCCTGGGGATCGAGAGGGTGATACTCGACGAGCTAGCCCCAGGGTCCACGCCAGCGTCCACCGAGATCGACGTGACGAACTGCTGTATGTCGATCCGGTGGTGGCAGGTCTGGCACCCCGCCATGCCCGTGTCACCGTTCAGGTAGACGAGCGCGTCCGGCGTGTACTGAATGATCTTCCGCTGGTTCGGATTCCACGTTCCAGCGTAGGGGCGATTGACAATGCTCACGGTGTCCGCCGAGTCGTGATCACGCTACCGGTCGCTGAGGGTGTGCCTGCTGCGGCCCCGGACCAGGGCTGAGCCGGAGCACCGCCGACCGTGGGTGCGGTGAGGAACTGGGTCGGCCCCGACCCCCTGAACGTCCTGGAGAGCCTTGACCCGCTGGAGGGGGAGACGCCCGAGGCCGGGTTGTAGAAGTTGCTGGGGGAGTTCTCAGGGGCGATCGACGACTGCGGCTGGGCCACGTCGTAGACCCTGACTGCGGTGAACTCAATGTCGAACTTGAGGCCGCCGTTCTGTTGGGTGTCTTCTTCCGAGTACGAGAACGAGTCCATGTGCCCGACGTACACGGTCTGGTCGTACTCGATCGAGGTGTTGCCGACCAGCAGGTTCGCCAGGGACCGCCGACCCGTCGAGTTCGCGGTCGTGTCCTGAATGTAGCCGCTGCTCTGGTAGAGGGAGAAGACAGACATGAGTTGCTGGAAGCTGGCTGAGTCCCTCTTCGAGGCCCGCTGGACGCCCGTGGCTACCCCGGTCTGCGAGCGGTTCCCATGGCCCGCAATGTACGCACCAATCATGCAGGAGAAGCTGACCTTCGTGAGTTCTTCGCCCCACGCCTGGTAGACGTACCCGTAGCGGGACCGCTCCTGGAACTGCGCGATCTTCGCGTGGTTGACCGAGAAGGTCGTTGGGTTGATATACAGGCAGATCGGTGGGATCTCCCGCATTTGCACGAGTTGCAGCAGGATCGAGAGCGCCGAGGCGTCGTTGGAGATCGCCGGGACGATCCGGATATGGCTCGAAGCCGGGACGTTCGGCGAGATCGATTGGTTCCTGGCCGAGTTCGAGACGTACTCGTCAATGTCGCGGGCGGTCGCGCTGGACATTCCGGGAATCGCTGTCCCCCGGTTCACGTCGTCCTGGTAGGTGGCCTCAGAGGCTGACCTCCGCTGATTGAGCCCCCGGATCGCCCCAGCGTAGTCTGCGCGAGGAGTGGTCGTAGCCACCGACCCGTCGAGCGGCGTCGCACGAGATTGCGAAACCCCGAGGGTGTTGAAGGTGTTCCCGAGGATCATGGGGGGGAGCACCCGCATGACGAACGGCGAGAACGACTTGAGGCTCGCCTTCGCCCCGTCGATCGGGATCGTGTCCTGGACCTCGTACTCACGCTCGTAGTTCTGCGCCGTCGGGAGGTGCTCGAAGAACCTGGCTGGCTGAATTCTGACTGGGTCTGCCATGGTCAGGTCCCTACTGTCCTAGACATTGGGACGAGCGGCACGTTGATCGTGCGGAGCGCGTGCTTCTCTCGGTCCACGGTGAAGGCCGCTGTGAGGGCGAACTGGTAGGGCTGCTCCGCCGTCTCCTCGACAGAGAAGGTCGTGAAGTACCCCCACCACGAGCCGCCGTCGAACATCATTTTGATCTGCCCCTGTAGGGCGATAGTCCCGTTCGCGTCGTAGATCGCCCCGTTGTTCTTGAAGAGGGCCAGGAGGTCCAGGTACTTGTCGTAGGCGATCGTGTCCCGGCGAGTCCCCCCGGTGCTCGTCGCCTGCATTGACGTAGGCTGAATGCTCGCGTTCGAGGGGGTGACGCCCGTGATATTCGAGAGCCCGGTGAACAGCCGGACGAAGCCACCCGTGGCCAGGCTGAGCGACACCTCAGCGGGGGAGTTTCCCCAGTGGTACTCGACGAAGCCGCCGAGCGTCTGCTGGCGCTCGATCACCTTCGTGTAGCTGAACTGCATTGAGTTTGGGTTGACGTGCAGGACCAGCTTGAGGCTGTCCCCCAAGAGGGAGGTCCCACTACCCGGAGCCATAATGTCGAAGACGACGGGGCGCTTGCCGAGGCCCAAGAACTCGTCCTCAGCCGACTCGAAGGCCGACCGAATGATTGAGCGTTGGTTAGGCACGCGAGGTCACCCGTCCGGGTCCGATCCCCGACTGCTGGAGGACGCGCTTCACCACGTCGAAGACCCGGCGCTCGTCGCCGCCGTAGATATTCACGGTGACAGAGCCGCCGGAGCCACCCATGGCTCGGTCGATTGGGCCTCCGCCCTTCATGCCCATAACGTCGTCCGCCGTGTCGATCGGCGTGATTGTCCCTCGAACCCCGTCCCCCCGGTAGAGGAAGTCGTGGGCCGGTGGGAGAACAGTCGCAACGTCTGTGTCTGCGGCCTCGACCTCGTCCTCGACCGCACGCCTTCTTGAGTGGGAGCCCCTCGCAGCCACGTTGAGACCAGTGGAGGTCGTACCACCAGCGAACCCGCCGAGAGACGCTGCCGAAGAAGACAGGGCCGACCTCGTGGCGTCGTCCATTCCCGACCCAAAGGCTTCTGTCAGCTTCGTGGAGAAAGTCCCCTTCTCCATGTACTCGGAAATGGCGGTGTCTGCGTCCTCTCCAGAGAGGCCCGCTGCCGAGGCAAGAGCAGTGATCTGCTGCTTGACCTGAGCCGCGACGATCGCGTCTGGAAGATTGCTCCGTGCGAGCGCGTTCCCGAGCTTCACGTCCTTCGTGAGGGCTCTGACGACAGCCTTGGTGCCCTCTGAAGAGGAGGTCTCAATCGCTGTGCGAGTTGCCTCACCCTGAGTGACTGTCTCTGCTGTGTGGGCCTCTGTCGCTGCGACGATCGGCTCATGAACTGCGGAAGCAGCGTCCTCTGTCGCCCCCTCTCCCGCCATTGTAGGCGCACCGCTGGTTGGAGGTGCAGCGGAGGCAACCCCGAATGCAGACAGGTCGGTTGCCCCAAAGCTCTCAATCGCTGCTGCTGTAGTGGGAGCCGTCGGTGCAGTTGGAGCCCCAGGGGCCACAGCAACTGGAGCAGGGGCTGCCGTGCCGCCAGCCTCGTCTGCGAGTCGGTGCCGCCGAACGACATCTGACCCTGCCTCCTCAACCAGAGAGTGTGCCGCCCCATAACCGCTCGTGTGACGGGCAGCCGTCTTCGTGACGTACTCCCCGCCACCGAACGTACCTGGGCCAATGCCAGCAGACTCATTTGCCATTTGCTCGGGGGTCATGGCCCGACGAGCTTGCTCTTCTGTCGAGTAGGTGCCCACACCCTCCACTGAGTACTCGTAGTAGTCTGCGAGTGCTGAGAGGTCGGGTGCAACGTCCTTCCCGTCCTCGCCCACATACCCCTCGATCCTCTTCCGGGCGGTGTCCGCAGCCGCAATCATTGCGTCTGCACGCTCGACCGTAAGCTGAGCCTGCCTCAGTTGGGCGTCCTCCTCTGGGGTCCGGTCGGTCTTTCGCCCGAGCGTAGAGACGGTGCGCTCGCCGGACCGCTTCTCTGCCATGGCGTCCCGAGTGGAACTGGAGAGGGACTTCTTGTAGGCGGTTGTCTCGTGCCGGATCCGCTTCTGCTCGGAGGTGCCCATCCACCCCTCAAGAATGTCGAGCAGGGGTAGACCAACGTCTTCGTAGATTCCGCGCAGGTACTGGGTGATCTCGTTCTGGAGTACGTCCGAGATCGTCATGGTCTCGTCGAGTGAGTCCTCAGCAAGGACAGTGTTCTCGTCCTTCACTTCCTTAGTGAGGGCACCACTCTCCACGGAGGCCGTAAGCAGGTCGGTGGCGTCTCGGACCTCAGCACCGCTGGCTGTGACGATCTTTCCGCCCTCAGCGATATGAGCGCCGTACCTTCTGTCCTGGTCTTCAGCCAAAGCCCTGGCCGCGTCCTCGTCCAGGGGGAGGGGTTGGTCCTTGATACCAGTCAGGATTCTGAGACTTGCCTCAGAGGCGGCAGACATGGCCTGGGCATTCTCTAGCTCCGAAACGGACATACCGGAGAGTTGCTCGGCCATCATCTTCATGGGACCCCTCAACTCACTGAGGGGTGTCCCACCAGTCAGGGCGTCCACGGAGTGGAGGTTCGCTTCGATTGTGGCTCCCGCGCTCAGGTGCCCCATGGACTCGGTCAGGTCGAACAACTGGCCGCTCTTGCCCACGCTGACCTTGTTCAAGTCAGCCATGCGACGACCCAATCCAGACACGGTCTTGTCCGTGGAGGTCGTGAAGGCCGCCTGAAGGGTTTCCTGCTGCTGCCGGGTCATGGACTCCATTTCTCTGACGAGAGTGGCCCCGGTCATGTCAGTGCGAGCCGCTTCGGAAATCGGAACACCGGTTGCGGCAGCAGTCGCGAAGGCCCTGGTGACCTCCGGATTGGTCATTTGCTTGGACAGGTCGGAGGCAAAGTTGCGGCCCTGCCTCTCAGCGTCCCTGGAGACAATGCTCTTCATTTCCTTGCCGCCGGTCGTCATGACCCTTCGAGTCCGGTCGGCAGTGCCCATGTCCTTGAACGCTCTGTTCGCGGACCCAATCATTTCCGCTGCGGCCTTGTCCCCGATCGTCTTGCTCATTCGGATCAGCAGGTCGCCCGTCTGACTCAGTTGCGTGTTGAGGGAAGCCTGGCCAGCAGACGCCTGCGTGATCAGCGAGTAGAACCGCCGGGTCGAGAACCCTGCGTCGCCCGCCTGCTTCGACACCATGGCGAACTGGTCCGTGACGCTCTCCAGGGAGGTCGCCAGGTCGTTTGAGTACTCTGCGAGGGTCGTGGTGAACTCGCTGACTCCAACACCGAGCGCCTTGGCCGTGGAAGCTGTCTCCCTGAGCACGTTCCCGAGAGCCTTCTCCTTCTGAGCAGCGGTGACAGCACCTTGCGTGAGCCGATTGAGGGAGATACCTCCGGCGTCGAAGGCGTCGAACACGCCCATGGCCTCTTCGGAGGTGAGCCCAAGCGTCTTGTTCAGGTCTTGTGTGGCGTGCCTCAGGACCGTGAGGTTGTCCCTCATGTTCCCGGCACCCAGGCTCATGACCCCCCTGGTGCCGAACGTGTTGATCGCGCTCTTGTTGAATTCCTTGACCTCCTTGTCGATACTGAACATGACCCCGGCAAAGAGGCCGAAGGCAATGATCAAGGGTCCAAGAACCACTGCCACACCGGCCAGCGCCGAGGCCAGGCCGCCGATTGCTCCGCCCATTCCCCCCAGCGACCCGAGGGCCTCCGCAATGCCGCCCATGCCCTTCCCGGCGGAGGTGATCCCACCCGAGAGCATGGCCCCAACGTCAATGTTCGACAGGCCGTCCTTGAACTTGGTGAGGGCATTCTCCACGCCCGTGCTGAAGTCCTTCGCCCCGTCCCCCATTTGGTAGTTCACCACCTTCGCCCACTTGGCGTTGATCCCCATTTTCACGTTGGAGATCACCATTTGGCGGTTCATCTTCGCCATGCCCGTCCGCAGGGCGGTCATGTCGTCCTTGAGGGTCTCCGAGGAGTTCGCGTTCAGCTTTTCGAGGAGCTTGCACTTCTCCTGGAAGAAAGCCTTCTCGGCCTTCTTCCGCTTCTTCATGTCGTCGTCGAGGCTCGCGTCGTTGAGTTCGGTGGTGAGCCGGGCGATCTCCTCAGCGGTCTTCTTGAGCTTGGCCCCGACCTTGTTCGCCTGCTTCGCAGCCAGGGCGTACTGAAGGGCTGAGGCGGTCTGCTCCGCCTCTGCACGCATTTTCGAGTAGTCCTTGACCGACTTCTTGTATGCCCTGAAGGTGGAGTCCTTGACCCCCGCCTCAATCGCCTTGCTCAGCAGGTCAGCCGACTTCTCCCCCGCCTTCTTCGCCTGGCGGACGAAGTCGGAGAAGTCAGCGTTCAGCTTGACTGTATGATCGCTGTTGCTCTTAGCCATTCAGGGTGGGCTTCCGGTTCGCGATCAACTCGTTGAGAGTCGGAGCAGGAGCAGCCTCCTCGTCACCTTGGGGGCTGATAGAGGGGTTCTTCACGACGATCCGCCCGTCCACCACGTCGAGGGAGCCAGCGTCCGGGTTGTCCCGCAGGTAGCGATTGAAGTTCCGGGAGGTCATGTTGGCCTCAATGATGAACTTCGCGCCCGCCTTCTGAGAAGCCGGACGTAGCCTGGCAAGCTCCTCCGCCGTGTACCCGACCATGCGAGGCTTCGCGACCCCCAGGCTCTGCTCCTCCCGGAACTTCCTCGCCTGGGCCTGCTGAAGAGCCAGTTCTGCCTCGTGCTCCTTCTCCTCGTACTCAACCTTGATACGGTTCTTGTAGTCCTCGACCACGAGGTCGTGAATGTCCTTCTCGCCCGTGACCCAGCGGCGCATTTCCTCCGAGAGTTCCTGGGCCGTCCTGGGCTGGAGCACCTGAAGGATTGGGTCCTCCTTCCGCTTGCCCTCCTCGTCGAGGACGCCCTTGAAGGTGTAGTAGGCGCGGTTCTGGACCTCTGCCCTGCGTGACTTCTCTGCTTCGAGCCTGGTCTTGTCCTTCGCGTCGAGCTTCTTGGCCGACTTCGAGGACTGCACCGACACGAGCATTTTCGTCAGGCTCCACTGGTAGTCGTCGTCGAGCCTGTCGTCCTCCGAGCGGTTCCACTGGATCCACGAGGATTGGAACGGGTTCAGGCCGAGGCGGTCGAGCCCCGGCATTCCCGTCTGCGCCCAGATTGGGTGCGTCCCGTTGTTCGTGGACTTCCAGAGCCGCCTGGACTCGTCCTCGTAGAGGAACGCCTCGAACACGCGGTTGGCGTCCCGCATTCGGCGGAAGAAGCTCAGCGCCTGCGTGAACACCAGCCGGACCATGGACCTGTGGCTACCCCGAAGGGCCACAAGCGCAGGCATTTGATTGTTCGGGTAGTTCTCCAGCAGGGAGACACCGTCGATCATCCAAATGCTGGCTGCCGCCAGGTGGAACGCCCAGTCGGTGCCACCCTCACGAGCTACCTTGCGGAGGTGGTTGGTGTCGTTCAGGGACAGAGAGCGGACACCGAGGGAGGTGTCCCCAATCTGAAGGCGCGTCGTGAGGAACCCAGGTACGACCAGAGGAATCAGGTCCTCGTACATGGGACCCCTCTGCTCCTTGGTCGTGCTAGGCAGCATCACACCCTCAGGAGAGCCGTTGGACAGGGGCTACCTTGTCTGCTAGCCCTTCTGAAATAGGTAGCTCGACACCTTGGAAGTCGAGAGGTCGTGGAGGGAAGCACAGGCGTGGTTCACCGGAGCGGGGTCAGCCCCCGCTGCGTGTCGGCTTGAAGCGGGGGTTGACGTTGCTGCGTGCCGGTTGAGCCTGGACCTGCTCGGGGGGCTTCCGGTCGGAGAGGGTCTGCGTGGGCATTCGGTACACCTCCATGCCGTCCTTGGTGCCTGCGGCGATCGGGTGCTCGACCTCTTGAGCCGCTTGCTTCGCTGCGACATGGGGAGGCTTCCGGACGACACCTCGCGCTGCGGCATTGGCCCGCATTTCCATGATCCGCCGCGTCTCCGCCTCGACGGCCTTCTCGGACGCCTCAGGGTCTCCCATGTCCACCATGGACGACACCACGTTCGAGAGCGGGTCGTCCGCCGTGGGCTCCGGGGCGTCTTCCTCACCCAGGGCCGCCTGAGGCTCCTCTTGGGTTTGGCTCTGTGGCCTCAGAGGGAGCGGGGAGGCCACACGTCCGGCCCCACGGTCCAGCACGGACTTGCGGAGGCTCTCGACCGGCGGGGCCGCCTCCTGGGCTCCGAGGAGGTCCATGGAGGGCTCCTCCTGAGCCTGCTCTTCCTCCTCCTGGTCCTCAGAGAGTTCGCGGTCAATGTCGGAGGGGACCGTGACGGTCTCGGCCTCTTGGGCCGTGTTCTGCTGCTCTTGGGGCGAGTCGGTTGACCCCGCAGCGGCTGCTGTGCTCCCAGCCTCCGGGCGTCGGAACGACTTGCCGGAGACAGCGACCTGCTGCCGGAGATTGGTCCGGGGGTCAGCCTCTGACAGGGTGAGGCGGGCCTTGTCCTCCTTGAGTTCCCGGATCCGCTCTTCGAGCCGGGCGATCTCACCGTCGAAATCGACGGACTCAAACTCGATCAGCCCTTCGACTTCCTTCTCGACCTGGTTCATGAGTTCGCCGAACTTCTTGAAGACGGCGACGGTCATGTTCCGCGACCAGGTGCTCACGAGTTGCTGGATCGCCTCGTGGCGCTTGACCTTGATTGCAACCCCGCTCGCGAGCTTCTCCCCAGTCTCGACGAACTCCACGTTACGGAAGTCGAGGTCGCCGACCTGGACGATACTGTAGCCGAGCGAGCCGATCCTGAACCTGTCGAGGTACTCCAGGGCATTGCTCTGGTCAGTGAGGTCGCCCTCACCCAGGACCGACCGGGAAAACCGCTGCACCTGGATCTCTTCTTCCGGGGTCAGGGCTCGAAGGGAGATCTTCGTCCCATTGACCTCGAAGGTCAGTTCGCCCTTGCCAATCAAGGCAAGAGGGGCCATTGCCGCCTTGAGATCTTGGAGAGTGAGAGCCACAGGTTTGCTCCTGAAACGGATACGGGGAGCCTGCGTTCCCGCAGGCTCCCCGTACTCTACCGCAGACCTGAGCCTAGGCTCAGCGGATACCCGTGCCGCCGACTGCGCCAGCGCCCGTCAGTGTTCCGATCTCAGCCGAGCCGCCGTAGCGGATCGAACCAAGCTGGTCCACCGAGGGGTCGTTGCCGGTCGGGAGGAACTCCCCGTAGAGCGAGGAGAAGTCGTGAACGTCCGAGACGCTCACGTCGCCGGACTCCATGATCTGCCCGGCGTCCTGCGTGTAGGTCGCCGACCAGGACGTGAACCAGCACGCCTCGTACATGGTGATGATCGCCGAGTGCCCCTGGTTTGCACCGTAGGTCGGCGGAGCCGGGGTCGGGACGCTGACCTGGGGGAAGCTGACCTTCTGGACGCCGCCGCCGAAGTTCCGCTCTGCTCCCGAGTGACCCGTGTTGGCGAACCCGAGGTCCGAGTCAGCGAGGGTCGAGAACACCAACTGGTGCTCAATGTCGAAGGGCCACCTGTGGTGGGCGAGCGAACGGACCGGGCCGTCCACGCCGCCCGAGTAGCCCGTCGCCTGCCAGAGGTTCGCGAGGTACAGGAGGGCGCGCTCGATCGAGCCGGTGACGGGCTCCGTGACCGACGGAACGAGTTCCGCGATCATGTCGCCGTAGCCGATACCACGAACGGGCTCGACGCTCCGGCTCTGGCTCGGGCTGAACGAGGAGACGACGCCCATTTGGAACAGAGCCTTCGTCCCCGAGCCGTAGGCCGGGGCGAGGAGTCGGACCTTCTGGGAGACGGCAACCCGTGTGTTCGGGCTCGTCCCGAAGTCGTAGAGGTAGGAGCTACCTTGTACGCCATTCGATGGGTTGATGTCGGTGTTGGACATGGATCTCCGTGGGGACGAGGGCCGTCCTTACCGTGGCGGGCTATAGGGGCGGAAACGGGTGCCCAGGTACTTGGAGGCGACCCTGGAGGCACTTCGAGCGTAGGGGTTGCCCTCTTCGTCGCCCTTCTCGGATTGGAACTTGCGCCAGGCGTCCTGGGCGTCCTTTCCAGTCATGAAGGTCTTGGTCGAGGGCCAGTAGAGCACTTCCTCCCCCTTCTTGAAGGGGTTGCCCTTGGAGTCGGTGCCAGGGTACTTCGCCGTGAGCCACCGAGGGTCGCCTCGAAGCACCTGACCGTAGCCACGCCCGTACCCAGAGGTCTTGATACTGAGCTTGGCTTCGGAGGCCGCCCACGCCGCCACGTCCTGCATATGCGTGGCGGCGGAGTTGATATGAGCCTCGACCCAATCGGGCAGCGGCTCACCCTCAGGGATCAGTTCGTTGAGCAGGCTACTTGTCTCATGCAGAACCCAGAGGTTCTGCTTCGTCATGTAGTTACCGTCCGAACCGCCGAGCTTCGAGTCGTCCATGGCCCGTTCAGACCGTCGCCGACTGCGCCGAGACGCGGAAGGTCAACTGAATGTAGAGCAGCGGGAAGACGGGAATGTAGAACGCCTCGACGAGGACTGCCGTGGGGTCGGCGGGGTCGAGCACCACGGAGACTCCGGTGAAGCTCGTGATGATCTGGCCCTGCACAGCGCGCTTGAACATTTCGCTGAGTTGGCCCTCGATCTGCCCGAGGATCTGCGGGAGGAACTTGACCCCGACGAACTGGTCGAGGACCGCACGAGCGCGACGCTGCATATCGTCGGCGATCTGAATGACCGTCGGCAGCTTGGTGAGCGTGTTGCTCATGTCGGAGGTGAGGCCGTGGCGGATCCTCATGTAGGGGAGCCGCTCCTCGATCACGGTCACACCACGCGAGGCGACCTGGTTGGCCTCCACTGCGTCGAGCGTCCGGGCGAGGCTCGTGAAGCCGCTGAGCAGCCGACCCGTCCACGGGGTTGCCGAGTCGATACTCGGGGCGGTGGTCGAAGAGGCGACAGCCCCTGCGACGTACCGACCGTCCACGAGGTACGTCTTGGACGTGCCGAGAACGTCGGTGAGGGTGAGCGTCGCAATGTCTGGGTAGACGAAGCGAACTCGCGTTGCGCCGACCGACTCCGCGAGCGCACCAGCCTGCGACGGCTGAGTGCCCGAGGCGTAGCCGAAGATTGCGGTGCGCTCCGACCGGTAGCGGATCGAGGACTGCACGTCGCAGTGGATCGCGGTGAACTTCGCCAGGTTGTACGTCGCCGGGGTCAGGAACACGAGGACCGTCGGCGAGATATTGCCGGGGAGGGACGCACCCTCCAGGGCTGTGAGGGCGTCGAGGTACGACTGCTCGCTCGCCTGGGACGAACCAGGCTGCTTGAGCACCTGGTAGGTCGCAATGATCGACGAGCCGTTCTGGAAGGCCAGGTACGCCGCGAGCGAGAGCGGGTTGTCCGGGCTCACCGGTCCGTACTCCGCCACGACCTCCGACAGCCGCGAGAAGAACTTCGGGGTGAAGTCCTGCTTCATGTAGCTGTAGCTGACGTAGTAGACCTCGCCGTTCGTGGGCTCCGACCCGGTCTTCTTGAAGGTCTCCACGAACGCCGAGTCACCCACGAACACCGAGGAGGTGTTCGTGACCGTGAGTTCGAGGCCGGGGACGGCGAGGGTCGGAATGTTGCCGTCGGTCGTGAACGTCTTGCTCACCCGGAAGGTGAGGGTCGCGTTCGCGCCCGTCGGGTAGGCGAGCCCGCCCGTGCGTGGGAGGATCGTGAAGGTCAGGCCCGTCACGTCGTCCACGTAGGTCTGACCGACCACACCGTCCTGGCCGACACCCGAGTTGAACACCGAGGTGTTCGACGAGCCCGAGCCGAGGCCGGGGTTCGAGGAGGTGACGAAGAAGCCGCTGATCGCAGCCTCGCCGGACGACCCGTCCGCCGCCGTGATCAGGAGCATGGTCCCGGTCACGAGAGCATTGAGCGAGGTGGCGTTGTTGAAGTCGATACTCGACCCGACTCCGAGCGTCAGGCTCTGGAAGTACAGGAAGACGTTGCCCGTCGAGTCCTTCTGGAGACCGGCGAGTGCCCGACCTGCGAAAAAGAACACGTTGGGTGCCGCGTAGGCGAGCATGGCCGTCGTGAACGCACCAGCCGCCTGGGAGTGGGCCATGAGAGCCGACACGAACTGGCGGGTGGAGACGGGGACCGGGGCCGCCGAGTCGCCCTCAGCGAAGCCGAGGGTGTTGTTCGAGCTACCCGCTCCGATCACCAGGGTTGCAGCCGGGCCGACACCGCCGCCGACGAGCCGGATAGCGGAGCCCTCCTGGAGAACCTGGACGGTCGAAGCGAGGCCAGCCGCCACGATCGCGGCGTTGATCTGACCGAGCACTGAGCCCGCGACCGTCACCGGCCCAAGGGCTGTGCTCGTGCCAAGAGCCGAGGCCGTGAAGACCACGGTGACGAGCCCGCCGCCTGCCGTGAAGGTCAGGAGGTTGTTCGCGGGGTTCGACGGGTCCGTCCCGTCGAAGAAGATCACGTTCGCCTGGCCGTCGCGGGCGTCGCCGAAGGTTGCAGCGGCGACCTGACCGTCCGTCCACCCGGTGTAGGCGACCAGCGTCGGGGCCTTCACGTTCGCCCCGAAGACCGCCTCAGCCGTCTCGCCGTTGAGAAGACCAGCCTTCACCGCTCCGGTGCCACCCTGGAGGGTGATCCCCGTCTGCGGAAGGACCGAGGCGTAGGACACCGAGTTCCCGCCGGGGAAGATTCGGTTGCGGAGCATGATCCGGTCGTAGGGGAGACGACCCGAGGTGGTGGCCACCGTGTAGCGACGAGCGATCGGACCGTTGTAGAGCTTGGTCTGATTGCCGTTCGTTGCCGCGTCCGTGTCGATCCCCGCCAGGATTGCGAAGTCCCGAGCCGGAGCCGCGTTCGTCACGAACTCCAGGTAGCCCGCGTCGTCACCGCCGAGGAGCGTCGGGGTGGCCCACACTCCGAGCGTGACGCCCGAGGCGACTGCGATCAGGTTCCCAGCGATCCCGCTGAGCTTTGCCGTCGCCAGCATGGTTGCGCCGACACCCATGGCCGCCGTCACCGTCGGGTGGAGCGTCGTGCCCGTTCCGTAGAGCGTGCCTGCACCCGCACCGAGCGTGATCGCTGCGACGAGGTTCTGGAGCGAGGCCGTTGCCGAGAGGCCGATCAACACGTCGCCCGGCAGGGCAGGCACCGCGACGAACGTGTAGACCACGCCGTCGATCGTGACCGTCTCTGCCGCAAGCGGGATCCCGCCGAAGGTCAGAAGGTCACTGGCCTTCCCGAGGGTGAGCGTGAACCGGATCTGACCCGACGCGAGCGCCGAAGCCGTGACCGAGCCGAGGAGGCCGCCCGTGGCGTTGACCGTCGCGAGTTGGGTGTTGATCTGGGTGACGAGCGCCCCGACCGAGACGTACAGACCAGGGGTGAGGGTGATCACCTGGTTGCCGGACGCACCGCTCGTGCCTCCGGTGTAGTGGAGCGTGAGTTGGTCGTACTCGTTGAGAGCGACCGTGTACCCGGTGAAGGCACCCGCGCTGCTGAGGTAGGGCTCGTTGCCCACCGCGACCGCCGCTGCGTTGATCGCCGAGACGAACGTAGCTGCCGTGGCACCAGCGACCGTGCCGGTCGTCGCTGCCAGAGGCACGCCGTCCACGAGGAGATTGAGTGCGTCGTCCACACCCGAGGTGAGGTCGTAGGTCGTCTCGCCCGAAGCCGCCGTGTACTTGATCTCCTCACCGAGGAGGTGGGCGAACGCGCCAGCGCGAGTCCCACCTGTGGGCGAGGAGAGGTCCACACCGGCAGCGAGGCCCGTGTTGGCCGCGACACCGTCGAAGGTCACCCGGAGGTGGTCCGAGACGTTGTCGATCGTGTAGTAGGGGCCAGGTCCGAGGTTCGTGAACCGAGCCGGTGTCACGTCCGACGTGGCGAACTCGATCGTGGCGGTCTCCTCGACCGGGACAGCACCCTCGACCCGTGCGTCAGGGAAGAACTCCGAGCCGCTCGGGAACACGATCTCGACGGTCGTGAGGTCGGTGCCCTTGCCCGTGAGGCTCACTCCGAAGAGGGAGGTTCCCGAGCCGTTGGTGAGCGAGTAGGTGCCGAGGCCGCCCGGACCCGCCGTCACGCACGTCAGCGTGTAGGCGTGGCTGGAGCCAATGTTCGCCATGTCCACGAGCGTGTTGTAGTAGAAGCTCGCGTAGACCGAGGCACCCTCAGGGACGCTCGTGCCGAGCGTGATCTGCGAGGTCGTGCTGTCCACCTTGAGGACCGTGACCGAGCCACGGTTGATCGCGTCCTGAACGCCGAAGCCCCAGTACGCCGTGATCAGGTCGGGGCGGGTCGTCGGAAGGTCGATCCGTCCGTTGGACACCGTCTGGTAGAGCGCCGAGCCGAGCGGGTTGCCGCGACCGTTGCCCGTCGTGGGCTGGTACGGAAGCTGGAACACCGTGCGGCTCTCGACCGAGACGACCCCAGTGTTGTTCACCGTCGGCGAGCAGGGGGCCAGGAAGACCTGGTTGTCCACGAGCATGGCCTGGATCTGCGAGTTGCCGAGCGTCGCCCCGCCCTCCGTGTGAGTGGCAGCCGAGATCAGGGCCGCCGTTCCCCACACGATCACGTCGTCCTTCAGGACGTAGCTGACGCCCTGAATGAACGTGCCCGCCGTCGAGCCGTCCGGGGTCAGTGCGACCCGAGAGATCGAGGTGACGCCAATGTTGGCGAGGTAGTCGAACGTGTCCTGCCAGGTGTTGAAGAAGTACCTGACCGTGACCGTGGAGCCCATGGCCGGAGCGAACGGGAGCGTGAAGCTCCGAGCCGAGCCGTTGACCGCCGTCGGAATGACCTGGACACCGTCCACGAGGACGACGATCCGCGAGGGGTCCGTGGTCGTGATACCGCCGCCCGTGCCGTCCACGATCGGACCCTGGAACGTGTAGAAGATCCGATTGCGGGAGGTCGCCGTGTTCGGCGTGAACCCGAGGGTCGTGTTCGAGGTCCCGGTCCCGATCACGATCGACTTGTCCGCCGAGAGGCGGAGGCAGACCTGGCCGAGGTTGTTGACGTAGGTCGTGGCGACGAGCGAGCCGATACCGGCTGCGCCGTTGATCGTCGCTGCCACCACTGCGCCGCTCACCGAGGGAGCCGACGAGGGCATGGTGACGTTCACGAACGCGAGGCCGTCCACCGAGATTGAGAAAACGTCGTTCGCGCCAGCCGAGAACGCGAAGTTCTGCCCAGCCTGGCCGTCGAGGACGGCGGCGTCCTGGGTGACCTGGTCCGACACGTTGTCGGTCGTCAGGGTGTCCGAGCGGTCGAAGTAGTAGGTGCAGCGGACAATGTCCGTGGCAGCCGGGGCGACCGCGATCTCGACGAGGCCCTTCGCGGCGTCGAGCCCGAGGACGACGACGGGGAAGCCGTTGATCCGGCACGAGACGGCGCTCGTGTCCACCGCCGGGGTGCCCGTTCCGTCACCCGAGACGATCGGGAGATTGCGGACCTGGAACTTCGTGAGCGACCCGTCGAAGTCCCCGAGGGTGACGACACCACTCGGCGAGACGTTCACGACGGCGCGACCGGACTCGTCCTCGTCCACGACCTGCTGGTCGATCGTGCTGGAGGAGCCACGGACGACGGGGAGGTTCGAGCGGGAGAGGATCTCGATACCCGTGCCAATGAAGACAGGCAGGCGGTCGGGAATCGGGGTCGGGGTCGGGGGGACGCCGAAGAAGGTCTGGGTGTAGACGCCCGGCGGTGCATATCCGCCCTGAAGAAGTGTCGGCATGGTAGCGCGCTCCTGGAACTGCTGGGTGAATCAAACCCCTCCCGAGTAAAGGAGGAGAAGTGGAAAGCGCGGGGGATAGCGTGAGTCGGTGATTGACCACGGTGCTGAAGCACCGGGAGGTGACCAGGTTCAGGTGGCCTTCTGCGCCTTCAGGGCTTTGCCGTGGGCGTCCATTTTGAAGTGAAACTTCCGTGACCTCTCGGAGGCCGCTCGTTGCTGTGGGGTCATGACCCCGTAGGTGCCGTCTGGCTTCCGGCTGAGGTCGAAGCCGGTGACACCCTCAGCCTCGATCACCCGAACCTTGTCCTTCTGGCGGGCCGCAATCTGCGCCCACTTCGTCCTGGAGTCCTCACCCACGACCCGGTCATAGACGTAGTCGTGCGAGGACAGCCCGGTGTCAGGAGCCGACAGCCCCTGCGTGGGGACGTTGGTGCTCACCGAGAAGGACCGAGGGAGGTCTTGCCCTGCTTCTGCCCCGCAGACGCACTTCGCCTTTGCCGTCGCCGAAGCGACGCGGGCAGAGAAGTTCAATCCGCAGGACGAGCACTGGTAGCGAAAGACGGGAATGGTGGCCTCTCCTCAATGCGGCGGATATAGGTACAGCACCGCCACGAAGGGCCACACAATCAGAGAATCTTCTCGAAGTGCTCGAACTTCCCTGAGAAGAACGGGTCCTTGAACGGCGACAGGGTGAGGTCCTGAGGCAGCCCCTTCACGTCCTCCTGGTAGGACAAGATCCTGGGGAGGATTGGGACGTGCATGAACCAGTCGGTCGCCACGGTCATGGAGATCGACGAGTTGTAGAAGTAGTCGTCGCCGTTCTCGTCGTAGACTTCTTCGGACTCGCCGCCCATGGACACGTCGGAGATCTCGATACCCTCGTTGATCAGGTTCGGGCGTAGGATCGCCCAGAGGAACATGGCCGTCTGGTCGGCGATCTCGACCTGGGAGGTCACGTCACGGGCGATAATGTCAATGTCGATACTCAGTTCCCACTTGCCGCCGTACTCCAGGTACGCAGGCTCGCGGATCTGAGACACCACCACCGCCCAGCGGTCGCCCTTCTGGTAGCGCCGACCGAAGACCAGCACGACGCCGGGGATCACATGGCTGAGGCCCGACTGGGGCTCCATTTTCCACGGCCCGGTGGACGCTCCAGCGACCCGGTAGTCCGCCGAGAGCGCCTGACCGTTGGCCAGAGGCACAGCCAGGTAGATCGTGGTCTGGTCCGCTCCGATCGTGTAGTTCACCCCAGGGGTGAGGAGCCGCCCGCTGGGCATTTCAAAGACCCGCAGGCTCCCGGCGTAGGGGATCCCCTGAAGGGAGCCCTCCGAGTTCGTCGTCATGAGCACCCGCTCGTCTCTCACGTCGAGCAGCGGGTCCACGAAGAACGTGTCCTCCGTGGCCATTTCGCAGTAGTAGACCCCCGCAGGCGACGGGAACCGCCCGCCGTTCGCTTGGATTGCGAGGGCGTCTTCTCGGACCCACTCGACCGACAGCCCGGCGTAGCCAGGGATCCTCGCGAGAGCCACATAGCTCGCCACGGTCCCCATGAAGTTGTCCGCCGAGAACTGGACCTTGGTGGCCGAGCCGGTCTTGAGAATGATCCCGTACTGAGGGCGTTCCTCGAAGGAATACTTGCCCTGCACATTCGCCACCAGATCCTGATAGCGTGGGTGAAGGGACCAATATGCCCTAATCTCCTTGATCAGACGCCTGCGCGTGGCTTCGGTCAAATGGAAGTACACGTCGCCTCCTGTTCACGAGCGACCCGCTCCCTAGCCCGCCTCGCCCTCTGCGCCTCTGAAGACTTGTGCCGGGCCGCACTGTCAAACCGAGCCTTCTGGCTGTCAGACATCTTCTGACGTGTCTCTACCGAGTGGTGTCTTGGCCCCAAACCACCCCTACCCAGAGCAATCTCTGACATTCTCACCTTTGAGGTCTCGGTATGCTTGCGTCCCCTAGCAGCGAGAGACTTCTTCCCCCTCGTTTCCTCCGAGTCGGTGGTTGTGTCCCACCGCTTCCTTGAAGCAGACCTCAGCTTCTCTCGCGTTTCAGGAGAGCAGGGCCTTCCCTTGAGGGACGCAGAGATTCTCTTTCCGGTTTCGGGGGTGGCTCTCTTCACACCCTTGCTGGAGCCACGCTCGGAAGACGGGCTGACATTGAGACAACCGGCTCTGCCAAAGTTGGCGTCAAGCCATTCCTGCTCTGCCCTGAGCCTCCCAGACTCGTCCTGAATCTCCAACAGCACCGAAGCATTGAAAAGTCTGTGCTTGCTGAAGACGTTTTGCATGAACGGGTTTGGGTGTCTCCCAGCCTTCAGGGCCGAGAGATGGTTCCCCCACCTGACGCGAAAATCGGACGCCCTACCACCGTAGTAGTGGGTATCTGAAAGTCTGATCAGGTAAATGCCACCCGCAGGCATCACTCGTACTCTTGGAGAGCCTGAACGAGGAGGCCGTGAGCGACCGAGTTGAGCGGGTCGCTAGCGGCTCGGATCTCACTCACCTGGATCGGGAACCGCTTGCGCTTCTTCTCGAAGACCCCGATGAAGAACTCCAGGAACCCACCGGCCAGGGAGGTGCCCCCGGAGACGACGATTGGGATCGGCTTCGGGAGCGAGAACCGGCCTTCGACGGCCTTGAACTGAAGGGCGATCTGGTCGAGGACGTACTCGACGAGGTTCTTGTAGTAGAAGGCGAGCGCCTCCTGCTCCCTGGAGGTCGGGTTGTTGAGGTCGATCCCCTTCTCCTTGACCGAGCACATTCGCGCCTGCGTGGACCCGACCGACTTCGCCGCGCCTGCGTCGATCCAGTCCCCACCCCGCCCGACCGAGAAGGACAACCCCTCGACCGTGCTCACGGAGAGCGCGACGTTGGTCATGCCCGAGCCGAACGAGAGGGCGATCCCCGAGAAGCCGTCCTTCGCCGTCTCGGCGTAGACGATCGCCATGGCCTCGTTCCCCGAGTGGGGCGTGTACCCGCACTCAGAGACAATGCGGTCGAAGATCCCACGGTGGTAGACCACGTCGCGGCCCACCAGATCGACCGGGGCCGCTGGGACCGAGAAGTAGCAGTGCTCGCCTGGCTCCTCCGGCGGCCCGAGGACGTTCCGGACGAGGAGCCCCAGCACCTCCAGGGAGTCCGCCTCCGTGGAGGAGACAAGACCACCCGAGAGCGGACGCCGCGCCTCACGACCGAAGACGTTGGCCATGTCGAGGGCTGCGTCGCCGAGGATCAGGATCTCGTCCTCCCGGTCCACATAGGAGACCCCCGACAGCTTGAGCATTTTCTTCGACTCAGGCGGGAGATCGAGGAATGCGTCCCTCATTCGGCGAGTCTCGACGCCCTTCGAGGTCCGCCGGGCGGAGACGAAATTCATGGTACCTACGTCGAGGCCCACACCACGGACTGTTTCGGATTTCCCGCTCATGGTTCCGGTCATCTTTCTTTCGTCTGGCGGCGGGCGTTCCGAAGAGCCCCGCTCGCGTCGTCCAGACCTGAGGTACTTGGAGTCACCGAGTGGGTGATCTCAATGTCAGCCTTCGCCGACTCTGAGACGATACCACGAGGAATGAACCGCTCTTCTGGCTCCGAGGCGAAGGAGGCTGTGCTTCCCCCGCCTGACCCAAACTGAAGGCCGCTCAAGGCACCCCGGACAGCGTTCCCGATTGCTATCGCCAGTTGCGCAGTCTGAGGTTCCGGTTGGCGCTTCCGGAGGTCTTCTCGAAGGCCACGGATCTCGAAGAGGAGTTCCCTCAGCAGGTCTGTCGAGTGGTTGTCACCCCCCTCAGTGGTGGGCTGGTGAGCGGACCTGGCGATCGTTCTCTGGTTCGCGGAGGAGGACTCCGGGGGTGCTGACATGGGTAGGCTGTCCCTTCGGATCGTCTGTGCCCTCAGAATCCTCACCGAGACGAGCCCACGGCTCTTGGCGTCTTCGAGGTCACGCGACTTGGCAATCGCGGAGAGGCTCGTGTGGACCTTCGACCCACGGGTCATTCTCAGGCCGAGGTCGGGGACATGGGCTGTGTCCCCAATACAGGTGATCTCGACCTCCCCCACGTCAGAGTACCCCGTCCAGGATCTTCCCAATGTTCTTCTCCATGAACCGGGAGACGCAATCCTTCCGAGCGCGCTCGAAGGCGCGGTTGATAAAGTTGTGCTTGGCGATCCCTGGGTGGACCCAAGCCTTGTCGAACGTGAGGGGGGCCGTGCGAATGACGATCTCCCCAGTTCGAGTGCGGAGCGGCACCTTCAGAACGCTGGCCGCCTTCTTCCTCTCGACGACCTGTCGGATCGAGGGCGGCTTGTAGGTACCACGAGGCTTGAAGGGCGCTGCCTTGGCCTCCTTGGGGTTGGGCTTGGCAGCGTCCTTCCCGCCGCCCTCCTTGTGAGCCTGCTGCGTGAGCCAGGTCATCTTGTACGGCCCGTTGGTGCCGAAGACGACCAGGTCGATCCAGGGCCAGCTTGAGGACACCTCGATCGTGTTGTCCTTCACCTGGTACGAGAACGACTTGTAGAACTCGTCCGAGGTGGGCACCTGGCCGGTCTTGGCCGCGTCCTTCTTGGCTTCCTCGCGAATGTACTTGATCAGGCAGCGCCCGAAGAACTGAAGGTCAGACCTGTCGAGGATTGCCCCAACCTGACGCTCCAGAGGGCCGACGTATCTGCTCCTGAGCGGGGTCTTCTGAGTCGGTCGTGGCCTCTTCTGGATCTTCATAGTGCGTCGAGGAGAATGTTCGCCCGCTCCAGCGCCACGTCAGTCGTCTCCACCTCGCGGGCGTAGGCGGTGGCGTCCAGGCTCCTCCCCTCCCTCACAATCGTGGGCAACTCGGCCAGGGACACGACGTGGGGTGGGGCCACTGCGACAAGCGGCTGAGGCGGGGCCACAGGCGGGTCGGGTGGGGCCATAGGAAGCGGTGGCAGGCTCAGCACCAGCGCAGCCACCTCAGGGCTCGGGGGGGTATCTGCCACTGGGTGGGGCCGAACACGGGCTACGGGCACACGCGGACGAGTGACAGGGGGTGTGGAAGACGGGGCGCTCCCGCCTCGTGGCGTGCCTGACCTGGCCTGAAGCGAGGCCACCGCAATGCGTAGGTTGAGGAGGATCTCCTCCTGAATGTCGCTGCGACGGCGGGCTTCCGCTGAAGCCTCAGTCACCGAGGACCGGAGGGCAGCCACGTCGGTCTGGACCTGCTCCAGGTCGTTGAGGAGGTCGCCGACCTTCCAGATCCCCGTCACCAGCAAGGCCAGGCCCCCGCCGATCCCGACGAAGATACCAACCCACTTGCTCACCCGAACGATCGGGTGGCTGTCTGTGGGGTCAGGCACGATCGACGAGTCTGCCGGTGGGGGAGTGGAGGGTGTGCTCTTCTTGGTCATGCTGGGGTGCCCTCCTTCAGACCCATTCCTCAAGTGCGGGATACCATAGGCGGAAGATTCGCCCACCCTCTGCTCTCAATCTCGTCAGGATCATGGACAAGTGACCACCAGCCACCCCTGACTTGATCTCAGTCTCTGAGTACCGCACCACGGAGTATCCGGCGTCAAAGTAGGCGTGAGTAGTCGCCATGTCGTCGCGAATGCGGTCGGCGGGGTTGCCGAAAATGCACCCTGGACCGTGGAAAGCCTCACCGTCACACAGCAGAACCAGCTTGCGGTCGGCCCCGAGGGTCAGCTTGATGTCAGCCTCTCGCGGAGAAACACGACCGAAGATCTCAAAAGCTTGCCAGTGGTTCGTGACGAAGTCAGTCTCACCAAGTGCCACGAGAACGTCGGTCATCATGATCTCAATCTTCGACCTCACCCGTGGGAACCGCTTCTGGAGCACGGCTGCCTTCTCGTCAGGGCTCATCGCCCGGTAACGGTCAGCATGGGCTTTCCCGACCTTGGACGACCGTCTCCACTCTCTAGCTGAAGCCCATTCCTTGTAGGCGTCTGCCCCAAGGACATGAACACCCACAGCCTTGAATAGCCTGAAGCTGAGGCCCAACCTAGCCATGGCGTCACGGACCCTCTCTTGGCCCTGGGTGACTCTGAGCACCTCTTCGCAGAGAGCCTCGTTTGGGGTCCACACGTCCTGTTGCACCACCAGAGAATCCCAACCGACAGGGGCCTCGTCCTTACGATTCACCAAGGACTCGTAGGTTCTGGTCGGCAGGGTCTCCTTGAGGTGTCGGCACGAGGTACACAGACCTGGCCCGCTCCTGTGAGTGAGAGGCTCCCGCCGGTACAAACACCTGCACTTCGAGCACCTGTACGTCGTGAGGTGAACTGCCAGCCACGCCTCATAGCTGACGAGAGCCTCCTGGTGGCGGGCGTCCAACCTTCCACGAAGGTGCTGAGCGTAGGCGTTGTGAGAGACAACGGGGAGAAAACACACGCCGCAGACGTTCACACCTAGCGGCGGCGATAGAGCCCCTATTGTGATTCTCTCCGGTTCCTGTTAGTAGTCAATGTTTTCCCCGGTACCCGTCCTTGAGCGAATCTGAACAGGGCCGGGGACGTTGTCCTTGTCGGTTGCTTCCGGCAAGGCCGCGTCCGGCGTGACTGGCCACGGCGGATCCTCCCGTGCGTCGTAGGTCTCCCGAGGCGGGTTGTAGGTGTACCGGGTCTGAGGCCACGGGAGATTGGGGGACGCAATCGCCCCGTCGATCGGCACCGAGTACCGAATGTCCGCCGAGTCGAGGTACCCGAGATTGAAGTGCTGCTGCATGACGTTCCCCCGGTTCGAGGGACGACGGACAGGACCGATCGAGTACCGGTCGTTGCTCTGCTTCACGACGAAGTCACGCTGGGAGACGATCGGCGTGAAGGTCATGAAGACCTCGTAGGAGTGCTCCTTCCGGCGACCTGTGGAGGTCTGGGAAATGCGCTTCTCCGCGTCGTCGGGAGCCATGATAATGTCGTATGGGCCTTCGTAACCGCCGACGAACCCGGTCCCGTAACAGATCTTGCAGCGGTTCGAGGGCTGCTTCGAGTAGGCCCGCTGCCGACCGTCCACGTCAATCCGACACTCGCAGGGAACCCCCGCGACCTTCTGAACGAAGAGCTTCACGCGCTCGCCGCCCTGGGTGAGGATCCAGTTGTTGCGGCGGATCGCCTCGCGCCAAATGTAGTCGAGTTGCTCGACCTGCTGGTCCGACGCGGGCATGGTCACGTTCAGCGGAGTCTCAATCAGACCCCCAGGCTGAGTCGCGTCCTCCGCCACCGTCGTCACCCGGTAGAAGCTCTTCTTGTCCACCCCAGGCTGAACGAGGTTCCTGAGCGTGTAGTAGGTGACTACCACCGCGTCCGCCGAACCCGTAGGTAGGGGCGCGAACACGAACCTGTCGTTGAGTGGGTTGAGGTCCGGGGCGTCTCCGAGGGTGATCTCGTTCGACGGGCCGAAGACCTCGTGAATCCGAGCCGGGAGCCCGTTGATCGTGACGATCACGTCCTCTTGGGAGTTCGCCGCAATCCCCTGCGTCCGGGGCTTGTACTGCGGGTACCGCGTCCTGAGCGTCCACCGTCGGACGTTCGGAGCGTCTCCACGGGACTGCCAGCCCGTCTCCCACGGAATGACCTCGTTGGCGACGAGAGCCACGTCCGTGTAGTCACGGAAGAACGTCCCACCGACCGGGAACGAGTTCACCCTGCGGAACGGCCCACGGTCGGAGGCGTCCGACCGGTACACGTTGACTCCAAGGACGTTGTACGCAGAATTCCCACCGAGAAGGGACGGGTCGTCCCAGCGAATGTCCAGCATTCCCTTCTCGAAGGGGCTGACCACCATGACGTTCATGGGGGCCAGCGGGTACGTCGTCGGGGTCCACACCATTGGCTTCCCTCTTGGGGAAGATAGCGTGCCTAGTGCGTCTGAGCAGGCGGCTGCTGGCGGGGTAGGATCACGACCGTCCCGTCCGGTGCCATTTGCCAGGGCGTCCCAGGCTCAATCCCGAGCCGAGCCGCCGCCGCGTTCATGATCCCCTGAGCGCGCTCCTCGACCTCCGAGAGGCTCGCGAGAAGGCGAGCCTTGCGGACCTCGCTCTGCCCGATCTGCTGAACGGTCTCCTGCGCCTGACGGTGCATTTGCGTCAGCGCCGTCACCTCCTCAGGGGAGAGCTTCTTTGCGATCTCAGTCGGGGTGGCCTCTGCCGTCTCGATCGTCTTGTCAGTCATGTTCTTCCTCTGCCCGAGGGTCCTGGGCTCGGGACTCTACCAGAGAGCCTACCGCTTCCAGTCGTCACGAACGATCATGGCGATCCAGAAAAGAATCAGCGCCAAGACCCATATGACCTCCGTCCCGGACAGATCTGACATGGGAGTCAAACCGGCTTCACACCGTCGCCGTTGTAGGGGAGGGCGAAACCACCGTCCAGGAGAGCCTTGTTGATCCAGACCTCCGGCTTGCCAGGAGGGGTCACATAGAGGTCTGCGAGCCAGCGCCCGTACTTGTCTGGCTTGTAGCTCACGAGCCGCAGGGGACCGAGGGAGCACAGGCGCTCGACCTCCGCCTTCGCCTTCAGCCCACGGGCCTTGAGCGCCGCGTTTGAACTATGGATCTCCGGGCAGTTGATCCCGAAGAACCTGAAGCTCAACTCCGTGCTCTTGGTGAGCGCCATGGAGTCGTGAATGGAGAAGCCGAAGTCAACCTCCTGGGTGAAGGTCTTGACCAGCCTGAAGACGGCGGTGTCACCGTCGAGAACTCGAACGATTGTGGCCGCGTACTCCCACGTCATGCTCGGAGCAGGCTAGAGCCTGACAACCGGATTGGGTCCGTACAGGCTGTCGAACGAGTAGATCTCGTCCGTGTTCAGAGCCGCGTACTCCTCCGGCAAGACCTTGCGGGACTTCCCCAGGAGCGCGCCGTAGACGATCAACGTGTTCTCCCGGACGGGGACATGGGCCAGCACCTTCCTCGTGGCGAGGTGCTTCCACAGAGGCTTGGTGCCGCACGCCATGCCGTCAGTGTTCGTCCCGAGGTAGACGACTGTCTCAGCCTCCTTGACGAGCCGCAGGAGTCCGTGAGCCGGGTGATTCACAGGCCAGGAGAGGATCACCGTCGGTGCAGGGTCATTGAACTCGGCAAAGCTCATGTGGAGCTTGGTGATCTTCGCTCGCGGGAGAGAGAAGTTCCTCTCCTTGTCGATCGCGACGACGTGTCCTGCCCCGAGGGACAGGCACTCCCGAGCCAACTCCAAGTCCCCCGCCCCGAGGTCATGGACGGTCTTTCCGACGAGGTGCGGGGTGACCGCCCGACGCTGCGCTTGGTTGAGCTTGCCGTAGCCCACCGGTCAGGCTCCCTTGACCTTCAGCCGAAGCCAGGCGTCGAACTCTGCGGGACCGTGACCAGCAGCCTGGGCCAGCCGGTGAGCTTGCCAGAAGTTGCTGTCCTTGAACCCGATCGAGTGAGCCCACTCCTTCCACTGGGCTTTGATCCAGTCGGAGAACACGAGCGTCCACGGATACTGCTTCCCGTCGCCATGCTCGACGAGCTTCATGTCCTCGCCCTCAGCCCGGTCAAACGAATCAGGCTGGAAGCCGCGAGACTCGCACCACAGTACGAATCGCGGGTTCCAGCCTGCTTCTGGCTTCTCTCGCAGTGTCATGTCTGGGTCCTCACCCTGGAAGCGATTGGGGACCCGGACACTTCACGATTCAGGAGACCGTGAAGTACTCGCCCTTCACGAACACCGTCACCACGAGCCCGTTCGGGAGCGTGAAGAAGGTGCCGTCCTCCTTCTCCGCCTTCGAGAGCTTGGCCTCCGGAAACTGCGTCGCGAACGCTTCGGCAGCGGACGCCTTCGCATTGAGCGAATCCGGGACCAGCCCGGTTGCCCCAATGTAGAAGGCGAGGGGGCGGATCCGGTCGTAGAACGACTCGATCATGCCGTCCACGAGCCGCAGCGCGTCCGTGACCGAGGCGACCGCAGCCTCGTGGTCACCCGAGAGGCTCTTGAGGAAGCCCTTGGGGTCCTCGTGTCCGGCGAGCTTGAGGACGCGCTCGACTTCGGCGGTCGCCCCGGTCCCGAGGACACCCTCGTAGATTGGGAACGAGAGGGCGTCCACCTCGTCGAGTTGGGTGCGGGCGGTGAGCTTCTTCACCTCCCAGGTCGTGCCGGGGAGGAGGATCTCCTGGAGGTTCGACTTCTCGACCGGCTTGCCGTGGAACGACGACGTGAACCGACGCTGGAGGTACTCGTTGCCCGACTTCAGCTTCGACACCGAGGTCAGCGCCGGGATACCCACGTCGATCTTGTACGAGAGCCGCGTGTCGATCTTGCCCTGGGCGATTGCGTCCTGGAGATTGGCGTGCTCTCCGGTCGTCGGGGGCGAGAAGTAGAGCGCCGGGGTCAGGTAGTGCTTCTTGAGTTCGGCGATCTGCTCCGAAGTCATGGCCGTCGATTCCCCCTTGGTCATGCCAGAGAGGATCTTCGAGAGGACCGTGAGCTTCGCGAGGTCACGAACCTCGTCCGGGGCCACCGTGTCGAAGCTCGCCTCGAAGTCCACGAGCGGGAGGTTCGAGAAGTCGATCGCGAAGACCACGCCCGGAGCGTACTCACCCGTGACGACGCCCAGGTCCTTCAGTTCGCGGAAGCACCGCTTGTCCGAGGTCTTGAGCATGATCTGCCCCACGTTCAGCGAGCCGTCGCTCACGAGCGTGTAGTTGTTGAACGACTTGAGGCCGTCCAGACCCACGCCGGAGACGGAGGCGATCCGAGCGTTCCCGCCGTGCGGGAAGAGGTCGATCGGCTGCGAGACGAGCATATTCACGGTGGCCGTGTTGCGGTTCAACTCGAACCCGTTGACCGTGACCCACTCCTCGTTCGCCGTGCGGTAGCGGGACTCGACGGTCGGCACCTGGAGCGTACCGTCTTCGAGGCGAACCCCAGGCACCTTCTTGAGCCCGCGCCGCTTGTAACCAGCGAGCAGCACCTTCAGGTTGACGCTCAGGGACTTCGAGTGCTGGTCGAGGACCGAGAGCACCTTCAGAACCGACGGACCCTTCGCCGCGAGGCCGTAGTCCGCAGCCAGCGGGTACGCCGTGGCCGAGAACAGCGTGTCCTCGACCGCACCCGCGAAGGTCGCCACGTCCGACGAGACGAGCGCCCGGTAGTGCGAGTTCAGGAGCGTGTCGCTCTTCATGGCGACGAGCGCGTACTTGGCCGTGTTGTGGTGGCCCTCGCTGATCTGCGCCCGGCAGTAGGTCGCGATTGCGTCCGCCGACGCCGAGCCGAGCGTCTCGGGGCACGAGAGCTTCGCGTACTCAGCCTCCGTGACCTCGAAGTAGCGGTAGACCGAGCGGTCGTCGGTCGAGCCGAGACCACGGACCACGAGGTTGTCCTCCGACCCAAGCACCTTGCGGGCGGACTTGGAGACGAAGGCAATATAGTCGGCGTTGCCGACCGACGCCTCGATCGCCGGGGCCATGGAGCCCGCGAGCAGCGCCGTCGCGTTGTAGAGCGCCTCGTAGACCTGCTTGATACTCTTGGCCTGGATACACGCGCCGGAGAGCGCGTTGCTGATCGAGGAGAGCAGATTGAAGTCGCACCAGTCGCGGTAGGCGATCGTGTTGACGAAGAGGTTGGGGTGCTTCTTGAGCTTCTCGACGGTCGCAGCGATCGTGCGGGCCTCTGCCGACGGGGAGGCGTCGTTCGCGAAGCCGTCCGTGTGGAGGGTGACGCAGGTCGTCTCCTTGTCGTCGATCACCGTCTCGGCCATGACGAGCCCCTGGGAGATACAGGTCATGGCGGTCGCACGGATCGCACGGATCTCCTTGAGGTACGGGCTCGACGCTTTCATCACGTCGGCGACGGTGACGCGGCTGAAGTGGAGCTTCACGTCACCCTGGGACGAGTAGCTGACGAGGCTGACCCGGAGCGTCGGGTCGTCGAACTCGCCGAGCGTCAGGAGCTTCTCGACCATGGTCTTCAGGTCGGGGAGGTCGCCGTACATGGAGCCCGACCGGTCCACCACGAGAATGTGGTGGGAGGGCGTCTTCTTGGCGACAGGGGCCTGGCCCGTCAGGTCGTCCCGCTCGACGCGGAAGTGCTTGGTGGGCTTGCCGGAGAAGTTGCGAAGGGAGAACTTTGTGTTTTCGGTGGTGGGCATTGATCCTCTGTGGGATCTTTACGCACCGGCCCGAGAACCTGACCTAGCCCCCAATGATTGGGAAGTGAACCCCTCCTAGGGTGGCTTTGAAGTCTCCGGGGGGACACTTTGAGGCTGCCAGAGGGCAACCTTGAAGCCACCGTAGCAGGGGTCCACTTCCAATCTACCGCTTGATCACCACCGAGCCAGCGACGTGCGCCGGGTTCCGCCCTACCCCGTAGGTGCGGATCTGGTCTGTCGAAGCAGTACCAATCACAACAATCGTCTCAGCCGACAGAGCCGACCGAGCACCCGTCAGGGGGTTGTAGTAACACACCCGGAACTTCTGCCAAGGCCGCGCCCGTGCAGAGGAGAACTCTGACATATAGAACGTGTTCGGGTCTACGCTCTGAGTGCTGGGTCCACGGAAATGCGGGACGTACCGGCGACCGTGCCGGAGGACGCGACCACCGGGAACAGTTGCGAAGGCCCCTCCGCGCTTGACTGTCTCCCGCCAGAACTCGACCACGTAGGGGGCCGGGGGCGGTGGGGATCGGGGGCGGCTCATGCGCCCTCACTTGAAGGGGCGGCGAGGGGGAGCGTGGAGAGGGGCTCCTATCCAGGTCACAATCTGCGACCTGGATAGGAGCCCTAGCGAGAGCCAAGAACTCTCTCCACGACCTGCTCAGCCGAGGTCGTGACGCGCTTGTTGGGCGTGACCTGCTGGTGCATCCAGTGTTGGTCCGTCTGAACGTGCTTGGCCCGCACGAACTTCGCGACGTGCTTGTCGAAGCTGCTCATTGGGAATGAGCCCGCGACCCTCACGACGTACCCCTCGCTCGTTCCGGTGGAGGTCAGAAGGGACTTGAACGGGTAGAGGGACATGACCTTCTTCGTGTCCCAGGTGCCCTGCCAGAGAACAGGCGCAGCGGGCAGGCCCAGAAGGTCTGCCCATTCCTCGACCTCAGACCAGGGCCGAGCCATGTTCGAGGCGTCTGCAACCCCGAAGACCACGAAGTAGTCGGGGAGCAGGTCGTACTCGATTGAGTGCTTGGCGTAGAGGTTCTCCCCCATGAGACGCCAACCCTCAGGGAACCCTGCGCAGCCCACCTCACGGGCCTTGCCGCGAACGTAGTCCCGCGAGGCGTGTCCAGCCGAGTCGAGGCTCCGCGCATGGCACTCCCCCGTCGAGTAGATCGTGGTGTTCTCCCCGTCCATTTTCTCGGTGACAATGACCTGCTTGCCGCCGAACATTCGCTCGACGGTCTCCTGGTCATGCGTCTTGTCGTCGTCGGTCGCGCCTTCACTCCACGGGAGGTGGAAGGTCCGAGGGTACTTGGTCTTCATTGCGCACCTCCAATCCTATCGACTAGCACTGAAGCAGGGTGACGTGCGTGGGGTCCACGACGCACATTCCAGTGTCCATGTTGCAAGTGGTCGCCGTGACACAGAGCAGCAGACGCCCGCCGTCGGGACCGTCGCCTCCGTCAAGACATAGGGAGCCAAGCCGTCCACCACCACCAGTGGGCAGCACGCACCCACCGCTGCCGTAGCACAGGAGCCCGTCGCAGCAGTCAGACGTGCCGTCCGTGAACAGGTGACAGGGTACAGGTGAGGGCAGGACACGCTCTGGCAGGCAGCAAGTCGGCCCGGTTGAACCCCCGTCCTCAGTTGAGCCGGAGTCCACGTCAGATCCAGAGTCCAGTCCTGCGTCGGTTTCGGAACCGGAGTCCACGAGCGTTGGACCTGCGTCCACTTCGGAGCCTGCGTCCACTTCAGGACCAGTATCGCCCGTCATTGGGCCAGCGTCGTCGAGCACTCCCGTTCCATGAAGCCCTGCAACGTCGAAGGCACACCCGGACGTGAGGATCAGGACCGTCGTCAGTAGGTAGCGCATCAGAAGGTCCTTCCCACCGTGAGGGCGACCAAGGAGGGTCGCGTGTCTGTCGCTGTGAACTCGATTGCGAAGCTGATTGAAGTTCCGACAAGGGCAAGACCAGAGACGACCCACAGGAGGTTCGTGGCGAGCGAGTACGAGCCTACCTCCGAGATCCGAGCTTCGTTGCAACCTGCCGGGGTCTGACCGCACGTCGAGGAGAGGTCCGAGTAGAGCGACTGCGCGTGGAGTCCAAGCCCGATTGCGAGTGCCGTCGAGACGAGGGTCAACGCCCCCGTGACGATCGTGAGCGTGTAGTCGTTGCGGGCCACCGTCACGGGCGCTGGCGTGGGGATTGGGTCCCCCACAACCACCGAGTCAGGTTCAGGTACGACCGGAGCGACCTCCCTCACAGGCGGTGCAGTGACCTCCGTGACTGGGCTGACAGCGGGGTCCATGCTGTCGAGCCGAGCCTGAATGTCGGCCACCGCCGTCTGGACCCGCTCCGCGTTGGTCGCAGCAGGAACCTCGCGCAGGTAGCGCCGGAAGGCAGCCACCGCCCGGCCCAGGAGCGGTGCAGCCTGCTCGTCCGGCAGAGCACCCGCCGCCCGCTGGTAGCAGAGGCCGACGTTGTAGAGAAGCTCGGGGCGGAAAGCGATCGTGAAGCTCCGCTCGAACAGGTGGGCGCAATCGATCCACCGAGCTTCGTTGAACGCCGTGTCGCCCCTAGCAAAGAGAGCACGAGCCTCTTCGAGAGGCGTCGGAGCCTGTGCTTGCAGGGGGGTGGCCCACAGGAGTAGGGCCGAGACGATCATGTATCTGTAGCGCATGGACGGGTCCTCCACCCTACAAGCGGGCGGGGGAGACCCTTTTACACGATTCGTCGAAACAGCGGGAACGACTCAGGCCAGTTGTCCAGCGTGTAGCCGATCCGATCAAGCTGCTTCCGGATCGCAAAGGCGGGGATCCCGTGCTGATTCCTGGCAGCAAGGACCTCCGGGTTGCGCTCCGAGTCGAACACGAAGATCTGAGGGCTGTACTCGAACTGGTCCCCGAGATTGAGGTAGCGCCCGATCTCGGAAATGCGCGTGTTCGTGTTGTCGATCACGACGAGGGACACACCCCTCACCATTGCGCCACGCGCCTTCTCCATGCAGGCCGAGTGTGCTGCCCCGAGCTTCTCAGGGGCGTACCTGTACACGCCGTCCGGGTCAATGAGCCCGTCGTCTGCCGAGCAGACCACAGCCGGTCCTGGGTGACCACGGCACCAGGAGGACTTCCCAGAGCCAGAAGCACCGACGAGAATGACGAGGCTCTTCACACCCTAGAAGCGGGTGGGAGAACGACCTTTTCACGATTCCAGCAGGTCAACCTGCGTCGGTCGCCGCGTCGATCTCGCCAGCGTCCTCGACTGACCCTGCGTCGTCCGCGACCGCAGCGTCCTCGACGGTGCCTGCGTCCTCGACGGTGCCAGAGTCGTCAGCCGCTGCGTCGTCAGCAACACCAACGTCGGCTGCGTCGGAGAGGTCGCCAGCGTCCACCACCACGGCTGCGTCCACGGGCGTGGGGGCGGGCGTGGAGTCGCAGCCGAGAACTGTGATTGAGAGAGCGAGAAGGAGAGCGAGCTTGAGGGAAGTCATACGGGAGCAGGCCGATAGGCGGATCAAGCAGGTCACAACCACTCAGGGGAGAACGCTGCCTCCGGGACTGCGATCTCGACCTGAACGATTGTGACCTTCGGGAGACCCTTCCCCTTACCTGGGGGAAGGAACCCCTGCCTCCGGCCACACTTGACGTAGTTTTTGGCGTCGATCTCGCGTGCGAACACCGCGAGCGGCCCGAGCGCCCCGAAGTTGGAGTTGGGCTCTTCCTTGCCGTGCATGAAAATGCCGGAGAGGAAGACTGCGAACGCCGGAACTGTTCTCTTGTCGGCCATGGGGTTCCTTCAATACGGGCAGCCCGTGGGGAGCCGTGGCTCGCGCCAGGACTTGAGCGTCTCCAGCAGGCGCTTCCGTTCGACGGGGGCCTTGCTGCTGTTTGCGAGGATCTTCGCCGTCGTGCTCGCCCTGTACTCGTAGCCGTTCCTGTACCGGGCGACACGCTCCTCAGTGTCTGCTTCGGACCACTTGCACTCGGTGCCCTTGTCCCGGACGCGCTTCTCCATGGCGTCCTTCGCCATAGCAACAGCCTCCTCAGGTGAGGAGGCGTCCAGGACGAGCGTAGCAAGCTCGTCGAACCAGGACACGAAGACGACGTACTCGGTGAGCTTCATGGCGACCTCAGGAGTGGACTGAGAACCAGCAGAGGGCAATGACGGCCCACATGAGAAGGGAGGTGAGCACGTCCCCTCCCACGGTCCGCTTGGTGGGGAGTGGTGCAGGTCTGCGCCGACGGCTTCGACGTTCAATCGTCGAAGTCACTGAAGCCCCCGTAGTCCTCGTCGGTGCCGAAGCCAGCCGACGCGAGCGCCGAACCCGCGTCCCCGTCCATGTCGTCTGCGTCTGCGTCCGCGAGAGCCGAGTCCGCGTAGTTTTCCAGGTCGTCCCGCTCGCAGCACTTGTCGCAACCCTCGCCGTCGCACTCTTCGCAGCCCTTGGGGATCTCGTGGCAGGTCGTCATGTTCGTCTCCCTTACACCCATGAAGCGGGTGGGGAGGTCCCTTTTACACGATCCACTCAATCTTTCGCACGAAACGTGAAAAGAGGTGGCGCTCAATCGCTTCATAGGTGAGGAAGACGAACATGGCAACCAACGTCGGACGCAAGGAACGTGTCGCTGGTGGCTCCTACAAGTCGTGGGGGCTCGTGAGCAAGGCGAAAAACCGTCGCCGCAACGACCGGGCGATTGAGCGTAAGACCCGTCAGGCGGGTCAGCGTGTGTGCCGTGAGGCCCTCGTCACCCTGCTTGGAGATTGACGTGCCGAGAACCCTCAAGGCTATCGCAGCAGAGATCAACGCGACCCCGGCGCTTGGGCTCCGGGCTGAGTGTCAGTCGAGCCGGTCGAGCACGGACTCACCCATTCCCGGAACCCGCCTGCGAAACGTCGGCAAGGGGCGCAAGGGCCTCCAGATCCTCGTGTGGCTCGTCCGCAACGGCAAGCTCGTCTGCGACGTGGACACGTCGCAGACCTACCGGTCTGCACGCGAGGTCGAGGAATGGCTCGCGAAGTGGAAGGTCTTCGACCGCACCTACAAGGGAGCCCCGGCCCCCCACTACCGCCAGTACCGAGTCGAGGGTGAGCTTCAGGCTTCACGCGGACGTGTGCTGACGGCAGCACAGTTCGAGGGACTTGCCACAGACGCTCCGATCTGGGTGCGGATCAAGACCCATGGTGAGGACGACTTCCACCAGGTTGACGAGGTCAACTACTTCGGGCACCAGGGCGCTCGGAGCTTCTCCAGCGCCCTGGACTTCAATCGCCACGACCCTCGCATTCCACAGGGCGACGAGAAGCTGCTCTGGGACGAACCCGACTGCTCAGTCGGCCTCTACAAGGTCAAGCTGACCCCCTACAAGCACGAGGAGCCGCCACTGTGAGCAAGGAAATCCGAGTGATCTGTCCTGACTGCGGAGACGTGGTCGAGCACCACTGCCACTCCAGTATCCGCAAGGCGATCGTGAGCCTCCTGACCTGGGTGCCTTCCTACGGCCCGGCAACCGAAGGACTGGCCAAGGCGCTCGTGAAGGCCGGTCGGGAGTGCGAGTGGGTCGAGAAGGACGACAAGACACCACTGAAGGAGCGGTTCGACGCCCCAATCTTCGGCTCCCAGGCGTGGAGCTACCTGCTGATCGGAAGCAAGGACGAGGCACGCACCTTCCACGCGCTCATTCACGAGGTCTGCCGTGCGGCAGGCGTGGACCACACCCAAGTCATGGAGGACTTCTACCGGGAGCGTGAGGCCAGTCGGAAGGCTGAGGCTGACCGCAAGGCGGGCGTCCAGAAGCGCAGGGACGAGCGTGCTGGAGTGGTCGCCTTCCTCAAGGACAAGAGGGTCCCCCTCGACCAGCGGATCGCAAAGCTCGACGAGCTACTGCGTGAGCACGCCTGCTAGGCACAAGCTCGTGCCGTACTCGTCGGCAGACAACTCCGACAGGGGCTACCAGTACCTCCACACCTGGCTCAAGACCTTCTACGGTGGGGGTATCAGCGCCGAGGTCAATCGAGCCCGAATCACGAAGCTGGAAGACGAGGCGTTTGACCTCGCCCACAAGGGGTCGCGATGACTGACCTAGTCCTGAACGCCAAGTACACGTCCCTGGACTATGTGGACGTGGGCCAGAAGGTGATCGCCCCCTACGTTCACGAGGGGCGACCCACTGGTCTATGGTGTGTCGTCACAGTGGCGGCTGGTACTCACGCCCGAGTGGTCAATGAGGCACGGGGTTTCGACCGCTGGTTCCTCATTGACGAACTCCGCGTCGAGGTCAGCCCTTGATCGCGGCCTCGAACTGAGCGGCCAGGTCAGGCTTGAGCGTCCCCATTGTGTAGAACGCGAAGCACTCGGCGAAGAACTCTTCGACGTTCTTCGCCGCGTAGACGGTCGGGAAGACCGCCTTGTTGCGAAGGAACTTCTGCACGTCCATCATGCTCACGGCACCACCTGTGGAGAGCCCGAGGGTGAGCCCTGTCCTGCTGACGATCGTGATCGGACCCTTCGCCCCACGGACCTCCACTGGGAGGAGGTCACCCACCTTCAGGTCAGGCAGTTCCGGGCGCTGGCTCCCCAGGTCGTAGTAGAGCTTGAGGACCCTCTGCTTTGCGTCGGTGGGGAAGAACTTGAACCAGTAGCGGTGCCCTAGCTCGTGGGTCAGGCTCTTGAGGCTGTCGATCCCCTTCTTCATGAGGGACCGGACGTACACGTCGTCTTCCGTGACCGAGTACCAAGCGAGCGTGGTTGACTGCTTGAGTTGGCCGACAATGAACACGTCGCCGTAGAGCACCTTCCTGAAGTCGAGGGTGGTGCCCAGTGACCTGACTGCGTTCTCGACGATCCCCTTGATCTCACCGAGTTGCTTGGCGTTCGCCCCGATCGTGTTGTGGACCTTGAACGGCCCAACCGTGGCGACCTCCAGGTTGTCGTCGGACTCCGTTGACGCCCGCTCGCCCCACTGTGCAGCCTCCAGGAGAAGGTCCAGCTTCCCAGAGTTCTTCCCGTACCAGGCGACGGCGTCGGTCGGCACACGGGCGATATTCGTCACGAGGCGAGCGGCCAACTCCACCGCCTTGGACTTGCCAGCGGGGATTGAGCGGGTCTGGATCACCCAGTCAGCCAGTGGCCTGGCTGCGTTGAGCACATGGGACAGAGAGATCCGCAGCCCCTGATTGCTCCACCCAATCTGGAACCCCCGCTTGAGGGCAACCAACTCCCCCTGGTAGGCCGAGAGGAGCTTCTCCGGGTTGACCCAGACCTTCGCAGTCAGGAAGCGGGTCGCTACGAAGTACGCGCTGCTCACCGCCCGGCCTTCTGCTTGTGCATTTGCGCCATTCCCTTGTGTGTGCTCTTCATGAGGTGCCCCCAAGGGTAGAGGTCGGCGGCTGCCCTGTGGGCAGAGGCCGCCTTGGCGTGGGCGGAGCGCGTCCCCTTCTCGTTCGCGATCTCCGAGAGACGCTTGGCCTCTGCTGAAGCCGCCTGCTGCTCAGGGGTGGACTCCTGCGGGGTAGCCGTCTTGAGCAGCGGCAGGAGGTCAGCCCGAAGCTCGGGATTCGAGTGGGCGAGACGGATCAGTTTGCTGCGGAGATTGGTCATTGTAGTCCGTAGAAGGTGACTTCGTAGTGGACGCCCGCCGGGCACGAGAACAGCCCGCTCCCGTCGTCGTAGGAGTAGGCGTAGACCTGCGGGCAGGTCCGGTGAACCAGGTCGGTGTAGGCTGTGCTCGCGACTGGGCCGACTCGGCAGGCCGGGGGCTCAATCGGCGGCGTCGGGCAGCAGTACATTTGCGCCTCAGCCGAAGCGGGGTCGTAGGAGAGCCCAGACCACTGGGACATGGTGAGCTTCGAGCAGTCCGCGTAGCAGCCACCCGGCAGCGAGCTTGAGGGGTTCGTGAGCATCATGCTCTCCGACATGAGCGCCGGGAATGCCCCGTCCGTGGAGAGGTCCTCCGTGGTCGGGCACATGGACAGGGGGAGCGCCGAGCAGTCGATCGTGTTGGCGATCGGACCGCCGGGACAGTCCCCGAACACCTCGACCCGGAAGGGCAGCGTGAAGCCGTCAACCATGCTCGTGTCCCAGCCGTCCGTGGCAGGGAGCGGGTCATGCGTCGGGCTCGACGGGTTGATCAGGCAGTCGCCGACCGGCACGCTTGGAAGGCAGCCGAAGGTGCCCTCGAACTTCGAGTCGATCGGCGGGGCGCAGCCGTAGCTTGGGCAGGTGAAGCCCTGGTCTGCGGGGCCGCCTGACTGCCCGATCTGGCAGTTGTTCCCGGTGTCGTCACAGCCGTAGCCTGGCCAGAACCGAGTGGCCGCGAGGCCCTCGTCGGGGATCGGGTAGTCGAGGTGCTCGCCAGCCGCCAACTGGACCTGGTGAGCCGTGGGGATCGACCCGCCGCCCGAGCCGACCTGGTAGAAGATCCACAGCGTCTCGGTGGAGCCGTTGATCACCCGGAGCCGTGTCGGAGGAACCCCACCGTCGGTCGTCCCGGCGTCGAACCCTGCGTCCACAAGAGGAGCCGGTGACGGCCCGCACGAGAACAGGAGGGACACTCCCAGCACTGCGACCAGACGAAGCAGATTGGTCATGTCACCCCCGGCCTATAGAGAACTCACGGACCTACTGAGAGGAACCCAGCGAGGCGCTCCAGGACTAGCTCAGGTTGCTTCTTGACCTCGGACTCCCAGAGGATGAGGCAGGAGATCCGGGCGGAGGCGTACTCCGCGATGCGGGAAGCAACGTAGGCGTCTCGGGGGAGGCCCACGATCTCCTCCCGGTGCCACCAATCCCCCAGCACCTCGATCACCTTGTTCGTGCGGACCTCATTGGTAGGTGCCCCTTCCAGCACCCTGGCGAGGTTCTCAGGCGAGTAGACCACGAAGTCGGGATTGCGGTTCTTCGGAAAACCGTCCTGTCCGGTACACCGGACCCAGTACGAACGGTCCCCGGTGTAGACGACGCCTGCTAGGGCGAGCTTGTCTACCCAATCCTCAAGGGAGGTCTTTCCCGACCTACCAAACCCCTGTGGCACGGGAGATCCGTACCGGATCATGTTCGTCCCAACACGACGAGCGATAACCCCCCGGTTCTGATTGGGGAACTCGGTCCCGTAGCGGAGAATGTTGGTGGCCTTCAGCCTCGCTTTGATCTTAGCAGAGCCGAACGGATTGGCTGACCCGTAGCGAGTGAGATTGGTTGCAAGCATCTTCTGGCGAGGCTTCAGAGCCTGAAGTGGGTGACTGGCCCCGTACCGCTGTCTCATTGTCTTGCGGCTCTGCTGCTTCACAGAGTCGGCCTGAAAGACGTTCTCGACCCCGTAACGAGCCTGGACTGTCCCCTCACGCTTCTGGGCCGTAGAGGCGATCCTCACCGCCGCGTTGGAGTACTTCGCAAGGTACGTCGCCTCGTCATAGCCGTGGACCTTCTTGAGGTGGTCCATCATGCGCTTGAAACGAGCGTCCCAGCCCTTCTTCGCACACTCCAAGCACCGAACGTAGTTGGTGCCCTCCATGAGCCCGTCTGCGTATGGGCCGCGCTTGCAGTGGGCGTCCCAGTTGAACTTGGACGGGGGAACCCCAACGACCGTAGACCAACTGTGACACCCCGAAGTGTGTTTGGGGATCGCCTTGGTCGGAATGAGCTTCTTGCAGGCCGGGCATTCGACGGTCGCCGTGGACTTCATGCCTGGAGTCTACTTGACCCAGAACCGAACGTCTACCCCTAACCCGTACTTTTCTTGCTGTCTGTTACCGCTTCAGGTACTTGATGACGGAGTGATGGTACCCGGAATGATTCAGGTTTTAGAGGAAATTCCTCGGACTGAGCACACCCCGACCTACCTGTGGTCCAAAGGCCGACCTTATCCCGATCCCGTACTTGGGCTGCTGCAAGCCGCGAATGAACTTCACGGTCCGAGCCTTGGCTTCGGTGGCCTTGTCGAACTGAGACTCGGCGTTCTGCTTGAGTGACTCGTACTTCGAGGACTTCTCGATCGAGAGGGAAACACCACCGATTGAGTAGTCGAACTCGTCCGCCACCCAGTTGAGTGACACAGCGAAGCAGGCGTGAGCAATCGCCTCCCACAGAACGGCTGTCCGCCACACGGACTTCTCGGCGCAGAGCTTGTCGAGGGTGTCCAGGTCAGGCGTCGTCGGTGGGAACATATTCCACCAGTCGAGCCCGCGCTCCAGGTACTCCAGAAGCTCAGCGTCCTCCCAGATCTGACCGAAGACCTGGTTGTACGCGCCAATGTTGCCTTCCGCCTCCGGTGGGCGGAAGTGGTAGAACTTGTCGGGGTTCTGGTCGCGGAGGAGGAGCCGCAGCTTCCCGATCATTGACGTGACGCACTGGGTGTAGATCGGGGAGGTTGTCGTCCCAGGCGTGACCACGGCCCACTCCTGCACGACCTGCTGGACTGGGCTCCCGGCGAACTGCTTGAAGTTCCACCGAATGTGGTAGGTGCCGATACTCGCGTTGGTCGGCACCTGGAGCGAGGCGTAGTACTCGCCGACGTTCGGGTTCAGCGGGATCCGGTTCGGCGACCCGATCAGGATCTCGGGGAACGGGAAGACGTTGCTGACCCAGTAGATCGCGTAGGTGATCTCGAAGGCGTTGGTCGCAATCGACGACGAGTTCGTCAGGAAAATGTCGAGATCTCCCTGCCCGAGCACTGTCCCTGGTAGAAATGCGACTGCCACCGAGTGTCTCCGCTCAGAACATGAAGCTCGGCAGCTTCATGCCGAGCGAGTGGGCGGCCTTGAAGACGTTGTTGCGGAGGAGGGCCGCGTCCCAGTTCTGCCCACGAGTGACCATGCCACGGACCCGGCTCATGGCCTCGTTCTCGCCGTCGGAGAGCTTGAGCCTATCCCGCAGGACGTTGTAGACCTCCATGAGGAGCTTGGCTGACTGCTCGTCCTGCTTCTTCAGCGTGTGGTAGAGCTTGGCCATGTCGTCCATGGGGAGGACGTACTCGATCACGTCGTTGCCACCGGCCTTCTTGGAGGCAGACTCCTTGCCCTCCTCGACCTTCTCCTCGCAGTTGTCCCTCATGCCGCCCTCAGGCAGCTTCTCGCAGCCCGCGTCCTTGAGGAGCGGGAGGATCTGAGCGCGAAGCTCGGGGTTGGCGTGGGCGAGGCGGATCAGCTTGGCTCGAAGTGTTCGGTCGGACATTGAGAGGACTCCCTACTGGTTGTGAAAGACGAGGTGTGGCTCACCCCCGCTCAGCGTCCCGTTCCACCCAGAGGTCAGCCCTGGCGGTCTCGTCGGCGTCCTTTGCGAACGCCTCTGGGGTCATTGAGCGAATGTCGTTGTGAAGGGAGTGTGCCTCCCCGAAGTCGTGTCTACCCGTGCTGTAGGTGAAGTAGACCGCCTGTGCCTTGAACCAGAGGCGCACCTTCCCGTCCTTGGACGTGGCGTGCATGACCTTGAGTCCAGGGGCCGAGAGCTTCCAGCCGTGCTCCCCCAGGTAGTCGAGGATCGTCTGCTTGGCCTCCACGAACGTGGGTCTCGCCGACTTGAGCAGCGGCAGCAAGTCAGCCCGAAGCTCTGGCTTCTGGTGGGCCAGGCGGATCAGCTTCGAGCGGAGATTGGACATGGACGAGACTCCTAGCAGGGTCTGCTGATAGGCTCAGTAGTAGTCCACCCGGAAGTCACCGGACAGAATGACCCGAGCAGCGTCAAGGGCGAACCCGACCCGGAGCATGACGGTCCCTGAAGATTGGGGCGTCGCCTGGGTCACATACCCTGGCGTGGTCGAGGACAGGTACACGTCCTTGTCCGGCACAAGTGGGATCGCCCCCTCGACGAGCGGAGTCGTGGCGGCCCCCCTGCCTGCCGTGACGATCACCGTCGGGAGGTCCTGCTTCAGGATCCCGTAGAACGATTGCGGGCTGTCCGTGTTCTTCTGGGCCATGCACGGGTAGATCGTGGGCACCCCGAGCACGTCCACGATCTTCACGGCCATGTTCAGGTACGAGCCGGGCACATACCCTGGCGGCATGGACGCCGGAAGAATCACGTCCCCGGAACTCTGAGGTCGGAAAAGTTGTACGACCGGCACGCTTGAAGCCCTCGCCTACCGGGGGCGATATTCAAGCCACCGGATCGCCGTGTCCACCCCGTAGGAGAACGCCGCCGAAGAGAGCCCCCACGTCACGACGGCGAGGACCACCGAGAGTGCAATGCTTCCGGCGTCAGTCCCAAGAGACGGCCTCTCCATGACCCAGTACAGACCCCAAGCCAGGTATCCCGTGTGGAACCCCAAGCAGTAGGTACACTTGATCAGTGCGTCCAGGACAGCCAGCTTGCCCCGAAGGAACGGGAGCTTGTTCTGGACCCCGAAGGCGATCCCGTAGGCGAGCAGCAGGAAGTTGAGCGTCGGCACTACTGCTTCCCACCCTTCTTGTCAGCCGGGTTGAACATTCGAGAGAAGAAGCCCGGACCCGCTGGGGTCCCGAGCGGACCCGTGGTGAGCGAAGGAAGCTCCTCCAGACGGGAGGAGGACACCTCCTGCGAGACCGCAGGTGGCACGGGAGCCGGGGGAGGTGCCGCCTTCTTCACAGTGGGCTTCTTCGTGGGCTTCACGCCTGGCAGGTCAATGAGGCGGCAGCAGGAAGTCTCAGAGGTCTCCCTGAACAGGTCCACGGTGTCGGGGAGCCCGTCGCTGTCACAGTCGAACCCGAGATTGATCTCGACCCGGTTCAGGGCTTCGAGGAGCATATCCCGCTCGACAGCCACCTCGGGGGTGGTGATCCCGTGGCGGACGCGGATCTCAATGTCGAGGAGACGGCGCATGGCGTCCCCTAGACCGACCTGAAGCACCTTGGATTCTGCGCTCATGAGGGCACCTTGCTCTCGGACTGTACCGCAGGACCGGACCCCCAGTTCATGGCCTTCGCGTCGGCATAGCCGCGCCCCATGTTGGCGATAATGTCGGTCGTGTTGAAGTCCAGGGCGTTGTCCAGCAGGTCCTGCTCCGGGCGCAACACCTTCAGGGTGACGTAGGACTTGCCGACGGCCAGCGGGTGCCTCGCCTCGTAGAGGGCGTTGTACAACTCGACGGCCCTCACGTCCCACCGCTCGATCTCAGACTCCATGATCCCGAGCACACGTCGCCCGAGCGAGAGGCCGCCCTTGCGGTCGAAGGCACCCACGACCTCCATGGGTCTGGTGGAGATCAGGTGGATCTCCCTGGCCCCGGCCTTGATCGCGTCCTCGATTGGGCTGACCTCACGCACCCCGGCGTCCGTGTAGAGGCGTCCGTTGATCTCGACAGGCTCGAAGAACACCGGGAAGGACGAGCTTGCGAGCACAGCCTTCCGTAGGTGGGCAGGATCCTGCTCGTCCCACACCCTGCGGACCCCTGAGTCCAGGTCCACGGCCCCGACTCGGAGCTTCTTCCCCGAAGACAGGATCGCTCGCGGCCTGAGGTGGTGGTCAACCAATCCCCTCAGAGGAGCCGTTGAGTAGGCGGAGGTCTTGCCACCAAACCACTTCGGCAGAACGACTGGAAGGAGCCCCAGCAGCCCCCAGTACCACTCCCGCCAGACCTTCGAGGAGTCAAGCCCGAGCCACAGTTCCCTCAGGCCGTGTGCCGCGTCCAACTCCTCCCCTACAGGGAACTGAGCAAGGTACGCCGCATTGAGAGCGCCGACGCTGGTGCCGGTGAAAATGTCGTAGTTCTCACCACGCTCACCCATGAGGTACTTGATCGCGCCCACCTGGTAGGCACCACGAGCACCCCCACCACTGAGACAGAGGGCCTTCACCTTGACACGCAGTAGAAGGTTGTGGTGGCGTACTCGCCGGGAAGCACTCGACCGTGCTTCGTGAACACCCGCAGTTCCATTCCGTACTCCGAGTAGATCCGTCGGAGCGTCCCGTACCTGAACGGGAACCCGTAGACTGCGTGCTGTGTGCCCCTGGCAGCACCGCCAATGGCCGGGACGACAGGGAAGGAACCGATCGCGTTGTCAATGATCTGGGTGAACCGCTTGTACGTGTCCCTCCCGATCTCCACGAGGTCGGTGGGCTGCAAGAGGTTGGCGGCCACGGCGGCTGGGGCGAACACAGCCGCATACCCGTGGAAGGTGAACACGATCGAGTCCGTGATCTCCACGTCGGTGCTGAACTGCGTCTCGGCGGACTCAACGTCGAGGTTCTTACCGGGCGAGGCCCGGAGGATCCATGCAGACCCGTCCGCATACGAGTAGGTCGCCACCACCGGGCCTGTTGGGACCGAGAAGAACGTGACCGTGCCCGCAGCGAAGTCCACGGTGTAGTCACCCCCGTTGTCCTCGTAGACCTCGCGCATGGTCTTCTCGACCCCGTTCGCGGTGACGACCACGGAGTACCCGTGGGAAACGTCTGTGCGAACCCCGTCGTCGTCCATGACCTTGCCGGAGTACATATCCACCCAGTGGGTATGGGCGCTCCCCCAGGTGAGGCCATTCCCGGAGTCCACGAGGGTCTCTGACTCCGCCCGGAGGCTCTGCGAGTACCAGGTGGTCTTGTCGCAGTAGTTGTGCGTGGCGTAGATCACCTCACTGCCCTCGCGTCCCGCGAGGGAAAAGAGTGGGATCTTGTTCTCCGGGTTGGACGGGGAGGAGAGGGTCACAGTCGCAGCACCCACAGGGAGGGGCTCCCCTGTGTGGCTTGTGACCAGAGTGTCGAGGACCAGAATCTCCGCCGACGACAGCCCTGGGGGTGAGCTTGCGTTGCCGGAGAACTCGATCACGCAGTTGCCGGAGGCGATCGTGATCCCACGAAGCGCGACGGAGATACTGCTGGCGCGGATCTCCTCCGTGAAGCGCGGAATGTCCACGCGCTTGTTGGGGAAAATGCCGTCGGAATCGACGGTGTACTCGAACACGGTGTTGGGGGTCGTGGCGGCCACTGATCTAGCTCCTAGTTGTCCGTCTCAAGGTACTGCGACACGACCGCAAGTGCGACTGCTGAGTTATCGACACCATTGTTCGCCCAAATCTGCGGCGAGAGAAGCTGTGTGGCCGCCGGAATGTCCGTAGTGACACTCCCCTCAGCGAAAGCAGCCGAGTCGAGCCGCTCGATCGAGTAGTAGATCGTCGAGCCATTGGGCGGGCAGAAAATGCGAATCTCGTAGACGACGTTTGCCGTCTTCGCGGGAAAGCTCGCACCCATGTCAGAGCTTGACGCCGTTCCGGATCCGTCATTGTAGAACCACCGCACCGTCGTATGGCTGGCGTCGATCCCGAACCCGAGGGTGTTGGCAAGTGACGATGGGTTCGCGTTCCCGATCGCCGCAGCAGAGCCATAGAGGCCGACGAACCACCGGGCTCCAGCCGAGATCGTATCAACCACGAAGCGCGCCACGTAGAAGAAGCCGCCACGCCCAGCAGCGTCGCCACGATAGAACTGAAGCAGGTTGTGGCGTGTGCCCGACGAACTGCCGGAGCCTGTGGTTGATACGAAGGCCAGTCGCCTGAGTGAGGTCGCGAAATTCGTGGTTGCGACGTTGCGAGCCGTTGCGTTGCCCGTGTTGCTCGTGCCAAAGTTGATCGTGCTGACCGAAGTGCCGTTGCCCTGCGCCGTCCAGAGCGTGATCTTGCTAGCGAACAGCGCCGGTTGAAACGAGTATGGAATGCCAGACGGCCCGACCTGGGAGGCCATGTGGCGACCAGCACGGAACCGCGAGAAGAGGGTCACCCCAGTCGCTGGCGTCGCTGGCGTCGTCGTCGAGGCGTCGCCCAGGTTCGGGTAGCCCTCCGCGTCGATCGTGAGGTTTGCGATCGAGAAGCCCGTGACCTGGTGCGTGTGGTCAGAGCGTGCAAGTGAAGTCGCTGACCCCTCTGCGTTCGCCGTCCCAACTGCAACAGCCGCCGCCGTCGTCACGTCGTGCTTGTGGTCCTGTCGAGCAATCTCAGTCGAAGTCCCTACGGCTGCCGCCGCCTTCGTGACGTTGACCGGAGGCGTCGCTGTGAAGGGAAGCTGAGCCGTCGCAATCATCGTCCCGGCAGTCAGCCCCGCGTACCCGTTCGCTGCGTTCTTCCCCGTGACAAGCTGGTACTGAGGGTGGTCGTCCGCACCGAGCCCAGAGAGTGAACCATGGGACGTGACTGCTGTCGTTCCGGTGGAGAGTTGCCCGAGGATCGGGCGCTGGTCAATGACCGAAGTCAGGTCTGTCGCGTCCTTCTGGACAACCACCGCAGCCACCCGCAGCGAGTTCACTCGAAGCTGTTCCGGAGGGGTCGGATTCACAACGGCGAGGAGTGCGGTCGCGAACTGCTCCTGACCGAGTACCACATGGTACTCCGTGCCCCAGGTGCCGGAAATGAGATAGACGGAATCGCGGCGAAAGTTGGTCCCCGTTAGCGTGGCGAGCGTCCCGGACCCGTCGTCGTACTGGGTGACGTTGATCGAGGTTTGCGACGTGACCCAGTTCCACCCGCCGCTTCCGTTGCGATACCAGTAGGTGAACGTGATCGGAGCATTCGCACTGGCCGTGAACTCATTCTCCGCAATGTAAAAGACGCCGCCATCCACATCGAGTTGGAGCGACGGCGAAGCGTGCTTGACCGTGGTGCAGCCAGACACCGACAGCGGCCCAAGCACGGTCTCGAAATACTCGTGCATGTGCGGGAGGTGCTGACTCGCCGCGACGTAGTGCCTGGAAAGGAAGATAGTGTCGGTGGCGCTGGTGGTCGCGATTGCCAGCACAACCACGGCTTCATAGTCCGGCTCCGTGAGGACTTCCTGAACCACACCCGCTGAATCCACAATGACCCAGAGGTTGCTGTTCGCCGTGAGGGTAGGCGTTGCTGCCCCCCAGGTCACCCCAACGATACTGGACCCGTTCGAGATAAACCCGGTTCCAGCACCGACGTTCAGAACGCGCCCGGTGCCCCGTGAGAGCGTCGTAAACGTGGTGCTTGCTGTCGAAGAGGTCTTGCGGAGATAGGATCCCACCGGAACAGCCGTGGCAAGGTCGCCGACCCGAAGCTCACCAACAACAGTCACCGCCAAGGCGTCGGTGTCCGTGGCCAGGATGAACGCATCCGTCCCACTCGCCAGATTGAACCGGCTGCTCCATGCCGATCCCTGGTACTCAACGACGCAGTTCGGGGTGTCGGTCTGGATATGAGTGGTGACCTCAGCCTCGTTGATAACGCAGCCGATCGCCTGGAACTCAGAGGCCGTGCCTGTGCTCCCAATATGGAGTGCCTTCGACGCCTTTGACACCGCACAGGCCGTCAGGCGGTAGTAGGCACCGTTGTCTGCAAAGAAGGCTGTGCCACTGGAGTCGCGGAAGGCACACAGGTCCAGGGTGAACTCGGCGTGCGGTCCTGACCCATACCACCCGGTCACGCAGCTACCTGCGGGACCCGACATTTTTGCCGAGTTCATGCAGGTGATATTGCCGTAGTCGGTCGAGCGGAAAAGCTGATTGATCGTGTTGCCCGAGTACCAGTCGGTGACGAAGAAGGCGTGGACGACGCCCCGTGCTGCGGCTGGGTGGCACCAGACCCCGTAGTAGCCGCCACGGATCAGAACGTGATCGAGCATGAACGGGATCCGCGACTCCGTCTGGTAGTCAATGGTCGCGTAGCCGACTCCGGTTGGACCCGTGAGCGAGACGTTGAGAAGCTCGGAGCCCGCTTCGCCCGTAATGAAGTGCGCCGAGTCGTTGTTCGTCTTGATATGGACCGAGTAGAACCCGTCCACGCCGACGACCGAGACGTAGGGCTTCATTGTGAACGGCGGCTCGGTGTACTCGCCTGGGTACACCGACACCATGTACGGCTTCGTGACCGTCGCGTCCGTGATACTCGCAATGGCTGCCGCTACGGACGTAAGCTGCCCGCCGCTCACCGCGACCGTGACGACCTGCGCGGGGCTGTTCTCCGCTATGAAGGTGTCAACGCTCGCCGAAGAGTTCGCAATCGCGACGGTTGACAGGTAGTTCAGACCGTCTGTGAGGGACAGGTCGGACGTTCCGTCGCTGATCACTATGTCGCCCGAGGTGACGTAGTCCCGAAGCTGCGGGTCGGCCTGGATCTGATAGACGAAGTTGGAGTCCGTCAGCGTCACCGTTCCGAACGCCGGGATAACAGCGTCCACCACCGACAGGTTGTCGATCGGGAGGTCCGCAGCGGTCGTGTTCTTCGCAATGATCGTGACCACGTCAGACTCTCCACTTCACGACGAAGTACCCGATTCCGTTCAGGATCTCGTTGGCACTCGCGCTTGCATTCTTTGCTGAGAGCACCACGTCAACGGCAATGTCAGCGTTCACCGTGTTGGTCTTCACTTTCGTCGCAGTGCCGATCGCCTGAGTCGCCAGCGAAGATCCAGCGGCCACCGCCTCAAGTGTCGCAGTACCCGTGTTGCTGCGCGTGACGCCCATGGCGACGAGCGTCGCGTTGTGGGGCATATTGTAGCCCCTGGTCGAGGTCATGGTAACGTCGCCCAGCTTGAAGTAGCTGCCAATCGCGGCCTGCGGGCTGTTGAACAGAAACGTCACCGACTCCACGCTGAGCCACTTTGAGCGCGTGCCGTCGTACCGCATTTCCTTTTCGAGTGCGGTGTTCCAGTAAATGTCCCCGTCGGCTGGGGTGGGTGACGACGGGTCGGTGGCCGAGCTAGTGTAGTAGCGGACGCCGTTGAACCGACCCTGTGCGTTGTCAATGTACCCGTTGTCGTCAACAGTGGCGGAACTGTTCTGGATCAGCTTGCCGGTGGTCAGATCGTAGCGGGCGATAGCGTTGTCTGTCGCGGACGCCGGACCGACAACGTCACCCGAACCAGTGCCTCTCGGATCGAAAACCCCAATGGCGTCCATGAACCGGAAGGCACCACTGACATAGCGCATTCCGCCCAGGTCAGTGGGGTCGCCGGAGACATCCCCGCCCAGCAGGATCTCCTCAGTCTCGACGAGGATTCCTGGGTGCCTGTCGGGGGTCTTAGACACTGGTGTTCTTCGGCTTTGGCCCCGGCTTCTTCCTGGCCGGGGCTGTAGCTGTCCCTTGGGCCACCTGAGGGACGACAGCCGGAGCGGCCTCCTCTGCCAGGCGCTGCTCCTTGATCGTGGCTGACGGGTGCATTCCCACCACACGCCCGCGACCGTCCGCACTGACAGGAGACGCTTCAGCGGCTGCAATCGCAGCCGACTTCTGCATTTCGCCGTCGTACATCTTCTTCGTGACGGAGACCGCCACCTCAGCCATTTGCACTTGGCCAGCCGAGAGCATTCGCTGGTTGCTGGCGTTCATGCCGAGGTTCTGTACGACCTGGATAGCCCGGCTCAAGTAGAGCTTGATCTGCTTTGCCGTCTCCAGGTCGTACTTTCCCTCGTCCACGTCCCTGTCCACATGAGGCGTGAGTTCGCCGACTGCCTTCGCACATTGCTGGAGCCCAGACACGGCTCCGTCACAGCGAAGGACCTCCTTCCGGGCACCCTCCAGCAGGTCGTCCATACGGACCCCTACGTCGTGCATTCCGGAAGCGCGCAGTTCGACTCTCTCATGGCTCATGGTTCAGTGACTCCTCACGGGTTCCACGGCACGACGCAGATCACGTCACCAACCTTGGTGATGAACTCGAACTTCAGCCGTGCCGGGTTGAGGACTGTACCGGGGCCGTAGTCGTTCGCTCCGGGATACGACGCCTCACCACGAAGCAGGTTGCCGTTCAGGTACACGTCGTGGTCGGTAAAGGTGCCCTGGCTCATGTCCGGGAGCGCCGCGTCGAGCGTCGCCGTGGCGAGGCTCATGTCCGTGCCCGCCACCGAGGTGACCGTCACGTTCGAGTAGGTCTTCGTGCCGCGAGTCGGGCCAGCCGCCGAGGCGTAGGCTTGGTTGATCGCGTTGAGGAGGCTGACCTCACCGAAGTTCGTCTCGAAGAGTGACCACTCAGCCGAGGCACTGGAGAGCGCGACACCGGCTGCAAGGCTCCAGGTCGAGCCCGCACGGTAGCTGTCCGTGAGGTTGAGTTCCAGGGCACCCACGAGGTTCAGGTCGGCAGCGCCGCCCGAGGTGACGGTGAGGGCACCGCCCGCGTCGATCTGGTTCGCCGTGACGCCCACGTTGATCGTGGTGCCCGCTGCGGCGTTGTCGAAGGCCGCGCCCGTGTTGAACTCGTTGAGGACGGCGTTCGACTTGAAGAGGTCAGTCGCTGCGCCGACCTGCACCTCGCTCGTGCCGCCCGTGCTGCCTTCGAGCACCTTGAACAGCATGACCGAGGCGAGGTCGCGGATCTCCCAGTCCACGCTGGCCGTCCCCAGGTCGAGGAGGGAGTTGGTCAGGACGGTGACCGGAGTCGTGCCCTGATTGTCGTAGCCGATCTGACGGGTGACCGTGGTTCCGGCGGGAACGTCAATGATCGCCCCGCGCAGGAAGTCCTGCTCGCTCAGCGAGTCGAGGCCCTTGCGCTCGACCGAGGAGTAGTTGATCGTCTTGCCCGCAATGTCACTTGCCGGGACCATTTCCAGGTCGTCGCCAGTGGAGGTGAGGCGGACGTAGGAAAGCTGGGCTCGGTTGGGCGTGGTGCCCGTCATGGTGATCCCGTCGGTCACCGTCTCGACCTGGAACAGGGCGTAGATCGTGCGGCCTGACGAGAGGATCGGGTCGCGTGTCGAGCCGTCCACGATCTCACAGAGGTTCTTCGGCGAGATCGCCGTGGAGCCTGCGACCTCTGCGAGCGAGATTGAGCCGAACGTCGCGTTGAACGCGGCAACCGTGCCGAGCGTGGTGACTGCGCCGACGGCCTGGGTCGTGTTCGAGGGAAGCTGGCCGAGCGTCAGGATGCTGATGTCACCCGTGCCGCCCGTGAGCGTCGCAGGAACCGTGGCGTTCGCGCACGTCGTCGTGGTCGCGATCAGGTTGCCCGCCGTGCCGCCCAGGATCGCCGTGAAGACGTTCGAGGTGGCTCCGTCGGTCGCCGTGACGGAGGTGTTGACCGGAGTGCCCGTGCCGTAGTTGACACCCGCGACGCCGTTGCCGTTGATCGCCCGGCGAAGGTTCTGGTGCGTCTGGGCGGTCGTGCCCGAGGCGTCAATGTTGCCCGCCACGTCCACGAAGGGGCTGACGAACGTGTAGACCTGGCCGCCGATCGTGATCGTCTCGGTGGTGCTGAAGGCACCCGTCGAGGTGAACGTGTTGGTCGCCTGCACGCTGGCCGGGACCACCACGTCGATCAGGCTGGAGACCGTGACGAGGACGCGCTTGCGCTCCAGGTCGTGCAGGTCGGTGTTCAGGTCGTTGACGCCACGCTGCGCCCCGAACTCGAACGTGCTGGGGGTGTTGAGGGGGTCGTACCAGTTGCCGACCGAGATCGTCTCCAGCAGGTTGTGAACCTGAGACCGAATGTTGTTCAGGTCTTGCTGGAGGTTCGTCGGGTTCGTCTGGTAGTTGGCCAGCGTGGGCGCAATATTGTCCGCGTACTCCGCCGCTGGGGTGTTGCGGATCTGCGTCTCTTGCTGAATGAACGTGCGGGCCATGTCTACACTCCTGGTGGGTTATCCCGGCGTCAGCATAGGTGAAACACCGCCAGTCGAGGCAGGGCTTACGGGGCCGGGCAGTAGTCGATCGTCAGCCAGTCCACTGACTTGGGGGCGAAGGCCATTGTGAGGGTGTTGAACCCAGTGCCCACCCCACCGGACTCTGACACCGTGTAGTCGTTCCCGACCCCTTGGAGAAGGAGCACGCCGTTCAGGTAGAACGACTCCTTCGAGGGGCCTGAGGCAATGAAGGCGGTCGCGGTCGTGAAGACCGTGTTGAAGCCGTTCAGCGGCCCTGTCAGGGGCTGCTGGAAGTCCCGGATAATGTACCGCCCCGCGACCGTGAGGGAGGCAATGTTCAGGACGACAGAGTCCCCTGGACCTGGGGCAGCGGGGTTTCCGCCCCCGGTGGGGATCGTGATGATCTTGTTGAACTCAACCATGACGGACCCCCGGAGGCGGGAGTCTGCCGGTCACGTCCTGTCCGGACGCCTGGCTCACTTCACGAACCTAGCGTTGAGGCCAGCGCAGGCGGTTGGGCTGCTGGCTCGTGACTTGACGTTGAGGGTCTCGTTCGAGATAGTGACGTAGAGGGTCACCGGGTCTGTGGCCCGTGTCTCAGCGTAGAGGGTGTCCCCGTCGAGCAGTGTGGCCGGGATCACATACGGGAAGACGAACCGGCCTGGCTCCGGGGGGAAGACAGGGGACATGGGACCTGCGACCACCATGGGGATCTCGTCCCCGGTCAGCGGGTCCATGCGGAAGATTGTGATATTCGGGCTGAGGACGAGAACGGGCGCACCTTCCGGATCCACGAAGAGGGTCTGGAAGATGAACGGCTCGTTGATGTAAGCGTCTACAGCCATCTCTATCCGAAGCGGCCTATAGCGGAGCTAGGCGGCCCGCTACAGGTGGATCATGGCCTTCATGCTGCGAACCTGGTCGGCGTAGTCGAGTGCGCCTACCTTGGCCGTTCGATTGAAGTACTCGCGCTTCAGGTCTCGAATGCCCTCAGCGTTCTCGAAGACGAAGATAGTCCGGGTGCCGTCACGGGTCGTTTCAATGAACTTGACGCCTGCCACACGCAGGAACGCTGCGTAGTACAGATCGCTTGTGTGGTAATGAGCGTCGTCCAATGCTTCGGCCTTCCCTGGGTGAGCCGTTGGACTCTACCGCCGTGGAGGGCCAAAGCAGAAGCCGCCTTTCGGCGGCTTCGACCCCGCTGCCGAAGCGGCGGGGGGAGGACCTCATGGGCTCAGGTCAGAGAACTGCGCCAGCGTTGTCGTACACAGTGAGCGCCGGGCTCGTGACGCCCCGGTAGCTGAACTGGGGCGACAGGAAGCCGCTGATCTGACCCTGCGCGAGGCTGGTGTAGAACGACGAGTCCGAGACCAGAACGTCCTTGAAGTCCGAGAAGTTCGCGCTGTTCCACGCCGCAGGGGTCGGCTGAGGATTGAACGTCGAGACGGGCACCTGAATGACGGTCCCTGCGGGCACCGTGTAGGTCGCACCAGCGAGGATCCGAAGCACGTCGAGGACCGTCCCGGTCGAGGCACCGCCGGTCAGGGAGGCGTCCAGGCCCGAACCGAAGAACCCGACAGGTGCCCAGACGCCGAGCGTGACGTTCGTCGCGTTCGTGAGCAGGTTGCCTGCTGCGCCCAGGAACTTGGCCGTCGCGTCCAGGATCTCAGGAAGAAGCCCAGGGGCTGCGGACACCGTCGGGTGGAGCGTCATGGCGGCGGCGTACTTGACGCCGGAACCCGCACCGAGATTGATCGCAGCGACGAGGTTCGCAATGGCGTTGGCCGCCAGAGCGTCGTTCAGCACGTCACCGTTGACAGAGGCCCCGTTGATCACCGCTCGGAAGGTGTAGACCTTGCCGTTGATCGTGACGGTCTCGCCGTTGACCGGGGCACCACCGAACGTCAGGGTGGCGGTCGCAGCCACACCGGCAGTCGTGGAGAGGGCCGCGTCGATCGCCGCGAGATTGAGCGTCCCACCCGCCCGCATTGTGGCGATCAGGGAGGCAGCGATCGTGTCGGCCTGAGCGGGCGTGAGGGCCGCCAGATTGGCGGCCTCCACGTTCGCGATCAGGTACGCGGCGAGGCCAACCTGCGCTTGCGCGAGGTACCTCTGCGTTGCACCTGTGCTGCTCAGGATCACCGAAGAGGTCTTCGGCCCGTCCACGTAGCGTGGACCCTGCGGCTGCGGATCAATGCTCTGGTTCCGCTGCGAAGCGTTGGGCCAGAGGTCAGTGATCTGAAGAACCGCGTCCTGAATGTCCGAGCGCCGGAGGCAGATAAAAGGCATCCCACTTCCCTTTGCGTTGCAGGATACCAAGACCTGCAAGGGACCTGAGAATCAGGTCCCTCCAGGACTCAGAGGACTGCACCCGTGTTGTCGTACACGACGAGCGCCGCGCCCGCCGTCCCGAGGTACATGAACGAAGCCGACGAGAAGCCGTTGATCTGGCCCTGAGCGAGCGAGATGTAGAACGACGAGTCGCTCACGAGAATGTCGTGGTAGGCGTTGAAGTCGAAGTTGTTCGCGTTCCACACCGCAGGGGTCGCCTGGGGGTTGAACGTCGAGACGACGACCTGAACGACCGTGCCAGCCGGGACTGTGTAGGTCGCGCCCGAGAGGATCCGGAGCACGTCCATGACCGCACCGGTCGAGGTACCACCCGTGAGGGTTGCACCTGCCGCAGCCGCGTTGAGGATCACGTTGATCGCCGCGAGGTTGAGGACCGCGCCTGCCTGCATGGCAGCGATCAGGGCTGCCGAGGCCACGTCCGCCTGGGCGGGCGTGAGCGCGGGGCCAGCCACATCGACGTTGGCGACGAGGTACGCCGAGAGGCCCGACTGGGCCGTCGCGAGGTACCGCTGGGTCGCGCCCGTGCTGCTCAGGACGACCGTGTTGGTCACCGGGGCGCTGACGTAGCGGGGACCCTGGGGCTGCGGGTCGATCGACTGGTTCCGCTGGCTGGCGTTGGGCCAGAGGTCAGTGACCTGGAGGATCCCATTCTGGATGTCACTACGGCGCTTGCAGATGAACGGCATTGTCTTGTCTCCCTGAGAATGGACCCGCCGCAGAGAACGGGGGTGAAATGTGAGAGCCCGAAGCCCTCTCCGTAGAGGGTCCACGATAGACCCTCTACCGGACCCAATCTGCGTTAGGCGCTGTTTGCGACCGCGACTCGGATTGTGAACCAGGGGTTCCCGTTCGGGCTGGCAATGAAGAACTCAGGGGAACCAGCGCCCGTGAGCCCGATCTCGTCCCCAGGCATGACGACGGTCGGAGGCATACCTGGGTGAAATCCCACGAAGATAGGCTTCCCACCGACCACAGGGTCGAGGTTCACGATCGAGAGCGTCATGCTGTACGAGGGCAGCAGGAAGTTCATGACCGACGGGGGCAGAGTGTCCGGGAGGTTCGGGGGGAACGCCCCGATACCGAGATTGGGCGCAACCCCTGTGAGCGTGAAGATCGGCTCCTTCGTCGAGAAGAAGTCGTAGGGTGGCACAATCAGGATCGGACCTTCGGGCAGGAAGGCGTTGGTCGCACGGTCGAACGCGGCCACACGAAGGTACGCCGTCACCTCGTCGCTCGGGAGGTAGGTCGCCCCTGCCACGATCGGAGTGGCGAAGTCGTCGGGGTCATAGACCGCCCGAGACAGACCTCGCTGCGACTCCTCGACGGCTGGGAGCCGCTTCATTTGGATCGCCTTCGAGCGGAAGTCCCCTCCGCAGGGAATCCGGAACATTGGGTTCGCCCCGAACCCAGGCACGCCAGCGACCGCCCCGTAGGCGTCATTCAGGCGTGCCGCGCCACGGACCTCGTAGAAGTCGATCCCCGGAGCCTTCGGGAGGGTCAGATTGATCTGGCCCTGGCTCCGGTACTGAATGGAGGGAATGTCTCGCTGGCGGGTCATGTAGAGGTTCTCCTACCGGGGATCTATTGCGTACCTACTGCTTCGCCTGTTCCTTGCGGACCTTCGGAGCGTAGGACTCGGCGTTCTTGCCCTTCGAGGCCGCGAGCTTCTGAGCTTCCGACCAGGAGCCAACGCGCTCCCCGTTGACGTTGGGCACGAGGGTGACGCCGGGCATGGACCGCTTTCTCTCTGCCTGCTTGGCGTCGAGCTTGCGGTTCTTCTGAGCCATTTGCCCGCTGATCCGATTGGCCTTCGACGCCCAGTTGTCGCCCTTGAGCACGAAGTTGACCGGGGACATGACCTTCGTCGCAATCTCCCCGCACGTCTCACAGGTCTGGGGGTCTCGGTACTGAGCCAGCGGGAGCACTCGCTCGAAGCTCGACTCGCACTTGGGGCACTCGTAGTCGTAGGTGGGCATGGGAGACGTTACCTCGAAAGCTCCCAACCCTTGACCGAGCGAAGGCAGGCTGCTGCGTGCTTGCAGAGACGGTGGTCTCCGGAGGGGTCCTTCATGTCGGGCTTGGAGGCCGTCCCACGAGGCTTCCCGTAGAGGTAGCTCTCAACCTTCGCCCAATGCTCTGGACCCTGCCACCGCCAGAAGTCGCACGAGCATGACACCAGCAGGTCCATTTTCGAGAGCTTCGTGACGTTGCCCTTGCGAAGTGCCTTGATCCGCACGACGTAGGAGTCACCACCCGAGCCGGGAACGCTGAACGTGAACATTGAGTTCTTCGGGTCGAACCGCTTCCCCTTCGGCTTGATCGAGGTGGACCGCTGAAGGACCTCATTCGAGGTGCCGTCGAGCATTTCAGCGAGCCGCTTGGCGACCCGAATGGCGGAGGGGCCGTGGGCTTCCTTGTTGGCGAAGTCATGGCCCGAAGGAATGACCTTGGCCGAGCCGCCGCCACCGTCGAACTCGCGAATGTCGAGCTTGTGCCCTGGAGCCCGGTCGTCGTGCTCCTCTTCGAGGGAGTCCACGATCGGGCTCTCCGGACCTGGGAGGCCGAGATTCTGCGCCCCCTGCCCTGGGTCCATGTTCCAGCCGGGCGTGTAGACCTCCCGGTAGAAGGTGGCAGCGACGGCCCGTGGGTCAGGTGTTCCGTACACCTCGTCGAGAGTGTCGAAGAAGGAGTCTGTGTCCTCCTCCGAGTCGAAGACGACGCCCCTCACGAACAGGGAGATCGGGATCGTGAGGCACTCCTCCTCCTCGCCGTCGAGGTGGACTACCACACCCTCCTCAGAGAAGTCCGTAATGTCCCCCCACCCGAAGACCGAGTGGAAGAAGGTGAGCGGCTCAGAGGCGTGCTTGCGGTGCCTGTCCGCCATTTCAGTCGTCGAGTGAACCCCCCCAGCCGGGAGCCTGCGAAAGCGGCTCTTGTACTTGGGGTTGTTCCGGAGCTTGCGCTGCCGCTTGAAGCTCGGACTGTTGCGGACCTTCTTGTACCGGCGCTTGGCCTTCGTCTTGATCCGACCCTTGTGCCGCCGGTAGTACTTCTGATAGTACCGCTTCGCCTGGCCCCGCTGCTTGTGCTGCCGCTTCGAGTACGAGGGGAAGAGCCCAGCCAGCCGGAACTCCTCCTCCTCACTCAAGTCGGAGTCAGAGGCCGTGTGTGAGGGCTTCGGACCACCCTCCCCGTCGGTGCGGCGAGGGTAGACGTTGTCCTTGTAGGGGTGGCCGTACTCCTCACCGGGGACGCTGGGCGTGCGGACCTTGATCTTGTCGCTCTGGTCTGGGTCGCCAGGCGTCCGGGTGTCCCTGTCCCGCATGGGAACAGAGGGGCCGGGGGTGTTGAAGACCGGCGGGTCCGGCGGGTCCTTGTCGAGGTTCTCCCTGGTGTCCGTCCGCTGCGGCTTGGCCCGCTCACGGTCAGACTTCGGAGACTCACCTGGGGAGTGGTAGATCGTGTCGCCGAGAGGGTCGTCGATCCCCTTGGCAGGCTTCTCGTCCACGACGGTGCGAACCCCGAAGAGTTCGCCCGCCGGGGCAGCGTGTCCTGCCTGTCGGGACGGCCCGCTCATGGTCAGACTCCGACGTTCGTCTGTACGAAGATTTTGCCGTCGGTCGCGGTGCTCGGGGGCACAGCGCACAGGCCGAAGTACAGGAACGGCACGAGGATTGGGGTGCCGTCAGGGAACAGACCACCGGGGTTCACCAGCGGGTTGCTCTCGTCCTGATTGGTAATGATCCCGTTCTCGCTGACGTACAGGAAGTCCTGTGGGGCGTAGACGAGAGGCGTGGGCGGGGTCAAGCCGTGACGGGCCTTGTAGGTCTGCGTCTCGAAGGTCGTGGTGGCGACGAAGTTGCCACCGAAGAACAGGGTAATGTACCGGTACGTCGGGTTCGTCTGTGTGATCGACGTGTACTGGTCCGCAGGCTCGTTCGAGCCCCACGGGGTGAACCCGCAGTAGCGACCGTCAGCGATCGTGACGCAGGGGTCGCCCGTGCCGTCGTCCACCCAGCGAACGAACGTACCTCCGGGCCAGCCATGTCGCGCCATGGCCCGGTCGATCTTCATGGGCATGGAGTCGCCCTTGTGGAAGATCGAAAGCTGCCGCTCGGAGGTGTACCCGTTGAGGTTGGAAATGTTCCGGGGCATCACAGGTTCCCCTTCGGCTTGGGGTGCTTGCGAACCTCGTCGTGGCCTTCCGGAACACCACGCACCCCAGGCTGCACGGTCCTCACGAGGTAGCGGTTGAGCGTGGAGAACTCCTTGCCACCGGGCATTTGGTCGATCTTCGTCGGGACCGGAGGGGCGTTCTTGACCTCTCGGCGGGCCTCACCGACCGTCCGCTCAGAGGAGTCCAGGTCCTTCACCGCGTTGACGGCGACGGCAGGAATGTTCGAGGGGGCGTTGGACCGGCTGAACTGCCGGACCTCATGCAACTCAGGGTTGTGGAAGAAGTAGGGCTCCGCGCTCGGAGCCACACCCTTCTGAGCCTGAATGAAGCGACGAGCCACACGGGCCTCGATCGACTCCTTCTGCCGGTTTGACGAGAAGGGAGAGGTCGTCGTGGCCCTGTCCACCCGGACACGGTCGTCGAACGTGAGCCTGCTGCGGAGGAAGTCCTCACCCATGACAGCGAGCGCGTAGGAGGTCCGGTCGAGCGCCCTCTCCACGGAGGAGAGGGTGTCCGGAAGACCCTCAATCATGTCGCCCGCCACCGAGTAGAGGTGGTCCCGCTGCGTGGACTCCTCCACCAGCACCTGGGCTCGGTCGAACATGAGCCGCAGACGGTGAATGTCCACGCGGGCCTGAGTCACACCCTCAGTGAGGAGTGACCAGGCGACCTGACTGGAGGCTCTTTTGGTTCTGTTCATGGGTGTACAGGCAGCGAAGGCTGCTTCGTACTACCACGTCCTATCCGCGAGAAACCGAGACGGACCCGGTCAGGCGGTCGGGTGGATCGCAGCGAGGCGCTCTGCAATGAGAGCCACCACCGCCGGAGCCTCGACTGCCCGGATAGCTTCCAGGACCACTTGATTGGTCCCGTACTGCTCAGCAGCGATCTTCGCTCGGGTCCGCCAGTGGAGGGTCTTGTCCCACTTGACGCCGTGACCCAGGTCGAGGTCGGTGCCCTCGATCACGATCTGCTCGATTGAGGTCGGTGCCTTCTTCTTGGGCGGCACAGCCTTGGGGGCGGCAGCCTTGGGAGGTGCTGCCGCTGCGGCGACCCGAGCGTCCTCCTCAGCCAGGAGGAGGCGGGCAGCGGCGATCTGCTGCTCACGGGTCATAGGAGGGGGCGCGTCCGGGACCTGGGCGGGCTTCGCAGCCTTGGGCTCGACCTTCTTCGGTGCAGCCTCTTCGGCTGTCTCAACCTTGGCAGCGGCCTTGGCAGCGGCCTGCGCCTGAGCCTTGCGCTGCTCCTGGACGATACGAGCCTGGTCCTCAGGATTGAGAGTGTCGAGGATTGACTCGACCTTCTCAGCCTCCGCCGCATGGATCGCACCCTTGGGCGTGTTGAGGATCGCACGAGGAGGGGGAGCGTTGTCGAGCCTGGCTGCCTCACGGGCAGCCTGGGTGCCGTCTGACACGACGGTCTTCATGACCGCAGGGGTCCGGACCTTGCCAACCGGCCTTGCGTCCTCGTTGCCGACAGAGTCGGTCTTCTGCTCGCTTGCCGTCCGCCGGATTGAGGGGCCGACAGGGCGCTCCAGGTCGTCCTGGTTCTTCACTTCGCGGCTGAAGGAAGCGACCTCAGTGGCCTCGTCGGGGTCGTCCGCCTTGACGACGTGACGCCCACGGGCCGGTCCCATGTCCTTCTCGTCGTCGGAGACTGTGGGGAGCGCCTGCTTCTTCCCCTTGGTCTTGGACTCGACGGCAGCCCGGACGTTGGTGTCGGCGGGCTTGGGCTTGTAGTTCGAGATATTGTCGGCCTCAGGGACGAACCAGCCGACACGGATACCCGCTCGAAGCTCGGGGTAGGAGTGGTCCACGCCCCCGAGCTTGATCGTCTGACCGTCGAACTGGATAATGTCGCCCTCGCGAACGTCCGTCGCGATCTTCCCAAGGTGAATCTTCGCGACAGCCCGGAACGATTGGAACGTCCCAGTGGCGAATTGGATCTCAGCAGTCTCAGCGGCCATACGAGTCCTCCAGAGGTTGGTGCCTCCGGGGGACTCTACCGACGTGGCCAGCCCTCAACCTGGAGGGCCGTGAGACTCACTTCTTCAGGAGCGGGAGGAGGGCTGCCCGAAGCTCAGGCTTCGCATGGGCGAGCCGAATGACCTTGGCGCGGAGCGAGGCCGAGTGCATTGCACCCTCCGGCCCAGCGTTCTCCTGCTCCGCCCACTGGTCCTTCCAGCCGACCGGACGCTTGCCGAGCAGGCCCATGTAGAGCACCTGGCCCTTCGTCGGGTTGAAGCTGCGGGGGAGGAAGCCGCTCTCCGACTCCGGGTCCACCTCGACGCGCTGCTGGGGGAAGACCGAGAAGTAGACCTGGCCGCCCTGGTTCACGCTGGCCGTGAAGGCGTAGCCAGAGTAGTAGTTGCCGGAGCGGGTCTGGGTCTTCCCGTTCGAGAGATACCGATCGACGATCACCTTCTGCTCGTCGCGGATCTCCTTCTCTTCGGCGAGGTAGACCATTTCCAGCGCCGGGGAGCCCTGCATGACGAAGGGGGGCGTGTACTTGTAGATCCCGACGCCACGGAGCTTCTGAGCGTCCGGGAACACGCCTTCGCCGCCCGACTTGAACTTCACGGTGGCCCCAGTCGAGTCGGTGTCGATCACCTCGCCGACCTTGCCGTTGAACTCCGCGTAGACCTCCATGGTCTCGGCGTTCTTGTGCTTGTCCTTCTTGATGACAACCTCGTCACCCTTCTGGAAGCGGGGGCCGCCACGGGGCTTGCGGGGCGGCTTGATCTCCAGGCCCAGCTTGCTCTCGATAAACGAGCGCGCCTCAGACTCCGGGATCGGGTCCGAGTAGTTCGAGAGCACCCAACGAGCGAAGTCCCCGGAATCGGCAGCGGCGAGCTTGTCAGTCATGCCCCATGGACTTTATTGAGAGTCCACCGAAGCACCAAAGGAAAGGGGCGGGCAACTTGAAAGGTTGCCCGCCCCCACTTGTGGACTCGGCGGGAGTCGAACCCGCGTCCGGAATGCCTTCTTCTGTGCGTCTACGTGCGTAGCCGAAGTCCGTGCCTGTTTTGATACGAGGAAAGCACGAGGCCCGACGACCTCTCCCTTTCGGGACTCCCCGAGGGGCTCACGGTTGCCCGATTGCCCTCCACCAGTTCCTCAGATCGCCTTTCGGCTCCCGCTGAAGTACGTCCGGGATTTTCGCCCAACTCGATTACGCCAACGAGGAGAGTGTTAGGCGGACTCTCCTCGTCAACGGCTTCAGGCCGCGATTGCGGCTGAGGCGTAGCTGTTGTCGTTCGCAGCTATGTTTGGTCTGCTTTTTACCCGGCGAGCAGACCAACCGGGACACGCAGCACAGTCGTAGAACACCCCGTCGAAACCGTGACGAGCCCTGAGATTTGAAGCTACACCCAATCTAAGCGAGGAGCAACCCGACCACACCCTTACGCCCTCACAGGGCAAGTAGCGAGGGTCGGCCCTTCTTTCGAGCATGGGGGATACCCAGGTCCAGGAGCCAGCGGTCCACTGTAGAGGCACCCACACCCAGGAGCTTCGCCATGCGGCGGATCGGAGTGCCTTGGGAGGCTAGCTCCCGGAGTCTGTCCGGAGACACCTTCTGTCGGACCTGGTAGTGCGGCCCCTGGAAGCCAAAGTCACGGAGCTTGTAGGCCATGCACTCCGGGACATGGGGCTGGATCAGGTCGAGGAACCTGTGGGCTGTGTCCTCACGCTCCATGTGGAACTCACCGGTCTTCCCCTTCACAGGGCTCCAGCGAGGATTGAGCCCAAACTTCTCGAAGATTGCTAGGGCGACCTGGCGGCTCTGCTCGTCTGCCCCGAAGGTGATCGTAGGCCACCAGGCTGCACACCCGTCGTCCAGGTACCAGACGGCCAGGGCAAACTCGTCTACGAGGTCCGCCACCTCCGGCAGGAGCCGCTTCCAACCCTTGTCTCTGGTGGCGTAGAACAGGTCACGCCACGGGACGAGTGACCCATGCGCCACTGTGTTCATTCGAGAGTGGACGTACCCCCGCTTGTCAGGCACGTCGAAGATTGGGCGTGCCCAAGCGCCCCAGAGACTGGCCTTCCACTCCAAGTAGGGGCGTTGGGCTTCACAGTGACCCTCTGCGAAGTGAGCAGCATGGGTGCGGTGAACAATGCGACCGTCCCCCAGCATTGAGCCCACCAAGAGGGACCTCAACTGCCCCTCGATAGGTGGTACCTCACCCCGCTCCCACCGAGCCACAACCTCAATGGCGTATCGGCGTCGCCACGACTGAACGCGCTTGATTGTCCCACCAGGGAGGCGTGCAGCCACCTCTGCGTCGGTCAACTTCTCGTCCCTCACGAGACGGCGAAGCTCCTCCGGAGACACAGGGCAGTCGATAGCTCACATTGGGCAAAATGTGGCAGACAATGCTCCAAAATGCAACCAGAAAGCGACAGACCCGGCCCCCTTTCGGGAACCGGGTCTGGCGGGTGGGCTCGCTTTGAGTCCCGGCTTTTCAGCGACCAACCGCTATCAGCGGGTGATCGTGAGGCGGACCAACCCACGGGGGTTGTACGCGCCAATGCCGAGATTTTCAAAGACGCTGAAGCCGATCGTGCGGGCCTTCGGGTCGTCCGCCGAGAGGACCGTGAGTTCCGTGCGGACCGGGATCCGACCGAACATCTCGGGCTCGCAGCAGACGTACACGGTGCCGACGGGAACGAGGCGGCTCGTGATGACCTGAGCGCCCCAGAGGGTCGCCTGGAGGCCGGTCTTGAGCAGCGTCGCCTGGCTCTCGATGTCGAGAATGTCGCGACCGAACTTGCGAATGTCCGCGTAGTCCCGTGCGTTCATGTACACGCGAGCGACCCGGAGGTCGTGGCGCTCGATGAGCGAGAAGGCGTCCGCGAGCACAGCGCCCGTGATCGGGGCGATGACCGGCACGTCCGGGTTCGTCCCGCCCGGAAGCGAGTCGAAGCCGTTGATTGCGATTGCGTCCAGAACCGCGAAGACGCGCTCGTCCTCAGCAGCCTGGATCTGCGCCCGAGCGAGATCCTGGGCGCGCTCGATCAGGTCGAAGCGACGCTCCTTGATCTGCGTGAGCGGGATCTCCGGGTTCGAGGCGATCTCGAACAGCGGGAAGATCACACGACGGGGCTTGGTGATAGCGAGAATGTTCTCGCCCTCCTCGCCGACCACGAACGCGGTCACGTCCGGGTCCTTGTCGTAGATCGGAAGCGCGCCGTCGGGAAGCTGCTCCACGAGGAAGGTCTTGCGACCGACGCTCATGTAGTCCCGGCGAGTGCGGAGCGGCTGCGTCATAGACGCGGCGAGCTTGTTGCGGCCCGACGCTGTCTTGAGGTAGTCGCTGATGATCTTCTGCTTGACAGCGTTGTTGACGTTGGTTGTCATGACTGGGTGTCTCCTTTCCTTCGGTTCAGACGCGCGCGTCGTAGACGCACTCGGTCATGACCGAGTCGGGGACCATCTTGAGAACGCCCAGTGTCTGCGAGGTCCCAGCGCCATGGCCGTTGGTGACTTCGAGCGAGAAGCCCGCGATGTCGAGCGAGACGACCGCACCCGCGTTGTCCACCCAACGCGGCATGAGGTAGCCGTTGACCGACGAGATCAGGTCCTGGCCGACCAGGTAGGGGAGCGACGCGCCGATCAGGAAGGGCGCGGCAGCCATGAGGAACTGCGTCTCGTAGAGACGGTTCCCGTAGGTGCCCATGGCAGCGACGTAGGGACCCTTGTTCGAGGCGCTCGCGGGGAGGTTCTCGTAGGGGTTGCCTGCGGCGTTGTTGATGAAGCAGCCGAGCGGGCGCGTGTTGAACGCCTGGGCTGCGGTGACGCCGCTCACGGCGACGGTCACGGGACCGCCGATGTGGTTGCTTCCCGCGTCCGGGCGCGTGAACGCGACCGAGCCCGAGAGAACGCCGAAGACCTCGGTGAGGGCTCCGGGCGACGTGGTGACGGTTCCTGCGGTGTTGATGATCGGCGGGTTCTGCTGACGGAACGCATCATCCGTGAGGACTCCGACGGTATTCCGAATACCGACGTGAAGAATCCTCAGCGCGCTGCTGCTCTCCGTCCACCCACCGCTCGCCTGTCCAAGCAAAGGCATAGCCTTGCTCCTGTCTCTGCTCCCTGTTCGGGAGAGTGGTGTTGGATCGTGTCTCGAAGCCTCCGCCTGCCGAAGCAGACGGGACAACCCAAACAGTAGGGCTGTCGTAGTAAGGGATTGGTATTGAGACAAAAGCGAAGGGGCTGAGTGGAAAATCCACTCAGCCCCTCTACTTGGCCCTCGATTGGGCCTCTCAGCCGACGGTCAGGCGATCAGCCGAAGATCTTCGACACGTCGGGAGCGGACTCCCACAGCTTCGAGAGGTCCGAGATCTCCGACGTACCAGCCGTCTTGCTGACCGCACCGAGCGTCTTCACGCCGGTCGAGGCGAGGCGGGGCTGGGGCTTGAGAGCAGCGGTGCGCTTGGCGGCGGCAGTGCGAGCAGCGGCGGACTTCGCCTCGGGCTCCTTCTCCTCCGACTCCTTCGCCTCAGGCTCCTTCTCGTCCTCGGACTTCTTGGCGAAGCGGCCACCGTAGAGGAGGCCCATTTCCACGTCGCCCATGCCCATGTCGTCCGACTCGTCCATGAGCGACATGGGGTCGTCCATGAAGTCCTCGTCCGCCAGCGGCTCGTTCATGTCGGCGAGCATATCGGCGATCGTGAGGTCGTCGGAAGCCTCCTTCTTGGCTCCCTCGTCCTCCGCCTTGGGCTCGTCGCCGTCGGGCTCGCCCTCGGACTTCTTGGCAGACGCCTTCTCGTCCTCGGACTGCTTGGCGGCTTCCTTCTCCATCTCTTCGAGCAGGGCCTCGTCGCTCTCCTCGTCGCTGTCCTCGTCGCTGTCCTCGTCCTCGGACTTCTTGGCGGCGATCAGCTTCTGCTTCGCGAGACGAGCAGCCTTGGCCTGCTTGAGAGCCTCCTCGGCCATCATTTCGACGAGAAGCTCCTCGTCGTCCTCAGCCATGTAGGTGGCCGGGTCGTTCTGGTCCGCCTTGACGGACTTGCGAGCCTCCTTCTTGGGCTCCTCCTTGACGGGCTCCTCGTCCTCGGACTCCTTCTCGTCCTCGGCAGCCTTCTTGGCGGCCTTCGACCAGAAGGCGGCGAGGCGGCTGAAGTGAGCGGCCTTCTTGGCGGCTGCCTCGGCCTCGTCCTCCGGCTTGACGCCCTCTTCGACTTCCTTCTCCGCCTCGTCCTCGGACTTCTTGGCGGCCTTGGCGGCGGCGGGGACGATCACGTCCTCGTCGTCCACGAGCAGGTCGTCGGCGAGCAGGTCGTCACCCGTGCGGGGCGGCGTGAGGGTGTAGTTGGCCTCGGGGCCTTCCTTCGCCTGGTCCGCGATCCGCGAAAGCATGGCCTGGATCTGACGGTCCGAGAGGTTCATGAGGTCGAGAGCCTGGTCCTCGATCGCCTGGACCGACGCCTTGCGCCCGAACATGGCCTGCGCGATCCGAATGCACTTCGCCGCCTTGTGCTCCATGGCTGCACGGAGATTGCGCGACGCCTCCTTGCCGACTCCGGCGGGGAAGTAGTGCTTCGGGTCCGTCGCCGGGTGGCCCTGGGGCGCGTTCGTGCCGGGGGTCGCCGGGGGCGGGGTGTTCGGGTACGGGCCGGGGTGCGGGTCCTCCGCCCACGAGGACGTGTCACCGTTCTCGTACTGGTTCGCGTCGGGGTCCGGCTGCGTGTAGGCAGGGTGATTGGTCCCCTCCTGGTAGCCGGGGGTTGCCGGGGGTGCGGAAGCCTTGCGGTCAGCGGACTGGGTCAGGCGGCGTCGGGTCGTCATGTTGTCTCCTTCAGGATCGCTTCGTGTCGGCGTGACGCCGAGAGTACCGGTGTGCCTCCAACAAGGACGCGAGACGAATCATTGTCCGCGCCTCATTGGGGGTAGGTTGATGTCCTAGAGCCTTAGAGGCTGCCCTCAGAAAAGGATTGACCCCCGAATACGAACTTCGGGCTCCAACCTTTAGCATTGCCCTATAGAGGGAAACGGGAACCGAAATTCCAATCTCTCGATTGAGAGTCGCAACCCGGTCCAGCAGGTCCACGTCCGTCAGGGAGGTCGCGACGATCTCCCGGAGGGACGCGGTGTAGGCTTTCTTCATGCCCGCAAGGCGATTGGCCGCTGCCTGCTTGACTATGGTGTCGTTCGGGGCGTCCGTGGGGGGGAGCGTCTGGTCGTCGATCTTCGTCTTCCGAAGCTCGGTCTTCAGTTGCTCCTGCACGTTGTCCAGAATGAACTTCTTGAGTTCGTCCTGGATCCCGTGGAGAGGGGAGGGAGGGGGCGCTGGGGGCGGCGGCGGGGCTGCCTCTTCAGGTGCCCCCTCCTCCGACGGCTCCCCGTCGAACATATCGTCGGCGGTCAGGTCGGAGGCTGCCTTCTTCATGGCGGTCGGGTCGGCCTGCCGTGCGGGCGACTCGAAGACGCGCTTCATTTTCTGAGCGGTCTTCTTCGAGTCGGAGCCGGTGTCCACGGTGATCACGTTCCGGGCGACCGCACCCGTGAAGGCAGGCACCTTGACCCAGGACGCCTCAATGAACATGACCCCGCCGTTCGGGTCCAGGCTCTCGTCACCGCACAACTCGGCGACCCGGTACTTCTGGCCGTCCTCACCGTAGAAGGTGTTGCCCTTCTCGTACCGGACGTGGTCGCAGAACTCGGTCTCGTCAGCCGCCCAGTGGCCGCACTTCGTGCAGGTCGAGCCGTCAATCGAGCAGCCCATGGAGAGCGTCGAAAGCTCCCCGGACTCGATCTCCTTGATCAGGCTCGCGTGCTTGCGGTCGTTGGCGACGAGAATGTCAACGTAGACGCTGTCACCAACGTCGCGGGCCACGGCGTCAATGATCCGGCCCTTCGAGAGGTCCTCGACCTGGACGTGCTCGACGAACGAGTGGCCGCCAATGAACGTCGGGTAGCTCTTGAGGAGGACGGGCCTCGCCCAGGAGTCGAGGTTGTTGTTGATGTACTTGTCGCAGTCAGCCTTGATCCGGAAGCTGGCCGTCTTGCGGACGATCTGCTTGCCGTTCTCGGTGGTCCGCCCGACCTTGACGTTCGGAACGACGATCGTATCGACCGACGCGACGATCGTGGCGTGGGTCAGCAGGAACTGCTTGGGGTCGAACTCCGCCTTGAGGATCTTCGACGCCTGGTCCACCAGGTTCCGGTCGGAACGGACGTTCCCCGACGCGACCCTCACGTTGTCCCAGAGCGAGTCCCGGACATGGGGGTGCGTCACCCGCGCATTGGCGTACCGGAGGAACGGCATGGTTCAGTCCTCCATTCCGATAATGTCGGACCGGCGGATCAGGAAGAGGCAGTCAGGGCAGCAGTGGAGCTTCTCGTTCCGCCCGTCTTCACGCTTGTAAACCACCTTGCGGAGGCCCACTCCGGAACACCTCGGGCAGGTCGGAACGCCTGCCTCAAGCTCGCCCCGGTTCATTCGGTACTTGCGGTCAGGGGCGTCCCAGTAGAGCGCCTTCTTGACGTGGGCTTCGATCACCCGGCTGGCCACTCGCGTGAGTGCCTCCTCGGTGATCTCCTCCCGCTGGTCCTTCAGGAGCGGGGTTGGGCCTCCGGGCACCGAGACCGTGGGCGTACCTCCGGGGATCCCGTCCGCCGCGAAGTCACCGAAGTTCTCGAAGGTGTCGGAGTTGTCGATCACCATGTCCTCGACCGGGTACCTGGAGGCCCCGTGCGGGAACTGAACATCGATCATCCCAATCGCGGGCCATACGGCGACCACAGTCCCACCAATGGCCGGGTTTGCCCCGACCATAGTGAACACACGGTCCCCCACCGAAAAGGCGGAGGCCCGTGCCTGGAAGTCAGCGTAGTTGCCCCTGCGGGAGGACAAGGGGTGACCTTACTTCGTCTCGAAGAGACCGAAGATCGAGGCCGTCTTCTCGGCGTCCTCGCCCTCGTCGCCGTCGGGCTCCTCGCCCTCCGACTTCTTGGCGGCTTCCTTGGCGGGCTCCTCGGCCACGTCCTCGGACTCCTTCTCGTCCTCGGCAGCCTTCGCCTGCTTGAGGACGGCGAAGGCGAGCTTCGCGGCCTGCTTGGCGATCAGCGCCGCGAGCTTCGGGTCGGCGACGTGAGCCGCTGCGTTCGCCGCGAGTTCGCCGCTCATTTGCTTCTGGGCGAGCGCGTAGAACTTCTCCTGCGTGAACTCACCCGACATGAACGGGTTGTTCGAGTCCATGACGAGGGGGCCGGGGACTTCCTTGCCGATCGTCGAGGGATCGACGTAGCCCGCGTTCTTGGTGTTGAACCGGCGGTCGATCGCGTCCGAGAGCATGTCGCACCGAAGTGCGAAGTCCATGGCGACCTTCTTCGGAATGCCCAGGGACTCGTGGTTGCCCTGGAAGAGCGAGGCGAAGCGGTCGAGACCCGAAGTCACCCGACGCGCACCCTGTGCAGTAGCCATCTTACGAACGGTCATGGAGTCTCTCCTGTGTGTCGTCGTGGGGTGGGATCGACGCATCCGTTGTCTCGGTCCCGAGTCTGTCAGAACCAGGTTTGAAAGGATGCGGCGCACCCTACCCTAAAGGGTCATGGGATAAGGAACTAAACGAGCCAGTCGCCCGGATTGGGAACAGGGACGACGTAAATCTAGCAGCGACGCGCTCCACGGAGTCCTGCTTCTGCTGGCTGCGGGGCACCTCTGGAGCCGGTTCCTTGCTTGAACCCTCGCCTGGGACGGGAATGTCGAGCTTGACCAAATCCCCAACCGCGTCCTGGAGCGGGGACTCATAGGGGGGCGTCTCCTCCTCCTCGTCCTCCGGACCCGAGAGGTCGCTCGGCTCACTCTTGGTCTTGCTCTTGGTCTGCTCCCCTACGGCACGACCGGCCAGGTCCGGGTCAGCGTCTTCGAGGGCCACGTCGGTGAGCAGGGCCGCGAAGATCGACTGGGCGTTCTCAATCTTCCCGCGCTCCCCGGACTCGACGAGCTTCTTCCAGGTGTCCGCCATTTTGGGATCAATCTCCCGCAGGGCAGACTCCATGTGCTCGGGCTTGAGGCGCATCATCATGTCTTCCAGCGCCTTCGGGTCAGGGTCAGACCCTAGGAGCCCGATACCGGAATCGACAATGTCCTCCACGTCCTGGCCGCTCTCGTGAAGAGCCTTCACGAGCGCCTGGGTGCCCTTCCCAATCCGGGAGGCCGCGTTCTTGTCGCCGCTGACGAGCGCGGAGATCTCCAGGGACCGCCAATCGGCGTCGAGGTGCTCGATCTGGCTCTTGAGCGACTCCAGCTTCTTCTGGTCCTCTGCACGATTGGGGTCAGAGGAGTCCCCTGAGGAGAGCTTCTCCTCCAGGCTGGCGCGCTCCTTCTGGGCCTCGGTCACGGTCTTCTTGAAGGCGGCCCCAGTCGCTGCCCGGTCCTCCGCCGTCATGCCCTTGAACCGCTCCAGGCTGGCCTTGACACGGTCCTTCGCCCCGCCCTTCCCGAGCGGCTTGGGGTCGGAGTCAATGAAGGTCAGCGGGTTCCGCGCTGCTGACTTCAGCGCCTCGTGCGCGTAGTAGGACTTGAAGTCCTCCTGAAGCTCCACCCCAACCTTGTCCCGGAGTTCAGTGAGCTTTTTGACGTGAGCCTGGATCTCGGCGGCGTTCCCCTTGCCGGAATCCAGTTCCCTCTGGAGCCCACTGACCTTGGAGTTCAGGTCGTCGAGCTTCTTCTTGCTGTCGTCAATCTTCGCCTTGTCGGGGGGCGTCCGCTTCGGCGGCCTGCCAGCCGCCAGGGCGTCCCGGTCGGAGTCCCGCGCCTTGGTGATCCCGTCGAGGAACTCCTTGGCGTGACCCTCCGGCATTGACCTGAGCAGCGAGTTCAGCACCCCGTCAACGTGGGCAGCGGTGCCCCTGTCAAGCGAAGGGGCTGACACCAGGCTCTTGGCCTTCTCGTCCAGTTCCTCCGACGCGAGATCCCTCGCCTCCGCCGAGTCGTCCTTCTTGGACTTCTCCTTGGGCTTCCCCTCACCCTCTGCTGGGGAGCCTTTCTCGGACTCCTCCACGGTGTGGCTGTCGGCGTCCGCGTCAGGGTGCTCTTCGAGGTACTTCTTCTTGGCTTCCTCGGTGGAGAAGACGATCGCGACCTTCAGGAACGCCTGAGCGACCCGGAGGGCCATTGCGACCCGAGCCGCCCCGTCCTTGAAGTTGAGCGAGAGGTCGTCGTCCCCGCTGTCCAGGTCGTCGTCACCCAGGTCGATCCGGCGCTTCTTGAGGTCGTCGCGGGGCGGCTTCAGCTTGGGGCTCGGCTTGATCAGGGCGTCCACGGCCTCGTCCTCCTTCTCGGAGGTGGTCTTCGTGGCCGCCTTGGACGACTTGAACGTGGCGAGGATCGTCCCGTCCTTCATGAACGAGTCTTCGAGGCCCGGCACGAGGTAGTCCGACCGAAGGGTGGCAGGCTCATGGCCCACGATCTCCGCGACCTCCTCCAGCGCGTCCTTGAACTCCTCCTTGAGGATCTTGTCGCGTTCCTTCCGGGCGCGTGGGAGGTCTGGACCCTCCCGGCGGACCTCCCGCAACGCCTTGCACATTTCCTGGTTCGCCCCGTACCCGCGAATGTCCTTCGCGGTGATCTTGAAGTCCTTCAGGTAGGCGTTCACGTCCTCTGACTTGACCGAGAAGTCGTCCAGTTCGAGTACCTGGTCGCCCTTCCCCTTGCCCTTGACGAGCTTCTTGAGGAGCTTCACGACCGGGGCCTTTGACACGACCTTCTCGTGCTTGACCCCGGACTTCCCGACGTACCGGAAGACCGCCTCCCCGTCCTCGAAGGACAGGTGCTTCACCAACCAGCCGGTCACCCCGTAGTGACCGTCGGCGGCGCTCTCAGCGTTCCCAACCCGCTCATACGTCTCGTCGATCAGGGCAACCGCGAGCGCAGGGAGGTACTTCTTGGGGTCCTTCGCCGACAGGTCGTTGGTGACCTTCTCGCGGAGATTGGAAATGTCCCCACGGAGGTTCTCGACCCGCTCAGCCTTCTGATTGTGGCGGTTAGCGACCTGGCGCTCGCTGTACTCGTAGTGGACGTTCCCCTCGTCGTCCTTCTTCTTGGACTTGTACTTGGCAGCCACCTTCGTGGCTGAAGGCTCGTCCTCCGGGGGGCGGCACTCTGCCGCATGGGCAGAGACGGTGACCAGGTGCGGTGTGCAGGCCCGCCCGTTGGACTCGATCCAGTCTGCGAGCATTCGGAGGTGGTTCTCCCGGTCCTCCCAGATCGCGACCCCACGGATCCCTGGGTGCTCTTCGAGGATCGCCTTGATCGCCTTCATTTTGAAGGCTTCCGTCGGTCCGCCACCGTTCAACTGAACGGAGTCGAAGTGCAGACCGGCCTGGTTCAGGAGGTCCTTGAGGCGGAGGGAGAACTTCGAGACCCTGCCCGTGAGCAGGACCGCCAGCACGTCTGGGTTGCTGATCGCCTGCTTGGCCGCCGAGACGACAGACTCGTTCCACCACTCAGGGGGCGGGCGCTCCGGCACGCACGGGTCCGAGAGGGAGTCCAGGTTCCCCCACCAGCCGCCCTTCCACCAGACCGGCTTCTCCGGGCTGCGGAACAGGGTGCCGTCGAAATCGAAGACGTGCAGCTTGATCGGACTCACGTCAGGACCCCGTGTGCCTCGGACGACGTGCGAGGTGTACGTCCGCGACGTGCCTGGCAAGAGAGACCCTGCCTGAGGCGAGCCGTGACTCCTCGGTCATTCCGCGAAGGTCGAAGCAGAGCGGGGCGAACTCCTTGCGGATCTCACGCAGTTCCTGCGCGATCTCCAGGGGATCACCCTCGTCAATCCACCGCTCCTGGAGCGACCGAACGAGGTCAGCCTTGCCCACGATCTGGTTGGACCACTTCTGCTTGTTATCGAGCGAGAGGGCCTCCTCGTAGAGGGCCTCGATCGTCAGGAAGTGCTTCCGAATGCAGTCCTCGCACCGCTTCCGCTCGTTGTTGAGGTGGTCCTCCAGCAGAGCGGATTGCTTGCAGATCTCCCTCAGGTTGTAGAGGGGGTGCATGATCGGAAGTAGGTCCGACGCGAGAACTGACCTGCGAGGTGTCACGGGAGCTTCCTAGCCTGGGCACGCCATAGAAAGCGAACCGCGACGCCCCGTGTCACGCCCGAAGCGGGGCAGGCTCTGTGTACGTGAAGGTGACCCCGTCAACCGTCGCCCCTTGGAGCACTCCCCATGTCGGTGTCACACCGATCGGGTCCCCGACGTAGTACGGGTACGGGTACGGCTGGACCGGGTACGTCGGGTAGACGGGGACGGTCACCGGCTGGTAGGGGAGATGGACGTAGATTGGGTACTGGACCGGGAGCGGGTGCCCCGCACCCGCAAGGCGCTCGCACTCCTCGACGGTGCCCTCAGCTTCGAGGACTGTCCCGTCCGGGCGGGTGATCTTGAGCTTCATTCAGAACCTCCCCTCTTCCTTCTCGACTGGCTTGACGTACTTCAGCCCGACGTTCTGGGCGATCTTCGTGATCACGTCGCTGTTCTCAGCGAGGACACGCCCGGCCTCCGAGTAGATCGCCCCGAGCACGTCGTTGAACTTCGAGTCGTTCACCGTGAACATATCGCGCTTGAGCTTCTCGCTCGTGGTGTGGGGGTCAATGTTCAGAAGCTCCAGGATAATGTCCACGTCGAGGGAGCCCTTCTGATACAGATTGAAGAGCGCGTCGAACGTGTCGGCGTTGTCCCGGAGGGCCAGCCTGGTGAACGAAAGGGCAGGCACGATCACCGTCTCGTTGCCCGCCTCGTCCACCTCGACGAAGCCCATTCGACGGCACATTGGCCGGAGGAAGTTGTCCTCAATCATGTCCTGGAGGATCTCCCGCAGGAGCATATACCTGGTGTTGATCACCTCCAGGTTGATCCGGTCGCCCGAGTAGCTTGACTCGCCCGAGAGGAGTGACTCGGTGACCCCCAGACCGGCGTACAACTGCCGGTCGGTCATTTCGTACTCCCCGGACAGTTCGAGGAGCCGCTGCTGGCTGCCCATTTCCTCCCAGTTCAACTGGAAGTTCGTGACGATCGAGTAGTCGGGGTCCTGGAGAGCCAGTTCGACCTGCTCGCGGATCGCGTCCACGTCGGCGGCGCTAGCGTCCTCTGCCCAGATCAGCCGGATCGGCGTCATGTGGCGGGAGGCAATGCTCGTCTGCGCCTGGCGGAGCTTGTCGCGGTAGACGAGAATGCGGAGGCACCGCTCCAGGATTGAGTGGCCACGCGGCTCGTACTGGCTCTTCTTGCGAGCCATGTAGTAGACGAACGAGCCTGCGTCCGGGTCGGTGTTCAGTGGGATATTCCCACCGTTGCGGATCGACTCGACGACCTCGTTGGGCATGGACCGAACGACGCGCAGAGCGTGTGGGTCGCCCGAGTCGGCGCGGGAGATCACGTCCTTCGTCTTGCTGTCGGGGATCAGTTCGATCAGCTTCTGGTCCGTGAAGGGGAAGCCCTCCATGTGGATCTGCTCGGGGGGCAGGACCCGGATCGCCGACCAGCCCTTGTAGTTCTTCAGGAGCCACTTCGAGGCTCGCTCAGCCCAGTCGGCCCGCTGCTTCTTGTTCTCGACGGGGTGGCCGCTCTCCTCGTCGATCTCCCGGACGAGTTCGTACTCAACGTCCTCGGGCATATCCGGGGAGTCGTCCTCGCAGAACACGAACACCTCCCCCAGGAGGTTGTAGTCGTGGACGATCTCAATCATTCGGTGCAGCAGACCGATCCGCTTGGCCCATGCGGTACAGAAGGCGAGGGAAGCGTCGGCAATGTCCTTGTTCTTCGCCTTCGGCTGGCTGAGCCGGATCTTCGAGAGCGGAAGCTCCGTGTGAAGGTCCACGGCCTGCCCGACGAAGGGGTCCGCCGCGTAGAAGAACCGGTAGTAGTTCCGCTTCTCGTCCGCCGACTGGGGCAGTTCGAGGAAATCGGTGGAGAGTTCCGGGGAGTAGAAGTTGCCCGCCGTCGCCGACGACGTTCCGCCTGTCGAGGGGAAGGCGACCTTCGAGCGCATGGCACTCAGAACGACACGGCGAGGCCGACCGGTCTCGACGTTCGCCCGCTTGGAGATCTTCCTGACCTCCTTGGCGTCAGCGTCCTGTGTCTGCTTGTTGGTTCTCATGGAAGCTCACTTCATGCCGTGGGAGGGGGAGGGGCCGGGCGCTTCGGCTTCGGAGTGGGCTCGGACGACTGAAGGTCCTTGTCGTCGGCGTCGTAGACAGGACTGACACGACGCACTCCGGAAAGCGCCCCCAGCACCTTCTCCAGGTCACGGACCACACGCTTGGTTCGAGCAGCCTCCAACGGGTTCCCCACTGAACGTGCGTACTGGTGGCACTCCTGGAGCGTTGACAGAACCGTGCGCTCCACCCCTGACAGGGCGGTGGCCACCTTCCGATCGATCTCGGACCTGGATAGCTGGGCGCGTAGGCGGCTCATGTGCTCTGAACCTTACCGCAGTTCAATCCCACGCAGGGGCATGGGTCAGGTACTCGTGCTTGTAGGCGAGCTTCGCGACCCTCTTGAGGAGGTGGAGGTCGTTCGCGGAGCCGTCGAAGAGGCGCTCCCAGTTCCCGCCTGCCTTCTCGAAGACAGCGAGAACCAGGTCGTACTCGGCGGGGACGTGGACCACCTCAATCGAGGAGGACTCCAGGATCTTCTTCAGGATCCGGTAGTCTGCCCTCGAAGGCTTGAGCGGGTCGCTCTTGGCGTTTCGTGTACTCACCGTGTTGGCCTTCTCGACGGACCCCTGGGGACCATTCTCGACTCGTGGCTTCCACTCTGGTGGAGCCTTCTACGAGCGGTCCCCATAGGCGAACCAAACGGGCCGCCCTGTCCGCTCAGGGACATTCCTGACCGGGCGATATGTGGCTGCTTGCTGAGTCGGTTGGAGGCGACCCAGACCATTCGGATCAGGGCGTCGGACAAGTCGTCGTGCTTCCCCTCGACATTGGGGGCCTCGACGGTGGTTATGTACTTCGAGTGGTAGCGGGCCTGAAGCTCCAGAAGCTCCTTGATATAGCCGCAGTGGCTCTCGTGCGGGGCCACGGGGAAGTCGTAGAGCAGGAGCTTCTTGTCCCAGAGCATGTCCTTGAAATTCTGGAACATTTGCGAGGTCAGCACCTTCGTCATTTGCACGGCCTTCATTTGCTGGAGCCCACGCTTCACGAGCGCCTGCTCCAGGGGAATGCCTGCCCACTGGTCGAAAATGCCCTCCGCAATGTAGAACCGCTCGCTCAGTTCCTTGATCCAGTTGGCCACGTCGTCGAAGTCGAGACGCTCCTTGTCCACGTACTTGCCCTCGCCCGCCTTGACCTGGTCGATCAGGTCGGCTTGGATCTTCCCGGTCTCGTCAATGTGGCCAATGGCGATAGCTGTGCCGTCGCCGACGAGGCCCAAGTCCAATCCGAGGAAGTGGGGGCGGCGTGGGATACCACGGATCAGAGGGCGGAGGTTCTTGTCGATACAGGCGACAACGTCCTCCTCGCGCTCAATCCAACCCCTCGTGCGGTCGGTGAACTCGCCGCCGTACTCCGTGAAGAAGACGCCTGGGTCCTTCAGGTAGTGCTTCTCGAACTCCGAGGCGGGGATCGTCGGGTTCACCTCCCAGGAGGGCGCTTGAATGCACAGCATGTTGGCGGAGACGCTGCCTCCGCCCATGCCCATTTGGAACAACTTGTAGAACAGCCCCTGCCGCCCCAACGGGGACGAGATCAGAATGACGCGGGCCTCGACCGGCCCGGTGGGGATCCGAACGTCCTTGGGGTCCTTCGGCGAGAAGGCTGAGGTAGACGGGACGACGGCGTTGTACACGGCGTCCGCCGACGACTGCCCAGCGTCGGTGAAGTGGGCGACCTCGTCGAGAATGACGACGACGTTACCGGCACCGCGCAAGCCCTTGGCGATACAGGACCGGAACGTGACCTTGATCGTCGCCTTCGCGTCTGGGTTCTCGGAGAACTGCCCGTACTTTTCCACGTCCTTCGGCGTCTGGAAGCGCGCATAGGACATGGTGTTGTTCGCCATGTAGGGGGCAAAGAAGGGGCACCCTCTGTAGTGCCCGGAGACCTCCTGGTAGAGCAGTCCAGCCTGGTCCTTGTCCGTGGCGACAGAGATCAACTGGATCATGTTCGAGGCCGGGAGGCCGTAATACCCCTGCGGGTCGCCCTTGCTGATCAGCTTGTACGTCTCGTAGGCTGAGACACAGGCAGACAGGGTGGTCTTGCCGCTTCGGCGTCCGATCGACAGGATCATTTCCCGTCGGTCCTCTCCGGGGACGACCTCCTTGATATTCGCCCGGCCCTCGTTGAAGAGGTACTCCAGGTACTGCTTCTCGGTCATCGACATGAACTTCTGCCGACGCCAATCCGAGATCTGGAACGGGGTCTTGTCGTCTAGCTCGATCCCGTAGTGAGCCTTGAGGATCACCTTCTGGACCGGAAAGAGCTTCATTTGGAGCCCCCAGGGCTCCTCAATGAACTCGGTGATCGAGGCGACGGCCCGACTTGCCGAGCTAGGGGAAGCCGCTCGTGCTCCCGAGATCGCTAGGTTGCCCAGACTCACGACGGATCACTCCGTCATTCTGGTGTTGGCTTCGCGCTTCCACTCGTCGTCGAGCATTTTCGAGAACTGCGAGAAGACCGCGTCGATCAGTTCCTGGCGGACGCCCGCTGCGGTCATTGCGCGGGAGAACGTCTCGCTGATAAACTTGAAGAGTTCCTGGAAGGCGGCGCTGTCCATGTCCACGGCGGCGTGCTGGATCTGCTCCTTGCGCTTGATCCAGGTGTCGCCGATCGCCTTGAGTGCCATGACCCGGCGCATTGAGAGGGAGGAGGTCTCCTCCCCGTTGCGCTCGGCCTCCTGACGCTCGAACCGGATTGAGGCGGCCTCCTCCGCAATTGCAAGGAGCACCTGATTGAGGACCTCCGCCGACTCAGGTGTGGCCTCTGCTGCGAGGATCACCGGGTCCGACCGGAGGTTGGCCTGCTTGATCAGCAGGAGGTCCCCGACGAGTTGGTTGACCGGAGGGGCAACCTCCGCGAGGTTCTTCTGACGGGGGCGGCCCACGGGGTTGAACATCCACTGGGGCTGGCCCTGCGTGGTCAGATTGATCGCGTCCGTGGCACGGACCTCGTCGATTCTGCGCCAGCAGACCTTGCCCTTCTCGTCTGCTACTCGAACTCGAAGCGCCCCCTCAGGGGCGACGAAGCCTTTGATGATCCGGGCGACTGCGGGGTCGTTCTCGACCTCTGTGCCGCTTGAAGCGTCCAGACCGTCTAGCTCTCTGCTGCTCATTCTGAACCCCGCCGTGTTCAGCCCCCACCTCTTCACGGGAGAGAGACAGGAGGCGTCTGTGTCTTGTTGGTCTTCGTCACGAAGAACGTCTGCCGGTATTCTGGCCCAACGGACAGCAGAACACCACCAGGACCATACACCAGGAAGGGGGGAGCCCCGAAGGTGGCGGACTCGTCGGCAGTCGCCTTGATCGGGAGGGTGGCTTCAGGGCGGAAGGACGTGACGTAGACGGTGCTGCCAACAGCGAGGGCGTCAATGTCCGGGTAAGACCCGAGCGAGGTGGCGAGCGAGGTCGCAATCGCGGCGGCGGGTCCGGTGCCTGAGCCCATGCCGATGCCGAAGTTTGCGCTGGCCGTGACGTACTGGTCGAAGAGGGAGACCTCCTCCTCGTAGTAGAACGGCCCAGGCACTGTCACACTGGGGTCCCAGTACTCCCCGTTTCCGCACACAATTGCTGCCGTGTGGGCGAGGGCGCTCGGGGGCGGAATGACGGCGGTGGGTCCGCCAATGCGGGTCGTCCCGTTCGGCAGAACCACCTGCTGAAGCGTGAACCCCGTGCGGGAGACGGTCGGGTTGCCGCTCGGCCCTCTGCTTGGGTCAGAGGGTGTCTTGAGGGCGGCAACGAGAATGTTGAACTTCCGGGGGGTGCTGGGGTTCATGGGGTCACTCCTCGTCGGTGTCGAGAATCAGCCCCTCGAAGAGGATCCCACCGAGGTCTTCGACCGGAGGGGCGTTGCTGAACTCAATGTCGTCGAGGTTGTCGTTCTGAAGCTCGTACTCACCCTCGTCGAAGGAGGGGGCGAAGAGCGAGGCTGTGCGCTCCGAGTCGTCCGAGTTCGCGAGGCGGATCATTTCCGCCTGGTACTTGGCTGCCTGCTTCTCGGGAACGGCGTCCACGATCGCCTTGCTGTACTTCTGGCAGTGGTTCCCGACGTTCGAGGTGCAGGTAGCGCAGCGGTCCATGGCGAGGACCGAGCGAAGCTGGTTGGCCCGGTGAATGAGCGCACCCTTCTCGCACCCGTCTGTCCCTGCCGGGCTCGCGTAGGCGCTGGCCTCGACGTACAGGTGACCCGCGAGCCCCTCGTGCTTCTTGCGAAGCTGAGTGAGAGGTGCGTCTGCCTGCTTGCGGAGGCCGTCCGAGAACCTGGCCGACAGCATATAGTCCAGGTCCTTGCCCGCCATGCCCTCGCTCATTTGCACCGAGGCCCAGCGAAGAAGCCTGCGGACCTCCAGCGGGAGCACGGGGGTCAGGTCCTGGGCGCGCTTCGAGGTCAGGGCCGTCTTGTAGACAGGGCCGGAGTAGGACTTCTCCGGGGTCTTGGCGAGCATTGCGACCTTGGGGGCGGTGGCAAGCTCCGTCGCCTTGTGGAGCAGAATCTCCGGCTCCAGACCACTCGTCAGCAGTTGCCCAGCCTCCTCAGGGGTGAGGCTGCCGGACTTCACGAGCTTGGCGATCGTCACCTTCGCCCGGTCGAGCGAAGCCTTCTGGATCTCTGCGTTCTTGCCCGAGGCCCAGGCTGCGTCTCGCTTGGTGCTCGAATCACGGGTCTTCGCACCAACGCCTGACCCGAGGTACTCGGCACGCTTCGCCGGGGAGATCTCCAGGGCCGCAGTCCGAAGCAGGTCGTGCGGGTCGCCGATCTGCGCCCGCAACTGGTTCACCCGAAGCGCCGTGAGCAGACCTGCACGCACCCACCGCTCCAGCCGAGCGTCGGCCCGCTTCACCAGGCTGACCCGCTCGTTCCGGGCGACCACCTCGCGTGTCGTTGCTGGTGCCTCTGCGAACGCCTTGCGGGCCTCCACACCAGAGACCGTCGGAACCTCGTGGGTCGGGAAGTTCGTTGCAGCCCGGACCTTGGCGACGTGCTGGGTGAACGCCGCCTGAAGAACCTGCTGAGGGCTCCCCGAAGCGAGCCGCTTGCCACCCGCCTCAATGATTGGACGGTAGTGGTTGAGCGCCTCACCCCACGGGACCGAGGTCACGACCTTCTTGCCGAGGTAGTTCTCGTAGGCCGCGAGCTTCGAGCCTGGCGTCGTCAGGAAGTACGCTGCCGAGGCACAGCGACGCTTGATCGCCGCGTCCCACTTCCCGGAGAGGATTCCAGGGAAGGCCGAGTCACGGACGTACACGTTGCCGACCAGGCCATGCTCAGCACGGATCGACCGAATGGCCGAGGCAAACTTTGCGAACTCAGGGGACTCCTGAACCCTCAAAAGGTCGGGTCCGAGGAACGCGACGACCTCACGAAGGACTCCGTCGAGGTCGTCCCCGAAAGCCGACTTCCGCATTGCGTGGGCCACGACCGCACGCCACTGGTCCGTTCCAGGGAGAGCCGAGGTCAGGGGCTTGGCGGGGCGTGGGTACTCCACGTTCGGGACGAGGTTCTGGCCGTCGGTGCGGCGGTCCACGCCCCAAGCCTGCTCCAGTTCGGCGCGTGTGCCGGACCCAGGAACGTCCGAGAACTCCGTCTGGTGGTAGAGGTCGCTGAGGCTGTGCTCGATCGGGTTCACGGCTTCAGGGAGCCGCTCAGGGTCCTGCGTGGCGCTCTCAAGCCAGTTGAGGTCCATGAGAGGCGCAGCCTCCTTGAACATTTCCCCGAGGTTCCCGAGACCGTGCTCGTCCCCGCCCTCGACGATCGAGAAGTCGAACTCCTCACCTGGGTCCACGCCCATGAGGCCGTCCGGAAGGGCTGCGAGGCCGCGAGTCGAACGAGGAAGCTCAGGGCTTGGGTCCTTGCGAGCCGAGTCCACGCCTTCCCCGTACTCGGAGTCGAAGTCGAACCCGTCCATCATGTAGTTCGAGCCAAGCTGGGGGTCGTACCCGCCGTCCGGCATCTGTGAAGACTTCGCCATCATCGACCCCTGTTGCGCCTGAGCGACGCTCGCTTGGTGAGGATCGCGCTGTCCTCGTCCATTTGCTCTTCTTGGTCTTCGGCCCAGCCTTCGGGGTCGGACTTTATGTCGAGAGCGTCCTCGACGATCTGCTCGACCTCCTCCCGCTCCTCAGGGTCTTCCTGGCGGGAGACTGCGGCCCAGTGGGGAGCCCGGATCTCGTCGTAGAGCGTGTCCGAGAGCGCCGACAGAGCCTCGACGAGGTTCATGTACGCCCGACGCATTTCGGCGATCTTCTGAATGTAGCCCTTGCCGCCGAGGGCACCGTCGGGGGAAATGTCCGCCGACTTGAGCTTCGTGAAGACCCCGTAGGCCGCCATGGCGTGCCCGAGCGCCGCGTTCGTGGAGCGCATGACCTTCGCAAGCGGCTTCGTGTTCTTCGGGTTGAAGGCGAAGTCCGGGTTGATCTTCCGCTCCTGCGGACCCGAGTCGTTCCACGCCCACTGGGAGGCGTCGTTGGACTTGTCCTTGATGAAACGGACCTCGCCCGCCGTGCGGATCATTGCACGTCGGGCTACCCGCTCAGCACTGGCGTTGCGCTTGTTGGTCATACCTTCAGCGGAGTCCCGGTCTCGTCGAAGAGACGCTCAATGACGTACTCGTTCCCGACGTGCTTCACGGCCCACAGGTCCTTGGTGGACTTGTGGATCAGGTCGTCACCAGCCGACTTCATGAAGTCGGTGAGGTCGCCGAGGGAGGCGGTTCGGATCGTGTAGGCGGAGGCCGTCCGTCGGTCCGAGGCGCGTCGGAGGTGCTCGTGGTGAACCGGCAGGAACGCCCCGCTGTCCCACTTCATGAACACGAGACCGTCCATGTGGGTCGTGTCCCCAGCCGCGCACCGGACGGTGACGATCGTGCCCTCAGACCCACCGTCTGGGGGGTTCGGGTACGAGAGGACTGCCCCGAGGTTGTTCGCGAAGGTGACCCTCGTGCCAGCCGCCAGGGACAGGGACAGAGCGTTGGCCGCCCGGAACTTGTCCGTGAGGCTGCGAACACCCTCAGCGGGCACACGACTGCCAAGGTGGCGGTCCAGAGGCGAAGCCTCCTTGTGCATACCGAGCGTCAGTTCGTCCCAGAAGTCAGTCACTTCAGCCTCACGTCCCCGAAATTGTCCAGTACACCGTTGTGGTCTGTATAGCCCCGAACGCGATCGTGAACCCGGCAGCCGTCTTCAGGGTGACTGCGGAGGCCGCCGCGACCCCTGTGTCGAGGAACACCGCGTAGTTGGCGTTGGGCCGGGGGACCGGGAAGGTCACGACCTCCGAGAGGCTCGCCACGAAGTCCACTGACCCGGTGACCCCGGACTCGTTCAGGGTCCCGGTCCCAGCCGCTGTCCCGCGCTTCGAGGACACGAGGGTCATGGCCGAGGTGCCTCCGATTGAGAGGTTCCCGACCGTCGAGGACTGAATGAGCCCCGTGCGGTTCCCATTGAGAGTGACGTTACCCACTGAAAGGCAGTTCAGGATCTTCAGTGAGCCTGCGTTCGTCAGGGTCGAGAGCACCACCCCGACCGTCCGACCGTCCTCGATCGAGTAGGTGGACCCTGCCGTTGCTGGGGGTGGCAGCGCCGTGTCGTAGTCCAACTGCGTCGGGGGGACGGTGCCGCCCGACACGAGGTAGGACGCGCACTGGGTGACCTTCTGCGTGGCGGTAGGCACGCTCTCGTCCGTGCGGCAGTTGTAGAGGGCCACCGAGTTCACGGTGTCCGCCCGGACGGTGTAGCCGCCCGCCCCGAGCGCCGCGAGGTTGCAGTCCTTGAAGACGATCCCGCCGTTGGCGACAGCAGAACCCGGCCCACCCTGAACCAGCACGCACTCCAGGCCCGCGAACGAGGTCTGGATCTTCATGCCCTGGAAGAGGGTCGTGAGCGGCGTCGTCAGGAGGCCCGCTCGGATCGTGACCGTCGGGGTGGACGAGACGGCGACGATCGAGGCCGGTCCGACCCCGACGATCGACACGCCGTCCTTGTCAATGACCAGGTTCTCCAGGTAGATCCCCGGAAAGCACAGGATCATGTACGGGTTCGTCACGCTCGCCGTGGACGGGATCGCGTTGATCGCGGACTGGATCGTCAGGTACTTGGCCCCTGACCCCGCCCGCCCGACCACGAGGACGCCCGTGATCGCGTTGAGGCTCGCAAGGTCCGAGAGGTTGATCCCCAGCGGGATCATGGCGTCCCAGAACCGCAGGGAGCCCGTAGCCGCGTCCCTCGTGACCTTGAGCGTCTGCCCAGAGCCCGGCTCGACCTGAAGGGCGTCCGCCTGGAAGGGAGCCTGGGTCACAGCGACCTCCCGAGGTACTTCGCAGCGACGCGGGCCACACTCGCAACCCTGGACGCCTCAAACGATTGGGCGAACCCAGGGTGCTCCGGGAGCGACATTGCGACGTACTCCATTTCCTTGAGCGACCAGGGCTTCTTGAGCGGGGACAGGGCGCTCTTCGTGAAGTACACCAGGAACTCTGCCCCGTCGGTTCGCCAGGTGGGGTCGTTGGCAGGGATCACGTCCCATGCCCTCTGAGCATTTGACCAGTGGAAGCTGAAGCCCTTGGTCCCCTTGGGCTTGGGGACATTCGTCGGGACGACGAGGTACCTCAGGTGCTTGCCAAGCTCCCGAGCCATGGAGGGAATGTCGGCATGGACGACCTCCTGTGCCTCCTCACCAACAGGTGAGGAGACGATCACTGAGCCCCGGAAGAATGTGAAGGTCAGGTCCATAGGGGTCACACGAACACGTCGTACCCGACGGTCCCGGTGTAGGTCACCCCGACCTCCACGGTGAAGCCGGTCGTGGTCTTGTTGACCACGCGAGCGGGAATGAAGTCGGCGAGGGAAAGCTGGACGCGGTAGTTCGTCCCGGCGAACGGGACGGCGAAGGCGACGTTCAGGCTCGTCTGGGCCACGAAGGCGAGGTTTCCGTTCACTGCGCTCGTCTGGGCCACGAAGTTCTCCACTTGCTGGATAGCGAGGTCAATGTCGTCCACGACCGATTGGGGGACGCCGGTCTGGGAGTCAATGATCCGACCGGTGGGGGTCTGGATATTCTTGAGGGAGATCCGGCCTGCCTGGTCCTGCGAGATCGTGAAGTAGTAGTACGTCCCGGCTGAGCCGGAGCGGTAGGTGAAGTCAAAAGTGGCTCGTTCGAGTGCCATGCCGTGGGGTTACCAGATGAAGTTCGTCTCGAAGCCGCGTGATTCCATCCACGCGGACAGCTTCCGGAGCCCGTCGCAGTCCGTTGACCAGACCTCGATCGAGTTGTTGGTGGACTCGCTCACCCCGAGGTCCTGGATCGGGCTCACGGTCGCGATCCGCGTCTTGCCGTCCCTCCACGACCGAAGGCACCCAGCGAGGAGGCGCACGTCCACCTCTGTCTTCCCAGACCCTGGGAAGACGGCGAAGCGGTACTCCTGACGGGAGACCTCGTTGAGCCACCGGTTCGCGACCGTGTGGACCATGGCGATTCGGACCTCAGACTTCACGCAGATAGCCCTCCCACGTTGCGAGGGATAGGGCGGAAAACGTCCGGGTCAGTCGATCACGCAATCTATGCGGGAGGAGGTCCGCCGCCGTCGGACCTCGCGCATGATGTTCAAGTTGCTCGCAATCATTGAGAAAATGTTGCTGTAAAGCTGCATCGACTCGAACGCTTGCATCTTCTTGATCGACCGAATGAACCGGTGCCGGACCAGCCCCTGGCTGACCTTCAGCCGCTTCGCGGACTCGGATTGGCAGGTCGTCTCGTACATGAACATCATAATGTCAATGTCCATGGGGTCGGACATGAACCGCGAGAGGTCCGCCCGCATTACGTCGAGGTCCACCTTTGGCAGGGTCAGCAGGAACTTGATCCGGTCGATCGCCCGGTAGAGCCGGTAGCAGACCGTCGGCTGGCTGACGCCGAAGATCGAGGCAATGTCGGTCTGCTTGATATGGCGGAAGAAGTACATTTCGACGAAGTCGGCCTCCACCGGAGGCAGCAGGTCGAGCATGGTGCGGACCTTCTCCATCATCTTCAGGTCGTCCTCGTCAGGCTCCGTGAAGACCGAGCCGAAGAACGAGAGCGAGTCCTCCTCAGAGAAGACCGCGTCCGGGTCGAGCGACGACCTGTGGAAGCTGCTGAGGCTACCGGTGCTGTGGTTGGACTTCTTCATTGGACCCCCTCAGATTGCCCCTCAATCCTCCGGGATGAACTCAGGGCCGACCGCCACGTCGAGCGCGTCAATCTTACCTGCGTCATCCTCCTCGCCCTCTGCAATCACGTCAATGAAAATCTTGGGGAGGAACGCAACCACGTCGAGGGACCTCAATCGGATCCTAACGGCAGCCCGGTCGTCGGTCAAATCTACGATCACCCCCTCCAGGTGAAGGTAGTTCCCGCCCGTGATCTTGACGGCTGCCCCAACCTCCAGGTCGGCGGCTACCTGCTCTCTCAACTGGGCCATCATCGCCCGCACCCGTGCGTCCGGGACGGTCTGAAGGACGCGCATATTGTGTGCGCCCTTGGCAGACATGACCCGCTCCACGAACGGACCCCGCTCTAGCGAGAAGTACCGCGTCTCGACCAACCCGGAGGCCACGAAGGCGTAGCCCTCAATGAGGCGGACTGAGACCGACCGACCACCCTTCGAGTAGGAGGCGTAGGGGACGAAGAGGGGGTGGGCGTCGGTGACGCTGAGGGCAGAGCGGAGGGCACTCGCGAGAGTGCTCTCAATCGCCTTCTGCTCCCCCGCCTTGGTTAGCTCCAGGGCCACCCAAGTCATCTTGTCCCGTGCGTCCATCCCGCTGCGCCTTCAGTTCGTCTGCTCGTCGCTTGACGAGCTTGAAGAACTCCAGAGGCGGGAGTCCGTGGGGGTTGGCTGGGGGCTGAGGCTTTGCAAGCTCATCGTTGGGTTTGACAGCCCTGGGGTGGACCCATACATGATCCACCTCCCTTGGCTGGTCTTCAGCCTTTACGTTACCTCGCTGCACCGAAGTTGGGGGCTTTGGTGCAATCTGAGGGAGCACCTGAACCGTAGGGGAGACTGCTTCCTGGTGAAGCTGAGCCAGGTCACACAAGAGCATTGACGCCGTGGGCCTGCCCGGACGGGACGACAACCTGCTTGCATAGGAGAGCAAGTGCGCGCCCGCCCGCGTCCCAAGCTCCTGAACCACCTGTGCGTCCAGGTAGCTCGGTGCTGTCCCCGCCCCAAGCCCCGCCCTGTACGCCAGCATTGCCATTTCAGCCAGAGCCTCGTAGCAAGTGGTCGGGCTGGTGGAAGCCAGAAGCTCCGAGGTCTTGCGGAGGGCACCTGGGAGGTCGTCGAAGAGCATGGACAGGATTTCGAGGACGGTGAGGTGGGAGTCCAGGTGAAGGTACTTGGCCACGTTCAGCCGGTTCACCTGGCCGAGCATGGATACCCCCTCGATCGCCTTGAGGGCGTCGCGGATATGGCACTCGGTCAGTTCCCCGATCAGCTTGAGGGCGTCCTTCTCGTAGGGGATCCCCTCCATGTCGCAGACAGCAGCGAGACGCTCGGCGATCTGGTCGGGGGTGACGGGCTTGATCACGAAGGCCGGAGCGCACCGGGAGAGGATCGTCGCCCTCATTTTCTCCGGCTCGGTCGTGCAGAAGACGCAGACGAGGGTCTTGTCCTGCGTCCCAGGAACGCAGTCCTCCATGGGCTTCAGCAGCGCGTCGAGCGCGTCGAGCGTGAGCCGGTGGCTCTCGTCGAAGAGGTAGATCCGACGCTTGCCGGAGAAGGTCGCGTACTGGATCTCCTCGACGATCTTGCGGATCGAGTCCTTGCCGCTGTTCGTGGCGGCGTCGATCTCGAAGAAGTTCTCCGAGGAGCCACCGATCAGGATCGACTGACACGAGAGGCAGGCGTCGCACGCCACACCCTCAACCGGCGCGGAACAGAGAAGGGACCGGGCCAGGATTCGCCCCAGGGTGGTCTTGCCCGAGCCCCATGGACCCGCGAACAAGTACGACTGGTGGAACCCCGAGCCCGTCTTCACGTACTGGCGGAGGATCTGAACAGTGCTCGCCTGCCCCAGCACCCCGTCATAGGTGAGGGGGCGGTGCTTCGTGTCGAGTGCCACAGCGGGCGCTCACTCGTCCAGCGGGTCGTCCGACGAGTCCGCCGTCGCCGGGGCCTTCTTGCCCTTCTTCGCGCCGGGCTTGCTCTCGGTCTTGCCCCCGATCATTTCTTCGAGGTCCATGCTCGCCCCGTCCTCCTGCTGAGGACGCGGACGCCAGTCGCCGTTCCGCTCCAGTTCGCCCCAGTAGAACTGCACGTCGGGAGGGGCGATCGAGAACTTCAGGTCGCCCGACTTCTCGTCCTCCTCGACCTTGCAGGCGCAGAGGAGGTGGTCGATCAGAGCACCCTGCTGGGTGTTGGAGAGGAGCACCCACTCGTCGGAGGCGATCTCCAGAATGAACTTGTAGGTGTCCTTCCCGAGCACTTCCAGGATCGAGGGGGCCTTCCGGCTCGAACCGAGGACGACCTGGCCGCCCTTCTTCGACGCCTTGGTGCGGAAGAGGACAGCAATGTCCTTGTCCACCGACGCGAGGGTCGGGTGGTAGTTCGCTATGTAGTGACGGACAACGTCCATCACGTCCTTGCCTGCTTCCCACACGTCGTTGCTCATCTTTGCTCTCCTAGAAACGCCTGCCGCAGTTTATGGATCCCACCCGAGGACCAAACCTCGCCGGGGTCCTTGCCTCGATACCGGAAGTCAATGACCCTGAGCCCTGCTCGCTGAAGCAGGTTGAGTGCCCCCGGCCTGTACTTCCCCGTCACCGCGTCTTCCCAGCCCAGGGTTGCCTTACGCCCCGTCTCGTCGTTGTCGTAGACCATGTAGACTCGATTTCGGCAGAGCCGGGAAATGAACTCTACATGGCGCTTCGACAGACCGGCCCGAAGCGTCGCAATCGCCACGTCTTCGACGGGAATGACCAGTTCCAGAGCGAGTTCGTCGAACACGCCCTCTGTCACCCAGATTGACCCACCGCTCCAGAGCTTCTGAGCCGCCTCTGGGGCGTTGACGAACACCGGGTTCCACTCGGCTTCGGGGGTCCTGAACTCGGAGATCTTCTTCTCCTTCATTCCGCGAGCCTCGAACCCAATCAGGTCCCCTGTGGGGGACCGGAGCGGGTACGCCAGCGTCCCTTTCAGGAGGTCACCCCGAGGCTTGTACCTCGTTCTGAACTGTGCGCTTGGGGAGTCCGTCTTGGCCGGTTCCCACTCCACGAACCCCAACCGCTGGATCGCCTCCGGGGTTGCGCCTCGTCCTAGCAGGTACCCCTCAGCCTCTTCCGAGAGTGAGAGGGAGGCGAGGTGCTCTGCTAGCCAAGAAGTGATCGGTGTCACCAGTCCCCCAACACCACCATTCCGCGACTCGGATTGTGCAGCACCACGGTGTAGTACTCCGGGCCGAACGTCCCGAGCAGCCCCAGGTAGGTGCGGTCCAATGGAACTACCACTGCTCTGCCACTCGACACCCATGTTGACTCGGAGAGCTTTACGCCCTTCGGTGCCTGAAGGGTGGAGCCCACCGGAACGAGCGCCTCAACCTGGTCGAGGCCGTAGGATTTGAGGTACGCCGCAGCCTTCTTGAGGCCCTCGTCGGAGAACGGGAGGGTGTTTCCCCACTTGGCGGAGGCCCCCTTCTCGGCGACCTGCTGGGTCACGGTGGTGAAAATGTCCGCTGGGATCCCCCCAGGGCGCACCGCCGACCGGACGATCCCAGACTTGGAGCCCTTGATCCAGACCCAATCCCGCAGGCCGCTGATCAGGAAGGGTGCGCCCTCCCCGTTGACGGGGATCTCAATCAGCAGCGGCACCTTCTTCGCCGCCGGGAGCATGGGCACCTGTTGGAGGAGGTCACCCATGACGGAAGAACCTCATGACCAGCGCCCAAAGGGTGACCAGGCTCCCCAGGAGCCCTGACCTGAGCACGGGCAGGTCTTCAGACGGGGGTGGCACGGGGGTAGGGATCGCCGACCAGGGCTCGACGGCAGCCTGAGGCTCAGCAAGCTCTTCGGGGACCGGTTCCGCAGCAGCGGGGGCAGGCTCAGCCGCCGGAGGCTGTGGGGCCACCTCTGGCGTCGGCTCAGCCTCTGGCTGGGGGGTCGTGGGTTGCACGCCCTCAAGCTCGCTCTCGTCCTCCTCAGGCAGGTCGCCGGGCTTGTCGAGGTCGAGCACCCAGAGGAGCGCCGCCATGTCCGGGTACCTCTCGGCAATGTGCGCCCGGTCAGCCTTCTCCAGGAAGGAGTCGAACTCGTCCCGGATCGACTCCTTCGTGTTCAGCGTCTCGAAGAGCGGGCAGCGAGACGCCCGGTCGTCCAGCGTGTCGTCGCACGAGCCACCGTTCCAGCAGGCCGGGTCTTCCGCACTGTGGAGGCAGACCCCGAGGTTCTCGTGTCCTGGGAGGTCGATCAGGCCGTTGAACTTGCAGTTGCCTGAACGCCTGGACAGACCCGTGCGAGTCTCACGCTTCAGGTGCCGGAACCGGACCTGGGCGAGCTTGTGCTTGATCTGTCCTTCGGGCTTCAAGCTGGCACCTTACCGTGTGGGTCAGACCTGCTCAGCGGATCCGGTTGAAAGACGAGTGCCCGTGCTCGCGCCGAATCCGGTAGGCTCGGTCAGCCTGCTCTACCAGGATTGGGTTGTGCGTGACGAGGAGAATGTCCACGCCCATTCGAGCGCAGAGCGTCTTGAGGAACGACGCCATGTTGAGGACGTACCGCTCGTCGAAGGCCGGAAGACTCTCGTCGAGGAACAGCACGGGCCGCAGCCCACGCCGGAAGATCAGGGCGAGCCTGAGGAGCACCGACTGCACGGTCGAGACGGCCCCGCCGAACCCTTCGAGGCTCACGCCCTCGATCATGTCCCCGTTCTCCTTCGTCTGCATGGTGACGAGGGACACGTTCACCTTGCCCCGGAGAACCTCAATGTCGGCCCGGACTCGGATCTCCTGGTCGTCAAAGACGGCTCGCACGCCCTCCGTCTGGAGCGTCTCGATCGCCTTCACGCCTTCGGTGATCTCCGCGTCGATCAGCGACCGGATCAGCGCCGACACGAGGTCGAGAAGATCGACGCGCTCCGTGAGCGTGCGTGCGGAAGCACGGGCTGCCTTCAGCCCGTCTTGCACAGCGTCCCTGCGACCAAGGATCCTTGCGGTCTCCTCGATCAGCGGTCTTAGGCGGTCTTCAGCCATGCGACGGTCGTGAGGTAGGTGTCCTTACCCCGCTCGTCCTTCACACGGACCCAACCGCCCTTGCCCTTCTTCGAGATCCCGAAGCGGACCGTCTCACCCGAGAAGTTCGCCAGGAGGTTCGAGACGTAGGCGTTGGAGATCGGGAACCCCTCCTTCGGAAGGGCAGGCACGTCGCCGTCCCGAGTCCCCTGAGCCACCGCCTTCACGTCGAGGGTGATCGGCTTCCCGTTGGCCGCGATCATGGAGAGCGTCACGGACCCGTCCCCCACGATCATTCGCAGCAGCGTGTCCTCCCACCGAGCACCAGAGGCGAGGAACTTCACCGCGTTGGCGATCTCCACCCGTGGGAGGTCGATCCAGTGGTCGTCCTCGATCGACCAGTCCACGGCAATGTCGGGGAAGCGGCTGGCGAACTTGCTCTCGCCGAACACCGCCCCGTCCCCACGCTTGAGGAACATGGCACGGTCGGACTCCCAGACCTCCACGAGGTCCTCCTTGAAGGAGGACAGGAAGGAGGTCACGGCACCCACGTCCTTGCCGAGAATGCGGATCGCAGCCCCCTCCATGCCGTCCACCTTGACGATCGACACGGCCATTTGGTCGGTCGAGTAGAGGCAGCCCTTGCGGAACTCCGCCACGCAGAGGTGAGGGGCCTTCGCCTCCTGGTCGTAAATGAACGACTTGGCGTGCGAGAGCGCAGCGTGCAGCCGGTCCGCCGGGAGCACCGCCGTCCCCGTCGAGTTCGCGAGAAGCTCGTCCCAGTAGGGAAAGAGGTCGGGGTCGAGACTGGCGAAGACGTTCTTGCCCCTGCCGGTGCTGATCGTGGCCTCGCCCGCGCCCGTGCTCGACACCTTGAGCACAGCGTCGTCGGGCACGGCACCGAGCAGGTAGTGGACCCGCTTCGCCTCGACCGTGAAGGACTTGCCCTCCTCCTCGAAGGAGGCGACCACCGGGCAGGACGCGAACACCCGCCCGTTGTAGGCAAGCACCTCCAGGGTCTTCGACCCAGCCTGGGTCTGCCGGAAGAGGTAGTGGGCGGAAATGTCGCTGCCGCCCATGGAGACGGTGTGGCTGACCACCTTGAGGGCGGCTTCCAGGTCACGCTTGGATACGCTGAAGATCATGCGGGCTCTCTCACGGTTGCAGATAGGGTTTGAGGGCACTCTCGGCCTCGGAGATCTGCGTCTCCAGGTCCGAGATTGAGGTCTGGAGCCCCTTTTCCAGCTTGGCCACGGTGTCGGCCAAACCGTCCGGGTCGAGGTTCTTCGCCCGGCACTCGGCGCGGAGAGCTTCGAGATTCTTCTCTGCCTCTTCGAGGCGGCCCAATGTCCGCTCCTTCTGAGAGCGGAGGTCGTCCCGCCGCTTGATTGCAGCTTCGATCCGAGCTTTCACGTCCACGGTACTCCTTACGCTCAAAAGCCGAACAGGTCTTCGATTGAGGAGACAGCCGGGGGCTCAACCTCGTCAGGGGGCACCTCTAGGTCGTCCACCCAGGGGTTCTTCACACCACCGACAGAGACGAGAACTGCGAGTTCAAACCTGGCTCTGGAAGTCTCGACCGACGCCAGTTCCCTCTCACAACCCACGAAGTTGAAACCCTCCAGGATTGCCCCAACGCCCGTTGAGCCAGAACCGCAGAACGGGTCGAGCACCACGCCGCCGGGAGGCGTCACCAACCTCACGAGGTAGCGCATGAGGGAGATTGGCTTGACCGTGGGGTGCAGATTGACCACTTCCCCGCCGTGCGTGCGCTCGGAGCGGCTCGCTTTGGCGGTGTAGAAGAACCTCGAAGCACCGCCGGAGTCCCCGTACAGCGTGCCTGCGTTCTCGTCCGCTCGGAGGGAACCATCGGCGTTTCCGCCAAGAGCAGCCCCTCCGGTCGCACCCATCGAATCCTTGCGTCGGTGTCCCCCCCGCGCCGCCTTCCCACTCGCGAGCGTGCCCGTCTGCTCGTCCAGTAGCGCAGCGGCCTCTTCGTCGAGGATCACGTTCGCGGGCCAGCGTCCCAAAGCCTGACCAGCAGTGGCCTTGCGCTCCATAATAAGAGGGAAATCACCTCCTGAGTAGGTCAGACGTGTATCCCGCTTGCCAGAATCACCCCGAGTATGGATGAGAAGTTTGTCTGCTGTTTCGATCCGGCACCCGTCGATATTGATCCCACCCGTGCCATGCTTCAGGACGTTCGCCGCGACGGTTAGCGAGCCCCCTGCTGCGCTCCTGGGTAGCCCCGCAGGCCATACGAAGAAGCCATCACTGTCTCGTTTGATGTGGACATGAGCCATAGAGCCGGTAAGCCCAGTTGCAATTCCAGCAAAGGATTCGATAGTCGGGAGGAAATCCTGCTCTTCGGACGGCCCCGTAGACCTTTCCGTGTGTAGCTCTCCGGTGCGCTGTACCCCCGCCGTTGATGTGGTCGAGGGTGAGGAAGTCCCGTTCTTGCTCCCCACAGCAAGCACACGCGCCTCCGTAGGCGTCGAGCACTTCGTTGCGTAGTTTTCGTTCGCTTGCGCGAGCGAGTTCTCTGGACCTGCCTGGGTTCGCGGCGGACCACTGATTCCACCGTTCTCTGTAGAGGTCGCGGTTAGCGGATCGGTGCTTTGCGTCCCTCTCTCGACGGCATTTGCGGCAGATGTTACCGCCGTTTTCTGCTGTTCGGTTGAGTACGAAGTCCTTGTGCTCCTTGACTTCTCCGCAGCCTTTGCATCGTCTGGCTTCCACAGGATCTCCCCTACGACGCCCTGCCGTCTCAGAGCAGATTCTACCACGGCCACGACGTTTGTTCCAGGTGTACCCAGGGGCTTGCGTGCGACGATGATCGGCTCCCACGCGGGCTTGAGCGCGGTGCCCCAGCCGGACCACTGACGAGCGGCGTCGGTGGCGGGGGCTGTAATATCTCTTCCGTTTGGAGTAGGAGCAAGTGGAAAAGACCCCGCAACATGTGAATGGATAGGCTTTCCGGCATGCCCTGATGTACTATCGGACGGCAAATTGTATTGGCCTACCACTTCCCGCTCTGCACCAGCCGCCTTGTCGATTGCCTTGCTCACGTCGAGCGACTTCGGGAAGCCTGAGTTGCCTGTGACGAACACCTTGCCGTTACGACGAGCGACGAAAGCTCCGGTCGGCACCTTCACGCACCACACCTTCCCGGTCAGGTGGAGGGGGGTGATCCTCGCCAGATCGGAAGTGGTGAACCGTGATGCTCGTACAACTTGTGGTCCCGATTCGACTTGAACAGCGACAGGTTGCACAGAGCATTGTTCGTCGGGTCGTGATCCTCGTGATGCACCGTCTCCGTCCGAAGGAGACGGCGACCCAGCACCTTCGCCACGATCAGACGGTGCTCCATCACATAGCCGTCCTTCCGCGCCATTGGAAGGAAATCCAGCGGGCACCGAACGTATCGCACCCCCTTGTAGCTCCCGTGCTTCCTGAAGATTGTGACCCCGCCCTTCCACGCTGGATTGAGCGGGCCGGTCATCTTTGCAACAGCAGACGCTCGGCCCTCCGGGCTCACCGCTGCCGAGCCCTTGTGCCCGTGCTTCGCCCACTCCGCCCCGCGCAGCTTCCCGTTGCACCGCCGGGAGCACGAGGGCAGCTTCACCACCTTCAAGGCTGATCGCGGCTTCCACACCCTCTTGCCGCAGACAGAGCACGCGATCTCGGTCATGCCCTCCCGAAGCGCCACCGGCTTCTTGCGCGGACCCCGGTGAACCTTCGTCAGACACCCGGCGCAGAGCCGGTTGCGAACTGCCTGCGTTCGGTTGAAGCAGAGAAAGGGCGTCGAGCACGTCTGACACGGCTTCGAGAACGGGTACTCTCGCTTCCTGTTCCCGTGCCACCTCTTCTGCGAGGACGAACCCCCAGCGTCCGTCACGCCAGACGATGCAGCGGTGATTTCGGCTGACGACTTGATCGGTGCGATCTGACTCGATTCGGTAGGCTGTGTCGTCGTAGTCGTAGACGAAAAGCTGCTCGACTGGCTGCTGCGAGAACGTGTCATTCTCCGCGTCGTAGCACAATGCGAGACTTCCTTCAATGGCGCTACGGTAGTGGACCCACGCCCCGTTGATGAGGACCTCTGTGTCCTCGCTCAAGCAGCCGTAGAGCCACGAGATTGCGTCGCGGATCTCCCACCCCGCATCTTCGATCGCGACCGCGAGCCGGTGGTACATTCGTGTCCCGCCGAACGCGAGTAGGTAGGCCCCAGGCTTCGCGACGCGCAGCGCCTCGATCCAGAACTCGACACCGGGGACACCGTGGTCCCAATCCTTGCCCATGAACTCCAGGCCGTAGGGCGGGTCACAGACGACGGAATCCACAGAGTCAGCCTCCATGGCAGCCATGGTCTTGAGGCAGTCTTCGTGGTGGAGAATCCAGGGGGCAGCCATGACTCGGCTCACTTTACGGCTTGGAGTCCACTTCTGGACCCCCAAAGAACCCGAGATCCATGATCCCCGTAGAGGAGTCGAGCGCCACCTCTGCCTCCGACTTCGGCGGCTTCTTGCGAATGTTCGCCGCCTTCTGCTCAATGCGAGCGGGGCAAACCTCCTGGAAGTCGCAGAACTGGCAGGACTTCGTGCTCGGGGTTGGGTCGAAGAGTTCCTTCGTGATCGCCTGGTGCGTCTCGACCGCCCGGTGGGAGAGGTCCTTGAGGTCCCCCTTGGTGCAGGAGACCTCCACGAGGCCGGTCCACGTCTCCGGGTCGCCGTCGTAGTCCTTGGGCGGGCAGCCCTCAGGGAACCGGAAGTACACGAACGCCAGCCGGTCAGGCATTTCCCCGTGCGCCAGGAAGTAGCAGAGCGCGTACCAGCGTAGCTGGTCCGGGTTGGTGTACTTGCCCGGCGTCGAGGAGTTCTTCCCGTCGAGGATTGAGAGCTTGGGTGACTCTCGACGAATGATCAGGTCAGGTCGCCCTGCAATCGGTGTGTCCCCCACGCGGGCGAAAATATTGACCTCAGACTTGGCGTAGGGGCCGAGCAGCCGGTTCCGCTTCATGGTCTTGAGGTAGTTCAGGATCCCGTCCAGGCAGGTCTTGAGCAGCACCTCACGCGGGGCTGCCTCGTCCCACTTGGGCCTGTCGGGAGTCTCGGACCAGACGATATGGTTCTTCAGGATCTGAAGGTTGAACTCCTTGCGGGTGAGTTCCTCCAGCCGAGCCGAGAGATTGGCCGGGTCACGCCACAACTCCTCGTTGTAGAGCGCCTCGATCGCCGCCGAGAGCACGTTGCCCATGACTGCGTGGTGGGCGGACTTCTTCGTGTCAGGCAGGAGCTTCCCACGTCCAGGGCCTCGCCCAAGGTCGATCGTGCCGTGGCCGCGCTTCCACAGGAGCTTCTGAGGGCACTCCTCGTAGTCCGCCAAATTTGACCACCAGAGGGACGGGTCACGCGCCATGCTGACCCTACCCTCCCGCCTTCTCCACATAGAGGAGCGTCTGCTCTTTCACCTCGTCGGGGACGTTGGGCAGGTCGCGGATCGCGTCGCGGATCGAGCGGTTCGACTTGGCGGTGAGGATCGTCTGAATGTTCCCGACGAACTCCTCGATCATGCCCTCACGCAACTTCGCCGTGTCCCTCGACTCCAGGTCGAACACCTCCGACGCCACAGTGTAGCTGAGGGGGATCTTCTCGGCGGAGACCTTCGCCTTGTCGAACTTGAGGAGCACCGCTGAGGGGACTCGGTCGAGGTCGTCCTGCGAGAGCGAACCCCGCGTGAGGGAGCCGACGTTCACGATCGTCTTGCCCCCAGGAGTCTCGGTGATCCCCTGGTCCTTGTGCCAGTGACCGAAGCAGAATACGTCCCCGTCGAAGGTGTCGAGGTCGGCGTACTTGAGCACGTCCTCCGACTCGAACAGCGTGCCCCCGGTCGGCGACGCCAACACATGGGCGACCACCACGAGGTGGTCCTCGCTGCCCTTCTTGATCCGAGTGAACCGGTCGAGGTCGTACTTGGTCCCGTGGTAGGGCACACCCACGACCCTCACTGTCTCCCCCTTCGAGGTGAAGACCGCCTCGTGCTCGTCGTAGCAGCGCCGGAAGGCACCCGACTCGTAGAGCACCCCGAGCGGCTGCTGGGGCAGGAACGAGTAGTCCCCGTAGACGCAGTCGTGGTTCCCGACGTTCCCGTAGACCGGGCACGGGTAGCCACGGTGTACCGAGAGCACCCTCTGAATGAGCGCGTGGGAGTTCCGGGTCGGGCTCTTCAGGTCGAAGAAGTCCCCGCCGTCCAGAACGCCGTCCACCTTGAGCTTGCGGGCGAGGTCACCAATCTGAGCGAGCTTGCCCAGAACGGTCGCGGTCCAATCGTCCTTGCGAGACCGGGGCGTTTGGTCTGACAGGTGTACGTCCGTGCGCCAGAGGAGCGAGACAGTCATGGCTGGACTTTACGCCCTACCCCTCGAAGCCGAGCAGGTCTTTCACCGCTTGAGGAAGACCAGGGTGGTCTCGTGGGCCTTGCACACGAACCCCAATCCGAAGTTCCTGCGGAACGTGAACCCAGCCCCCGGAGGGAAGTTCTCCGTGACCACCTTGTCGTGCAGGACGAACCCGGCGTCGTAGGCGCACCGTTGGAAGAGGTAGTCCATGTCCAACAGACCCCGCTCTCCCTGCCGAAAGGTGCCCACTGTGACGACGACTGGGTGGAGGTCGGGGCGGAGCTTGCCTGAGGGCTTCACGAGCCGGTACAGGTTCCTGAACAGGACCTCGATCTGCGCGTTGAACTCAGACTCCTTCATGTGGGACAGGTCGCCCGCCTCACCGCTGTACTGCTCCGTGGAGTAGTAGGGGGGGACAGGTGAACACCCCGTCGAACACGCTCTCATGATCTGCGTAGGGGGCGAGTGCCACCCCGTCCCCGTGGTTCAACTCCCAGCCCTCTGGGAGGTCCGGCAGATTGAAGTGCCGCAGGAGTGACTCGCGATTCAACTCGACTGTCTCGGAACAGGTGTCGAATCCAACGTAGGTCATGTCCAGCAAGTGCGAGGACAACGCCCGCGTGAAGCGACCCATGAACGGGTCCAGCACCAGTGCTCTCGGGGGCAGGTAGTAGTCGAGGAAGAACCTGGCCGCGTCCACGTTGTAGATTGAGAAGCGGAGATTGGTGGCGTACCCCTGCCCCTGAAGAAGGCCCCTGACCTTCGAGGTGTCACTCACCGCTTCGAGCATTTCCCGGCTCCTCTCAAACCGGAGGAGCGACTTCGGAACGAACCCAAACCGGTCGAGGACATGGTTCTCGCCCATTTCGGCCTCGACCGCTTGGATCGCTTTGAGCGAGGAGTTCTGACCCGTACCAGACTTCTGGTACGGGGACTTCTTGTCGAGGGTGCGGCCCCCCTCTTCGAGGGCCAGGAGGTCGTCGATCGAGGTGTACTCGTCGCTCATGAGCGGACGCTACGCCGTCAGAGCGTCCCGCGAAGCTCCGGGTAGTTCGCGTCGAGGAACTTGATCGCCTCGCGTGCAGACTTCGACATGACCATGTCGTTCTTCAGGGATACGAAGTGGGACTTCAGCATATCCTCCGCGAGTTCGGCGTCTGCCTGGCGGAGGCTGTAGCCCCTCACCAGACCCTCCACGATCCCTGAGACCGGGTCTGCGGGCAGGCTGCCACGCAGCCACTTCCAGAGCGCGAGCCCTGCCGCGTAGGCGTCCGCCTCGTACCTGGCCCGAGCCTCAGGCTCCTCAAGGTAGAGCCATGCGAACTCGACCCCAGACTCCTTGAACTGAAGGACGTGCTGGCACTCGTGGGTGAGGATCGTGAGGAAGTTGAAGGGGTCCTCCCGGTGCGACTTCGGCATATAGACGTTCGTGCCGAGCGTCGTCGTGTAGTTGGACATGAAGCTCGCGCCCGACGCGAGCCCCGTCGCCCCGAAGCCTCGACCGAGGTCCATGCCCCAGGCAATCGCCTTCATTTCGGCGGCGTCCTCCTTGTGGAGGACCGTCGCTCCGAAGTGCGAGCACATGAACACCGAGAAGTCCTCAGCCACGGTCTTGAGATCGGTCATGGGTCACTCCCCCGTGCAGGCGGTTTGGGGCACGCAGGCGTGGATCGCGTCTGCCGTCATGCAGCAGACACCACCCACCTCTGCACAGGTTGAGTCGCCGACCTGGGTCCACCGCTGCGTTCCAGAGCAGACGAAAGGCCGGTCGTCCTGGCACATTGAGGACCGGGGAGCACACCCGCTCGGGGGCGGGAGGTGCGGGCAGCCACTCATGCAGAGGGCCAGGACCAGACTAGCAAGAGCTTGCTTCATGCTCGACTCCACAGAAGGGGCAGGAGCCTGCCTCCTCGAAAAGGACCTGTACGTCGGACGCCGCCGCCTCGTATGCGGACTCCACTCCACTCAGGGTGGCTCTTAGCCCAGTTACCGTGCCCTCCAGGGCGGTCAGGCGACCGGTGAGGGCTCGGGCAGCCTCCAGGCTGCGGCGTGCGGCTTCCAGGCTGTGGAGGGCGTCCTGGACCGGCTGGGTGTCAGGAAGCACCCAGTCTCGAACAGACTGGGCGGCGTCGAGCGCCCGATCATGGTCAGCCTTGGCTTGAACCAGCCGGGCAGAGGTCTGGACTGACCAGTCGAGGGCGGACTGGATCTTCTTCACCTTCTCGACCAAAGCACTGTCCACGGTCGGGAGAGTCCTGACCGGGGCGAGGGACTTCACGGTCCCAACCGCAGTGCTCAGCCGAGATTGGAGGCCCCGCACCTGGTCGAGCGACTTCCCCTGGTCAGCGACCTCGACGCGCAGCTTCTCAGCCTTCTTGACCTGAGCCACCGCCACGTCGAGCCCGTCGAACAGGAGGAGCGCCGCCTCATGCTTGGCCACGTCCTCGACGCGGACCTTGAGTTCAGAGGCAGCACCCCTGCGGTCAGATTGGGAGAGCCGCAGGGACTCGTTCAGGACGCCCACCTTGTCCACGTTGGCGACGGCCTCTGCGAGGACAGAGCCGGGCTCGTCGAGGAGGAACACCTGGCCGACGAACTGGTGGGCGAACTGCGGCCAAAGCTCCCGACCTGCGGCCTCGACCGGCAGTATCCCGAGCGTGGCCGTCTCGGGCGGGGCACCGTGCCCAACCCGATTGAGGGCCTTGCCGTCGAGTTCGTAGCGGTTGACCTTCTCACCCTTCTCCCAGAGAAGGGTCCGCCCGTCAGAGAAGGATAGCTCGACCTTCGCGCTATCCTTCCCGTGACGAACGAACTTGGTCCCACGCGCATTGGTGAACGCCCCGGAGACAGCCCGCATGAGGGCTGTCTTACCGGAGTTGTTCGGACCAGTGATCACCGTGAGGCCGTCTACCTCAATGGTGGCGTCCTCGATCGACTGGAAATCCCTGACTCGGACGCGAAAGGACATGGTGGAGAGTACCCCATTCCCTCACTACGGTCAGTCGGATTCGGACTCGTCGAGGTCCGCCAGGAACCCGGCGGGGGGCTCACCGCCAGACGCCTTTGCACGACGGGCGGCTTCAGCGTCCGAGACGGGGACGATCTCGTCGAAGAGGTCCTCGCCGATCACCTCCTCCTCCTCGTCCTCGATCGTCGTGGGGTCGAGCTTCTGAACGGCAGTGAGCTTGGGGACGACCTGGGCGAAGAGCGCCTTGAGAGCACCCTTCTGCTCGGTGACGAGCCTGATCATGCCGTCCATGCCCTGAGCGCGGATCTTCCCGCCGGGGGCCGTCTCCCACTCGAACCAGGAGCCGCTCTTGTCAATGATCTTGTAGGTGGCGGCGAGGTCGATCACCGAGCGGGTGTTGTCGATTCCGAAGCCGCTCCGCAGGAAGAACTTGGCCTCGTGGTGGACCGAGTCGCTGACCTTGCACTTGTCGAGCTTGGCCAGGACCGACGTGCCGACGATCGTGTCCTCAGACTTGCCGAGAAGGGCGTTGAACTGCTTGGCCTTCTCCTTCTGGTAGACCCGGAGGCTCATGCGGACAGCCGAGTAGTACTTCCACGCCTCGCCGCCCTGAGCAGCGGAGTCGGGTCCGTGGCCGCTCTTGTCGATCGTCTTGCGAAGCTGGGAGATACCGATCACCGCCGTGTTGCTCTTGGCGACAATGCTCTTGAACTTCGGGAGGAACTGCGACCACTTCGCGGCGTTGAGGCCGATCCGAGTCTGCGCCCCCTCCTCGTCCACCGAACGGTTGTAGAGGTCTTCCGGAACGCCTGCTCCGACCGAGTCCACGACGATCAGGTCCACACCCTCGCTCGCCATTTGGACCATGATCTTCATGCCCTCCTCCAGCGTGTTCGGCTGCATGAGGAGGAACCTGCTGCCGTCCTGAACGGGCACCCCGAGACGAGCCGCGTAGCGGGGCTCAATCTCGTTCTCCCAGTCGATATAGACGCAGGTTCCGCCCGCGTTGCAGATCGACGCTGCCGTCGTGAGGGCGAGAGTCGTCTTGCCCGCACCCGCGTTGCCGTAGAGGTTGAAGATCTTCGCTCGGGGGATACCGGGGCACGGGGCGACCCCGTACTGATTGGGGCGGCCACCGATCAGGAAGTCGAGGACGATCGAGCCCGTCGGGATATGCGGGAGGGAGGACTTGAGCGTGCTGTCCGACAGCGGTGTGACGTGGTCCTCCTTCAGGATCGTCTTGAGCGCAGCCCGTGCTCGAACGAGCGGGCTGAGGTTCTTGGCGGGGACAGCAGCCTTGGCGGACTTCTTGGGAGCAGGAGCGGGAGCTTCGTCGGGCTTCTTCTTCGTCATTCAGGGCCTCTTCGTCGGAATGTCGGGGTCGGGTGATACTTGGGACCAACGGAAGAAGCGGTCCTCCTCTCGATAGAGGAGCCCCTTCTTGACCGTGTGTCCTGCACGCTTCCCTCGTTGGAAGGTGTGGATCAGGAGAAACTGCTTACGCTCTACAGGGGTGAGTGCGGCCTCGTCGAGATTGCCCTCGAAGAAGTCCCAGAAGCGGGCCGCCAGCCTTGCAATCAGGTAGGCGTCTGCCTCGTTGTGGTTCCAGGTCCCGCCACCCGTGTCATGCCTGGCAGCAGCAACCATGTCTGCCTTGAGCATTTTCCACTTGTCCGGGCGACCGAGAGTCTCTCGGGCGTGCGCCTTCCCCTGCCCTGGGGAGAAGTACACCACGTCCTTCTGCTCGATCCTGAGTGCCTCGTTGGAGTACAGGAACAGCCCGTACATTCCCTCCGAGAACAGGTCGTTGAAGACGGGGGACTCAATCCCGACCCTGTCAGGCTTGGTGTCCTGAAGCAGTTGCCGGAGCGACTCCCGCATGAACACATAGCGGTCCACGAAGGTCATGCTGGCCTTCGTCGCAAACCTCCCACGGCTGACACACCGGCCTGCACCCGTAGCGAGCGAGTCGTGTAGCGCCCACCCGAAATTCGTGAGGCTGGGGTCCAATCCGAGTACGAGCATGGGCTCCGGAGGGGCAAAAGACTGACCCCCGGCCCAGCCTTGTGGGAAGCCGAGTCGGGGGTCAGTGGTATGGCCGGGCTGTTGAGGGGAGTGCCCTCTTCTCCCGCCGCGAAGCGGGACCGCTGCAACCCGCAGCGGGAAGTGCTCAGCCGAGAATGTCGTCGAGCATGGTGTCGAACTGCTTGCTGTCCGACGCTGCGATCCCCGCGCCCCCGCCGCCGTTGCCGCCGCCACCGGGGCCGGACGACTGGCGACCGAGCTTCTCCTTGATCTGGTCGATCGTCAGGTCCTGAGCGAGTTCGCCGTGGATCGCGGCGATACCCTCCCTGGCTTGCGCGATGATGTCCGCCGCCTTCGCCGGGTCCTTCTCGTAGAGCTTGCGGAAGAGGTTCTCCCGGCACGGCGAGATCGTGATCTTCTGGTACTGGGTGTCCGTGCAGGTCAGCGACAGGTCGTGCTGGCCGAGCGGGAACTCCTTGTGGTTCTGCTCGATATTCCGGTACTTGTCGGTGCTGATGATCCACGGCATGACCGTGAAGTCACCGCTCTGGAACCGGCCCTTGTCGAGATTGCCCTTCGAGTCGGTCGGCCACACGCAGATCAGCGTGGCGACTTGCATCTTCGAGGACGCCCCGGCGATCTTCGCGAACTCCGGCCCCTTGTCGATGAAGTAGCCGACGCCCGCGAGGTAGAGGCGCTTGCAGCCAATGAACTTCGGCGTCGCGGCGTCGAGGTTGGGCTTGCCCTCCTCCATGCCGGGCCACCAGACGAAGCTGACGCGGTACTTCTCGCCCTCCTTCGCCTTGAACCGCTTGCTCTTGGCTCCGACCTTGTCGTCGCCCTCACCGTAGCCGAACTCCTGGAATCCACTGTTCATGATCGATCTCCTGTGTTGCAGGGGCGGGTCGTTCCGTTGATGAGAGACGTGACCCCTGCAAGTGACTTACGCCCAACCGGGCTAGAACGAGTCTAGTATTTCGTCGAGGCTCATGTCGATTCCTGGATCGGCCTCAATAGAGGGCTGAGTGGGGACATTGAGCCCTTCGAGGTGGGCGTCAATCTCAGCGTCTGTCTCGGACGTAGGCTGACCCTCAGGCAGCGGCCCAGGTGTCCCAATCCCGTCGAAGATTGTGTCCATGACGGAGGTGGGGGGAACCTGGCTCCCCTCAATCTCTGCCGGGAGCACGTCCTCGTCGTCCTCGTCGGACGCCTCTTCGTCCTCGTCGTCGGACTTGGCGAGGATCTCGTCCATGAGCGCGACCACCCCGTCGGTGGACCTGGAAGATTGAGCCGCCTCCTCAGCCCTGGGGAGCCGCTTCTTCAGGCCCCAGCGAGCCCCGAGCCCGATCTCCTCCTGGCAGATCTTGAGTTGGTCGCGGAGGCGGGAGGCAATGTCCTTGAGGTCGTTGCGCTTCACCTTCACGACCGACAGCACGGCGTCCAGGTCCTCGCAGGCGAACTGGAGGACGCTGATCCGCTCCCGGTCAGCACGGAGCTTGGTGTGGGCGATAGCCTCACGGTCGGTGATATTCCGGCCTGCGCGGACCTCAGGGTCGTTGGACATGAGTTCCTGCACGGCCAACTCGAAGTCCGCCAACGCCATGCGGTGCTCCCGCTTGTACCAGTAGAGGTCCTGCGAGATCTCCAGGAAAATGCGCTCGGTGCGAGAGAGCAACGCTCGACACGCCGCCGTCTTCGCGTTGATCCGCTTCGGACCAAGCGCGAGCGGGTCGGCGTCGAGTTCCACCTGCATACCGGCGAGTTCCTGATAGAAGCTCTCAATCCGGGCCGGGTCTACAGAGGGAGCGTTGCTCATTCCTTCGCCTTGTCTCCGCCGTTCGTCTCGCTGAGCGCCTGTACGAGCAGCTTGGCGTAGTTGCCCTTGATCGCCTGAATGGCGTCAGCGCAGTGCTGCTGGGAAATGTTACCACCGGCCATGGCATTCCGGTGAGCCGCGAGGTCCGCCTCGCGAGCCAGAAGGCAGGAAGCGACGATCGCCTCCTGCACGGTCATTGAGCCGAGGCTCTCCGCTTGGTCACTGTCCTCACCCGTGTGGACGAGGTCCTGGCCACCGTCTTCCTGAACGGTGTTCCAGGCAGCAGAGAAGCCGACGTAGGTGTCGCCCCTCGACCCCTTGACCGAACGGGTCGCGACCACCTTCGTGATCCGAAGCCCTGCCTTCACTCGCTTCACCATTTCACGGATCTCGTCGTTGCTCATAGTGTCCAGCCCTCCGGGCGGTCTGAGCTTTACGCCTCGCGAGGCGAGGTAGACCCCTATGACTCCGACAGCAATCTTTGCCGGAGGAGCGTGTTTCGCGCAGACTCGCGCTCATTGGCGACGGCTCGAATCAGGGCGGACTTGGTCCCCACCAGGACGACCTTCTTGCGGGCGCGAGTGACCGCCGTGTAGAGGAGATTGCGCTGGAGTTGGTGGGAGAACGAGACGACGGGCATGACGATCACGTCGTACTCTTGGCCCTGGCTCTTGTGGACCGTGACGGCGTAGGCCAGCCGCAGAAGTGCGGGTGCCTTCGCGAAGGGGACCATGAGTTCCATGACCGGCGGGCCATGGATCTTGATCTTGACCTCCTTGTTTTTCTTGTCGATTGTGCAGATCTTGCCCACGTCGCCGTTGTAAATGCCCAGCTTGTAGTCGTTGCGGATCACCATGATCCGGTCCTCCTCTCGGAGAACGTCCGACCCAATCCGCATTTCGTGCAGGCTCGCCTGCTTCGGGTTGAGCAGTTCCCTCAACCTGGAGTTGAGGGTCGTGACACCCACCGGGCCACCGTGCCTGGGCGAGAGCACCTGGAAGTTCCGCCGGGCCAGGTAGAGCTTCTCCGCCGCCGAGACGATAATGTCGGCGACCTTGTCGTCGTCGGAGCACTCGACGAGAGAGAAGTCACCCCCAGCAGGAGCGTCGGGCACGTCTCCCCGGTGGATCGCGTGAGCCGCCCGCACGATCGAGGAGGTGTCTGCCTGCCGGAAGATCTCGGTCATGGAGACGGTCGGGAAGAGCTTCGACGCGATCATGTCCCGAAGCACGTTCCCTGGACCCACTGAGGGAAGCTGAGCAGCGTCGCCGACGAACACGAGGCGGGCTTCCTTCTTCGTGCAGGTCAGGATCCGGTAGAGGAGGTGTTGGTCCACCATTGAGGACTCGTCCACGATCACCACGTCCGCCGGGTGTGGCTCTGCCTCCGAGTAGCCCCACGCCTCAGACGAGCCGTCCAGACCCGAGAGACCATCACCCTCGCCCACGATCCCGGCGTAGGTAGTCTCCCGAGAGTTGTCCGAACTGCCCTTGGCCTTGAACGCCCGGTGGATCGTGGAAGCGGTCGCCCCAGTCACGGACGACACTCGCTTGGCCGCAATGCCCGTGGGGGCGACCAGCAAGAACGGAATGCTCGCCTCCTGCATGAGCGTCACAGCCACCCGCAAGCTGGTGGTCTTGCCCGTGCCTGGGAGGCCCGAAATGATCGAGACGGGTTCACACAGAGCGTTGCGGACGCCCTGAGCCTGAGCCGCCGAGAGCGTGGTGGACCCGGACGCGCTCAGCCGGTCGAGGGCGAGGTTCACCGCGTCCAGGAGAGACAAGGCAACCTCACCCTCACCAATGAGGGCACGCACATAGGTTGCCTCTGCTGCTGACGAGAGCCGGGCGTTGGTAGCTCGCTCCAGCAAGATCTCCGCAGACTCGGACTCGATCCTGAACGACCAGGGGTCGTAGATTGCGACCACACCTGGCTGAGTGGAGCGGTCAATGATCAGGAGGTCTGTCTCGGCCAGCGCCTTCACGGCCTCCGCCACGTCCTTGTCGGCGAAGCCTGAGTCGATCGCCCGAACGGTCCCGAGCATATCCCCGCTCGACGAGTACAGGTGGCCGAAGCCCCGACCTGACCGACAGGCGTGAAGCACTGCTCCAGCGATACGGAGCTTGTTCGTGGGTGAGGTGTCGAGGTGGAGCCTCATGGCCACCGTGTCTGCGTCGTGGAACGTGACGCCCTCAATCTGAACGAGTGCCCAGGGGTTGGAGGATAGCTTCTCCTGGGCGGAGTCGCCGAAGGTTGCCCAGATCTGCCGGATCCTCCCCTGTGGCAACCCCAGGTCGTTCAGAAACTCCAGGGCCAGGAAGTGAGCACGCGCTGCCTGCCACCGGTTCGTGACGTGGAGCGCCGTGAACTTCGTCATGCCTGGGACGGCGCTGACCTTCTCCGGGTCCATGAGGGCTTCAGCCATGCCCTCCCCGAAGTGAGCCCGGAGCTTGGCCGCGACGGTGGGACCAATCCCCTGAGACAAGAGGATCTTCTCGGACGTGTCCGAGTCCCAATCCTTCTTCATGACCGGGGCGCGAATGATCCGAAGCTGCCGACCGAACTGGGGGTGGTTGTCCCAGACCCCCTCGAAGCCGAACCAGGTGCCAACCCCAACCTGAAGTCCAGGAATGTCCCCCCGAACGGTGACCGAGCCATTCACCTTGTCGGCACCCCCGTCGGGAATGCTGTCCGACGCCTCGTCGAGGATCATGCGGACAATGTAGAACGCCTTGGATTCGTTCTCGAAGACGACGCTGTGAACACGGCCTGAGTAGTAATTCATTGGGATTTCTAGGTGCTGCCAGACTGGCAGCACCTCGAAGTTGCAGGTAGACCCCTACCTTACGCCCTAGAAACACGACCGGACGGTTGCAACCCCCGCAGAAAACAGAAGGGCCAGGCTTCACGCCTGGCCCTTCTGCCTGGATCCACGAGCGATCAGGAGGTCACAGGTCGCACAGGCCGCCCGCGCAAGCGGGTTCAGAACTGCCGTGACCCTCGTCCCGCGTCTCGTAGAACGAGAGTTCCTCGAAGTTCACGGTCGGCATGGCACGAGCAGCCTCCTCGTACCCCTCCTCCGTGAGTTCGACGTAGGGGGAGAGCCGGTAGTTCCCGCCGTGGTAGGGCAGGAAGCTCAGGCCGGTGACCTCGTCGAAGTGCTCCCAGAGCCACTCACCCACCTGGGTCCACTCGCCCTCGCGGACGTAGATCGTGGCCGACTGGTTGTGGCCCTTCTCCCCGCACCAGGAGCGCATGATCTTCAGGTAGCGTTCGAGTTGGTCGAGCGTCTTCTCGTCGTGCCGGGTCATGGCCGTCTCCGGTGCCTTCACCGGGAACCTCGCCACCCACACGTCCACGGCATGGTCGGGCAACTCCTCCTGCCCGTTCTCCTTGAACACGGGGACGCCCGCGTCCCGGACGAGGTGGAAGAGGGGGTCCTTCCCCGAGATCCGAACGTGCCGGAAGTAGAACTTCGCGTGGCGCGCATGGAACCCGCTGGAGCAGTCCACAAGCTGCGAGGAGTTGCCGCTGGGCTTGCCACAGGTGACCGCAGCCGGACGGCGGATACCGAGGGAGTCCGCCGCAATGATTGCGGTTGCCCGAGCCGTCGCGTTCAGGAAGCTCATGGCGTCCTCGTCGCCCGAGAGCGCCGGGTGGTCGCACTGCCCGGTAATGTCCACGCCGAGCAGACGGTCCTCCTCGCAGAGTTCTGCCCACGCCGGGCGGAGGTACGGGAAGTGGGTGTAGCTGGACTGGACTGCCCCGATCCAGGTCGCGAGCTTGACCTTCTCGGCCATTGTCTCCAGCGTGTCGTGCGGACGCATGATCGCGGCTGCAAGGTTGCAGAACTGGCCTCCGCCGCCCTCACCGGTCCACGGGTCGAGGGCACGCTTGAAGCGGAGCCCAATCTCGTGGCAGGGGTTGCTGCGGATCTCACCCGCAGGGCGGTCGGACCGGTTGTGCCAGTTGCCGATCGAGAAGCCACGTTCCCCGGCTTCGGACTTGACCAGAGCGTCCCACTCACGCCAGAACACCTCCTGGGTGGGCTTCTCGCTGTAGTAGGCGGAAATGTTCGCCATGTACCGGATCGAGGGGAACTCGCCCTTGCTCCAGTCCTTCGCGTGGCGCATTTCCGTGTCGTCCGGGTCCGAGAACGAGATCAGGCTCGCCCGACGGAAGCCGCCGACCATGACGATCTCGGCGATCATGCACATGATGTCGTGCGCCTCGATCGGCTTGAGGCGGCGACCCGCTGCCTTCGAGATCGTCTCCTGGGCGAAGTCGAGCACGCGCTTCAGCGGCTCCGGACCCGAGGCCCGACCACCCTTGGTCTTGAGGCGTGAGCCCTTCGGGCGGATCTTGTCGTAGTGGAACTTGACGCCCTGACCACGGTGAAACGCGGTCACGCCGAAGTAGACGGCGTCCGCCCAGCCCTCAGTCGAGTCGGCGATCAGGTAGTCCACCTCGTCGCCCGTGGACTCTGCCACGACGGGGAGGTTGTCCACGAAGGTGGACTCGACCGAGAAGCCGACCCCGGTGCCCTGCATGAGAATGTAGAGCGCCTCACTGAACGCCTTGAGGTTGTCGATCGGCAGGAACGAGCAGTTGTACCCACAGGTGTTGTCGCGGGTCATGGCGTCCCCAGCGCACCACAGCGCACGCATGGAGGGGAGCACCTCGAAGTTCAGGATCGCGGTGCGGGCACGCTCACGCAGACCAGAGGGTACGTTCTTCCCCGCGAAGATGAAGTCCGTGTAGCGAGTGACAGTCTCCGGCCAGCTTTCACGGCGCTTCTCCGCGTCGAGCCACCGAGTGTAGGTTCGAGTGCAAACGAACTCGCTCAGCAAATTCGGGAAAGAAAAACCCTCGTCGCTCATGGGTACCCCCAGCACACGGAATTGGTTCCGGCTGTTTGTTGCGGACAATCTCAGCCGTCGAGCCCCCAGCCGTTGAGGGATCGGACACCGGTCTGGGACTCGGGAAGGGGTGCCCGAACAGCACGCCCCGCTCGTAAGAAGTGCTGCCTATCGAAGGAGAAAAAAGGGCCGTGTCAGTCTCGGAGAAACGCTAGGAAAGAGGCTTCGAGATAGGTGAATGGCGCAAGCCCCCCACGGAAGACCAAGGTCTGCGCGTCCGCCACGATACCGATCAGACGAGCACAGCCAGACACCTTCCAGCGCAGAGCGTGCGGAAGGATCTTGTGCTCCCAGTACCAGGGATTTGCCCCCACACTTCCAGCAGCACCCGAGGCAGACATACCCGCCTCAGCCAAGTGCGCGGCCTGCAACCACCGAGTCAGCGCAGGGGTGAGGATACGACCACACAGTTCAATCGTTGGGTCGCCCCCCCGCGTGGATTGGTACCGCTGCAACTCCGCCGCGAGCTTCTTCTGGTTCTTCGTCCCGAGCGCCTCAATGATTGAGGAGCCGTCAGTCTCAGCAAGCGGGGCGAGCGTCTCCCTCAGGTGGGTAGCCGTGATTGGTGTACCTGTACCGGCGAACAGCACTGCCTTCTGCGCCTCGAACGAGAGCACACCGAGGTCAGTGCCAACCCGCCGGACCAGCGAGGTTGCCAGTGAGGGTGGATCAAACGAGCCACCAAGAGCAGTGACCTCCGATTGAACGAACGCGGCTGCGTGCTCTTCGAGCTTGTAGAAGGGTGGGAGTGTGAACACCTTCTTCTGAGCCAGATCAAAGAACGGTCCAGAGGGCTTGTCACTCTCGGTGACCAGCAGCAGTACGACCTTGGGGTCGGGGGATTGGAGGTGGTCAATCACGACAGCCGGAGATAGCTTCTCTGGATTGACCACAACACACAGTGTTGGTGCCTCGAACATTGCAGACATTGCGAACACGGAGTCGAGTGCGTCGGGCTCCTTCCCGTCGATTGGGAGGACGTTCCAACCCTGGCCTCGACGAGTCTCCGTGATCTTGCTGATCAGCCTGCGGCGCTGGTACACGTCGGAGCCGCCGACGACGAGCACGGGAGGGTTGCCCTTCTTCTCAGTGCTCATGCTGCCCGCCTGAGGAACGCGGCGAGGACACGCGCCGGAGTGAGGGGTGCGTCGCGCACCTGGAAGAGGCTCCGAAGGGAAGCCCACAGGTCGAGGAGGTCGTCTCGGATCGCGTCCTCCCCGAGACGAGATTGGAGCACCTCCACGACAGCGAGGAGGACGAACTCCTCGTCGCCCTTGGACTCCTTCAACTCGGTGACGAGGTCGGTCCAGTTCTTCTGAATGTACGCGGAGAGGAGCTTCTCAGCCTGGTAGCGGCTCGACTCGATCCGCTCGTCCACCCCCGGCACGAACTCGTTCAGGCACCGGGACTTGATCGTGGAGGAGACACCCCCCAGGTCGCGAGCCCACAGGAAGGGGCGGGTCCCGCTCGGATTGAACTCCTCCAGCGTCTTGAGGAGCACGTCAGAGACGGCTGCGGAGATCTCGTCGAGCGGGCCTACCGCCACCGCCCAAGCCTTCGAGCCCACAGGCGTCTGGCTGAGCAGTTCCACCAGGTCTCGGGCGTCGTCCTTCTTCAGGGCCTCCCCGGAGTTCCTGAAGGGCACGACGAGCCCATGATTGCGGGCTGCGTCGTGTGCTGCGCCCTCAGCACCAGGACCGTGGAAGATAACGACAGAGCCCATGGTCGGAACCTTACGCCGACGACCCCTGCCCGGTGCCCGGAGAAAACGTAGTTCGGGGACCGGGACTCGAACCCGGATTCACGGCTTCAAAGGCCGCTGTCCTGCCTTTGGACGATCCCCGAGTAGTGACCCGTGCGGGAGTTGAACCCGCCTCGCCGGAGTGAAGGTCCAGCATCCTGACCGATAGACGAACGGGCCAAATCAGAGCCTCCGATGGGAATTGAACCCACGACCCCCTGCTTACAAGGCAGGTGCTCTACCACTGAGCTATGGAGGCAGACGGTTCCGGAACAGGTTGCAGTAGAGCAGAAATCTGAGAGCCGGTGGCGGGAATCGAACCCGCAGGGTCCTGCTTACGAAACAGGTGCTCGGCCATTGAGCATCACCGGCAGAGACGGTCCGGGGTGGTTGCCCACCCCGTCCGGTTACAGAGCCTGAGCCGCCTCGACCACGACCGGTACCGGAGCACGGTCGAACGAAGCTGACTCGATCTTCCTCACCCAGTGGTCACGACCGGATCCCTTGTGGAACTCGTTCATGAGGGTGAAGACCTCGTCGGAGAAGCCTCCGACGTTGAGAATGTCCTCGCGGGTCGGGGCCTGACGTGAGCCGTTCGGGGCGAGATCGATACAGACCATTTTCGCCTTCGGGCTCCTGGTGCGGAACGCCTCCCACTCGGTCATTGTGGCCGTCGGGGACGACGTGTGGCCGGAGGTGTACGGGTTGTGCCGGACGTTGGGGTCCATCCACGACTCGTTGTCCGAGACGTAGACGATCAGGTCGGCCTTCGCCTTCTCGTGGTTCAGGGAGCGGAGCGGGGCCGAGCAGTTGGTGCCGCCGGGTCCAATCTTCGCAATCTGGTCCGCGATCGTGACGATCGAGTCCTTCGGGTTGAGCCGCAGCTTGACCACTTCCTCCTTGAAGGGAATGACCCGAGCCGACGGGTTGCGCCGAAGGATCGTTGCCGCGACCAGGGCTGCCACGTCACGGCAAGCCACCTGGGTGGTTGCCGAGCCGCGCTGACCCGTGACCGGGCTCGCCATGGACCCGGACACGTCCGGGAACACAGCCACGTCACCCTCGATCGCCGGGACGTTCTTGGTCGCGATCTCCATGGCGTCCTGCAACGCATTGGAGATCTCGACCGGGACACCCGACGTGTGCCGGTACGCGATCAGAAGCTGGTACGGGAAGACCCGCGCCCGAGCGATCTCGGACTCGTCACGGAGCTTCGCTGCGATCAGCTTGACCATGCTCTTGTCCTCGAAGACCCCGTGCCGCAGGAACGTGTTGAGGTTCATGCGAGCCGTCTGCCAGTTGGCCGACCGGGCGATCGACGCCCACTGGGACTTCGAGAGTTCCGCGCTCGTGAGCATGAGGAACGGCACGTCCGGGACCGGACGCGACGGGTCCTTCTTCCATGCCGCGAACTCCTGCACGAGAGCGTCGCAGGCGTCGAGGTCGTACTTCCTGCCGATCAGCAGGGCGTAGAGGGCCTTCCGAGCCTCGTTCGAGGGCTTTGGGTGGACCATCTTTACTACGTCGGCCAGCGACGGCTTGTCTCCGGTTGCCCGGAAAAGCTGCACGTCGGTGCGAGCCTCGAACCACGCCTCGATCAGCTTCTTCGGGGCGGTGCCGAGGGACTTCCGACCGACACGCCCCGAGCGCATGATCTGGACGAAGGTCCGGAGCATCTTCGGGTTGTCGATCACTCGCGGGAAGGCCGCCTTGAGCGCAGCCAGACCCTCCGGACCACGCATGGTCAGGTGAGCGAGCAGGAGCGCCGGGGCGTCCTTCATGAAGGCCGACCGACGCCCGTAGACCGCCGCCTTCGCGACGAACTCGGGATCGACCCCTGAAGCGAGCTTCAGGATCTCGTCCAACTGCTCCTCCGCCGAGGCGTAGAAGGTCGCGCCGAGGCAGCCAGTCGCGACGTACTGGGCGAGCGCCTCCTTCGAGCCAGCCTTGTAGGCGAGGCCCCCTGCGGAGTTGACAGTGTCGGCTGCCGGTGCGGACCGACCCGCCGAAGCGGACGCGAACAGACTCTTGTTTGCCATGGTGATACCCTCCCTTACGCTCTGGGCTCTGAAAACTGAGCGGGACTCCTTCGAGATTGAGAGCGGGTGACTGGGATCGAACCAGCGATCTTTGCGTTGGCAACGCACTGCTCTACCACTGAGCTACACCCGCAAAACACGAGACCCCAGCACCACAGGCCATGAACCCATGGGTCTGTTTGCGAACCAGTGCCAAACGCCTTGCTTAGAAGCGTTGTCCGCGACGGCTCCGCAGGCTGATCAGTTCCCGCCGCACCGACGTAGAGGCTCGACAGCAACCCGCCTGAGTCTCGTGTAGCGGAAGGAGAGGGAGTTGAACCCCATGCCCTTGCAGGCACCCACCGCTTTCCAAGCGGGGCCGATCCCGGACCGGTTCACCTTCCAAGCAGACCGCAGCGGAAGACGGAGGTCCCGATCCCCAGTCCTTTCGGACCGCACCGCTTTCAAGGCGGGCTCAGCCCCTGGCTGATTCGTCTTCCAAGTTGGGTGAGTCGCGAGGGGATCGAACCCTCTTCCTTGCCAGTTCTAGGCATGACCCCATTCGTCACACCCGTCGGGAATCGAACCCGAAGGCGGGAGCTAGCTTCCCCAGCACCAAGCACGACTCATAGCGGAAGCAGGAGGACCCGACCCCCACGCCCTTGCAGGCGCGCACTGCTTTCGAGGCAGGCTCGGTGCCGTCACCGATTCAGCTTCCATTCACAGCGGAAGGAGGAGGTATCGATCCCCACACCCTTGCGGGTGCCCTTCGGTTAGCAACCGAGGCCGGTCCCTGACCGGGTCACCTTCCAAGACAGTTCGCTCAGCCTGGCGTGTTGCACACACCTCAACGTCGTTCGTCGCTATCCGGAGTTGAACCAGACCTCCTGGATCTTGCCAGGCGTGCTCCACGCACTCTCACGACGGCAACGAAGCGTGGCCTCCTAGCCACGGACTCCAAGCCTCACGAACCTTCGGGCCATGGCCCTAGTCGGGGTGACTGGATTTGAACCAGCAGTCCCTCGCCCCCCAGGCGAGTGCTCTAACCAGGTTGAGCCACACCCCGATAGTCCGAGCAGAACTGAGGGGAGCGTCCTCCCCACTGTCTCTCCTCCGAACGGACCGGTCCGTTCGCAGTACGGGCGCTGCTCGGTGCCGCCCGTGAGCCAACCCGAAGATTGACCAGAAGTCCACTTTCAGTCTATACCTCTCGTTAGGGTATGGGCACACCTAACGAGAGTCATGTCTGCGAGACGTGCTTGCTGCCTTTTGATCTCCGCGCCAAGAAAAACCGGAATCGATCCGCTGGGTCTAGGTTCTGTGGGGCAACGTGCTACCGGAATCGACTGGTACGAATGGCGTCGGAGTACCAGAACTTCCCACCCAAACAATGCAGCAAGTGCAAAACCGTCAAGGAAAGTCAGAGCTTCCGTTGGCGGAACAAGACACGCACAGAACTGCAATCTTACTGCAAGCCTTGCCAAAACGAACTTGGCAACGAGAAGAACCGAGCCGTCAAGATCCGCGCCGTCGCCCACCTCGGAGGGAAATGCACCGATTGCGACCGTGTGGATGATCCGGTCATCTACGACTTCGACCACCTCTATGACAAGAAGATGGATTGGTCGATCATGATGAAGAGAAGCTGGGAACGCATCTGCGAAGAACTCGCGAAGTGCGAACTGGTTTGCTCCAACTGTCACCGCAAGCGAACGAAGAGACGCGGGACATGAGAGAGGGCGGGTCGGACCACCAGTCACCTGGCGATCGTTTCTTCCCACGGACGCCGCCCCGCCCGTGCATTTGCCGACCCAGAGGTCGTCCGGAAGATTGAGTTGGAGTCCCCGCCGACGCCGGAAGTTCGGCGTCCAGCGTCGGCGGGGATTTCCCTACCGGATCAGGAGCCCTCGTCGAGGGCACCATTCCAGTAGATATACGAGACCCAGGCGTCGGGGACGCTCGCGACCGAGAACCGCATGGTCACGACTGGGAGGTGCTCAGGCTTCACCGGCACCTTGCGGAGGGGCATCTTTGCCTGAGCCGGGGTGCGGTTGGCCTTCGCCTCGTTGCAAGGGTAGCACGCCATGACAATGTTCTCCCAGACCGTCCGGCCTCCGTGAGAGCGAGGCACGACGTGGTCGTAGGTGAGCTTCGAGAGGGGGAGCTTCAGCCCGCAGTACTGACAGGTGAACTTGTCCCTGGTCGCGACGTTGATCCGGGAGAACTTGACGGCCTGCTTCTTCCCCCGAACCCGGTGGAGGAGGCGGACGACGGCGGGCATCTTGATCGTGAGGGTCACGCTGCGAATGTCGTCGTCGTACTCCTCGACGACCTCGCACTTCCCCTCCCACCACATACACACCGCACGCTGCCAACTCACAATGCGGTGAGGCTGGTAGCCCTGGTCCAGAACGAGTGTTTGCAACACGGTCTACCTGCCTTTCCTTTGGGTTGAAGACGTTGGAGGGTTGGGAAGCTGACAGCGAAAGATTGGTGCGGGCGGAGGGAGTCGAACCCTCATGGGTGTTACCCCGCCGGGGTTTGAAGCCGGTGCGTCTGCCATTCCGCCACACCCGCATACCACGAAACTGAGTGCCGGGAGAGGGAATCGAACCCTCATGGCCACGAAGGGCCGCTGGATTCTGAGTCCAGTGTGTCTGCCTAGTTCCACCACCCCGGCAGGGGCTGCAAAGTTGTGGGGGTGGGGGGAGTCGAACCCCCACGGTATTTCTACCACCAGATCCTTAGTCTGGCGCGTCTGCCATTCCGCCACACCCCCGAGAACGAACCTGAGTCCAAGATCGAGGTCTGCCCTGAGGAGTTCCCAGGGCAGACCCCGTCCGGTAGTGCCCGGTGAGGATTCCGAGACCTCGACCTACGGCTTGTAAGGCCGCCGCTCTGCCGCTGAGCTAACCGGGCAAGTTGCAGTAGGACGGGAGGGATTTGAACCCCCACCGGCCCGGTTATGAGCCGGGAGTTCTGACCGATTGAACTACCGTCCCATGTCGTAGTCGGGGTGACAGGATTTGAACCTGCGGCCTCCCGGTCCCGAACCGGGCGCTCTGCCAGACTGAGCTACACCCCGAGAAACAGTCCCACCGGGCGGACTCGAACCGCACGCGAGCACGCTTATGAGGCGCGTCTCCAGACCCGCTGGTCGGTGGGAAGATAGCGTCTCCAGGAGGACTCGAACCTCCATCACTTCCTTCGGAGGGAAGCGTGATGTCCAATTTCACTATGGAGACAGATAGCGTCCACGGAGGGACTCGAACCCCCATTACATCTTTCGTAGAGATGCGTGATATCCAGTTTCACTACGCGGACGTGACAAACCCAATCGGCTCAGAGGTGAGGGCGAGAACGGGATGGACGCAGATCGCGCACCGCATCGTCCCTACTCGCCTGCCTATCGCGACATGACTTCGGCGTACTCGCCGCCCCACCTCTCAACCGACTCAGCGTCCCCGGAGGGAGTTGAACCCCCGACCAGCGGCTTAGAAGGCCACCGCTCTTCCGACTGAGCTACGGGGACATAGAGACGCGGGTGAGAGTTGAACTCACCTCAAACAGGGTTGCAATCTGTTGCCTCCAGCCGGGAGGACCGCGTCAAAGAGCCGACGAGGATTGATCGAGAGGGGTATCACCAAAAGATGTACTCCCGACCGAGTATTCGGCTCACGAATCAGAGCGGGTGATGGGAGTCGAACCCACGACGTTCAGCATGGGAAGCTGATGCTCTACCACTGAGCCACACCCGCAAGACCAATCTGAGAGCGGGCAGCGAGAATCGAACTCGCGTCTTCGGGTTGGAAGCCCGAGGCCAAGCCACTTGACCATGCCCGCATGAACTAGAGCCTTCGGTCGGGGTCGAACCGACGACCTCTCCCGTACCGGGGGAGTGCTCTTCCAACTGAGCTACGAAGGCATGGTGGAGACGACAGGGATTGAACCTGCGACCTCAGGCTTGCAAAGCCCGCGCTCTCCCAACTGAGCTACGTCCCCATGAACCAGTGGACCGGAGGGGAATCGAACCCCTGACCTCCTCCATGCCATGGAGGCGCTCTCCCAACTGAGCTACCAGCCCGAACTTCACCACCACCTGCGCGCCGGACTCGAACCGGAGACCAGACTCGTCTACCTTACCGCCCGCTGTGGAGGCGTCTCGGACAGGTGACGGTGAAGTGGTGCCGGACCCCCAGGGTGGTGCTCCCATTCCCTGGGCACCCTGGAGGTGGGAATCCGGCGTAGGTGCGGGAACAGGATTTGAACCTGTGTCTCCGGCTTATGAGGCCGACGGGGTAGACCAGACTCCCCCATCCCGCAATCAGTACTCTAGCAGTCGTCCAGGTGGGTGTCGAACCCACGGCCTCCGCCTTGTCGAGACGGCGCTCTCCCGCTGAGCTACTGGACGAATCAGTCGGCGCGGGAGGAATCGAACCTACCACTCTCTCGGTTATCAGCCGAGTGCTCAGACCATTGAGCTACGCGCCGGGGAGATTGGGGTGACTGGGGGGAGTTGAACCCTCCGTAACCCGGTTCACAGCCGGGCGCTCTTCCGTTGAGCTACAGCCACCATAGAAGTCGGGCGACGAGAAGTGTGGAGACCGTTTGGTTGCCGGTTGCTCTACCAACTGAGCTACCCTCGCCTTTCGACGAGGAGGTGGACTCGAACCACCGACCCACTGGTTGATGTAGTCCCCACGAGTATTCGCCCTAGCGTCTCCGGGAGGACTCGAACCTCCGATCTTGCGTTTAGGAAACGCCTGCTCTATCCACTGAGCTACGAAGACATGAACTGAGCGTCCCTGCGGGGATTTGAACCCCGGTTTCCGCCTTGAGAGGGCAGCGGCCTAGCCAACTAGCCGACAGGGACATAGGTGGGACAAGGGTGACAGAGATTGGGGCGTGAGCCCCAGTTCCGTTTCAGTAGATGTAATCCCCGTCGAGTATTCCCACCAGTGGAGCAGAGAGGGGTTGAACCTCCGACCTTCCGCGTGCGAAGCGGACACTCTCCCAACTGAGCTACTGCCCCGAAATTGAACGTGTGACGAGAGTGAAAGAGACGTTTTTCAGGCTTCCTTGCACGCGCCATAGTAGGCGCGTCTGGGAATCGAACCCAGCATGATCATGTATGAGTTGATGTAGTCCCAATCGAGCATTCACACGAGTCAGGGTGGCGGGGGTCGAACCCGCGACTTCCGCGCCCCAAACGCGGCACTCTTCCACTGAGCTACACCCTGAGAACGACGACAAGAGCGCCGAGACGTTGCCCGAGTCGAACGGGCCACCTCACCTTGCGGCGAGGAAGTCAACCAAGTGCTTGTAGTCTCGGCTGCATTCGTCGTAGTGCAAACGGGTCGGAGTCGAACCGACGACACCCTGGTCTTCAGCCAAGTGCTCTACCAACTGAGCTACCGTTGCATGGGATCAGCGCCACGTAGGGGAATCGAACCCCTTTCACCTCTTAGACAGAGAGGCTGCGCTCCAAGCGCATCACGCGGCAGAGTCAGGCGACGAGAGGTGTGGGGACCTGAGCCGTCTTGCGACGACCAGGGCTACCTTCCGGCAGCCCCTTCAGATTGGAGAGACTGCCTTCCGGCAGCCCCTTCAGATTGGAGATGTAGTCCCCACGAGCATTCGCCCTAGCAGGCCACCGAGGACTCGAACCCCGCAGACGGCAAGATTTGGAGTCTCGCCCGGTTACCCTGACCGTGACCTATGGGAAGTAGTCGGACGACAAGGTGTTCGCTGAGAGTGGGTTTCTTGAAAGTAGAATGTACTCCCAGCTTGCATTCGTCCTAGCTCCAGGAGCAGGGGTCGAACCTGCGACCACCCGGTTAACAGCCGGGCGCTCTTCCACTGAGCTATCCTGGAATGGTGAGTGAGGCCCTCCCGTGTCCGCCGCCCTTGGGGGCCGTCCGGGCACGGGAGTCCTCGCTCTGCGCTCTTGGGGAGCGCCTCGAAGAAGTCCTATTCAGTTGTCAGAGAGCACAGAACCAGTTCCGGGTCAGGGACTCGAACCCCGATATGCCGCTCCAGAGGCGACTGTCCTGCCATTGGACGAACCCGGATCAAGAGTGGGACGGCAGAGAATCGAACTCTGATCGACCGGGTAAGAACCGGTTGCTCTACCACTGAGCTATCGTCCCAAACGCCACGTCTTCCCTCTTTGGTAGGTCCTGCGCCTATGGCAATTCGCGCAGACTACCTCACACTTCTCGATCTCCCTCATTATGGTTTCCAACCCCAGCCCGTCCTGCACCATGGTTGAAACGTCGTAGAGCTTGTCCCCCAGGTGGTCGAACTCCAGAACAACCCAATCGTCGTTGCCGCAGACAACGCATTTGGACTTGCGCAAGAAGTCCTCGACCATCTTCTTTGCGCGCTCCACAGAACGCTTCTTCCCGTCGCGGATCCTGCCTGGGTTCTCCTTGTAGTAGGCAGCGTCTATCTTCGACTTGCACTCCCTACAGTGTTGCTGCCTCCCGTCCTTCTTCGCACTGTTTCTGGCAAATGCCTCTGCGGGCTTTCGCGTCTTGCACCTAGAGCACAGTTTCTGATCCATGCCCACAGCATACTCTGAATGCACACTGAGGGTAAGAGCCAAAGAGCATACGGAGAACCGGCTGCTCTCCCAACTGAGCTACGACGGTATGAGCGAACTGAACTTGGTGGGGCCGGAGGGCGTCGAACCCTCGACCGTCGGGGTAAAAGCCCGCTGCTCTGCCTACTGAGCTACGACCCCAAGCGTGTGCTGGGCGTCGGCGGGTTTGAGTTGTGTTCTGAACATTCGCACCTCACTCGTTCGAGTAGTGGAGCCGCCAGGAATCGAACCTGAAATCCCCCGAAGGGGAGCGGGGTTACAGTCCGCTTGCGAGACCACTCGCATCGTCTCCGTTGTGTTCTCCGACCAGTCGCCGCGTGTTCCTTGAGAAGTTGAAGGTCCAGAAACGAGAAGGGCCACCCCGGTTTCCCTGGGTGGCCCTAGTCGCGTCCTCAGTGAGGATGTAGATCTAGGTCACCCGGTGGTACCCGCCTGACGGAGGTTCTCGAACAGATCCGAGCTTCCGACGGACAAGGCGCACCACACCATATTCGGCTTGGAGGCCGGATACCTGTGTGAAGGCGTTGTGGGTTGGATTCTGGAAGTCATGGCCGGTTCGGTTGTGGGTAGGGAGCTAGAGTGGTGAGGGTGAACGAAGTCCCGTGACCTGTCCAGAGAAAATCGACATGGGGTCGATCTTTTTTTTCTAGGGCCGGTTTCAGGCCGGAATTCTCAGGGGAAGAGGGGCCATGGGCTGACGAGAGTTTGCAGGGACGGCACGTTTTGGATTGTAGTCCCTGCGAGCATTCAACCAAGGGCCGAAGTACCTTACGCCAGGTCGGAGCGGGGTGACCCCCCCTCAGGACGTGAAATCGACCTTGGCCGCCCAATCTGAGGCGTTCAGGGCCGCAAGCAGGGCGGCCTCCACGGTCGTCCTGGTGCTCAGGTTGTTCCAGCCCCCCAAGCAGGTCGGTGGCTGCAAGCTCAGGGCAAGTAGGGTCGGAGCGATCACCTGGTCCCAGAGTTCCCAGTAGTACCCCACGTCGAACCTCGGGAACACGAAGACGACGTTGGAGGGTGCTGCTCGACTGCCCAGAGGGAACGAGACGCTCCGCTTCCCCTGGAGGGTCTCCCAGCAGTCGTCCACCAACCTAGTGAACGAGACGTTCGACCGATAGGGACTTGTCATGAGTTCTCTCGTGAGGAGCCTCTGCCAAACAGGACTCTTCTACCTGGGAGAACCCTATAGGGCTCCAATCCCAAGCAGGAACCAATGAGGTGCCATGGCAGACCTCATTCCAGGTCTACCTCACCCAATCCTACTGACCAGCGAGTGTTCTTCCTACACGGACAGGGACCACTACCACTATGACTACGGGAACAGTGACCAGAGCAGGAACCAGCAGGGGAACCAGAAGCAGCAGCAGAACAGGAGCAGTAGGCAGGGGAACCAGAAGCAGCAGCAGAACAGGAGCAGTAGGCAGGGGAACCAGAAGCAGAGCAGGAACGAGAAGCAGCAGAGGAGCAGGTACTTGGGTGGTTCAGGTTCAGGTGGTGATTGGTTCCACGATCAGTCAGCTACCCAGGTTCCCTTCTACTTGACTTGGTCCTCCTGGTTGGGAGGGAGTCAGGTAGTCAGATCTCCCTTACGGTGAGATCCTTGTCCTTCTGGTCTGAACCCTGTCGGGGAGGGTTCAAACCGCCATCGGGATTGGGAGGTAGTCTGTCTGAGGAGGTATGTTCACTGGGAACTACCTCTGAGAGCCTCATTGCGTAGGCTGACTCGTGCAGTGGTCCTTGTTGGTTCCTTCTGGAGGAGGATTCCTCTGAGCGGGAGTTCTTTCGGCAGCGCCTGGTCAGGGTTGGTACTGACCTCTGCAACCCTCTCGGGTCCGAACCCCATGGAGCCCCTTGTTGGTGGGGAGCCCCTCTGACCCCAGGCTATTCGTTTCCTCGGCCTCCTTGCGGGGGACGGGGGGAAGGTGCCAGACCGGGAGGGAATTTCGCGTCCCGGTCCCCTTGTGGAAGGACCGGGCGAAAGAACCGTCCGAGCTATACAGGAGCGCCCAGCGGCTGTCCAGACGGAAAGTGGTCCAGGCGGCCTCCTGGCCGCCCGCAGGAGCCTCCAGGCGTCTCGGAGGACGAAAGGGACAGCCCCAGGGCCGCGAGGGCTCCTGGGGCTGTCTGGCTGCCGGGGCGGCAGGGTTCTCGACTGGCTCTGCTGGGTCAGTCCCACCAGAGCCGGAGGAACGCCTGTTCAGGGAGGTCTGGGCTCTTCGGGTTGAAGAACGGGCCGTGGGGGGTCGGGTTCGCTGCGAGGTGAATCTCGTCCGCCCCGGACCGCTTGGCGATCGGCCACACCTTGAGCAGAGCCTCACGGCTGCCCGAGACGTACAGGACGGGGGAGCCCTCTCGGCCCGGCGCGAACGTCAGGGTCGGGTCGGCCTTCTCCATGCGCTTCAGCATGGCCGCCGCCTTCTTGACCTCGAAGTTGTTGTAGCCGCCCTCGGACCACTCCAACGCCTTCTTCATGGTGTCGTACCACTTCGCGGCGGTGACGAACGGCCCGAGCATATTGAGTTCCCGGCCCTCGCCCTCCTGGTACCCGGCAATGATCCCGGTGAGCGGGAGGTGCTTCGAGGCACCCGTCAGAACGCGCAGCAGTGCGTTCCGATTGGGACCTGGGGGGAGGGACGAGGCGAGGCGAATGACCTTCGAGCGCAGGGACATGGGTTCAATCTTTCTGGGAGGGTCAGATCACGCCAGCGACGAGCAGCCACGACGGCGCTCCAGAGGGTCCATAACCGTCGGGTTCGACCCTCTCGCCCATGGGCGTGGCCGCGATCCCGTCGTTGGACATCTTCTCCAGCCGCGCCACGGTGGGCATTTTCGGGTACCCGTCCAGCAGCCTGGTCAGGGCCGCGACCGAGATCTTCACGGGCTTCTCAACCCCCTCGACCGTCACGTCCGCGACGACCGACTGGTTGTACTTGACCTGAGCCTCAGCGCCCTTCGGAATGACCGTGCCGCTCTTGAGCTTCACGTCCCGCTTGAACTTGAAGCTCTTGGCGGACTTCTCCAGGCGGGCCAGGTGGCGGGCCGCAATCTTCTGGGCGAGGGTCGCAACCTTGTCGCCACGCACGCGACCACGGAGCAGATTGCGGAGGAAGTGGGCGTCGGAGAACATATCCTCCAGTTCCTCCTCGACGTTGGGGTTGTGCTTGATATACCCGGCCATGGACTCGGTGAACACCTTCTTGGTGTTCGAGAGGCCGGACGGGCTCGTCCCGAGTGCTTCAGCGGCTTCGGTGTCGCTCTTGACGAGGCCCGCCTTCAGCAGGTCGAGGTAGTTGGTGATCAGCCGGGAGCCCTCGCCCTTGCGCATGACGCTCGGGAGTTGCCGGACGAGCCAGGAGAAGAACCTCTTGGAGATCGGGTTCTCGGGGTTCGCGAAGATAGCGTCGATCACCTGACCCCAATCTTCTTCCTCCTCACCCGTCGTGCCCAGGGACTCGTCCTCGATCAGTTCCTGGTTCTCTTGGCGCTTCTTGGCGCGAGCCTTCTCCTGGAGGACCGCGTCCATGGCCCGGTCACGGACGGGCTTGACGATCAGCCCTGAAACGTCCGCAGGGGCCAGCTTCCCGGAGGTGAACTTCTCGGAGAGGTGCTCAGCGATATGCTTCCCGGCCTTCCAGAAGGGGGGCTTGTCGCCGAGTTCAATCAGGTCGCCTGCGTCGTCGGTCCAGCCGGAGAGGCCCATCATCGCTTGGAGCACGTCCACGGCTTCGGTCGTCCGCTCCGCCTTCTGGGACTCGATCACGCGGTTGGTGACGACCCACGCCGACCGGTAGAGCCGGGTGTCCCCTGAGGAACCCCACTCGGGATTGGGCGTGCCGCCGATCTCAGCGAGGGCTTCCCGGATCACCTTCAGGAGGCCAGGCTTCCCTGTGGTCCCACGGATCTTCTTGAACGGCGGGACGTGCAGGTAGCCCTCGAAGAACTGCGCCCGAGCGAGCACGTCCATTTCGTCCCAGAGGCCAGCGAACTTGAGGTTGGGGATCATGTGAGGCGAGGCTCCGAGAGGTGGGGGGCGCACCTCTGCGTTCCCATTGTCCCTTTACCGGAGCAGGGCCACAGAGAAAACGCATTGGGTTGGCGAATTCCGCTTTACAGGTCGTCGGGGGGTCGGTTATCCTGTCAGCACCTCACACGACTCAGCGTCTCGTGAGGACCCAATTAGCCCGAAAGTCACTGACTTCAGGGCCACGAACACGGAGTCTTCAATGTCACAAGAGCACGGGGAACTCTCGTTTTTGGACGATCTGCGGGCTGTCATTCAGACGCTCGGCGGACGACACGCGGCCAGCGGCTTCTGCCAGGAGCTAGTCGCGATTGCGGACGAGGTGGAGCAGGAGATCCACGAGTCCGCTATCGCTGCCTTCGGCGGTCGGCACACGACCAACCCACTCGGCCAGGCTCTGGTCGCCATGGTGGACAACACGCCCCTCCCGGAGGAGCACAAGCCCAAGGTGGTCAAGACCCTGGAGGCTCCCAAGCCCCGGAAGGTCAACCTCACGGCTCAGTGGCTCGCGTCCAACGGGACGAAGACGCGGCGAATGCTCGTCGATTACCTGGGGCAGAAGCTCCAGACTTCGCGGCAGATCGACGTGGTCGAGGACCACGTCCAGACGTTCCTGTGCCGCCTCGTCGAGAAGGACCAGCTTGCCCCCTACCTGGAGCTTGGGAAGCCGATCCAGCCGGGTGTCCTGCGCGTCTGGGCGTACCAGTCCGCCTGCACCGAGATCCGTGGGTGGGGCGTGGACGCCTCCCTCCGGCAGAGCCGTGGTGCCAAGACCCACCGTGACCGTCAGGCAGACGCTGGGAAGCTCCCGGTGGTCGCGATCCATTCGACCGAGAGCGCCGTCGAGCGCCGCTACGAGGTCGAGAACGGTGAGGTCGTCAGTGACCTCTTCGACCCCCACGCAGAGGACGCAGAGGACGCGCTCGTCTCCGCCGAGACGTTGGAGCGGGCACGGGAGGTCGTCCTCCGGAAGATTGCAGGGGCAGGCCCCCGCTACGCCGCACTGTTCGACGCTCTCGTGGACGGGGGCAAGCGGGCCACGCTCGCTTCCGAGGCAGGCGTGTCCCGGAACCGCATGGCGTCCATGCTCTCGCGGATCCGAGAAGTCCTCCGCGACGACGACACGCTCTCGGCGTCCTGATCTCTGTCGGGGGTGCTCTTGCGGGCACCCCCGACCTAGACTCAGTTGACGACGCCGCTGTCGATCGAGACGACGAGGCTCGTGGTCGTGTCAGCCCAGCCGACGCGGCGCACAAGCACGCCCACCGTGGCCGGGGGATTGGCCGTGACCTTCCCTGCCACCGTCGCGCTCAGGTAGTAGGTCGTGCCCACCACCAGTGCGGCACCGAGGTCGTCCGTGGCCACCGTCACGCGGCCTGTCTGAGCGACCTTGTAGGGAGTAGCAGCGTTGGTCTGGATACCGATCGTGGGCACGTTGCCTGAGGTCGCGATTGCAGCAGCCAGCGCGTCCGAGCCGGAGATCGTAACCACCTGACCGGTGGTTGCCGTGCTGGTCCCGAAGGTGACCACGCCGAGCGAGGACGACACGACGAGTTGTTCCCACGACGTGTTCCCGGTCCCGGTCTTGAGCCAAAGCTCGCCGGTCGTGGTGCCACTGTTGCGGTGGTAGATCGAGCCGTTGCCAGCCACGACGCCGGACCCCGCCGAGGGTGCAGCAGTGCCCGCGAACACACTGATCGTCTGCGACGACTGCTGGAGCGTGAGAACCGGCCCGTCCTTCGCCCCCGCACCCGTCGTGGCGGTGCGGGTCGTGACGACGTTCACGGTGCCGGGCTTGACCGCTACGTTGCTGGCTGTGCCACCCGTGAGGGTAATGTCGCCGCCGACGGCCAGGACGTTGGAAGAGGTCGTCCCACCGGCTGTGACCGAGACAGGCGCTCCGGGGGCTGTACCCGTGTTGTTCGTCGAGTTTCCAGCCGTGATCGTGATCGCACCCGCGCCGGTTGAGGTAGAGCCGCCGCCGCCAGCGGTGATACCAATCGTCCCGCCTGTTCCGGTGCCCCCAGCACTACCGGCCTCCAGGGTGAGGCTGCCGCCCGTTGTCCCATACCCCGCTGTGAGGCTGGCAGCACCGCCGACGCCGAAGTTCGACCACCCGCCGCTCAGGCTGAGTGCGCCGCCCGACCCTGTGTTGGTGAGACCTGGGGCGATACCACCGGAGATCGTAACGGTTCCAGCGTTTGCCGCCGTGAGGCCCGTGGAGGGCGACCCGCCCGTGATACTCACGTTTCCTGAACGGCCAGTGCCCCTGGATACGTTGCCTCCAGAGAGTGTAACGTCCCCTCCAATACCCGTAGGGGTACCACCGGACGGGGCGAAGTTTCCACCCCTCAGGGTAAGGGCACCTCCGTTTCCAGTGCTGGTGGTTGCACCAACGTCGCCGCCTCTGACAGTTACAGGGCCTCCAATGCTTGCGGAGTTGGCTGTTATGTCTGCGCCGTTGACGGTCACACCACCGGCTGCAATGGCACCACTGTTCGTCGCGTTGGCACCACCCTTGATCTCAACGTCTCCGCCCTTGGACCCGACGCCAGCGGTCGAATCGCCACCGGAGACAATGACCTTGCCGTCGTCGAGGCTGCCTGACACGCCGCCTCGTGGCCTACCGCCCTTGATAGTGACCAGTCCGGCGTCGCCCGTTTGAGAGGTGTTTGCTCCGCCCGTGATAGTGACTGCGCCGCCAATGGTCGTCCCAGAGGGTGAGGCACCACCCGTGATCGTGACAGCACCGCCTGCGCCCGTGGCGTTTCCGGCACCGCCTGTGACCGAGGCAACACCGCCAGCGTTTCCGGAAGCTGTGCCCGCACCACCCTTGAGCCGAGCCTCACCGCCCGTTGTGCCGGTGCCGCCCGCAATGTCTACGATTCCGCCCGTGTTGGCAGACCCCGCACCACCCGCAATGCTGACTGTCTCGCCCGAGGCCCCCGACGAGGTGCCCGCCGTCAGGTAGACGTGTCCAGCACCCGTCAGTTGGATCAGGCCGCCCGTGACCGTGCTGACGGTGCGGGCAATGAAGGCAGACCCGACTGCGTGCGTGGTCTCTGCAAGCACGGCTGCATAGTTCGCAGAGGTTGCTGTAGACGTTGCGTAGATACCGTGCGACACGGTCCCGCCGACCTGAGTGACCATGAGGGCATGGGGGGTGCCTGAGGCCGACGCCGAGTTGTTGGTGATCGTCACACCAGGCTTCGTGCTGCTAGCCTGATTGTTCGTGAACGTGGCGACCGTGGAAGCCGCACTGTTCGTGACAGAGAGCCCTGTGACGTTGTTAGCTGACGTTGTTACTGAGATACCATTGCCGGTCGCGCTAGCGTCCGTGGTGATCTCCAACCCGTGCCCTGAACTTGCCCCCGTGCGGTTGATCAGCACGCCCGCGCCAGACTGCGAGGCGGCGATCATCTGGACGTTGAGTCCCGGCCTCGTGCTCGACGCGGTGCGCGTCACAGACAGCAGGTCAGTGTTGTCACCGACGACTGCGTTCGAGAAAGCAATGGCCCTGCCGACCGTCGCTGCAATCGTAGCCCCGCCGTCATATGCCGTCTGAAGAGACGTGGACGCCTGGAACCACGACGTGTCCCCCGCCCCGGTCTTGACGTAGAGGGCACCAGCACCACCCGTGCTCCTGAGGTACAGCGAGCCCTCACTGGCGACGACGCCCGTACCACCCGAGGGGGCTACAGAGCCCGCGAAGACTGAGACCGAGGCAGGGCTTGTCCCCGTCTGCGCGATCGTCAGAGCCGGACCGTTGCCGGTTGCTGCCCCCGTGTTCGTCGGAGAGCGTGGCGACGAGACCATGACCCCGCCCCCCGTCCCCGTAGACGAGGTCCCGCCCGTGAGGGTGATCGAGCCACCAAGTCCAGCACCTGGGGCTGCACCACCCGCCAGGGCAAGCGTGCCGCCCGCCCCAGAACCGTTGCCCGCGCCACCCGTGACCGAGAGCGTCGAGGCCGAGGCGTTGAGCGTGGCGGCGTCACCGATCCGAATGTCGTGAGCGACCGCCTCCCGGAAGCTCAGCACACCAGGAACGATCTCGACCTGCGTGGCAGAGGCGTTGCCAAGGACGACCGAGGTCGCAGTGGTGCCACCTAGCGTGAGAGCCCCAGCCGCTCGGGCGTCAACCCCGAGGACTGCAAGCTCGTCGGAGGTGCCAAACTGCTGCGTTGAGCCAGCAGTGACGATTTTCAGCGGTACGACAGCCATGGGGAGATCTCCTGTGACTCAGCCTCTTGACTGAGTCACTTCATTGCCACTTCAGAGAGAGGAAGAGAGAGAGAGCCCCCTTAGGCTCAGGAGAGAACCGTGCCCTCGCCGATCGAGACGATCAGGCTCGAAGCCGAGTCAGCCCAGCCAATACGACGAACGAGCGAGCCCGGCAGGACCGGCATGACAGAGGTGATCTTGCCCGCCACCGTCTCGCTCAGGTAGTACCGAGCACCTGGGGTCAGTGCTGCACCGAGGTCGTCGAGGAGCCCCGTGACGCGACCGGAGCAGACGACCTGGTACGGGGTGGCACTGTTGATCTGGATCCCGATCGTCGAGATCTCACCACTGGTTGCGAAGGCCGCAGCCAGCGTGTCGGCTGCGGTGACCTTCACGACCTGACCAGTGGTCGCGGTGCTCGTCGTGAAGGCCGTGACCGGAACGGTCGTCGGGATCGAGAGCGGGCTCCAAGCCGTGGCCGTGCCTTGCGTGGTCTTGAGGTACAGTTCGCCGGTCGTGCTGCTGACGATCCGGTGGAACAGGGAGCCCGCGTTGGCGACGATTCCGGAGCCCGTGCGGGGGTCTGCGGAGCCTGCAAACACATGGATCGTGGTGCCACCAGTTCCGCTCTGTGAGAGCGTGAGTGCCGGGCCAACACGCGACCCGAGGTTCGTCGTGGCGTTGCGCGGAGAGTTGAGCGTGATCCCACCGGGAAGGCCCGTGTTGCCGGTGTTGCCACCCGTGAGGGTGACATTCCCGCCCGTGCCAACGCCAGTGCCACCGATCTGAGGGCCACCACTGATCTGAACGGAGCCACCGAAGGTTCCAAGGAGGGTTGAACCTCCCTGGATAGTGACGCCACCACCGGCTCCCGTGTCGGTGATATTCGTGTAGCCGGTCCCGCCTGCGATCTGGACGTAGCTTCCGTCAACTGCTCCCGTGCCAGCCGTTCCCGCAACGACGAAGTTGCCGCTGTGGTCGATCCTGAGTACGTCGGCGCTCTTGTTCTGCACCTGGAGGGCGTTGCCGCCTGCGCTGGTCCCCAATCCGTTGACGAGGAGTGCAGCAGAGGTCGAGGAGGACGCCGAGGTGACCGAGAGCACGCTCACGGTCGAAGCTGCCGCAGCAGTGAGGGCTACGATTCCCTCTGCGTCGGTCACCGAGATCGTGTTGCCTACGACGTAGGTAGCCTGGAGGTCGGCAGCAGCCCCAGTGGCCGCCTTGACCCAGGTCCCTGCCGTCTTGACCCAGAGTTCGCCTGCGCTCCGCAGGTAGAGGGAGCCTGCGTTCGCGACGACGCCACCGCTTGCGGTCGGATCGACAGTCCCCGAGAAGAGGCTCGTGGTTGCGCCATTCGCCCCTGACTGGGTGAGCGTGAGGGCCGGACCCGCAGTGATTGCACTGGTGTCGGCACTTCGCGGGGTTGTGATCGTTGTGGCACCAGGCAGCTTATGCAGCGAGTCACCACCCGACAGGGAAACACCACCACCGTTACCGTTGGCGGCGTGCGCGCCACCCCCGATATTGACTGACCCGGCGGCACCCTGACCCAGAACGTACCATGGTGCCCCTGAAGCCTGGTCGGCTCCAGCCGAGGCGTTGGCGTATGTGACCCATGCCCCACCGCCGTCCACCGTGAGAATCACGAAGTCGCCGTTGTTGAGCACGTCAGTTGCGCCCTGAATGCGAATCCGGCGGCCCACGTCGAGCCCTGAGAAGGGCGTCCCAGCGTCACTTGTCAGCGTGGTCGTTCCAAGCACCGAGGCAATCCCAGCGGTTCCGCTGGAGAAATAGCCGTTGTTGGTACCTCCAGTCAGCGAAATGGCACCACTAACACCAGTGCCATTGACAGCCTGACCAGACACCAAAGTGATTGCACCGCCATTGCTGCCTGGGGTGAAACCACCGACACCACCTTCCAGACTGATAGGCCCACCAACACCTTCGGTAGCGTAGCCTCCCGTGACAGAGAGACCCCCGCCGATGGAACCCGATCCGGCAATCAGTGTGATACCGCCGCCGGTCCCACCCACACCTTGAGCAGTCCCACCCTGAATGGATACAGGGCCACCGCTACCTGTGGCGGCTGGGTCCGTCTGCTCACCAGCATAGAGCCCAATCCCGCCGCCGTAGGCCGAGATTGCATTGGTGGAATTCCCGCCGTAGATATTGACATACCCGCCGTCGTTGTCTTCGGTGGTAGTCGCACCAGCAGTGAGGCTGATGTCGCCGCCAACACCAGCCGAGCCACCAAGGCCCGCAGTGAGCGTGATCGGCCCTCCGTTGCTGATCGTCGAGGTACCGCCTGTCAGCAGGACGCTGCCACCGTTGCCGAGGCGGGTGGTGCCACCGCCCGTGAGAGTGACGTTGCCTGCGGCCCCTGTGCCCAGAACTTCCCAGTACCCAGCGTACCCTGGCTCGGAAGCGCCGCCAGCGAGGTTGTCCCAGGTGACCTGGTTGCCTGCGGGGTTCGTCAAGATCACGAAGTCGCCGTTGTTGCCGGGTGCAGCAGCACCAGAGATACGGATCGTGCGACCTACGTCAGCGCCGGTCCATGTTCCAGTCGCTCGTGTCAGCGTGACCGTCGGAGAAGAGAAGGCGAGGCTGCTGCCGAAGTCGGCGGAGTAGACTCCGTTGTTGGACCCGCCGGTCAGACTGACCGCTCCTGCCGCAGAGGCTCCAGCAGTCGTGAGGCCACCCGTCAGAGTGACCGGACCACCTGCACCGCCCACGCTTGCACCACCAGACAACTGGATATTGCCGCCAGGCTGTGTTCCTGCCAGTGTGCTGCCTGCGCCAGCCACCACAGAGCCCGGAGAACCTGTCAAGGCGAGGCCAGCCGCCAGGTTGATACCGCCGCCGTTCCCCGCGCCCGCGCCCGCGCCCGCCGTGACGAAAACAGTGCCACCGGCACCCGAGACGCCGTCACCGGCCACGAGATTGACTTGGCTGCCAGCCGTGCCGTTGTTGCCCGCCGTGACGTTGAAGGCACTGTCCGAGGGAATGTTGAGGACGGTGCCCCCGCCAACGCCCACGCTCACCTGGGTGACTGCCGCTCCATTCACGACGAGTGAGGTCGCGACGGTGCTGCCGATCGTGAGGGGTCCCGCCACACGGGCGTCAACCCCGAGCACACCGAGTTCGTCTGAGACGCCAAACTGGTTGGTCGAGCCCGAGGTAATGACCTTCAGCGGAATGACAGCCATGTGATCTCCTGGGGCTCAGCCCTCAGTTAGGTCTTCTCATTGCAGAGCTAGCGAGAACCGTGGTTCTTCGAGTAGGCAGTGGCCACGGCGAGGGCGCTTGGGACGGACCTCGTCTGGAACCTGGCTGCGACCCTCTTGGCCGAGGCCATGAAGTCGCGGCGGCTCACGCCGTAGTAGGCGTAGGGGTCACGCGAGTAGGACTCCGAGTCGGCACAGTTGAACCGAATGTCGTCGTACACGTCTTCGAGCTTGTCCCCGTCGATCTCGGAAGGGAGGATCCGATCGAAGAAGGTCTCTGCGATAGCCTCCTCCAGCCTCTCCTTGCTGTCCCGCTCACTGTCCCCGTAGACGAGGGTGGAGCGGGTGAGGTACTGCTGGACGAGCTTGCGGACCTTCGGGTCCACCTTGGAGAAGGTGTCCGCCCACTTGCCTTCGCGGGCCTCGTAGACCCGCTCCATTTCGACCTCAGGGTTGAGCTTTATGACGCGGCTGCCGTCGGGGTCCACGTCCAAGTCCATGACTTCTTCGCAGTCAATGTCCTCAACAACGTCGGCGGCGACCCCCAGCAGCGCAGATTGAACCTGCTTGCTGCGCTTCAACTCGCCGAAGAGAGCGCCAAGGATCTGATTGAGTTCCTTGTCGTCCTCGCGTGCCTGCACCGACCGACCAGCCGCTGACTTCTTTCCCACGGGAATCACCTCAGGCAGGAAAAGGAGGGCCTCTTCCGGGTACTGCTTCAGCATTCTCGCGACGGCTGGGTCCTTCTCGGACTTCAGAACGCGCTTCACGACCTCTGCGAGGACGGCCTTGCGGTCGATCGCCGGGGCTCCCTCGTCCTCGCTCCGGTGGAGCCAGTGGAGGATCGCACTCCCCCCACGACCGTCAGACTTCACGACTGCGGCCTCCACACCGTCCGCTAGGAGGAGTGCCTCGAACTCAGGCGTCTCGTCTCCCGGCCCCTGCCGCAAGTTCTGAAGTGTGAGCTTCATGGTTAGGCGCAGTGCGAAAGCTGCTTGAGGACGTAGTTGCGGATCGTCTTGAGTTCCGAGGTGAGCACTTCCCGGTCCTCTCGGGGGAGCCGACCTGCTCCGCCCATGACGGGCAGCTTCTCCAGGAGGCGGACCCGCTTGATCGGGGTGCTGAGCGCCTTGTTGAGAATGTCCCCGAGGGAGTCGTTCGTACCCGAGGCGACCGCGTCCGGGTTCGTCATGAGCCTCTTGATCAGGTTCTGCGCGTCTTCCAGGTCGGCGAGGAGCATGAGCAGGTCGCTCCCCTCACCCATTTCGTTGAGCGCCGCGTCGATCTTCTCCGCGAGATTGCGGAGGGACGGGATACACTGGGTCGCGGACTGGGTGCCCCAACCGAACCCGACGCTCCGCTTCAGGCCGACCGGGTACTGCCCCTCAGGCAGCTTCTCCCCGTTCATGGGCGAGACGTGCATTCGCGGGTTGAAGGCGTCCACGTAGCCCTTGCCGACCTTCTCGCGGTAGGTCTTCGAGAGCATGGCCTGAGCCTTCTGGAGGCTCACGAAGTCCTCGATCTTCTCCGGGGTGTTGCCGGTCAGCGGGGAGTCCGTCAGAGCGCCCCACTTCTTGATCAGCGTGTAGGTGCCGGTCGTGCTCGGCACGATCAGCATTTCGTAGAACTTCGAGTGGTTTCGCGAGCCGTCAATGAAGTAGAGCATGGAAGCCATGCCCTCGCGGACCGCACGCTCGTTGAGCCCGAGCGGCTGAAGCATGGGCCTGCTCGCGAGCTTCACCGTGAGCGACGCGAGGCGTGTCTCCGGCGTCGGGCTCGCGGACTTCTCCGTGAGGAGCGGGAGGATCTGAGCGCGCAGTTCCGGGTTGGCGTGGGCGAGACGGATCAGCGAGGAGCGAAGATTGGTCATGGTCACTTTCCTGAGGTGCGAAGATTGAGGGTCAGTGACCCCAACCGGAGGAGGTCTCGCGGTCGGGCTTCCCGTCCCACTTGTGGGCGGACCTCGACGAGTCGATCTTGACGTAGACGCTCCCGCTGCCGTAGGTCTGCGGGATCTTCTTCATTTCCGGACCCGCCCAGTGGTTCGGGGACGGTGTGACCAGGTCCGAGCCGTAGCCGTCGGACTTGAGGAGCTTGGAGGCGATCTCACGGAGCCCGATCGCCTTCCCAATGAGCTTGGTCACCTGGTAGTAGTTGATATTCGTCTGGTCGTAGCCCCAGGAGGCGACGAGAATGTCCCCGACCTGGAGGCCGTGCGCGAAGTTCTTGCGCTCCTCCAGCCGCTTGCGCTTGGCCTCGACGAGGGCCAGGTAGTTCTTGATCGTGTCCTGGATCTCGCGTTCCTGGTTGTTGACGTTGCCGTACCGGTAGAGCCAGAGCGGCTTGTCGGCCTTGCCTGCCCAGGCTCCGGCGACGTAGTGCGTGTCCCCGTTGCGGCCCAGGGACTCCCAGGTCCAGATCTGAAGACCCTCCGGGGTGCCCTTCCGCTCCAGGAGCGTGGGGTTGTCCTTCGGGAGGTAGCTGCCACGGGGCATGGAGAACTGCCCTCGCATGGCTTCCTTGTCTGTCGCGGCCATGCGGCTCCACCCCTTCGGCAGCTTCTGCCCCTGGACTTCCACCACGTAGAGGGCAATGGCCTCGTTGGGGATACGTTCCTTCCGGGCCTTGGAAATGAAGGCGTTGACCTGGGAGTACTTCTCGGGGTCCATTGTCCGGTCGTACTGCGTGCCCATGCTCTTCACGGACTGCCACATACGCATGAGCCGGAAAGCGGCGTTCACCCCAATCAGCCCTTCGAGGGCCTCAGAGGCGTCCGACCAACTCATGGCCTCCTTGTCCGAGAGGAGAGGGAGGAGGTGCTCACGGAGAGCAGGCTGCTCATAGGCGAGACGGGTCAGCTTCGAGCGAAGATTGGTCATGTTGGGTCTCAGCCGAGGTAGGCGATAGCTTCAATGCCGGTTTCGAGCGTGTCCCAGAAGAACGCGAGCGTCGTGTTCGTGACTGAGACGGGGGAGAACGGGTCCCCAGGGGTCGAGGTGGCGAGGTCCACCCGCAGGTTCCCCTTGGGCCGACTGACCGAGTGGGCGTTGATCACCTCGTCCCACTCGATCCCGAAGACCTGAAGGATCTCGTTGACCTTCGCGAGGGCCATTCCAGGAGATTGGAACCGGGTGTTCCCGTCGAGCCCGGCTCGGATCAGGGCGGCGTTGATCTTCTGGCGGTCCTTGGGCAGGATCTTCGACCCTGCTGCCACGGCAGCCAGGTGACGGATCGCGACCCGAGCCGCCGTGCTCTCCACGGAGTTGGACGCCTTGCGACCGGGGAAGTACTCGCTGGGGGACTTCTGACAGTGGTCGCTGCCGGGGTTCTTGTACTTGCAGTACCGACTCCACGCGACGGCCCACGCCTGGTTCTCGGGGAGGCCCTGAGCCTTCCCCTCCTCAACGTAGCGTTCCACGTCCTTCGGGAGATCTTCAGCTTGGCGGAATTGCATTTGGGTCCACGTCAGGGGGATTGCCCGACGTAGACCCAAAGATATAGACGTTCTCGTGACGGCGGTTCAGTACCGCTGCAACAGGCTCAGTGGTCGTACTCGCAGGGGTCGTACCCGAACCGGGTCATGCGTGCCCCCACCGTCATGAGGCGGGCCTCAGCCTTCATGGCCTCGTAGATCGCCTTGTGCGTGCCCTCGTCCGCGTCCTCGTCCAGGCGCTTGAACTCGTACCCGCGCTTGCGACCGTCACGCTCGGCACAGAGCACCTCCAGCGTGCCGGGAGCGTGCTCCTTGCGGGGGTCAAGGAGGTCGTGGTCCCCGTCCGAAAAGAAGTACCCCTGGTCGCGGGCGGACTTGCTCGGGCTGGAGTAGGCAGGCTTCCCCGCGACCTCCCAGCAGGCGCGGTGGTACAGGCAGGGCTCTCCGCCGCCGCAGTCGTCACCCTCTTCGCCGTTGTAGTCCCAGTGGCCCGCACGACCGTAGCCGTCGTACTTGCCGAAGTTTCGGCTCCCGTCCTTGGACAGGACGACGACATCCTCCATCCAGGCGTTGATCCCCGCGTCGGTCGCGCTGTGGCTGAGTGCCGGGTGCCCACACGACTTGCAGTTCCACGAGAAGAGACCCATGACGCGCTCCCTGTTCGGGTGACCCTGTGCCACCCTGCACCCTCTAAGCGGGTGGGCTCGGGGCTTTTACACGTTAGGGCTGACGAATCTCCTTCGCCTTGACGGTTGTGGTGATCGAGAAGAACCTGGGTGGGCTCTCGGACCCTCTCTCCCGGACCCGCACCATGACGGCTCCCGGCCTGAAGTGGATCGCCTCGCTGTAGTCGAAGGAGACGAAGGACTCAGCCGCCGACTTTGGACCCCGTGCGGAGACCTTCATTTCCGAAGTGTTGAGCCAGGGCTTGTGGCTCACTTCCGGTCTGACCACCTGGCACCAGAAGACACGCGGGCCGTTAGACACTGGGCACCCAGGGCTTCGAGGTGAGGTTGACGCTGACCATGAACAGCTTCGAGGCCCGTCCAGAGCCGTCGGACCGGCGGACGGCGACGAGGACTTCCTGGTGGAGCAGGGCGAGGCGTGGTGCGTCACACGCGACGTGGACCTGTGCTGCGCTCTCGTAGCTCCGAGCCTCCACAGGGACCGGGAGCCCTCTCGGGATCGTGTCGATCGGGCCGAGGATCTGGCAGACGAACTTCATGGTTCCTCCAAGAGGATCGCAGCGAACCCTGGGTCTGCCCCAAGCTGCCGCAGAAGGTCTTCCGTCTCTCGACGGCGCTCTTCCGGGGTCAGGGCGTCCGCACGAGCCTGCTCGGCAGCCTGGGCCATGAGGCCCGCTCGGGTGTTCTCTGCGACCTCCGGGGGATTGGGAATGGCGTCGCTCCCGCCCCACCAGCGTCCGAGCCTGGCGCAGATCCCCGTGCTCGTCCGCCGCACCGTGTCGGCGACCTTCTCGTCGAGGGTCATGGCGTTCCACTTGCGCTCGGCGCGTTCCATCTTTCCGCTGAGAAGGTCAGCGAACGAACCGCTGCCCTCGATCAGGACGCAGGCTTCGTAGGTCCAGGTGATCGTCGCTGGGTCAGCGTCACGGACCTTGGACTTGCCCTTGCGGAGCTTGGAGACGATCTCCGCGACCTCCTTCGGGTGTCGGCGGAGCATTTCCTCGTAGGGGAGCGTGGCGACGATCATGGTGTTCCCTTCGTTGCGGCGTACTCGGCGCGTGCCTGAGCGAACTGAGCGTCCGTCAGGTACTTACGACGCGGGTGGTGCTTGCGCGCCCACGCCGCAATGAAATCAGTCTCGGCCTGCGTGAAGACCTCGAACCCCTGAGCAGCGAGGAGACCCGCCAGGGCGTCGCTCAGGGCCGGGCTGACGTACCCGGCCCCTGTGACGGTAGCCTTCCGGCTCATGCGACCAGCGCCTCGATCGCCACGACACCGGGCTTGACCGAGCCGCCCTCAGCCGCGTGGAAGGAGGTCGAGCCGCACTTGAGCGAGACTGCCTCACCAGGCAGGAGGCGGAAGGTGCGGTAGCGGCACGCCGGGAGGTCGAGGGTGCGCTCCAGGAAAGACTTGGCGACCATGACCGCTCCGCTCTTGCTCGGGAGCTTGTCACCGTTGGGGGACTTCTCGACGCAGTTGCTGGCGATCACGATCCCCGCGAGGTAGACCGTGCCGGGGACGGGAGCCTTCGGGTCGGCGGGGTTGCCCGTGCCCGTGTAGACCTTGCAGCCCGCCACGTTCGAGCCGTCCACCGAGAGCGTCTCGTAGACGTGCTCCGAGGTGCTCTCGTTGGTGCCCGCGAGGGTCTCGCTGTACGCGGTGATCAGACCCTTGCGGCCACGCGCTGTACCCGTGCAGGCGTCGATCACGTCGGTCGCGGTGATCGCCGCGCCGCTCTGCTCGTCCACCTTGCCGTCGGCGGCGAGGGCGGCGACCATGTCCGCGACGAAGGTGGGCGACTGCATGGCCGCCGTGAGGGTGTCCAGCGAACGCTGGACCATGTTCGTGTACGAGAAGCCGGTCAGGAGCGTGTACTCCATGACGTGGTCGCCACGGCGGAGCTTGTTCGCGCCCGCCCCCTGGACCTCACCCGCGAGGCGGGTGGCGAAACCGACGAAGCGGGGCGAACCGTTCGCCTCTTCGACCATATCGGACAGGTGGACAGCGAGCTTCACGGACTTGGCGTTGGTGGTCATGTTCGTCTCCTCACCACCCAAGCGATTGGGGGGAGGGGCTTTTCACGATCCGCCGAAAAAAGATTGAGGGTGCCCGAAAAAAAGATTGAGTGGGTCGAATGGTGTAAAAGGGGTCTCCCCAATCGCTTACTAGGTGAGGGAGACGAACATGACGACCAAGACCTCCAAGACCTTCTCGCGGTTCATTGCACACGACCTCCTGAACGGTGGCTTCAACGTCTACGAGGACAAGGTCGTGGTGGCCGCGAACGGTGTCACCGTCCTCGCGACGGAGGTCACTCGGACCGGCGCGGGCCTCACCATGGAGGCGGCTCAGGCGCTCCTGGCCTCGCTCGGTGGCTCGGTGGGGGCGTCGTGAAGAGCAAGTCAGAGAAGGTGGCGCGGAGATCCTGGCTGGCGGAGTCGGTCAGGCTCCGCACCGGGGGCGGGCCGCACAAGGACGGTCGCAGCAAGCGACAGGGCAACCGCTCGCAGCAGCGGGCTCGTTCAATCTCGGAGGTCTGATCATGGAACTCGTCAAGTTCACCAGCTTCAAGCGTCCCGGCCCCACCAAGGCGTGCGGTGGTCCCGGCGGGTTCGACTGCCCCTGCTGCCGCGTCAGCAACAAGCGCAAGGCTAAGGCGATCTCCGCCCGTGCGCTCCGTCGTGCCTCCAAGGTCGCGGTCCACGTCCACTCCCACGGGGAGGTCTGATCATGTGCCTGTGTGGCGACACAGCGTGCGACTCATGCGGCCCGGCTCAGGGATTCGACCCGGCGTTCGAGCGGGCGGTCGAGGCTCTCTGCGAGAAGTTCCCCGCGCTTGCCGACCAGGAAGGCGACCTCGCGTCAGACCTCGCAACCCATATCGAGGAACTGCTCTGCAAGGAGCGGGAACGACTCGCGGCCTTCTTGAAGTCGCGTGTCCCCGGCAAGCAGGGTGAGGCTCTCGCCTACGAGATCGTGGTGGGTGAGCCCTTCCCCGACCCTGAGGCTGAGGCTGAGGAAGACCGGCTCGCCCGCGAGTACATGAAGTCGGAGCGGGCTGCCCGCCTCGACGAGCCCGCAGAGACCTCCGAGTTCGAGCCCCTGATCGAGCGGATTGAGTCGTTCGACCAGGAGCGCAGGCACCCGGTCCTTCTCAACGCTGTCCGGGCGCTTCGCAGCGGCGACCTCGACCACGCCAAGTACCTGATCCGCAACGACCGGGACAAGTTCGACACGGAGGAGATTGGCTTCCTCCACCGGATCGGGCTGGTCTGAGCGTAAAGTCTCTCAATGAACAACACGACAGAACTACTCGACGCGGTCGAGTTCGCTACGCTCGCCCACCAGGGGCAAGTCCGTGGTGGGAAGGGCGTCCCCTACGTCACCCACCCGATCGACGTTGCCCGTCGCCTCCACAACGCAGGGTTCGCCGAGACAGACATTCTCGTCGCTGCCCTCCTCCACGACGTTGCGGAGGACACCCAAGTGCCCCTCGCGGAGATCACCCGGAGGTTCGGCTACCGAGTCTCCGGGCTGGTCGAGCACCTCACGCTGCCGCTCGACGCTCGGAAGGACCGGGAGTTGAAGCAGGCGTACCAGCTTCGGAAGATGCTCGACATGGACACCTGGGGGAGGGCGATCAAGATCGCCGACAAGACCTCGAACGTCCATGACCTCGTCGCAGACCCTCCGAAGTGGGGTGTTCGCGCCCTCCGTGGGTACTCCGACGCCGCCCGTGCTGTCGTGTGGGCCGCAACCGGGGTCAAGCCGCAGGCCAACCTGTGGCAAGTCCTCGTGGACCCGAAGCTCGCGGACCTCATTTTGAGCTTCGAGCGAGCCTACTCGACGGCGGCTACCACCTACGGGTGGAACCCGGCTGAGGCGTTCCCTCAGTAGCAGGGCACCATGAGTTTCCCCAGGTCAGGCTACAAGCCGGAGGCAATGTACCTAGGGGAGCGGGATCACCGCAGGGAGCGCCGTCGAAAGAATGGCGGGTGGTACGGCGGCCCGAAGAGTGTCCGGTTCCCAGACACCTACCAGACCCTCACCTCCGTCAGCCTCTCCTGGGACCTGCTCTGCGAGGAGGTTGAGGAGCCCCTGCTGGATCAGAACCCCTTCGTGGATCAGATCCGCTTCATTCCCGAGGTGGCAATCTGTCACCGGCTCCCCCGAGAAGCTGACCCCCCTGAGCCCTCCAGGGTGAAGCCCGCCATGGGCTGGGAGGAGTACACCAAGAGGCAGGCTGCTTCGAGAGCCTTGCTGTATGCGCGGAAAAAGGCTCAGCGGGCACTGACCGGCAACGGGCTCACTCTCCAACCTCGAACCAAAGCGAAGGCACGACGAACCGTGAAGACGTACAGCACCCACTATGATTGCGTCGGGGAACTTTGCCGCGTCCACGGCAAGCACGGGCTGCTCGTGTCGGTCGCTGGGGACGTAGATTGGGTGGAGGTCGAGAAGGCGGCACCCTACCTCCTCGACAACGACCGCGATCTGAGTATCAAGCTCCTGCACGGCGGGTTTCTGATCCTCCTTTTCGACACCAGCGAGGAGAGGGACCGCTACTACTTCCTGACGGTCGGTGAGGACGGCCCGACGAAGCTCAACCCGTACTCTGGTCCGGCGACCCTGTTCGCCTGCACGTTTGGCCCCGACGGTCGGGGTATCACCGAGAACACCTGAGGTTCACAATGTCGTCAGTGCGAACGTCGTTCCGAACGGAGCGTGGTGGCCTTCGGGTCTACGAGATCGAGGACGAGGCCGGGCGGAAGTTCTACCTGGAGGAGACCTCTGACTCGGCGCTTGTCTTCCGCCGGGAGGAGGACAAGCCGCTCAACCTCCACCATGACTTCGTCAGCGAGTTGGTCCCGCTCTTCGAGCACTTCGCGAAGTACGGGAACCTGCCCCTCCCGAGTGCAGAGGCTCCAGCCTTCAAGGTGGACGACGTGGTGGCCTGTTCGAGGGAGAAGGGGACGTTCAGGATCGCCAAGATCTCCTGGAGCGGGGACGACTCGAACACGCGGGGCTCTGCGTACCTGCTGCGTGCGGACGAGGCTGGGACGGATCACGGCTGGGAGGACTTCCGGAAGCTCCGCCCAATCTGAGGCCGGGAGTGGAAAGGGGTAACGTCCCCCCGGAGGTTCTTCATGTTCGACGCCAAGGTACTCACCGACTCGATCGCCTCAGGGGTTCGCCTGACGACGCTTCAGGTCACGTTCCCCAGGATCGTGCTGGCCGAATTCAACACCCACCGGGTGTTCAGTAGGTCGAGCGCGAGCAGCCGAGCGATCCCCGTCGAGAAGCGGATCGCCGAGGTCCGTCAGAACGCCTTCATTCCGGAGGCGTTCGGCGCGAACAAGAAGGGAATGCAGGCCGGTGACGCCTTGGGCGACGAGAGCCAGGAAGCCGCAAGAATGGCCTGGCTCGACGCTGCCTACCAAGCGACCCAACAGGCTGCGAAGCTGGCCCAGATCGGAGTCCACAAGCAGTGGGCGAACCGAATGCTGGAGCCGTTCCTGTGGCACACGGTCATTGTCACGGCGACCGAGTGGGCCAACTTCTTCGCCCTGAGGTGCTCGCCTGAAGCCCAGCCGGAGATCCGCACCGCAGCGGAACTCATGCGGGCTGCCCTCGCCGCTTCGACCCCGGTCGAGCGGAAGCCGGGCGAGTGGCACCTTCCGTTCGTCTTCGACGAGGACTACGAGGCGTTCAGCGACCTCGACCCAGCGGCACTCCCGTTCGTGGACCTGCCGAAGGTCAGCACCGCACGCTGCGCTCGGGTCACCCACCTGACCCACGACGGCAAGCGTGACCTCAACGCGGACTGCTCGCTCCACGACAGGCTCCTCATGAACGGACACATGAGCCCGTTCGAGCACGCAGCCAAGGTCGTGGCCCCCTCCCTGGAAGACCCTCTGTTCGCCCCGGTCTACAAGGACGACCCTGCCAACCCGACTCAGCGAGTGATCTCCCACTTCATGTGCGGGAACTTCAAGGCACCCTGGGTCCAGTACCGCAAGACGATCCCCGGCGAAGACCTGTTCCAGAGCTTCGCGACCTGAATGGCCCCCGTCGTCCACCACCCGCTTCAGACGATCCTCGACGTGATCTGGAACGCCGGGCACACGCCGAAGCTCGTCGTGGACTCGACCCATGAGGACGTGGTCGCCCCCGAGCACGTCAAGGCTCAGTGGAAGGAGTGGTTGCAGATCGACCTCTGCGCCAGCTACCCGCTGAACCTCGACTACTCGAAGGAGGGGGTCTCGGTCGATCTGGCCTTCTCCGGGAGTACGTGCCGGTGCTTCTTCCCGTGGGCGCGGATCACCATGGTCGTGGACCGCGAGACGGGTGAGGGGGTCGCCCTCAAGTCTCCCGGTGCGGCGGAGCCCATGCCGAAGATTGAGGCCAAGCCCGCTCGGGCGTGGACCCCGAAGGTGCTCAAAGGGGGTAAGAGCTAAATGCGCCTCTTTGCTGCCATTGAATCCGGGAAGCTCACCCTCAGCCCGCTCTCCCTCTCTGACAGGAAGCGGGTTCCCGCCGTCGCTGTCTCCTTCGAGGAGCGGGCCAAGCTCGTGGACTACTTCGTGGGCCTCGTGAAGGCGCAGACCTGGGACGGTCACGTCATGTGCTCGTCGAGCATGGACTTCGCGAGCGAGGACGGGTGGCCTGAGCCCGACGCCCGCGACTACATGGACGACTGCGTGATCGAGGCGCTCGAACGCATTCGGAAGGAGAAGGCGAACTGATGAAGATCACGTTCCCAACGGCGATTGCGACCAACAACCCGACGATCATTGTCGGGGAGACACACGCGACCTCGTGGAAGGTCACGGCAGAGCAGTTGGCTGCGGCCTGGAACCGGCCCCTCGAAGAGATCCGCCAGAGGATCACCCGCATGGGCAAGCACCCCTCTGACAAGGAACTCGAAAAGTTCGACCGGTGGCTCACGGACGGGGGAATGACCCCTGCGGCGAAGGCACAGCACCACGCCAACACCAACTACGGGGACACGAAGTGAGTCTGCCGAAGAGCCCCATTGTCGAGGTGCGGGTGGACCAGTTCGTCGGGACGACTGAGGTCGGAATGTGCCCCCGGTGCGGCTGCTTCGGGGAGGTGGGGACACTCTGCCGGAACACCCACTGCCGCAGCGTGAGCAACCACATTGGGGCAAGCAGCGAGGATCTGACCCGAGCCTCCAGGTCAGCCTACGAGTCGGCGATCAAGGTCGTCGTGGCCCAGCTTGAGGCCCGAGCCACCGCCCTGGAGATTGAGGCAAGTCGGTGGGACCAAGTCCGCTCCCGCTCCTCTGTTCAGGAGCATGGACTTCGTACTCCCCGACCCGAGAACTATGCGGCCAATGTTCTTCGGGAGGAGATCACGGCCCTCCTCGCCAACCCGCTGGGGAAGACCTCATGATCATGTCCTTCATTCCTGCCTGCCCCGAGTGCGAGCGGCTCAATCAGAAGAGCAGCGTCTATCCTGGGGGTTCGATCACGACTCTGCTTGGGGGGAGCTTCCACTTCCGCGACGAAGACGGGGTTCACCACCACCATGACCCGAACCGAATCAGGGACTCGTACCGGTGCTCCAACGGACACCTGTGGGAGCACTCCTATGTCCGGCCATGCCTCTCGTGTGATTGGGCTACGAAGTTCACCTAGCGGGTGCATGATCTATCAGGCGATTGGGGTATGACGCCCCAGAGCCACACGCTGCTTCTGGTCGTTCAACGAAGTGCTCGGCGAGTCTTGTTCAGCTTGGAGACCAGAGAGGGCGCTGTCGTCCTTCCGGTTTCCGAGTGGGACGACCTGCAAGCCTTCGTGGACGACCTCGCGGATTGGCTTCGCACGTCCGGGGCCACGGTCGTGGTCGAGGAAGAGGCGTAACACCCTTGGAGGTGGCAGCAATGCGTCGAGTCTACGAGGTCGAGATCACTCACAAGGTCTTCGTGTCTGCCCTCAGCGAGAGTGCGGCGACCGGGTGGGCCGAGAACAACGTCACCGAGTGGTCCGAGGACCCAGCGGAGAGTGTCACAGCCACCCTCGTCAGTTCGGCGAGCGCCGTTCCGGAAGAGGTTCTGGAGAGCCTTCCCTGGTCCGCCGACGGCCTTGACAACGACGAGTGCGATCTGACGGTTGCCGAGTGGATTGAGCGCGGGGCCAAGTCCCCCGTCGAGAAGTAGAGTCACGACGTGCCCACCTACGACTACGAGTGCGAGAAGTGCCACAAGACCTTCGAGGCGGACCAGAAGATCACTGAGCCGCCCCTGAAGAAGTGCCCAGAGAAGTCCTGCAAGGGTGAGGTCAAGAGGCTGATCTCTGGCACCTCCTCTTTCGTTCTGAAGGGCGGTGGGTGGGCAAAGGATGGCTACTGACTACCAGTGCGTCATGGCCGGGGACAACTCCTGGCACCTGACCCAGGAGCAGGCGTCACCTCCGCCGATTCTTCGGGGAGGGGCGTACACCTCCTGCGCGATCTGGGTCGAGTTCAAGCGAGGGTACGACCGAAGGCGACCGACCTGCCCGGCGTGTCTCAAGCACGTCGAGGTCTGGGAGGCACGGCACTCGATTCCCGCTCCTGCCCCTGTGGTTGAAGTGCCTGTAGAGCCAGAGGTGGACGAGGGGTCTGACCCCTTTCGAGAACTGATCCACTCCCTCGAAGCTCGCGCTGCTACCCCGAGAACCAAGTGACAGAGAAGCCGATTCAGCTTGCCGCCCCGTCTGTGATCGCATTGCTCCAGGGGAGGAAGACCGTCGCCCGCCAGGCCGTCAAGTTCAGGGGTCCCTGGGCTCGGTTCGACTACCCACACGCGGCACCGCACCCGGTGAGTGGGTGGATCTTCGCCGACTTCGAGTTGACTCCGGATCGCGTCGCTCAGATCGCTGACCCCGACGGTGGAATGAAGTGCCCGCTGGGCTCTCCCGGAGACAAGCTGTGGGTCAGGGAGACCTGGGGAGGGGACGCCACTCGCGGTCTCGGCTACCGAGCCGACCACCCGGATTGGGTTCGATACCAGGGGAACGGGGAGAACTCCCCGTGGCACCCCTCCAGCAATATGCCCCGGTGGGCTTCCAGGATCAACCTGGAGGTGTTGGAGGTCCGGGTAGAGCGGCTCCACGCGATCACCGAAGAGGACGCCGTCGCTGAAGGCGCGATCTTCACCGACTACGGGAAGCACGACTTCTCGGGTGGCGTCCCTGGGGCCACGCTCGTTCAGCGTCGAGGCTGGTCAATGGAGCCCACCACGAGCGCCGACCAATGCCTCCTGGACGCTCGGCACGCTTTCGCCAATCTGTGGGACAAGACTGAAGGGAAGCGACGCCCATGGGATCAGAACCCCTGGGTGTGGCGGGTTCGATTCAGGAGGCTGCCATGACCACACTGGAAGAAGAACTCCAAGAGCTACGCGCATGGAAGCTCCGGGCAGAGGCTGAGCTTCGCCGCGACCCGGACGGCCTGAAAGAGGACTATGCCTCCCTCCAGGAGGACGCCGCCGAAGTGGTCCGCCAGTGGGAGCAGGGCTCCGTGGGTATGCTGGACGAGGCGATCGGGAAGCTCCGTGACAACGGTCGCCCCGATTGGTGGAAGAAGCCCACGCCAGTGGATCCCGATTGGGACAACGGCTAGTGCTCTGGCAGGACGCGGGCTACCCTATATCGGTGAGTCCTCGAAAGTCAGGTCAGCCGTTGGGCGTAAGGAAGCTCATGATGACTCAACGACAGGAATACAACCCGAACCGGAACGAGAACATTTGCATTACGTTCCGCGACCCCGGTGGCCCACGAGAGGACCTGGAGTTCACCCTGCCGTCGAAGTTGGCCCTGCCGTTCCACTGGTGGATGCTCACCCAGGGGATCAAGAAGATCTGACGGCGGGCGTAAGTCTCGCATGAGATTCAGCGTCTACGCCGAGAACCTCCCCTGGCGGGTTCGTCTGGCCCTTCTCCGTGGAGCCAAGATCGTCTCAAGCGCCTACGTCCACGACGGCACCATGGTGATCACCGTCTCCGTGAAGTGGAGGGGAGCACCGATCTGGTGGCAGGAGTGGCGGGCTGCCGCTGACCAATCGTTCTTCGGCTACCAGGAGTCGGGTCAGTCCGAAGCGATACCGTAGAACAGGTAGCCCTCGACGCCGCCGACCTCGACGACCCGGACCTTGAAGGAGATCTCCCAGACTGGGGACTTCGAGGCCCAACCCGCCACGGTGAACGTCTTGAGCCCCTTCACCTCGTAGAGGGTGAACATGGTTCCGGGCTTCAGGAGCGACAGCAGGTACTCGTCCTTGAGCAGCTTCTGCTTGAAGCTGTCAATCACGTCCTTCTTCGTGGGACCGACGCCCATGAGTTGCCCACCCCCACGGCCCCACTCGATCCGATACAGCTTCTCTGAGGAGGTGCTCGCTGCCATTTCCGGCAGACCACCCTCCTTGATCTTCGTGGCCTTCAACCGGCTGATCTCGACGGCCTTGTCGCCAGCCTTGGCCTTCACCTCTGCCTCAGCGAGCTTCCAGGCTTCCTGCTGAGTCGGTGCGCTGACCTTGACGGTGACTTCCTTCTCGGACTTGACCTTCACCTCAGCGATCGGCACGGCGAACGCCGGACCCCACTTGTCGTTGTGGCCCAGGTCCCTGTCCAGGAATTCCCGTGCCTGCTGCCTGGACATTGGCGTCCGGGACCGAAGCTCGAAGTCTGACTTCTCTGCAATGGTCCCGGAGTACCCACCCCGCCCCGACTCGTACCGGGCGTTCTCGACGAGCGTGCGGAAGACCGCCTTCGGGTCGGTGCCCTTCCCGAAGTTCTGGAAGTCCGAGCCCCCTGCGATCAGGGAGCGGAACGCGACTCTGGTTGGGGACGGGGTACGCATGGCTGCTTCAGATCAGAGGCCGCAGTTGGTCTTGTGACCGGGGCACACGTTCTCGCGGAACCACCTGTTTACCGCTTCCGCTCGGTGCTCCCGTCAGCCCCCGCCGGGGGGGACTCCGGGTGAATGTTGTACGGGGCGGCGTCGTCGGGCTTGGACTTGTCGCCGTCCCAGGTGCGGCCAGCGAGCGGCCCTTCCTCGTCGTCGGAGGCGAGGAACGAGGCGGCCTCGCGGGGCGTGCCCTGTCCCTCCCAGGTGAGGATCTGATCGACCGACGGGTGGATCGAGTACCCGCTGAGGTCAGAGGCCGTCTTCTCGGTCGTCTCGGAGGCAATGACCTGCTGCTCCTGGGCGGGGTACGCCTCCAGGATCAGGTCGCTCCAGCCGCACTTGGCGCGCTTCGCGTGCTTGTTGAGGAAGCCCGTGATACTCGCGTGCTTCGACCCCATGCGGGAGTGCAGGTCGCTCGCGATCACACCGGCCTCGTGCTCGACCGTGTTGCAGGCTTCGAGCGCGAGCCTGGCGGTCTTCGCCGAGAAGCCGTAGCGACCCTTCTCGCCCTTGGCAGCGGTCTTGGTCGGCTGGCCCGGCCCAATCTCCGCCATGCAGCCACGGAGCATTCGGGCGGCCTTCGAGGCGGTCCGTGCCGTGTGCTCTTCGAGGAAGGCGGGCGTCTCCGCGTCCTTCTCGTAGATCTCCTTGGCGAGCTTGCCAGCGAACTTGGCGAGCTTGTTCGAGGCCGAGCCGCAAACCTTCTCGGCTTCCTTCGTGAAGCCGTAGAGGCCGGTGGCAGCGGTCCTCGACTCAGCGGCCCGCTTGGTGTTGTCGCTGAGCCAGCGGTTCACGTCGCTCCACAGCACTTCGCTGTCCTTGACGCGAATGAGGGCGGACTGAACCTCCTGGGGGAGATCGTCGTAGTCGGTGGCAGCGCCAGCGCCTGCACCCTCGACGTACTTCTTGAGGATCGCGATCTGCCGAGCCTGGATCTTCGCCTCCTTGTCGGTGGCTGACTTGGACTCCATTTCCTCCCGGAGCTTCGTGACCGCAGGAGGCGGGTTCTCGACGTTCTCCTGGAGTTCCGTGGGCAGTTCGTCGAGGCTCACGTCCTCGCCCCGCTCGAACTTGGACTCCTTGCCGAGTTCTGCCTCGTAGTCGGCGATCGAGACGCCGTTGGCGGAGGCCGACCGGTCCAACCCCGCGAACTTGATCTCGTAGCCGAAGGCCAGTTCGTTCTGGGACCAGCGGGCAGGCTGGTTCAGATTGAAAGTGTACTTGTCGTTGGAGAGCTTCCGAGACACTGCGGTCATGACCTTGCGGGCAGCCGCTGCCTGGTCCTTGTTCCCAGGGGTCAGACCCGTGACGTACATACTGCCGGAAATGAATGGCCGGTCCACCTCGCGCTGAGGGGAGACATGGGTGCCGTACAGCTTGTGGTTCGCCAGCACCATGCCGAGCCGTGTCAGTCCGGACTCAATGGCAAAGGAGACCTTGCTGCTGAACGACTCCAACTCGTCGAACATGGCGTCCTGTGCGGCCTTGGACTGCGTACCCTCAATCCAAGCTGCGTGGGCAACCTGGGGGGCCGTCCTCAGCAGCCGCATTGCCTGGTCTGGGCTCCCCTTGAACTTCAGACTGCTGAACACCCGGTCAGCCAGTCGATTGGGGATTGTCGAGGTGTTGAGGAAGACATGGGGGACGACGACCACGTCTTCAGACGGAACGTCTGAGAGGCCCAGAGCCTTCCTGTGCATTTCCTCGAACTCGACCCGGAGCGAGAACTCGCTGGTGTCCTCAGATTGGACCTGCCCGTAGTACCCACCCTCGTAGGGGAGGTTCTTCGTCACCTTCCAGCCGAGAACCTTTGCGATCCCATGGACCGCAGCCTCTGCCGTCGGGAGCAGGTAGCTCTCGGAGGCCGTCTTGAACTTGTCCTTGTGCTTCTCGTTCTGGCGCTTCCACTCGGCGGCGTCCTCGGGGGACATATCCTTCGTCGGATCGACGGAGACTCCCGTTTCGTGCATGGACTGCTTGAGGGTGCGCTCGAACTCGGCTGCGTCGATCATCATGGCGGAAGCTCCTGAGCTTGCAGTGTTGTCGGCAGCCGTCTGATCGGAGCCGTAGTCACGTCGGGTGCGAAGAGGCTGGGTCACTGTAGCTTCTCTCCGAAACTATAGAGGGGCTAGCTGAACGCTCGGGCGCTCAGTCGAGGTTGGTCATGGCCACCTTCGTGGCGATCTGAAGCATGGTCGGCAGGTCCAGGTTGGGGTGCTCCTCCAGCCAGAGCCGGAACCCCTTCTCCACCTCGGACGACTTGTCGTGCGCCGTCTCGTAGGACTCACCCTGCTCGCCCATGAGAATGTACTCGTGGAACTCGTGCATGGCCGTGGCCGCCAAGTCGGCGTCCCCACCAAGCTCCTCCACCCACAGTTCACCCGCAGGGCAGTAGGCGTACCGGGCAGGGTTGCCGCCAGCGACGAAGTCAATGTCGATATGGTTGCGGACGTAGTTCCCGTCCACGAGGTACAGCCTCATGCTGCCCATGTCCCCGAGAAGCGTCTTCGGGGTGTCGTTCGCAATGTGCGCGGAGTCGTACTCGACCTCGCTCTGCGGGGCGTACTCCAGGCGCACGTCCTCGTACTCGTACTCGTCGTCCACCCGGTCGTCCTCAGACGCGAGGAACAGGTCGGCGACCTTCGAGGCGGAGGTCTTGGAGCTTGCCATGACCTGGCGACCGTCCTTGGTGATCTCCCGCTCGATCGCGAGGGCACACCGTCGCACGAGGTACCTCGGCCACTTCTCGAACCACTTCTTCAGGAACTCTTCCCTCGTGACAACCCGAACGGTCTGGTCCGGGTCCGGAATGTTCGGGTCGGCGACGTGGACGTTCCAGTCGTCGTCCACGTCGAACACGCACGAGGCGTGCGACCACTCCCGGCCCTCGGGATTCCACGCGATCATGACGGCGATCCCCCGGTCGGTCCACTCCTTGAGTTGGCTCAGGGCGCACGGGGATACGAGCGTGGCCCGCATTCCGAAGTGCTGGGCCGCACCGATCGCTTGCTCCCAGGTCGCCCCCTGCATGGGCCTCGCCCCCATGACCTCATTGATCGTGTCCTCCTCGAACTTGGCCCCCTGTGCCTCCAGCGCCATGCTGAGTGAGGCGGCCATGCAGGAGTACTGGGTGCGTTGCCGGATTGGGGTGATCTCAGCCTTGGCTGTCTTCATGGTCATGGGTCAGTACTTTCCGGTCGCGCCCGGTTCCCAAGCGGAAGGGATAGGCATTCCACCTGGCCAGGTCCGACTTGGCTGGGTCTTGAGCCCCAAGACGGCGACTGCGTAGTCGAGGACGACGTGCTTCCAGATTCCGGCACCTGGGTCCGACTGCCGTGTGCTGCTGGCCTGCCGGTGAGCCCAGACGTACTGGAGGGGTGAGCCGAGCTTCATGCCCTCCTCGTAGAGGTACTTGATTGCCGCCCGTGCTGTCTCGATCGTCAGGTCGTCGAGCGGGGTTGCACCGCCACCCCACGTCGTCTGCTCGTCCTCACGCTTCGGGGTCGTCGGGTCGTCGAGCAGGCCGGGGTAGTGCCCTTCGATCTCCAGCCCGTAGGTGAACTGATTGAGGTAGTTCCCGTGGTACATGAACCAGGGGAGCGGGTACGGGGTTGCCACCACACCGTCCCGGAACGCCAGGGCATGGATCGGCACGTTGAGCGCCCTGCGGTGCCGGGCTGTGGGGTCGTCCATGGGACCGAAGACGCAGGCCGTCTGGTGAATCCCGATCCCAGTGACCGTCTTCGGGTCGCGGACGACCACCTTCCCACCAACCGTCCTGCAAATGCTGACGTTGACCCCCTTCGAGAGCTTCGGGGGAGGGGGGTTCTTCGCCTCGTGGGTCAGGTCCAGGAAGGTGACGTTTGCCATGCAACCTCTCCGATCAGGGGACAGGGCCGAAGCCGTTGGCGACGTTGGCTGCTGCCAGCCGGTCGAGGGCTTCGCTCACGTTGGTAGGGGCGGGAGCGACCCAGTTCGCGGCGTTCCCTGGGACGTAGGCCACGGCGCTCGCCGCGCTCGATTGGATCAGGATCAGCGTCCCGAAGACGAAGAACTGGGTCAGGTAGGTGCAGGAGGAGTCCACGTAGATCGTCAGCGTCGTCGGGATCGCCGTCGAGAAGCTGTTGAAGGCTACCGTGGTTCCGTCCTTGAGCCGAATGATCCCAGGAGCCGCCGTCGGCTGGAGGTCGAAGACAAGCTGCGTCGTCGGGGCGACGGCCATGCGAGTGAACGTGATTTCGAGGGCAGCCGTGAGGCTCCGAATGAACGGCTGGGCACCACCGCTCAGGACGACCTCGCAGTTGTCGAACTCGATCGTCTCGGGGAACGCTCCGAACGGAGGGCCGACCGTGTTGAGGACGAGGAACTGGACGTTGGACCACTTCCAGGTGTTGTGGAAGCTCGCCTCGTTGAAGGTCACTGCCGTCCGGGGCGGCAGGGGCGAGCCCACGAACTCCACTGGGTCGGTGAACGACCACACCCCGGAGTCCACGACGAGCGGGCCGAACGTCGAGTCGAGGTAGACCTTCTTGTAGCCCGGAGCCGACTGCGCCCAGGCGAACAGGTCCGCCCAGGTGTTGAAGATCCCGGCTCCCACAGGAGCACCCACGCCTCGCCAGATCGCCGAGCTTCCGTTGACCCCGACGCTCGCAATCTTGAGCGCGTCGAGCGCACCCTGAACGTCTGTCACCCCAAGAGGCGGGGCTACCGCGAGGTCGTCGTAGCCGACCCCTGAGGCCAGGTCGATCTGCGTCAGGGCGTAGGTGCCCGTATACCCGACCTGGGTGAGTGTCTCGTCGAACGACCCGGCGTCCGCAGCGACCGTGACCGAAGAACTTGCCTGGCTCGTCGGGTCCACGCAGTCAGGTGCGAAGCCTGACTGGTTGTAGAGCAGCGCACTCAGGACTGCGCTGGTGCCGAGCTTGACGACCGGCAGGCCAATGTCGCCGACCTGCCCGCCCTCCAGGCCGTAGACCTTCAGGCTTGACCCGCTCAGGAGATTGAAGAAGGGGGCGGCTCCAACAGCCGACCGGACCTGAGCCTCGAACTGGACCGCGAGCGTCGAGCTAGTCAGGGACGAGATCGTGATCGGGGAGGTCGTCCCCTCGTTGACGATCTGAAGCCGGTTCGCGACCGCATGAAGCTCGGTGAGAATCGCCCCGGTCTGGGTCGTCAGGAGCGAGGGCAAGGCACCCTCCCAGACTCCGGAGAGGACACACCCCGAGAGGTTGTAGGTGCCCACCGGGACTTGGACCGGCACGCCAGGACTGTCGATCAAGATCCACTTGACCCCCGGTGCCGAGAGGGACAGGTCGAGGTACATGGACGCCCAGTCCGGGTACACCCCCGATCCGAACGGACCCGCAGGTCGGACCGTGAAGTTGGCCTGGGTGGTCACCGAGCTACCACCAGGACCTGCTGGCACCCAGACCACGCCGTTCCAGGTCAGCACCTGGCCGACCAGAGGCACCACCTCCGACGACGGACCGATCGCCCCAATCTGAGTTCGGGCGCTCTCCGGGGTGGCTCCGATCGCCGAGACGAAGGTATCACTCATCTTCAGGACCTACGGGCGGCAGCATGGACGGTGGGGGTCGGGTGGGAGTGCTCTTCGACTTGAGCCTGAGGACGATCTGCTGGAGAAGCTCAATCTCCTGCTCAACCTGCTCGATACGGTCCATGCCTTCGTCGTAGACAATGCTGAACCAATACATGAGGACCGCCTTGACCCTGACGGGGTCGCGGGTCTTCGCTGCTTCGAGTATCTGGTCTGCGGCTGCGTCCACATTCTCAGCAATGACCTGATACTTCCGTTTGGACTCAGGCGTCTCCAAGGTAAGTCTCAACCACTGACGGTCATAACAGACCTAGCGGCTTGAGATTGGGAGCACCCCTCCGCACAGGGCGATCTGACACGCCACGGAGACAGCGTTGCGCAGGGCCGCTAGCGCAACCTCGGTCGGGTCCACGACCCTGGGCTCAGCCCAGAGGTCACGCCAATCTCCCAGGAGCGGGTCGTACCCGAACCAACCGTCCGGGTCATACAGAGCGACCTCGAACCCTTGGGCGACCACCACCGCAGGCTCAACCCCGGCTCTGGTTGCCAGTGTCCCCAGGATCGATCGGAGGGCCTCCCCAAGGATCGCCCCACCCTCGTCCTGAGGGAGCCACAGAGCCGCTCGGAAGAACGCCAGCCCGGCTCCTGGGACCACCCCGCCCCGCAAGCACGTCTGCACGGCCCGCAAGGAGTCCTCGACGCGGGAGCGCCGGTCCTGACCCTCCTGCTTCGTCAGACCACCCACCCTCAGTGTGCAGAGCCCCCCGTCGAGCGCAGAGGCCCGCTCAGTCAGCCGGTCCCGCTCGAAGGGGTACGAAGAACTCTCGGCCCGAGCCCGGAGGTTGGCGGCCCGCTGGTCGATCTTGGCGAGAATGTCCTCGTCGAGGTACGAGATCACGAGCGTGTGGTCCCTCGTGAGGGTGACCCGCCGAGCGTAGCCCAGCCACGGGGCCTCGAACTTCGCTGGGTCCATTCCCGTGTCCGGGTCCACGAGGGTGGCGTTCGTGACCGTCGTGAGGTCGTCGAGCCAATCCCCCAGGTCAGCCGGTGACCCCGCGTACTCGACGGCAGCGCACGGCAGCACCCCGTTCTTGTTGTTGACCAGGAGGGTCTTCAGGGCGTCCCCCTGGACTCGGGGCGCGAACACGACGAGACCTCGGCCAGGCCACTGACTCGCCTGCTCCATGGCCGGGGCAACGTCCGCGACCTGGCGAAGAATGTGCCGGAACACGGCCACGAGCGGCCCGTCCATTTCCCGCTCCAGGCTGCCCTCGGAAGCCATTCCGGACGAGGCCCACCCCTGATTGAGGTAGAGCCCCTCCTTCTGTTCGAGCACGATCCCCGTCCCTTCGTAGGGGGAGATCACGACCGAGCCTTCTTCACCGACGGCAAGAACAGCCTCGACGACCTTCGAGGCAATGAGCGAGTCCTCGTGGGAGGCCATGAGCGCGACCCGGTCCAAGCTCGCCCGGTCCGCAGGGCGAGACGACTGGCGGATCGCTTGCTCTGCGCTCTCGTGTGCTGCCCGGACCTCAGCGACCACCCGAACCGGGTCCCAATCGTAGGTGCCGACCCGAGCCCCGATCTGGCGGACGATCGCGTCCGCCAGGAGCACCGTCGTGGAAGTCCCGTCCCCGACCTGCTCCTCAGTCTTGAGAGCCGCCGACCGAACGAGAGTCGCCCCCAGGCGCTTGCCCCCAGCAAGCTGACTCTCTCGGGTGAGGGCCGCCCCGTCGGTCGTGACCAGGACGGAGCCCGCCTTCTGGACCATGACCTTCCCGCCCTGTGGGCCGAACGTCCGGGAGACAACCTGAGCGACCTCATGGACCCCGCTCGAAAGGAGCCGCCACACACGAGGCTGGCTCAGGACGGGGTTGGACTTGGGCACGTCCTACCTTACGCGCAACGGTATCGTGGACCAATGACGAAGAACAAGGCGCAGAAGGCCAACGCCCGTGCCAAGAAGGCTCTCGCTCGAACCAAGGACCGTCAGATTGAGCGGGCTCGCGAGGCCGTCCAGTTCAAGGCGAAGAAGAACACCTCGCTCGTTCACTTCACCACGAGCCCGAAGACCGGGTACGAGTACTGGCTGCTCCACGGGTCGAACTACCTCATGTCCTCCTACGAGAGCGGGCTGTGGAGCCCAATGTTCCCGGAGGTGTACGTCGGCAAGACCCTCACTCGGAACGAGCTTTTCAAGCGGGTGTTGGAGGCTCACCTCAATCCCGAGACAAACCAACTCTCCCCGGCTGGCACCAAGGTGATCCTCTGGTGCAGCCTGAAGCCGAAGGAAATGTTCGCGCTCGTGGTCCGTGCTCGGACCCTGGCCTGGGCGAAGAAGGGAGACCCCCTGGCCCAAGCTCAACCAGAGGTCTGGCACTTCCTCCACACAGTCATGGACGAGTTCTCCAGGAGCCTCGACAAGAACGGCAACACCGAAGGCGGGAGGTTCAGGCTCCCGGCAGACCAGTACGGCCAAGAACTTCCCAAGGCCGTCGCGGACACGATCGCGAACCTGACCGGTGTCGTTGGTCCGACCTCAGACTGAGGGGCGGAGCCGCTGACGGAGCAGGTAGACGTTCGTCTCGTGCGAGTTGGCCAGCGCCATGAGGAAGTCGTCGAGCCCCAGGCTCATTTCCCCCGACGCCTCGATCTGCGTGTAGACCCGCTTGAGGGCGTTCTGGAGGTGAAGCTCCATTTTCAGCGCCCGCAGGTACACGTCTGTGTCCCCCTCCGCGTCGTAGGCGACGAGGAACTGGTGGGCGATCCCCAGGTTCGGTGCAGCCGACACAGCCTCGACGCCGAAGTAGGCGACGATCTTCTCAGCGAGGCTGTCAATGTCCCCGGCGAGGCCCGAGTAGAGCCGCTCGAAGAGCAGGTGGTCCCCGTAGGACGGTGTGCCCTTGACCTGCCAGTGCGCTGTCCAGTGCGCCCAATGGATCGCACGAAGGATTGCGAGCAACTGCACGAGCAGGGACTGGTTGGCAGCGTTGGTGGGTTCCACGACCTGTCCTCGGGATAGAGAGCCTAGCGACGCCGCACCATGGCCTTCTTGTAGTTCCAGGTGATCTCCTCACCCTCGCGAATGTCCCTCAGGGCGCGGAACTCGACGGCGGAGATCCCTCGACGAAGGGCACACTCCGAGTTGGGGGCCTTCTTGGTGGCTTCCACCGAATCGAAGTTGTAGAGGAGCCCCTCCCCCGAGAGTATTGCCCGCTGCCCGTCGGTCCACGGGAAGAGGTAGCGGTTGACCGTGGGGATCGTGAGGGTCTGCTTGGACTCGTCGGCGGGCAGGGGCATGACCCAGCACCGCTCGATCAGGTCACCCCGAAGAATCTCGCGGGTGGCAAAGACGCCCCGGCCCTTCGCCTGGCTGATCCAGCGAGCCTCGATCGGCCACCCACCTGGGGGACGCGGAGACGCCTGCTTCAGACAGGCGGTGCAGACGAACGGAGCGTTCTTCTCCGAAGTGGTCTTCGGGTCTTGATAGGACAGACCGCAGTCAGGGCATACACGCACGCTGGACTCTACCCGAAGAGAACAGGCAGGGCCGGATTGGTCTTCCGGCCCTGCCTGCCAAGCTCACGAAGCCTTGACCTTCGTACCCCGCTTGGAGACCCCAATCTTCCGGACCCGCTCGTGGAGCTTGGCGACCAGGAGAGCCGGGATCTTGTCGAGCCGGGGAGCGTACACGCTGTCCGGGAACGTCGTCGTGACGTACTCGGACCCGTATCCAAGGCCGATCCCAATGACGTGGATCCCGGCTTCCTGGGCGCGGCGAACCTGGCCCTTGAGCACGCTCGCGTGGCGCGGGTCAGGCTGACCGTCCGTGACAACGAACATGATCCGGTGACCCTCGCGGCGCTTCGAGAGAGCGTCGAGGGCGAACTCGACCCCGTCCGCCATGGGCGTGCCGCCCGTTGCGCGCACCTTGCCGAGCCGCCAAGACACGGTCTTGAACCGGTCCTCGAAGGTCTTGAACACGTCGAACACGATCGACTCGCCCATGCGGTGGTAGCTGCCGTTCGACCGCTCGTCGCGGGTTATGCTGCCCTGGACCTGGGCGTAGATCTTGGTATCATAGCCGTCCCGGAATCCGACCATAGAGAACTTCGCGTCGATCGAGTCCAGAGCCTCACCCAGCGAGTAGAGGATTGCACTCGTCTCCTTGAGCTTCGACTGCATGGAGCCCGACTCGTCGATCACGACGCACGCCGAGATCGAGGTGTCCATGGACGTGGTGTCCTCGTGGAAGGCCCGCGAGGGTTCCTGTCCTGCTCGGATCGAGGTGAGCGTGTCCACGAGGAACCGCTCAGAGAGGTTGCTACCCTTCCGGACACCGTGGAGACGCGAGCCGTCTTCGAGCGCCTTGAACATGGTGCGGAGCTTGGACCGGAGGAACGAAGTCTCACGCTTGGTCTCCTTGACGAGCCGACTGATCATGGCCCGTCCAGACCCAACGTCCCCTGAGACTACCTCGACCCGATCACCTTCCGTCGTGTAGGGGCGGTAGGGCTGCTCACCATGCCCCATGGACTTGTCCTCACCCTTGAGAGCCTCCTTGACAGCCGCCTCCAGGGCAGAGGCGTAGTCCTGCATTCCCTTCGTATCAGAGTTGAGAATGTCGGCAGCCGTCGCGCCCGGATCTTCCGGAGCCTTGCCACCAGCACCGCCGCCGCCCTCGACCTCAGCGTTCGAGTCAGAGGCTTCGCCCCCTGAGGTCTCGCTGTCGGAGCCCGAGTCACCGCTGTCACCCTCAGAGCCGTCCTCGTCGGACTCGTCCTCGGAGTCTTCGTCGGAGTCCCCACCCTCAGAGCCGTCGGAATCTTCGTCGGAGTCGTCCTCAGAGTCCCTGTCGTCCGAGTCCTCGTCCGAGTCGCTCTCACCCTCGGAGTCGTCCTCGTCGGAGTCGTCCTCGTCGGACTCACCCTTGGACCCACCCTCGTCCTTGGAGTCGGACTCGTCCTCAGACTTGCTGCCCGAATCCTTGTTGGGGTCGTCCCCCCCCTCGTCTGCACCCTCGGAGTCGCTGCTCTCGTCGGACTCGTCAGAGTCGTCCTCGGACTCGTCGGATTCGTCCTCGGACTCGTCGGATTCGTCCTTGGACGCCTTGCCCTTCGAGGGCTTGCTCTCGGACGTGTCCTGGGGATCCTCGTCCGACTCAGGCTTGCCCTTCGAGGACTTCGGCTTGTCCTTCGACTCCGACTTGTCTTCCGACTTGCCTGACGACTGACCCTCGGACGGCTCAGACTCACCGGGCTCGCCCTGCGAGGGCTGGGGCTGGCTCTTCCCCTTTTGGCCGGGGGGCGGAGGCGGGGCGGGCGGGGGAGGCGGGGGCATGAGCGAAAGCTCATGGAGCGCCGCAATGAAGCGAAGCGCGAGGGTCGTGGAGAGGCCCACCTGAGACTTGGCGCGGTCAATGTCTCGGGGCGTCTTCACGCTCGGAATGATCTCCCGAAGGAGGGGGGAGAGCGCACCCTTGAGGACGAGGTCCACGATCGCGGGTGCGACCCGACGGTAGTGGGCCACCGCTTCCCGAGCCTTGATCGTGTTGTACCCGAGCCCCACCTCGCGGATCACGCTGAGAGCGATACGGGCGGGAGACGGGCGGGCACCCTTGGCGAGGTCCTGCGTGCGGACCGGGGCTTCCTGGTCGAGCACGAAGTCGGCGAGGTCCGCCATTTTCGTGTACACGCCTGGGAACTCCGCGCAGCCGATCCGCTCGATCCGCACGTCCTCGAAGTAGTTTTGCGCCGAAGCCAGCAGCGCGGCGTACTTGTGGTAGGGCACCCCAGGCTTGAAGCCGTCGAGCACACACTTGGAGAGGTCCTCGGCAGAGGCGTAGCCCTGGCCCGTGTAGAGCCGGTGGAAGCCCTCGTGGTTCGCGCCACCGATCAGCGCCATGTATGCGCGGCGCGTGAGGAGGTCGCCCGTCTCTGCGATCTGAATCGCAGGCGTGATCGACGAGCCCTCAACGGAGATCGCATTGGCCCACGCCGTGAAGTTCGACCGCGTCGGAGTCCCCGTGTCGCTCTCCGTGAACTTGGCCACCTTGCCGAGCACGGACCGGTAGGGGAAGTGGCCCTTCATGGCGAAGTGAACTCCGCCGGAGTGAATGTCGATCATTTTCGACGCCCCCAGGACGCCGAAGAGCGAAGCACGGTGTCCGCTGCGGACCTTTGCTCCCGAGATCGAATCGCCCATGGGCGTGGTGGTCTTGTCGGCCATGCTCGTCTCCCTTACACCCCTCAAGCGTTCGGCCCGGACCGCTTTTCACGATTCGTCGAATCTTTCGGCAGTCCTTTCTATGCGTCGCAGGGGTGTCTGTAATACCCCAATGATTCCGAGCACTTGAAAAAAAGATTGAGCGGAACGTGAAAAGGTAACCTCCCCGATCGCTTCCGAGGTGTAAGGGGACAATCCCCGACGAACGGAGGGCCAGCCCGAGAGGGTGTGCCCCAAGGGAGACGCAGATGCTCATGATCGCCCACAAGACCGGCCTCGCAACGTGCCGCCTCTGCTCCACCGACCACCACTGGCTCGGCGACCACCTGGCTGAGGCGCACGACCTGACGGTCGAGGCGTACCTCTCCAAGCACCCTGGTGCGGAGACGTGCTCGTCGGAGTTGGTCGCGGCCTACGAGGGCACGGCCAAGCGTCGCCGCAAGGCGGCTGAGGCGAGCGGGGTCGCGATCAACTTCGCAGGCGTCTCGTTCCCCGTGGACCCGTCGGTCCCGGCGTCGGCGTGCCTGCCCATGCCGACCCACTACGCGGTGCCTGCCAGCGGCAAGCTCTCCCGCGACGTTCAGGACGTGGTGGTGGCCGTCAAGCGGTGCCGCTCGGTCTGGGTGTGGGGAGCACCCGGCACCGGCAAGGACGCGGTCCTCTCGGCCCTCTGTGCCATGACCCGCCGCCCGAGCCTGCTGTTCACGGTCGTCCAGGGCGCGGACATTACCTCTTGGAAGTTCACCCGGTCGTTCGACGCCCAGGGGACGAAGTGGGAGGAAGGCGTCCTCCTGAAGGCTCTCCGTGACGGCTACCTCACGTCGGACGGGCGGCGAGTGCCGTACCTGATCGTCCTGTCGGACTTCGACCGGGCGACCCGGCAGCAGGCCGAGGAACTCCGTCAGATCCTCGACTCGATCCAGGGTCGTATCTCTGGCCCCACGGGTGAGATCTACTCGGTGCTCCCCGGCACCACGATCGTCGCTACGGCGAACTCGTCCGGTGCGGGCGACACCACGGGCCGGTGTATCTCGGCCAACCCGATCGACGCTTCGATCCTCGACCGCTTCGAGCGGAAGGTGCGGTTCCACGCAATGGACCCGAAGGACGAAGAGCCGGTCGTTCGTGCGAAGTTCCCGCTGCTCGCGGGGCGTATGCCGGACGCGATCTCGTCAATGATGCGGGCAACGCACGCCGTCCGCGAGGCCACCGAGAAGGAAGAGGTCTACTGCGAGTGGTCGCACCGCACGGTCTGCTCTTGGGCGGGTGCGGCAGAGGATCTCCTGGAGATCCTGCCCGGCAAGATCGCCCTCGCGGTGCTCCTCAAGCGTGCGGCCCGCGTCGTCCTCGACGGACTCCCCGACGCAGACACCCGCGAGGGCGTCAAGCGGATCATGGACCCGCATATCAAGGGCGGCATGGTCAACGAGGGCAGCACCTCCCATATCGACACTGACTCCGCGCTCATTGACTGGTGAGTCGCGAACACGAATCGTGAATTCACACAACCCCCGACCGCTTCAGATTTGGAGACGATAGACATGACGACCCCGACGACACCGACCAAGCTCTCACAGGGTGACCTGCTCCTTCCGATCCTCAAGACCATGCTGAGCATGGGCGCGACCCAGGCGCACCCCTACTCGCAGATCACGACCCTGGTGCTCACGGCAATGGGTCTCACGACCGACTGCATGGGAGCGAAGCCCGACGGACGGCCTCTCGTGTTCGTCACGTTCAGCAACGCCGGGTTCAGCCTCCGTGGACGCGGCTGCCTGACCTCCGAGGGTCGGACGTGGAAGCTCACGGCGGTCGGCGTCGAGGTGGCAGAGGGGCGAAGTGCCATGCCGAAAATGCCCGCCCCGGAAGCCAAGGAGCCGAAGGAGCCGAAGCCTGCCAAGGAGCCCAAGCCCGCCAAGGCACCGAAGGAGCCCAAGCCCGCCAAGGCACCGAAGGCTGTGGCCCCCGTCGAGCCGCCCCCTGCGGCGGTCGAGCCGCCTGCGGTCGAGCCGACCCCCGTCGCTGCTCCGGTGACCCCCGAGCCGCCCCCTGCGGCGGTCGTGACTCCAGAGCCTGTCCCCGAGCCTGTCCCCGAGGTGGTGGCAGCCCCGGTCGCGGTCCCCGAGACTCCCGAGCAGATCGCAGAGCGCCTCGTGGAGGGGAGTGGTCCGAAGACGAACGGCAAGCCGCGCCTCAAGGTGGTCGAGGTCTCGGACACGGCGGAGACCCCCGAGTGGGTCAAGGACCCGTACCTCCGTGGGCTCGTCGCCTTCAACACGCCCTGCTACGGGACGTGGGCTCCGAAGTCCCAGGCGTGTGACTCGTGCGCGCTCTCCGGGTACTGCCGCTCGGCTCAGGCCGGTGCGCTCTCGTCCCTCGCCCTCAAGCTCCGTGAGGCTGAGGTCTCGAAGCGGACGGCGCAAATGCACACGGCGACGGCGACGGCAATGGGTCCGACCCCAAACAACACCCGCGTGAACGCGACCCCGACCACGGGCAAGCCCATGAAGGCTGGCTTCGACGGGATCTGCGTCCGGTCCGGGAACGCAATCAAGGCGGGCGACGAGTGCTTCTATGTCCCCGGTGAGGGCGTCGTGAGTGCCGCCTCCTACAGGGCGAGCGCGTGACCCCATGGATCGGGCCGTTCGCGACCTGATCACCGCCAAGGACCCGAACCTTCCCCTGGAGGTTCGGGTCGCTGCGGGAGCCCGTCTCTGGGACCAGATCAATCACGCCAACGCGGCCCTTGAGTTCCTCAAGGCGGACCTCAGGGCTGAGGCCAAGCGCAAGCTCAACGGGGAGGCTGGGGCCACCACGATTGAGGGCACGGGCATGACCCGCGCATTGGTGACTGTCCCCGAAGCCTCCCTCCAGATCCTCAAGGGCACCAACATGGCTGCCTTGAAGCGGGAGCTTGGACCTGCGGTGTTCTCTTCCATGTTCGAGGAAGTGGTCACCTACAAGTGCCGACCCACGGCCTCTGCCCGCATTCACAAGCTCTCCACGAAGGAGCAGTCGGCGGTCCTCACTGCCGTGCGGGAGGTCGAGGGGACACCCCGCGTGTCGCTCCAGTTCGCTGGTGCAGACATTCTGGAAATGCACTCTGGCTCCGACTCGGGAATCTCGAAAGAGTAGCCGACGAATCGTGTAAAGGGCGGCTCCCCGACCGCTTCCAGAGTGAGAGGGACACCGAATGAGCCAAGACGCAATCAGAGCAGTCGCCCAGATCGGACGCTCCGTGAACCGGAGGCTCCCTGAGCTTGAGCGGCTCGCCCAGAGCGGGGAGATCTCCCCAGTCCTCGCCCGAGAGCTTCAGCAACTCGTGCTCTACCTCGACTCGGCAATCACTGCTGCGAAGCGGCAGGGACAGCAGGACCTCATGCGAGGACGACTCCGGTGACCACCAAGGCGAAGTCAGCGTCTGACGCCAACGAGAAAAAGCCCTGTAGCCACTGCCCCCAATGCGGGAAGGCCCTCAGCAGGACGTTCTACACGACGAGTGGGCTCGTGTTCTGTAGTGGGGATCCTTGCCGGGACGCCTACTACGAAGCTGAGAGACTTGCCGAAGAGTCACGAAAGACACTGGAGAGCGCATGACACCCAAGACCAAAACCACCCGTAAGCCCCGAGCGAAGCAGACCCCGGCCCCGGTGGTCGTCAACGCCAGCATGGACCTCGTGGCAAAGACGATCCAAGACTGCGCCTACGCGCAGGAGGACCGTGCCCGCGACATGATCGCTGGGCTGTTCTCGAATCCGGGAATGGCTGCGGCTATGGGACCTCCGGGCTTCGCGGAGTCGCTGGTCGCGTTCACGGTTTACAAGGCCGCAGAGCACGTCCTCAGGATCGAGGACGGTGCGCGCCTCTACCCAGGCACGACGAACGACGTGGACCGAGCGAAGCTCCAGTACCGGAAGGCGCTCGCCTCTGCTCGAAAGTCACTCGGTGCGAACTTCGACCGGCTCTACGAGGAATGCCGCGTCAAGAACAACAAGAGCGCCCGCAAGTTGCTCGATCAGAGCAACGGGAAAATGTACTACCACGTCGTGCCGAAGTTCAACGACGACGGGACGCACGACCCGCTCGGGCCGCGTGATTGGCCCTGGGGCCAGACGCCATGACTCTCACTTCCAAGACGCTCGCCAAGATCCTCTTTGAGGAGTTCGACCGGGACGATTGGGGAGACCTCGACCCTGGCCACTTCGGAATCATTGCCGAAGGGATCGACCCCAAGGACGACAACGTCGAAGAGCATATCGCCCTGGATCAAGTGCTGAGGCGTGTCGTCAAGCGATTGGAGAAGCTCAAGTGACCCTCCCCCCTGGCAATGTTCTCGTGGTCGGAAGCGGGCAGTCCTGCTCTGCCTCGTGGCACGGGGAGGCTCGCTCTGACCGGGGCACAGTCAGTATCGACATGGTCGGAGGTCCGACCGACTGGTGGGTGTCCCGTGCGCTCGTGCAGGGCACGAAGGGGGTTCGCGGCAAGGGCGTCGGCTCGGAGCTTCTCCGGCTCGCTCTCGGGAAGGCCGTGGAAATGGGGGCCACCCGCGTGAAGGTTGTGCCTGGGGGCTACGGAGCCGACCCGGTGAAGCAGCAACACTTCTACGAGCAGAACGGGTTCCGCAAGGTCGTGGAGCCTGAGGGCTGCGTCTGGATTTGGGAGAAGACACCATGATCGTGTTCGACGAGTCCACCACGTTCTGGCAGATCTGGTTCGTCGGCGCGAAGGGTGTGGATTGGCTCGCCGCCCTCTACAAGCCCAAGGGCGGAAACTGGATCTGCAAGTACAGGTTCCGCTACCACGAGGACGAGAAGGCTCACGACTCGGCGGACCGGAAGTCCTGGACCATGATCGAGTCCTCCGACGCGGGGGAAGCACCGCCGACGGTCTTCATTGAGACGATCAGCACGATCGCCAAGCTGACCGCGAAGCACTACAGCGGGGAGATCCACGCCCTCCCTGTTCGAGGCAACGGCCTCAAGGCAGCAGAGGCGCTCTCCCGCGAGTCCTGGTCGCACCTCAAGGTCGTGCCCGCGAGCGAGGCCCTGTGACCGTCGAGTCGGACAGCTACCAGCCCAAGGACGCTGAGGGGTACGAGCGAATGCTCCGCTTCATGCGGACTGCGGCTGTGCTCGAAGACCTCAACACGATCTCCCTCATGTACATTCTCGACCAGAGCTACGCCCGAGAGGACATTGCAGCCGCCCTCCACCTCGTCGAGCGAGAGAAGGGGTTCGTGTAGGCTCAAACGTGTAAAAGCCATGGCCCCAATCGCTTAGGGGGTGAATGCGCAAGTACCTGAGCGTGATGACAGAAATGGTCGGCAGGGTCCAAGGCACCCTGCCTGGGTACGCCTACAAGAGCCTGTACGAGTACATCCTGAGGAACGGTCGGGAAATGGAGTCCCGCACGCTCTCGAAGGAGCAACTCCAGTACCTCCGGGTGATCACTCGCGGGGGCGGCTTCCCAATGCAGCAGTGCTACGGGAACTCCCAGGAGACGCTCCTGCGCTCAGACACGGACCACCGTCTGGAGTACTTCGAGGGGTACGCGACGACGGGGCTGCTGCCGGTGAACCACGGGTGGCTGGTCCTTGACGGCGAGTGCCTCGTGGACTTGACCTGGCGACGCCGCGACGCCAAGCCGCGAGGCCCAATCCTCAAGACCCGGATCGTCGGCGAGATCCCCGACGGCTACAGCTACTTCGGGTTGAACGTGGCGACCCGAGATCAGATCTGGTCGCGGGCTCTGCGCACCAAGTTTTGGTCGTCGCTCCTCGACGACTGGCAGAACGGCTACCCGCTCCTGCGAACCCAGCCCTCAGAAGAGGTCGCAACCTGAAGGTTGAGGGGTCGCACAGGCACCCGTGGGGCGTATGGTCGGCACTTGGACCGTGCTTCAGCGGCCCACGAGTTCTGAGGGCGGCCATGATTCTTCCTGACTCACAGATCAAGTCCCTGCTCCCGACCCTGTTCCCGGAGCACTGGGAGTCCCTGGGGGCTGACGGTCGGATCCAACCGGCCAGCGTTGACCTGACGATCATGGGACCGCTGTGTCGGGTCGCACCTCCCGTGGGTGGGGGCGGGCTCAGGCCGGGCAAGGCGGACCTCACTGAGGTTGCAGGTCCGTCCTGGATTCTTCGCCCAGGTCTGTTCTACCTGATCAGCACCCGAGAGCGGATCGTCATGCCGCCCGATCTGGTCGGGTGCGTGAACGGGCGGTCGTCCTGGGGCCGAGTCGGTCTGCGGATCCATGCAACCGCCGGGTTCATTGACCCAGGGTTCGCCGGGAATATCACCCTCGAACTCGACATTGCAGGCGGCCCCGTCGAGATCCGCGAAGGGGACTCAATCTGCCAGGTGGTCTTCCAGAAGCTCTCAGGTCCGGTCGAGCGCCCCTACGGGTCAGCCTCCAAGTACCAGAACCAATCTGGTGTCACGGCAGCCCGCCCCCTGGAGAAGGGGATCTCCCGGTGAAGAACTCCCCGACCGGCGAGCCGCTCCAGGTCTTCGTGTCTGGGTCCAGTTCCGAACGTGAGCGCAGCAGGCTCTTCGCCTCGAAGGTGGCAGCCCTCGGAGGTGTCGTCACCTTCCCCTGGTGGGAGTCGTTCGACCTTCTGGAAGGGGAGCACAGGTCTGCGACGCCCTCCGAACTGGAGGACCAGTCAGAGGCGTGCCTCGTCGGAGTGGCACGCGCAGACCTGCTGATCTTGCTCACCCCAACCCGTATTCACCCCTCCCAGGGAGCCTGGGTCGAACTCGGGTATGCCCTCGCCCTGAGGCGAGAGAAGGTGCGCCGCCTCCGGCACATTTGGGTCGTCGCTGAGCCCATTGAGCAGAGGTTCTTCTCACTGAAGGCAGATCGGCGCTTTGAGTCCGAGAGGGATTGCTTGGAAGCCCTCCGCACAATCCAGACGGAGTCCACACCATGAGCACTGACAAGGCCGACAAGTACGAAGACCCCAAGTACACCTCGGAGGACGCACGCAAGCTCGCAGAGGCCGTGCGTCGGATCGACAAGTTCTCCAAGGAGTTCACTGCCTCTGGCATGAATCGCCGGGCGCTGGTGGTCCTCCTGCACGACGCCACGAGCGTCACCAAGAGGGACATCAACGCTGTCCTCGACGGGCTCGACGGGCTCGGGGATATGTACCTGGAGAGGTCCACGAAAAAGGGCACCCCGTAGGGTGCCCTCAGGGTCCCCTTGTTTGGGGTCCCTCGGCTGGCGCTTGGCCTCGGCTTCCTGTCGCTCCGGCTCTTCTTGCCACTCCAACCGCCTCACCCTCTAAGCGGGTGGGGCGGACTGCTTTTCACGATTGGGATCTGCCAATCAGGGACATTGACATGGTTGTGGCGGTGCTATGCTCGATCCATGCGCCCCTACGGCCACGTCTATCTGATCCGCTGCACCACGAATCAAAAGGGCTATGTGGGTCAGACTGTTCAGGAAGTGGTCCGGAGGTGGGGGCAGCACCGGAAGGGTGGTTGCCCTGCGCTTCGAGCAGCCGTCGCCAAGTATGGGGCTGAGTCTTTTGAGGTCACTGTCCTAGACGTGGCGGTAGACCAGGACGACCTCAACCGAAAAGAGGTGGAATGGATCTCCACCCTCGGCACCCTGGTGCCACATGGGTACAACCTGAAAAGAGGTGGTGACGGAGGTGGGTCTGCCTCAGACCAGGCCCGATTGAACATGAGAATGGCTCAAGTGGGGAAGAAGCAATCCACAGAGGTTGTGGAAAAGAGAATTGCCCCACTTCGAGGGAAAAAGCGCCCTGAAGTGAGTCTGAAGCTCCAGAAAGCATGGCAGAGCAGAGAGCGCAAAATGCCTGCTCCGCTTCGAGAGAAGCTGTCCCTCGCGCACCAAGGGCACAAGGCGTCCGACGAGACGAGACAGAAGATGATAGAGGCACAGAAGGTGAGAAGGGATAGGGAAGCCTCGCTGGGTGTGAAGCCACAGTTCAGTCAGGAGGGGCGTGAGGCACTGCGGGTAGCGCGTACTGGAACGAAGCTCAGTGAGGAGACCAAACAGAAGATGCGTAAGTCACACCAGGCAAGGTTCGAGAAGCTCCGTAGCTCGGTCGTGCCTTGATAGCGAGCACATAGCATGACTGTATCCCCAATCTCTGTCGCCTCCCGCTTTGTCCAATCCGCAGAGCAACGAGCGACGGCCCTGATGAAGTTCCTTTCAAGAATCGCCATCTCTCTAGGCGTCGCCGAGCACATTTACATTGTGGGTGGGGCAGTCAGGAACCACCTGCTGGGACTTGCCCCGAAAGACATTGATGTCGTTGTGGATTCGCTGGCTCTCGGAGGCAAGGACTCCGACTGGTTCGCCAGGCAGATCGCCAAGGACATTCCTGCCCAGACGAACCTCACGACCAACCAGTACGGCGTCGCGATCCTCACCGTGAAGAGCGACTGGTTCCTCGACGAGATCCCCATGAAGGGCGAGGTGATCGAGATCGCCAACGCCCGCAAGGAGTCCTACGGGGAGTCCGGCGGCAAGGGCAAGGGCTACAAGCCCACGGACGTGCAGCCCGCCACGATCGAGGAGGACGTGTACCGGCGGGAGTTCACGTTCAACACGCTGCTGTGGCGGCTCCTGGACCTCGCGGAAGGCCCCGACAAGGCGGAGGTGATCGACCTCACCGGGCTCGGGAAGAGCCACCTCGAACAGAAGCTGATCCACACGCCCCTCGACCCCGACAAGACGTTCGGGGACGACCCGACGCGAATGCTCCGGGCGATCAAGTTCCTGATCAAGTATGACCTGGAGATCGCGCCCCCTGTGGCTGCCTCAATCAGGCAGAACGCCGAGAAAATGAAGCAAATGCCCTGGGAGGCGGTCGCCACGATCCTGGTGCGCGACATTCTGGGCACCCCCAGCGCCCGCGAGTCGCTGCTCACCATGGCGTCACTCGGGCTGATCGACACCCTCGCCGACATGATCCGGGACGAGAGGCCCTTCGCCGCGTACATGGCGGGGCAGTTCACCCAGAACCGCAACGTCGGGCTCCTGCTCGACCTGGCAGACCTCGGGCTCGGGTCCAAGCCGGTCGATTTCCTGACGAAGATCCAGCAGATCCGACTCAGGGAGATCACCACCCCAATGGACCGGGACGAGGCCAGCGAGTTCTTCGACCGGCTCAGGAAGCCCGCGATCAACAGCGTCGCGCTGATCGAGGAGTTCAAGCTCGAAGGCCGCGAACGCGGAGAGATCTCGAAGATCGCCATTGAGGCGATCCTGGCGTCGCCAATCTTGGCGTATCACCCGGACCGCCTACAGGCGTTCGTTCGAGATCGTCTGGCCAGCCGTTAGGCGGCAATGGCTGCCAGAGCAGCCTTGAGGTTGTTGAAGGCTTCGACCGTCACCGGAGCGCCCAGACCGAAGTCGAGAGCCTTCGTGAGGAAGTTGTCCTGGGCCGAGTCCACGTTCGCCCGAAGGGTCGCGTAGGGCGAGAGCCCGAAGTTGGAGGGGCTCGGGCTGGCCGAGTTCGGCGAGACCGCCTGGACGAGCGACGGGTGAACGCGCCACTTTTTCCCGACCGCCGACCCGCGACCGTTGCCGCGCTCCTCGATCGTCTCGATCGAGAGGGACTTGGCGGAGATCCGGAGGATCCGGCCTCGCGTCTTCTCGCCGTGGGTGCGCCCGAACTGGACAATGTCGCCGACGCGGAAGGATTTCGTGGGGGTCGTGGTCTGGGTGTTCATGGTGTCGCTGTCTCCTCACCCTACAAGCGAATGAGGGGGCGGCTTTTACATGATTCAGGTCGGCGGACTCAACTTTTTCAGGAGGTCACCCTTGCTGAGCTTGTTGGCCTCGGACTTGGTGCGGAAGACGCCCAAGCTCAGGGCCACCGCACAGAGTTCCGGCTTGTTGAGCTTGGTGTAGTCGGAGACGGCTGGGACCTCCGGGACAGGGCACGCCTCGACGCCGAAGATCTCGCAGAACCCCGACCACATTTCTCGGTCCGAAAAGAACACGAACAGGTTGTCGAGTTCGAGCCACCCGCACACGACACGCCCAGCCTCGCGACGGGTCAGGTCGAGGCTGTCCACGAGGTTCGTCCCACCCTTGACGTAGAAGGACTTGTCCTCGTTCGCGAGGGCACGAACACGGTCCTGGACCTCCCCCAGGTCGCTCTCCTTGCAGAAGCCATAGAGGGTGACCGTCTTGGCGGGAGGCAGCGGCTTCTTGGTCCCCCACCACGTCCGGTCGGACGACAGCTTGCGCTCGTGGGGCGCGAGGGCGAACGCGAACGACCGCAGCGCCCCGGCCTTCGAGAGTGCCACGAACTCGCGAAGTGACTTGGGCAGCGTGCCGAACTCGTACTCGGCTGCGCCCATGTAGTCGATCGTGCAGACCTCGTCGAGAACGTCCCACGCCTTCTCGCTGAGCCCCAACATGGCCACACCGAAGACCCGGTGCGGGGCGATACCACCGAGACGGCTCTTCGTGGGCGGCAGGAGCCGCTGGACGAGGTGCGTGCTTCGGAGCTTGGAGATCTTCACCGGATCACCGGTTCGGGTCATGGTCACGGTCTGTCTCCTTGAGGGTCGGCGAACACCTGGGCCTGTTGGCCAGAAGGTCTCTGAGGAAGTCGGCGGCGTCGTACATTCCGTTCGCGTTCGCCACATGGATCAAGTCGGCCAGTTGGTCAGCCAAGCTGTCCTGCCTCTGAGGGAGATTGAGAGCTAGCGTTGTCACTTGGCCTCGGATTCTCGGCGACGGTAGGCGGCTGCGAGGTGTGCGTCCCACATGGTGTCTCCGTTACCCCCGAAGACGTGGTTCCAGAGCTTGTCGTGGAAGTCCCCTACGCAATCTCGGACGGCGGCGTCCCCCGCCTCGTGAGTGGTCCGGTGCTCCTGAGAGCGGAGCCACGACCCCAGGTAGGTGACTAGTGCTTGGCTCACGTTCGCCGGGGTTGCCTCTCCAGAGGCTGCGAGCTTCTCGATCTTGCGAGCGACGGTCTTGGCCTTCCGACTGAGAGCACGGTTCCCTTCGCTCGTGAGCATTCCCCACTTGGGGGGCACCTGGATCTTGTTCATTTCCGTTTGGCTCGGGTACAGAAAGCTGCGCTCGCCGTGTACTCCCACCATTGGGACGGGTGCAACCCCGCTGGAATCGAACCAGCTACACCTGGACTGGCCAACCCGCGATTTCGACGTGGCCAAACGTCTACTTTCAGCGAGCGCAGCTTTCTGGACCCGAACCTCTCTCCTTTACCCCTAAGCGAACGGGGTGAGACTCTTTTCACGATTGGGGGTCGAATCGTGAATCGGAGCCCCCGCGAACCGCTTAGAAGGTGAGGGAACAATGCACCGCGAATACACAGTCCGGGAGACAGAGTTCAAGGCTGCCGACGGCACCCAGGCGCTCGTCAACTTCGTGGTGACCTTCGAGGACTGCGAGTGGGAGAAGCCGGAACTCGTCGTCGATCCCGACCAGGCTGAGATCTGGCCCGCCACCGTGGCGGACCCCGCCCCGGACTACACAATGGACGTGCTGACCGGTGCTGCGCTGACAGCGTGGGTCGCGAAATACCACGCTGAGCTTGTGGACCTCGCGCTCGACCACATGGAGGGCGACCGCGAGCGCCACGACGAGGAAATGGCAGAGCGCCGCTGAGGAGTAAGGTGGGTCGTGCGTGCCTTCACGAAGGACCAGATCCTCGCGGACGTTTGGGTCCGCAGGGCGCTCCACACGACCGCCAGCACAGACGCTGGGGTCCGTGTCTACGCACAGTGGTCGCGGACGTTCAACGAGGCCCGAGCGTACTTCAAGAGCCTGCCCTCCGCTGAGGTCGCTGAGCTTCGAGTCTTTGCAGAGCGGGCAATGGCCCAACCCAATCAATGCTGCCGGAGGGACTGAGAATGAGCAACGAGAAGCAGACGCTGGGTGAGCCGCACGAAGTCCGCCGACCGACCCGGCTCTACCTCGACACCGAGACGACCGGGCTCGACCCGAACTGTCACGAGATCATTGAGATCGCTATCGTGATCGAGGAGGTCCCCGAGAACCCGAACGATCTCGGCAAGATCATTCAGACGTGGGAGCGGAAGATCCGCCCAATCCACATTCGAGCCGCCCACCCGAAGGCCCTGGAGATCAACGGCTACACGCCCCAGGAGTGGGAGGGCACCCTGCCGTTCGCCGACTACGCTGACGAGATTGCGGGGCTGCTCGCGAGCACCGGTACCCTCGTGGGGCACAACCCGACGTTCGACACGAACTTCCTGAAGTCGGCCTTCGCCCGCGAGGGGTTGGGCGTTCGGATCCCCTACCACCAGATCGACACGGTCTCGCTCGCCTACGTCGCGTGGAACTGGTCAGGGACCGGACCTGGGCTCAGCCTCGACAAGATCCGCGACCACCTGGGAATGTCGAAGGTCGGGGCGCACTCGGCCCTCAAGGACGCGCTCGACTGCCGCCATGTGCTCTACCTGGCCCGAAACGCGATCCAGTCTCAGCCCCGGTTCTGACGCTTGACCCTCTCACGCCTGAGCGTGTCGAGGAGGTCGATCAGGTCCGTGTGTCTCGTGAGGACGCCCTTGACGTGAGGGGTCGGGATCTGCCCTGAAGTCCTCAGGGTCTCCACGAACTCGAACGCCAGCGGCACCACGTCCTGGTCGAGCACTGGGGCCGACAGGTCGTTGAAGAACGCTCGGGCGAGCTTCTTGACCCGAGCGATCCGAATGTCCGTGACAGTGGCGAGGTGAGTCTTTTCCATAGGGTCAGACACCACCAAGGGGGGCGTATAGACTCGCATGACACCTGACGCTACCGCCCTGCTCACACTGATCCTCGCCAAGCTCGAAGGAATCGAGAAGACCGTCACAGACCTCTCCGATCGAGTCGAGCGCCTGGAGTCCTCCTCGCCCCGGCACACCCCCCCGAAGGTCGAGCCACCGAAGGCCGCGAAGCTCCCCGCTTTCATGGGCGCGTTGGCCGGGCTCGACGAGAAGAAGATCCCCGCCGAGGACAAGCTCGCGTTCGCGACCGGCTACCTCTCGGCGAAGTTGGGTCACCCACCGGACAAGCTCTGCCTGGCCGTCGGCCCGACCGACTACGCTGACGGGTACAACCTGGGGAAGCAGGTCGCCAACCAGGTCGTGGACCTGCCCGATTGGGACCTGACTCCCAACGCCAACTGAGCCGGTTAGCCCTCCTATCTGAGTCCCCCAGCATGGGGCTCGCCTTCTCCACAGCCGGAAGAATCGCCTTCCGCGTCACCGTCAGACCGACCTCCGTCGGCCTGGGCAGGTTCGCGGCAGCGGTCTTCCGGACGGAGGCTCGCGTCTCCCACGCGATTCGGATCTCCACCACGGAGTACAGGGCGGTCGTGTGGCTCAAGGTTGCGTCGGTCCCTCTCTTCGAGTCCCTCTGCCGTCCTGAGTCGTTCGACTTCATTGCGACGAAGGACCTGATCCGAGGGAACCTCGACGAGCCAACTGACGAGGGCGAGCCATGAGCACGACGTTCGACCCCAAGAGGGTCTCAGAGATCCACCTCCCCAACTTCAAGTCGCCTCACCTCATGGTGCGTGGGAACCTCCCCCTGATCGACGGGAAGTTCGCGTACCGGGAGATTGAGAACACCCTCGACATGACCTTCAGCGACGACCGGTTCCTCTGCGTCTCGCTGATCGACAACACGGGCGAGCGTGGCTCCTGGGCCGAGGAGTTCGAGGCGTTCCAGGTTTCGACGGACGGCTACCCCGCAGCAAACTGGCCCCCGTACCTGCACCAGCCAGATTGGTCTCCGAGGATCCCGCTGGGGAACGGAGTTCTTCACTTCGGTCCGGAGGGTCAGACCCGCTCGAAGGCCAACCTGGTGTGGTGGCCCTTCGAGGGAATGTCGGAGCAGGACACCGGGAACCCTGAGGTCTTTCTCAAGTCGCCCGGCTGGAACTTCGGTGGACTGGTCGAGTACCTCCACGAGATCTACCACGACTGGTCGATCCCAAGCTCGGTCCTCTACCTGCACTGTATGCTAGGGGCAGACCGAACCGGGGCGCTCGTTGCCGGGCTCATGATCCGTTCGGGAATGGACGTGGGCACCGCGTTGCAGATCGTCTCCCAGGAGACAGCAGCAGGCGCTCCGAGCATGGACTACCAACGGCTGGTTCGAGCCTACGCGAGAAGTCTCCCGAGCGTAGAGTAGCGCGTGACCACCACAGACCCCTCCCGCCCCTACGCTCAATGTAGCGCGTGCAACTGTGTGCCCGGATTCTGCGCTCAGGCCGAGTACCTTCGGCAGGTCGAGATCGACGCACTCATTCGCAAGGCGCTCTCTGACGTGGGCACACACGCGGCGAACTCCCCAGAAGCTGCACCACTGACGGTTATCACGTCTGGGAACTCGCCCATGGACCCCCTCGTGAGTGCAGGGTTGGGGCAGCCCCTCCGGAAGAACCGGAGGCAGCGACGCATGGAGGAGCACCTCCGCAAGAACGGTCCCCCAGCGAAGAGGCGGCGGTGAAAAGTGGCTGAACCCAGGAACGCAGGTCATGTCTGGGCGGTGCTCTCAATCAGGCACCTCCTTCAGGGAACCGAGGTGCAGGCCGCCTCAAGTTGCAGCCTCTTCACCACGAAGGACGAGGCGGTGGCCTTCGCCAATCTCGTCGTCGCCCAGAAGAAGAACTGGGTCATTCACGTCGCCCAGGTGCCCGTCTTCTTCAAGCACGGTGACTGTGTCCTCCCCGAGGGTTGGACTCCGTTCAACGAGAACTAGCCGTCCCTTCGGCGTAAGGAATTCATGCAGAAGAACAGCAGGTTGAAGCAGAAGGCCGCCCCCTCAATCTCGACACTGAAGAAGTGTTCAGATTCCAGGCTCATGGACATGATCAAGTCCGGAGCGCCTGGTGCGATCGAGGCGAGCACTCTGTACCAGGAGCGTCTCTTCCAGCGGGCCATGAGGGAGATCGAGACCAATCTTCGTGAGAAGGTTCTCCCGATCCTGCGTCAGCGGGAACTCCTAGGTGCGCTGTCTCGGCTCAACGCCCAGTAGCACACCCCACAGCGATTCCTTCTATGGGAGCCCTGTGGTGTCCCCTCTCGACGGTGCGCCGCCTTACCCCCCCTTAGGTGAGTGATTGTTGAGAGGGGATCGTTGTTCCCCTCAGACTTCAGGGAGCCCACCTGCTGGGCTCAATGCGTAAGGTCTGCCGTGGAATACACGCTCGTTCTCGCTCTCGGTGTCGTGATTGGGTACTTCGTAGGGTCCAGGGCCAACGCTCCCGTCAAGACAGAGCGCCTGAACGGGATCGTGTTCAGCGAGAAGCTCTCAAAGCGCCTCAAGCTCTGAGCCCAGCCACCATGCTGGACGCCTTCTGCCCGTTTGCGGCGTAAGGTAGACCTACCGGCCTTGAGCCAGGAGGAGACGCATGGAAATCGAAGTTCAGAAGCACGACGGTTCGAGGGAGAAGCTCGACGAGAGCGCACTCGCCGACCGCGTTCGCGCAGGTGGCCTCGTGTTCGAGATCATGGGCCGTAGCGGGGACGTGAAGAAGATCTGGGACCCGACGAAGTCCGTCGAGGTCGAGGACGCTCGTGCGTCCTTCGACAACCTCACCGGGAAGGGCTACCGCGCCTTTCGCACGGACGCAGCGGGCAAGGAGGGCGACCTCATGAAGTCGTTCGACCCCGAGGCCGGGCGCGTCGTGTTCGTGCCGCAAATGCAAGGCGGCTGACCCCCATGCCGTACACCGGCACAACCACGGGTACTGGCTACGCCACCGGCAACTCGTCGGTGATCTGGACGGCCTGGACCCAGGCGACGACCACAAGCACGGGGTCGATCACGGTCCCCTACCTGAACAACGTCTGGAACGGCTGGAACGGTGGCAGCGGGTCAGTCACCGCCACGGCTGGCAGCTACGCCACCAACAGCACCGTCTGGATCAACTGGAACGCAACACCAGCCGCACGGGTGGTCGGAGCGCCGCTCTACACCGCCCCGCCCGAGACAGAGGCTGCCCGCACGGCTCGGATCGAGCGCGAGGCTCAGTGGGCTGAGGAGCGCGCCGCACGGGCGGCTGAGCGTGAGGCCGCAGACCGTCGGGCAGAGGCTCTGCTTCGAGCCCACCTCACACCAGACCAGCAGCGTCAACTCGCGCAAGAGGACTGGTTCATGATCGACTCGAAGTCCGGGAAGAAGTACCGGATCAATCGCGGTCGCTCGGCGAACATTGACGTGCTCGACGAGAAGGGCGTCGTCGTCAGGAGCCTCTGCGTCCACCCCGGCGAAGCGGTGCCGGACGCGGACACCATGCTCAGTCAGGCGCTCATGCTCAAGCATGACGAAGAGGCTCTGCTGCGGATCGCGAACGTCCACAGGCCCAACCATGGGTTCCGTCGGCGTCCGCTCGTGCAGCCCGCCGTAGCCTGAAGAACGGATTGGGCTGGGGTCACTACACGCACAATCGTGTAAATGCCCCCAGCCCAATCGCTTCCGAGGTGTAAGGGTCACCATGGACTTCGACGTAGCAGCGCACACAGTGTTCCTCGCCACGCATGGCAGCCACGCCTACGGGACCTCCCTTCCGGAGTCCGACGTGGACGTGCGTGGATTCGCGGTCGCTCCCAAGGAGATCGTCCTGGGGTTCGCCCAGGGCTTCGAGCAACAGGTGAGCAGCGTCCCGAACGACAGCATTGTCTACAACGTGCAGAAGTTCTGCAAGCTCGCGGCGGACTGCAACCCGAACGTGATCGAGGTGCTGTTCGTGGACGAATCGAACGTCCTGAAGATCACACGCTCTGGTTCACTGCTCCGCGACCACCGCGACCTCTTCCTCTCGAAGAAGGCCCGGCACACGTTCGCCGGGTACGCGGTCGCCCAACTCAAGCGGATCAAGACCCACCGCAAGTGGCTGCTCTCGCCTCCGGACCACAAGCCGGAGAGGGCGGAGTTCGGCTTGGGGTCCATGAAGATCACCCCCGACATGATGGGCGCATTCGACAAGCTCCTCAGCACCGAGACTGAGGGTGACGAGGTCGAGATCGACCCGAACGTCATGCAGTACGTCCAACTGGAGAAGCAGTTCCGCTCGGCCACCCAGCACTGGAACCAGTATGTGGCGTGGAAGGCTTCGAGGAACGAGAAGCGGGCTGTGCTCGAAGCGCAGTTCGGCTACGACACGAAGCACGCAATGCACCTCGTGAGGCTCCTCCGAATGTGCCTGGAGCTACTCGCTGGGAAGGGCGTGAAAGTGAAGCGCCCGGACGCTGAGGAACTCCTGGCGATCCGCCGGGGGGTCTGGTCCTACGACCAACTGATCGAGCAAGCCGAGCGAGGCCACGAGGAGATCGACCGGCTCTACGCAACCTCGACCCTCCCGGACCACCCCGACATGGAGAAGCTCAACGCTCTCTGCGTCGAGGCCCAGGAGATCTTCTGGTCGGAGCAGGCATGAAGGTCCACGTCTACGCTCAGCCCTACCACCATGCAGACGCCTTCATTGTGGCGGACGCTGAGGGGCTCAAGGCGATCAGTGCGGCCTGCGAGCAGGCGCTGAAGACCATGACCTCTGCGGTCGAGGCCATGGTCGAGGACGGCGAGGGGTACTTCGTGTTCGTGACGAACCTAGAGGAACGTGACCCGAAGTGGGAGCAGCTTCCTCTGCCGTACACGGACACAGAGGTCACTGGCAAGGGTGGCCCAATGTCGATCCCCGAACTGATCGGCGTCCCGCGATACCGGGAGATCTACGCCAGGAGAGCGACGTGAGCCTGGCCGACGAACTCCGCACCCTCTGGGGCGAGATCCACACGGAACGCAAGAGCACTTCTTGGCGAGACCCCGGCTCCTACACAGAGACCCGTGCGGTCACCGAGAAGGAGTGGGCACTCGTCCTGTCGGCGATCGAGCAGGGCTTCCCTGTGACCCTCTACCACCACGGGTACTTCTCAGGGTTCGCGCTCTGCGTCTACGAGCCGTCCACGCCCTTCTTCCCTGGGGTCGAGGCTGAGCCCGAGCCAGTGATTCTCCTCGCCGGGAATCAGTACCCCGGCAACGACCCGAAGAACCTCAAGTCAGAGCAGAAGCTCAGTGCCTCGTCTGAGGGCACGGGCGGCGTCTTCGAGATCTTCGAGAAGCTCTGCAACACGCCGGAGAACCTCGCCCGGCTCAAGCAAGAGAAGATTGGGCCGCCGAAGTCTCGCGGCCACTACCAGTACTAGGCAGCGGCCAGCATGGATCGCAACTGCTGCGTGAGCAGCTTGGCCTTGGCGTCTCCGCCGTCGGGCTCGAAGCCACCACGACTCCGCCACGACCGGTAGTCCGAGAGTGCCTTCCAGCACTCGTCCAGGTCGGAGTCCTCAAGGGCGTTGGCAGCACGGTTCAGACAGGCTTCGGGGTCCATTCACGTCTCCTCGGGCGACTTCGTTCGACGGCGCATGACGACTGGGAAGCCCGGCAGGGCTTCCCAGTCCTTGGCGAGTTCCTTCACCTTGCTGACGACCTCGTCAATCTTGGCCTGCTCTTCTGCGGTGAGTGGCTTGCGGGGCTTGGTGAGGAAATCAGGCTCAATCCCCCCACCAGGTCTGTACCAGGACAGGTAGTCCAGGAACCGCACTCAGAACCTCCGGGGCACGACGTGCCCACAGTCCGGGCACGTCCACGCGACGGTCACGTCCCCGTGGGACCGACCGACCTCGCGCTTGAACGGCGGGCCTGCTGAGAGGTCGCGCCAATCACTGCTGCACTTCGGGCAGTTCAGAGTCCCACGCCACAGGTGCCAGTCGGACCCATAGCACTCGACCATGGTGAGGTGCGTGTAGCCGTGCTTCGCCATGGTCGGAGTGGCGTCCGGGTAGACCTTCTCCTCGACGAGCCGGTCGATCAGCTTCTGCATGAGGCTCTTGTTGGCCTTGGTGAACTTGACCCGCTCTGCTTCGAGCGCGTCGAGTGTCTCTGCAAGCTCAGTCTCGGTCATGCTGTCCCCCTACTGGTCGTCTTCGCCGACGAGGTCCAGGACACCCCGTGCGAGATTGCGAGCGTCCTCCCGGTTGAGTTGGACGAGACGGCGGACGAGCCCAGCCTTCCCTGACGGGACTGCGACCAAGACCTCCCCTGTCGCTGCGTCGAGGGAGATCGACATACGCCGCTTCCTCTCGTCGCTCACGACGAGCCCTCCTGGGAATGCTTCAGTGCTCACTTGTCCTCCTCATAGCGTGAACCCGTTTCCGGGTACTCGGACCACTCGTCGCTGTTGCCGTCGTGGTCCGTGACGAGACTGACGAACCAGGCTCGGTCCCAACACCACTGCCAGAGCTTACGCCCAATGTGGCGCATGAACGCCCGGCTCTCAGTGTCACCCCGGCCCTCAATGCAGCCGGACTCCCAGCACTCCAGGAAGTGCTTGGCGAACCCCTCCTCGTCGTCCTTGAACCTCACGAGGTCGAGGGGGATCTCGTGGTAGTCGAGGGCGGGGTTCCCGCCCCGGTCCTTGAAGCCACCCCACGGGCCGCCCCCAAGGGCGAAGAGTTCCTTCGCTTGGTCCGCGAGGACGTAGAAGTCCATGCTCATGGTGCCTTCCCCCCGCGCACACGTTGGAAAAACCAGACGAGGTCGTGCGAGTGCTCGTCGAGAATGTGCCGCCAGAGGTGGCGGGCTTCCTCAGGGATCGTGTAGGGTGTGCGTCGGCAGAGGTCGTCGTACCTCGCGAGGAGGGCCTCGACCTTCCGGTACGACTCTTCGCGAGCAGGAGCGCCCTTCGCGTAGGCGACCTCACGCTCGGCCTCGTCCTTGGCGAACCTGCGGCCAATGCGGTCCACAATGCTCATGGGACACCTTCCTCAAGGAACGCTGCCGCTCCGTACTCGATCTCGTCGTCGTGGACCATTTCCCCCGCCCGCTTCCAAGCGTCGTCGAGGGTGTCCTCGGCGGGGATCTTCCACCAGAACCACTCTTCGGTCGGCCACTGCTTCGCGTAGTGCCCCCAGCACTCCAGGCAGTAGTCGAGCATTTCCTTCGGCGTGGGGTTCCCTCCAGGGAATCGGTCGGACCAGCCGCTATCGCCGACGACGAACAGGAGGAACCTCTCCTTGTCGTCGTCAGCGTGACGCTTCCCGTAGACGACTGCGACGAAGTTGTCAGCAGACACGGGAGTCACCCAGGACGTGTCGGTTGTCCTGCTCGTCCCGAGCGCGTTCGGCTCGGTCCATGTCCGCTAGCACCTCGAAGTGGGCGGGCGACCCTGGGACGGGCCAGGTCTCATGCCAGTACCTGCGGCCCTCGACGTTCGGGCTGGATTCCTGGACACGGCTCAAGAGCCGCTGGACTCGGCTGGGAATGCCGCAACCGAACGAGGCCGTCTCCTGATAGAAGTGATTGAAGCGCCGACCGTCCGGCAGTTCCGCGACGACACGGAACGTGAAGCCGTAGCTGGTCTGCTTGTGACCGGTGGGGAGGATACACGCCTCGTTGTGAATGAAGTACTTCACGAAACGACCCCCACGCTGTGCTTGACCAGGATCCGGGCTGCCACCATGGCGAGCCAGATCTCCTCAGGGGAACCCTCGGAAGCGAACCGCTCCGCGATCTCCGCGCCCGTGCAGCCGTAGGCCAGGGCGTTTGCGATCCGGTGAATGAGGCTCTCGGTGTTTTCCACGGTCAATCTCCCTTACACCCATGAAGCGGGTGGGGAGGTGGCTTTTACACGATTCGCCTCACCACACGTTCGATTATGCTGCCACCCCGTTCGTCTCAGCCATGTGCTTGGCGAGCTTCGCCCGGAGGTCAGCCACCGCCCCGTCGGCGGTGGTCCCGTACCCCTGGAAGCACACATGCGGGGCGGGGTGGACGCTCACCGACCAGGAGATCGACTCCACCTTCACGATCTCACCAGCCCTCTCGTGGGTGTTGGACCACAGTTGCGGGCAGATCGACCACGAGGCGTTCGGCATTCCGAACTCGACCGCGACCGCGACGAGCAGCTTGGTGACCCGAGAGATCTCGCGGGCGTTGACGACATTGTGGGGCTTCATGGTGTTCGTCCTTCCTCACCCCTCAAGCGATTGGGGGAGGGCTCTTTACACGTTTCGCAGACTGAATCGTGAAAATGGCCTCAGCCCAATCGCTTGAGAGGTGTAAGGGAGACAAGGCAATGGCTCTACAGCACCTCATGGAAGGCGGCGTCGTGTACGTCCAGGGCAGCGGCAGGAAGCCCTACGCGATCCGCAAGATCAGCGGCGTCGTGGACTGCTCGTGTCCGGCCTGGCGCAACATGGGCGGTGGGATCGACACCCGTGTTTGCAAGCATATCAAGGCGAATATCAAGCCCGAGTGCCTGCCCAAGGCGGCACTGACTCGGGCAGGCATGATCGACCACAGCGTCCCCCCGGTCCTCCCTGGGGTGCCATCGAAGCCCGCCGTGCGCCTCACGCCCAAGGGCAAGGTCAGCACCGCCGTCGGCGGAGCAGTCCGTAAGGACACAGCCCCCCCGATCCTCCTCGCAGAGACGTTCGAGAAGGGGAAGGACGACCCGACCGGTTGGTGGGTGAGTGAAAAGCTCGACGGCGTCCGTGCCTACTGGAACGGGGAAGCGTTCATTTCCCGTCTCGGCAACACCTTCCACGCCCCGGAGAGCTTCAAGCGTTCGCTCCCGAAGAGGGTCGTTCTCGACGGCGAGCTTTGGCTCGGACGTGGGCGCTTCCAGGAGGCGTCAGGGATCGCCCGCAAGCACGAGCCGACTGAGGCTGATTGGGCGCAAATGCAGTACGTCGTGTTCGACGCGCCCCACTTCACTGGCTCGTTCGAGCGACGCATGGACTACCTCCAGGGCCTCTACAAGGGCACCTACGACAGGCTCGGCTTCACCTCGTGGCGCGTGCTGGAACAGGTCCGCTGCCACGGGCAGCAGCACCTGGACTTCATGCTCGCCGACGTGGAAGCCATGGGGGGCGAGGGACTCATTCTCCGGCAGTTCGGGTCGCCGTATGTGACGGACCGCTCGACGACGTGCCTCAAGGTCAAGACGTTCACGGACGGCGAAGCGGTCGTGGTCGGCTACCAGCCGGGACGCGGGAAGCACAAGGGCCGCATGGGCGCGTGCGTCGTGCAAATGGCCGACGGCAAGACGTTCGAGGTCGGTGGTGGGTTCACCGACAAGGAGCGCGAGAGCCCCCCTGCACTCGGAACCCTGATCACCTACAAGCACCAGGGGTTCACCAACAAGGGACTTCCCCGGATCGCAACCTTCGTGGCGGTTCGAGACTACGAGTGAGGACACCATGACCGTCGCCGAACTGATCGTGAAGCTCAGCCGCCTCAACCCGAACGCAGAGGTCGTCGTCTCGTCGGACCCGGAGGGCAATCACTTCCGCAAGCTCAACGACATGACGGAGGGCGTCATGTGGCAGGAGGGCCGCGTCGTCTCCAGCGTCGAGTTCGGGGACCGCCCCGACCACGAGTGTCTGAGCGGCACGACCAAGGCCGTGTGCCTCTGGCCATGACCCACTACACCTACAGCAAGGGCTCTCGCGTGCGGGTGGTCATGTTCCAGATCAACCCACTGACAGCCCTCGCCGGAATGCAGCCGAAGTACGGAGCCTCCCGCTTCGTGTTCGACGGGACGGTTCAGCACATTCGGGTGTCCGCTCCCGACGCGGACGATCCGCGTATCTGGGTCACGCCCGACGCCCCACTCCCCGACGGACTCGGACTCACCATGTGCCCGAAGTGCGGGTGTCTCGAAGTGCCCATGCTCCACCCCGACATGATCTTCCAGATCCCCGACACCAAGGAGTAGTCATGCCACCCGCGAAGCCCAGGACGCTGACCAGAGCCGAGCCTCCGAAGACCAGGAAGCTGAAGCTGACCCGAGCCGAACGTGTCCAGCTAGAGCACGACCTCGCCGGGAAGTACGCCCGGCGATTGGACGTGCGAATGTTCATGGAGCGCGCCTCGAACGACCCCTGTATCAAGAGCGTCGAGGTCACGGCTCACGGCATGAAGGTCGAGTTCCAGGGTCTCCCGGTCGAGGTGGCCTTCAAGCTCCTCAACCTCCTGGACACTGCTCGCGCCGAAGCTCGAAGCGCGGCGGTCTGACGCCATGCCCCGCTGGATTGAACGAAGGAACACGCCCGACGGACCCCGCTACCGCGAGTGGTCGAGCATTGTGGACAAGTACTGCACCCCGGAAATGACCCGCGAGGATATGTTCGAGTACCTCCGCAACAACCAGCCGTCCGAGTCTGTCGAGTCCCGCCTCTCCCGCGTGGACAGGAAGGGCACCTCGCTGCTCGATCACAACCACGTCCGGGACATGGACTCCGACTGGCACACCGAACGGTGTGACGAGTGTGGTCGGTTCCACCACGATTTCAACCTCAGGGAGAGCGACGGGCTCTGCTCGTACTGTGGAGAGCCCAAAGACGACAGCGGGCACGCCCAACCCTGTGACTAGGATCTCACAAGTGACGACACCCATACTCACACCCTTCGGTCCCTACTCGTTCGTTTGGGACAAGGTCGCGATCGGAGGAGTCCTCGCCTACGGGGAGCCACTCACGCCGTTCGGGTTCGTCATGAACGTCGCGTGGGAGTTCGTCGAGTACGGCGGGACTGAGGTCCGGGGCGTTCACGTCCACCATGCGCGCCTGAACGACGACGACAACATTGAGCCGCAGGTCCAGGAGATTCTTCGGGCCGTGGCTCTCGTCAAGAAGGCTCATAGCGAGGGTCACCCAATCCTCGTGACGTGCGCGGCTGGCAGGAACCGCTCGGGACTGGTTGCTGCCGAGAGCCTCATTCAGTTGGGGAACGACCCACAGCAAGTGATCTCGTCGATCCAGGCACGCCGAGAGCACGCTCTATCGAACCAGACGTTCGTCCAATGGCTCATGCGGAAGCGTAACAGGTGATCATGGCCCTCCTCCCCGCAGACCCCAAGCTGACCTCGATTGAGCAGGTTATCGCCGGGCTCCAGATCTTCACCAAGTACAAGGGTGCAATGCTGGACGCCCAGCACGACACAATCTACGCGGGGTGTGCAGACGACGCCTCAATCTCCAAGGAGGACCAGGACAGGCTCAAGGAGCTTGACTGGTTCGTGAGCAGCGAGGGCTGGCAGAAGTTCACCTGAAGGAAGACGACAATGCCGACTGGGTACACCGCACCGATCGAAGACCTCTCGAAGCCCTATGGCTTCAACGACTACGTCTGGAACTGCGCCCGCGCCTTCGACATTTGGTGCCGTGACAACGACGGCAACCCTCCCGTCGAGCGCCAGCGGGAGCTTGCTGCCGAGCACCGGGTGGAGCGGGTCAAGGACCTGAACGACAGCGTTCTCCGCTACGAGCAGAAGATCAGCGACGCCGTCGCCCGCACGAAGGAGACGAACGACTACTTCCGTGCGCTCTTCGAGAGCGTCCCCTTGCCGGTGAAGTAGCCATGGCGAAGCGAGCCGAACTCATGGCCGTGTGGTCGAAACGCCACAACGACATGGTGATCTACCAGGACGACCCGGCGAACGGCGTCCTCCTGAGCAAGGTGCTCACCTTCGGGGTCGGGTTCCCTGTTCAGAAGGAGGGCGAGAAGCAGCCGACGGGTCCGGAAATGTGGCGGCGGTTCCGGGCGGAGCTTGAGTCACGCGGGTTCGACCCCGACACATTCACGGTCAGCGTGAGACGGAAGAAGGCATGACGACCGGGAAGTACTACACGATCCGCCTCCCTGACGGTGGCTACGTCTCCAAGGCGAGCAGCGGGTACAGCAGCCCGAGGTCCGTCCCGCTGAGGAAGGCGAAGCTCTGGGCGAACCTGGGGCATATCAAGACCCACCTGGGAATGACGGGCACGAAGTACCCGACCGGGTCCCAGATCGTCGAGGTGGGTGTCGTCTACAGCGAGAACGTGATCGACACGGTGGACTCGCTCGTGGCAGAGAACCAGAGGCGTGCCGCTGAACGCAAGCGCGAGGGTGACCTGCGAACTGCGAAGTACAATCTGGAGTACGCAGAGCGCAATCTGGCCGAGGCGAAGGCCCGAATGCAGAAGGTGGCCCCGTGAGCAACCACGACAACCTCAGGCGCAGCGAGTCGAAGCGGACCGAGCACGGCCCCCGGTGGGAGACTCGTGAGTGTGACGCACCGTCGGTGGCCCACGCTCGCAAGAAGTGGAAGCGCCGTGCTGCCCGTGCCGAGCGTCGCACGGACGGTGCCAGCAACGCTGGCTACCACGGCGGACGGAAGCTCAGTCAGCGCCCCGAGCACGCCGCTGAATGATCGGCTTCACGGGCACCCGTGACGGAATGACGCCCCAGCAGAGGGCAGCCGTCACGAAGATTCTGGAGCGGTACTGTTCCCGGTTCGGCGCTCTTGTCGGTCATGGGGACTGCCTGGGTGCTGACGCTGAGTTCGACGAGATTGCAGCGTCGCTTGGGATCCAACGGGCCACCTACCCCTGCGACATTGAGAGCATGAGAGCCCACTGCGAGGTTCGAGGAGCCCTTCAGGTCACTGAGCCTGTGGGACCCCTCCTCCGGAACGGTTGGATCGTCAGGGACGCCCTTGCAATGATTGCGACTCCGAAGGAGTCCACGGAGCAGTTGCGGTCAGGGACTTGGGCCACCGTTCGGCTGGCCCGGAGAAAGATTGGGCTGCCTCTGCTGCTGGTGGCCCCAAACGGAAACCTACTCTGAGGCGTAAGGCAGGCATGACGACCTTCAAGGATTTGCAGAATCGCACCGAGGAAGCCGAGCGGATCGCCGAGGAGGCCGCCGCTCAAGCCGCAGCCGCGAAGCTGGAGGCAGCCACCCGAGTCTCGGCGGTCGAAGCTGAGCTTGCCAGTATCAAGTCGAAGGCTGAGGCGTACATTCTGGAGGCCCGAGCCAGGATCGCCTCCGCCGACCTGGAGGTCCGGCAAGCCCAGGTCGCTACGATCTCCGCCCAGCGGTCTGCCCAGCCGTTCGGCTTCGAGCGGGACGCATGGTGGCAGAAGGTCTTCCTGACCGCCCTGGGCACGCTGACGGACCCCTCCCTGACGACCAAGGAGAAGGCGGCTCACGCCGCAGGGGTCGCTACGGAAGCCGTGCGGGTCCGTGCAGCCCTCCTGACCGACGTGGGCATGGAACTGCCCGCCCCCGAGCCGGAGGCTCCTGTGGAGCCCGTGGTCGCCAAGCCGACCGCCAAGAGGGCCAAGAAGAACCACGTCTCGGCGGAAGTGCCGGACGTGCCGGTCGCCAACTGGCTGACCGCCGAAGATTGAATCGTGAAAGCGGGTGTCCCCCACCCGCTTCCTAGACGTGAAGACCCGGATCAATCTCGCAGAGACTGTGCTCGACTTCCCGAAGGTCGTCGGGGAGAGCGGTGAGACGTGCCGGGTCTGGGACGCTTCAGGTCGGGTGGTCCAGGTCGCTGACTTCGCGACGGTGATCGTGGGTTGGGACCAGATCGTGGACGAGCGGTGGCGTGAGAGCGTCGTCGCGACCCTCGATCTGGAGTCCCGCCGGGCTCCGATCTTCACCGCACCTGAGGGCTGGCTCATGGCCCACGTCCTGAAGGCGCTGGGTGGGTTTGGTTCCGTGGGGGAAGCCCGTCGAAACGGTTGGGACAAGCCGATCGAGTCGGGAATGACGGATCATGTCTGTCGGATCCGCAAGATCCGAGGGTGCGTCACGACGTTCAAGCCGACCCCAGCCGTGCTCGGCGGGTGGCCTGACGAAATCTCGACCCCGATCGTGTAAAAGGCACCGTCCCGTTCGCTTCATGGGTGAGGAGATACCCAATGGCTGCTGTCAACGGATGCCTGTTCATTCACCACCACACGGGCGCGAACCACGCGCTCCGTGGCAAGCGGTTCGCCAAGCTCCTCTCGGAGATCAAGGCGGGTCGTGGTGGACCCGAGGTGCTCGCGCTCGTCGAGAGCGGGTACGAGGGGTTCCTGGGCAAGGACGGGGACATTTGGTCCTTCGAGGGTCTCACCGTCGCGATCCTCGAAGAGCACCGAGTCGCGTCGTGACCACGAGGCCCATGGATTGGGAGCGGGTGGCCCTTCGGCACGTCTGCCCTCTCTGTGGGGCCGAGTCGGGGTACTCCTGCACCAGCGCGAATGGTGCATTCACGCTGGCCCACAGCGACCGGATTCAGTTCGTGAAAAACTGCCTGCTGCTCGCTGCGGAGGCCCTCCCTGGCGAGCCTCTTCTCGAAGCGTACCGTCGGATCTACATGGCCACAGAGCGTAAGGAATCGCAATGACCCCCGAGCGTCGAGCCGAGATTCAGACCTGCATGGAAGCCATGACCTCCTCACCGAGTCGTGAGGGGCAAATGCTCCGCGACCTCCTCACGGAGATCGACCGTCTGGAAGGGATCGCTCTCTACCTCGCGGACTGCCATGCGGCGACCTCCGAGTACGACGGCACGCTCAAGTCCGTCAGCAAGTCCCGGAGCAAGCGGCTTCGAGAGATCTGCCTCAAGGCGTCCGATATGCTCACTCAGCGAGTGCCGCCTCCCCGGAGGTCCAGCAACTACGCGAACACCGTCCTGGAGCGGCTGTCGGAGGCTTCCCTCAAGGGTCAGCCCGAGGGCAAGTAGCCATGAGGTACGGTGACATGGTGGTCGTGACTCGGGGTCCCCACAAGGACCGCCGAGCCGTCTGCGTGTACGACACCAACAACTTCCACGGCTACGTCTACGTCACGCTCAAGAGCGGGGCTGGGGTTCAGGTCAACCGGCGGGACGTTCGCCACGTCAAGTCCAGGAAGAAGAGGGCGTCATGGGTGTCATGAAGGAAGAGGACCTGGCCTGGATCGAGGCGAAGAGCGCCGCCGGGGACTACGTCAACGACGAGGAGATTGACAAGCTCCTCGCGGAGGTCCGCAGGCTGCGCCGTCTCCCCCTGATTGAGACGTGCGGGGACTGCCGCTGGTTCGCTATCGTGGGCCGCGACACCGTCTGTACCTACGAGGGGGCGAGCACACCGACCAAGGGGAGTGGGGCACCGCCCGACGGGTGCCCGAAGCGGAGCACGCCGTGAAGCGGAAGCCGTTGACGAGGCTGACCCCCGAGTACGAGGCCATGATCCGAAGGCTGGACGCCATGTTCGACAAGAACAGGGAGACCCTCAGCCCGGAGTCGTTCCCCGGTCAGCGCCGAGCCATGCTCGCGGAGATTGACGCCCTGCGCCTGGAGCTTGCGGGGAACAAGGAGCGGATCCGCCTCGCCGAACAGAACCGGTGCGTCTCTCATGTCTCGAAGGCGGCGGACGACGCTCGTGAGGCGAACCGCAAGAAGGCCGCTGCCGAACTCGACCTCCTCGCTCGCGACATTGCCGATTACAGGGAGGTCATGTGACGAGGCCGCTGACGATAACGGCAGAGCAAGAGGCGGCGGACCGGCAGCAAATGCTGGGCAAGTCGCCGTATGTGCAACCGCCGTTGCGAAAGGAAACACGCCGCGAGATCCTACGGCGGCTCTACGCCGAGATTGACGCCCTGCGCCGCCTGCCGGTGATCGACGTGTGCGGTCACTGCAAGTTCATGGACACCACGCACAACGTCTGCACCCACTGCGAGGAGGGTGAGACGCCGCGCCCGGTCATGTGCCTGCAACCTGTCCCGTCGTGGTGTCCTCTGAGGGGTGCCCGGTGACGAAGCCCCTGACACCAGAGGACGAGGCGATCGGAAGGGCAAGGGACTTCCTCGCCTGCCAGTCGGGGGCGACCATGCGGTTCCTGCCGCAGCCGCTCATGGACGCGCTGATCGCCAAGCTCGACGAGCTTCGTCGGCTGCCGGTCCTTCCGACGTGCGGGGACTGCCAGCACCATGGCTGGCCAGGAGCCACTGTCATGACGGAGGACGGGGTGAGGCACGTTCAGAGCACGGCCCACTGCCGCAAGGCTCACGCGGGCCTGCCTGGAATCCCACCAGCCGCTGAACTGCTGCCTGGGGAGGTTATGGCCGCGAAGTGGCCAGTGCATACGGACCAACCACCGCCTGAGTGGTGTCCGTGGAGGAGAGTGCAATGACCTGGATCTGGGTGTGTGCTGGGCTCGGTATTCTGCTGGTGGGCGTCTGTGTTGGCGTGTGGTTCGTCAACTGGTTCTACGCGCAACTGAGGCAGAAGTGACCAACGAGATCCTCGAACTCGAACGACTCGACCTGGAGGCAACACCTGGCCCGTGGTGGTCCCTCCGCGACGGGAATCAGTACGTCAGGTGTCGCCACGGGACTCAGGAGCTTGTCGGCGCGTCCCGCCTGGAAGGCGTCGAGCGCCCGTGGAACCCCTACGGCACCACGTCCACACTCGCCAATGACCCGGACGTAGTCCGCTTCAAGGACGAGGACGCCGACCTCGTCGCGGCCATGCGTAGAGCCCTGCCCCGGCTGCTCGCGGTGGCTCGGGCAGCAGAACGTGTGCTCGTGCATGGGCCGTCCTCAGAGACGCCTGCGGCCTACGCGAGGGCTGCTGCCTCCAAGGAGACACACGACGAACTGCGGGCCGCCCTCGCAGCCCTGGGCGTGCCGTGAGCCGACCCTTGGGCGTGAATGTCAGCAGAGCATGGTCGAGGCTGTCCGCCGAGAGTGCCCTCGACTCGAAGACCCACGCCTTCCAAGCGACAGAGGGTCCAGACCTGAAGATCGCCTTGGGGAGCAGGGTCGAGGTGAAGTGGCCCGACGGCCTCACGACCGGTCATGGGCCAGTGCTCCTGCCAGGGACCCAGATCTTCGGGGTGTCGATCGAGCACCACGGGGCGAAGGCATACGTCGCCCTGGTGTCCCCCGATCTCCAGGTGCGGATAATCCCGCCTGGGAAGCCCTTCATGAAGGGGCTGGGGTCGAAGACGAAGACGAGGGACTGGTGAGCCACTCAAAGCTGCAACGCCTGGAGAAGATTGAGCAGGCCGCAAAGGCGCTCATGGCCAAGCTGACCCCAGGGGAGCGGCCCCGCCCCTACGAGTGGCGTGAGCGGGAAGCCCTGCGTGAGGCCCTGTGGGAGAACACACCGAGTGACCTGCCGACCAGCAACACGTCACCAACGGTCGTCACGCTCAGGGCGCTCCTTGCGGAGGCCACACCGGGTCCGTGGCGGGTCGCCAACCACGGGACGACCGAGGTCGAGGCCGAGCCCAATCAAGTCGTCGCCGACTGTGGCTCCGTCGGCAGGCACAAGGCGGACGCCAAGCTGATCGCCGTCGCAATCTCGGCCTTGCCAGACCTCCTCGATCAACTCGAAGCCCGACGCACCCATGGCTGAACTCTGCAAGCACGTCGTCAAGTACTCCCCGTGGACGGAGTGCGGGGAGCCCGCCACGCGCTCACGCCCCCACCCTTGGAAGGAGAACGTCACAGCGCACTACTGCGCTGAGCATGACCCCGTCCGACGGGAGCAGACTGCGCTCAATCAGAAGGAGCGCAAGGTCATGAAGAAGACCCGCTGGAAGGCCGCTGAACAGCAGCGGAAACGCTGACTTCCCCACCTGGGGTAGGGTCTCCAATGGAACCACAGAGTCCGCTGTCAATGGAGGACCTCCTCCGAGTCTACCAGCCGAAGCGGACCCTCGTCTGGTTCTCGTGCGGGGCGGCCTCCGCAGTCGCTGCCAAGCTCGCCGTCGAGAAGTACGGGGCTGCGTGCCAGGTGGTGTACTGCGACACGCTCTCCACTGAGCACCCGGACAACAAGCGGTTCTTCGACGACGTGGAGAAGTGGTTGGGTGTTCCAATCCACGTCATTCGTGCGGCCAACTACGCCTCGATCGACGAGGTCTTCCAGAAGCACCGCTACATGAGCGGGGTCGGTGGTGCGCGCTGCACGACCGAAATGAAGAAAATGCCCCGGCTTGCATACCAGGAGCACGACGACAGCCATATCTCCGGCTACACGGTCGAGGAGCAGCGGAGGGCCAATCTCTTCGAGAAGCACAACCCGGCTCTCGACGTGGAGTGGCTGCTGATCGACGAAGGTGTCACGAAGGCTGACTGCCTACGGCGGCTTGAGGCCGCTGGGATCGCGCTGCCCGTCATGTACTCGTTGGGTTCGACCACAACAACTGCCTGGGCTGCGTCAAGAGCACGTCCGCAGGCTACTGGAACCGAACGAGGCGTCTGTTCCCCGAGGTGTTCGAGCGCCGGGCAAAGCAGTCCAGGTTCCTGGGCGTCCGCCTGGTGGTGATCAAGGACGTGCGGGTCTACCTGGACGAGCTACCGCCTGACGCGGACGCCCCAGACGACGACATTGACTGCGGCCCAGTCTGCCAGACGCCAAGTTCACCTGACCTCAGGTGAACAGTGGATCAGTCGAGGCTGCTGGTGTCGAGCAGGGACTTGCCCTTCAGCCTGAGGGCTTCCTGAAGGGCTGACTTCAGCACCCCGAGGAGAACGTCGGCACCGCCGCCCGAGACGGTCTTCTTCAGCCCGAAGGAGGTGACCACCCAGGAGGAGCCCTCAATCAGGAGGACTGTGGCCCCGAAGTAGATCGCCTCAGGGGGGTGACCCTCGCCGAAGTCCAAGGCAATCGACCCTCGAACGAGGTACTCCTCAGCGAGCCCGACAGGCTGGACGCGCTCCTGCTTGAGGATCCGGACCTTCATGCCGATCGTCTTGCGGATCACAGCCGAGGACGCCTTCTTGTCGGCGGACTCCTTGCCCTCTTCCTTCTTCGCCTCGCAGTTGTCGCGCATTCCGCCTTCGGGGAGCTTCTCGCAGCCTGCGGTCTTGCCTGCTGAGCCGTTGAGGTAGTCCTTGATCGCTGTTTTGGTGTGCTTGATCCCGAGGACGCGACAGGTAGCTTTGACTGTGTCGCTTTCGTGGTTGAAGCCACCCTTCTCGAAGGCTTGGGTAAACTTCTTCATCACGGCGGGCACTTCGTCCATCCCGTAGGCGTACTTCTCCGGGTTCTTCTGTATTGCCAGCTTGAGTTGCTCCTCGTAGGTCTTCACCCAGGTGGCGAGGTTGTCAGGGTCCACCGCAGCCTGCTTGAGCAGGGGGAGGATCTGACCCCGGAGGCTGGGGTTGGAGTGCGCGAGGTGGATCAGGCGGCTTCGGAGGGTGGTCATGGCTCTACCTGGAACGCCCCGATAGAACAGGTAGCGGCTTCAGGGTGGCCGGGAGCGCCGTCTTCGCTGGGACGGCGACCCACTCGCCCGTGGCCAGGAACTTCTTCCCCGCTCGGGTGATCTTGACCTCGACCCACGGGTACTCGCCGCCCGTGGTCTTGTAGAGCTTGTTCTGCCCCAGGAACTCCAGGGTCGTGGCGAGCTTCAGCGTGGAGGTCGCCTCGAAGACCGAGAACCGGCCTGCCGTGGTGATTGCCCGCAAGACCGCCTGCCGGTCCCCGTAGGACTTCTTCGGGAGGTCGTCGAGCGACGTGAACGAGCAGACCCTAACTGCGTACATTGAGGACTCCCTTTGGCTTCTTCCGGCCTGGACACTCAGGCGGGTGCCGTCGGAGTCCCTTGCAATGCGGGCACCGACCACCCTGTGGCTGCGTCACAGGAGGTGGTGGCTTCGGTGGTTCCACCACGACCACCGGGGCAGGTCGGTCGGAGGCCCACTGGGTGAGTCGGTCGATCGAGATTGGGCGGGAGGACTTCTCTCCGGGGATCTGAACCATGACCGTCTGCAAGAGCGACTGGTGCCTGGGGTTGCAGTTGAAGTGCTCCTCCCGGAACCTGCCGTTCACCAGGGTGACCAGAACCTCTTGGTCCCGAGGCCCGAGGATCGCGTAGACCTCCAGGGGCAGACCGAGCTTCTTGCGGGACGTGGTCCCGTCCCGTAGGTGCTCAGGCTTCATTGAGAGACACCCCGAACATTTCCTCGAAGGAGGTATCCCGCAGGGGGAGGGCCACCTCTGTGCCGAGGCGCGCGAGCCTGGCGCGAGCCGTCTGGAGCGCCCTGTCGGAGAGGTCACACCCGGCGAAGTTCCGGCCCAATCGGAGGGCGGCCTCGCCGCAGGAGCCACTCCCCATGAACGGGTCGATCACTAGCTCGCCGGGAGAGCTTGAGTTCTCGATCAGCTTGGACAGCAGCGACACCGGCTTCTCCGTGGGCCAGGGCTTCCTAGTCCTTCCGCAAAGCACGCACACGTCGTCGCTGCTTGCATTCGACGGCGTACCTGGAGTGGCAGGGTCGGCACCGTGAGAGTGGCCAAGATTGCTGGCTTCGCTTGGTGAAGTACCAGTTTGAGTCGTCAAGGGGTTTGAACTCACCACAGACAAGGCAGCGTTCCCACCAAGTCCCACCCCTGAGTTCACAGGACTTGGAGTGGTGTCTCTTGTGGTCGGTGAGGGAGAGGAGTTCGAGGTTCTCAATCCCCCAATCTCTCTTGTTCTCGTTCCTGTGGTGGACGTTGAACCCGCAGGGGACGGGTCCGTGGTGCCGCTCCCACATGAGGACATGGACGAGTTTGAGTCTCCCACCGCACTTGACCTGGAGGTATCCTTTTGTGTTTGGGCGAGCCCTTCCCCAAGGAGTGCTGAGGAAATCCACGTTGGCTTCTCGCATTGACAACCTCTGTCCACTCGGGGTGCAGGGAGCACGTCAGGCCAGCCGAGGAAGTTGAGCTTGCGCTTGCCCTTCTCCAGGAAGGAGACCTCCTCCTTCGAGTTGCGCCAGTGGTAGCCCATTCCGATCTTGACCTGGTCCGCCGTCAGGTCAGCGTCGAGGTCGATCTCGGCGGCCTTCCCCTTGGTCTTGACCCAGGCGATCGACTTCCAGAAGGTGAACCCGGCGGCCCGGCCCATTGGGCGGACCACGTCAATCATAGTCTCCTGGTCGGAGATCATGTAGAGGTGGGAGTCCTTCTTCATGACCCGGAAAAGCTCGGTGAGCAGGCCAGGCACACGGACGTTCCGGAAGATCTCGAACCACTCGTTCGAGGAGCCGTCACTCACCTTGAGCCGGGTAGTCGTGCCCGTCGCCCGGTGCTTCTCCAGGGACTCGTAGGCGTAGTCGGTGACCACGAGGTCCACAGACTCGTCAGGGAGGGTCTTGAGCCACGTCACGCAATCCTGCTGAGCGAGCGTGTACTGAGGGAGGGTCACTCGGAAGTTTCCTTTGCGTCCACGACGAGCGGAATGGAGATAACCGTCATGGGGTGGATCGGGGTGAACTTCAGGTCGAAGTCCTCCCCGCCCTGCCAGTTGAACTCCAGGCGAGTGAGGTTCCCCGCCCTGACCTGAACAGCGAGGTCTTCGAGCTTCTGGGCGACCCAGAGATTGACCAGCATTTCCTTCTTGGTGGTCACAGCAGGGTCTTTTCGTAGGCGGGGAAGTCGAGGTCGAACGTCTCGTAGTCCTCCGTGAGTTCCTCACCGAGGTAAATGTCCCTGAGGGCGATTGACACGAGGGCCTTTCCTCCCCCGAGATTGGGGAGCGCCGAGTGGTTCACGAACCGTGCGTCGTCAGCGCAGAGGATCCACCCGCTCGCGTCGAGCCACGCATAGGTGAACAGGAACTCCTTGAGCATGGCGTTCCGCGTGGCGTAGAACCCCTCCGAGAACCTCTGGTCGAGCCCCTCGTCGAACTTCCACACGATCGTGCCAGCTACGATCGGCTCGTCAGCGAACAACCCGACCCCGTGGATACCAGAGGGACGGAGCTTCGTCTTCACACACAGCATATTGGTCTCACCGTCTCCCGTGTTCAGCGCAGACACCAGTCCCAGTCGGGAGTCCAAGGATACCCCCTCTGACGGGAGCCCACTCCCCACCACGATCTCTGCAATCCTGCGCCATGGTCTGCTCCAACTTCAAGGTGAAGAGGCAGTACGCGGCGAGGCCCAATCCTGTGAGAAGGAGAGCCCCGAGCACACGGGCGTAGAAGCTAAACGCCTCTTGGCGCTCCCTTGCGAACCGCTCTGGGTTCGGGCACGAGTCCCTGGGGCAGTCCCCCACGATTTGGATCGCCGTGCCCTTCAGCGTCTGGAAGGGAAGCGGCGTGCCGCAGTATTGACAGGTGGGGTGGTCGCTACGCCGGGTCGTCATTGGGACTTTCGCTTGGATTGGTTGCGTTCGACGATCTCTGCCCGCCGCTTGAGTGCTGGGACCACGGCTACTCGAATGTGCTCAAGCTCCGGCAGAAATGACAGGTCAGGGGTCACACCCCCACGGTCAGCACGGGCGTGCCACTCCAGGAGTTGAGCGGCGAACTCCCACGCACGGGCTTTGACCGACTTGAGCTTCGAGGACTTGCGCTTCACTAGGTCTCCGTGGGGGTCCGGAACCCGCACTCGGGGCACGGCTTGCAGCACGCCCGGTCGTGAAGGATTGGGCGAGCGTGGCAGACGCAGTTGCACTCGGGGCCACGGTGCAGGCAGGGGTCGTGGTTCTTGTTCAGGTAGGCGAACCAGCCGACGGTCTTTTGCCCGTCAGGGAGAGGTGTGACGGGGATCTCACCACGCTCGGTGAACCCACCCACGGACTTGGGCTCAGAGGCCAGGTAGGCTTCCTTCCTCCCGTGGTCAAACTCGCTGTCCACCAGGCGCTGGAAGTCCTTCTCGTACTGAAGGGCGGCCTCGCGGACTTTCAGATTGAAGTCCGGGTCGTTCCGGTCGAGATTGTAGGCTTCGTCCTGGATCACGGACGGGTCCCCGTACACGGCAGTGCGGTCGAGGAGCGACAGGGCAGCGACCTGGGTGCCCTCGACGACGAGGACGGGGACGCGGGGGTCGGGCTTGTCCTCGTGGACCAGGTTCCCGCGCACGGCCCACTCAGCGAGCGCCTTCCCGAGTGTGTCCACCACAGGAAGCTCCACGGAGGGGTTCTCGGGCAAGTCGATCAACCCACGCTTGATCGGCTGGACCAATCCGAGGGGGCACCAGTCAGGGGCGTGGAACTCGGTCACGGTGAGGTCGCGACCCTCAGGTTGCAGGGCCGGGTGGTCACAGCTTGCCGTCAACTCGACCTGCCCGAGGTAGGTTGAGTTCCGGTAGTGGCATTGGGTGCAGAGGTGCGGCCTCATGTCCCACCGATTGGGGAGAACCCACGGGGAGTCATGTGCTCAGCGAGGTTCTCCTTCTTCCCAGTGAGGATCAGTCCCCGAGCAATGTCCTTCTGGACGAAGATTGCCCGAGTGAGTCCCTTAGAGAACCAGGTGCCCATGAACCCCGCAGCGATACCAGTGGCCCGCGTCTCCGGCTCATAGCAATCCTTGTCCATGGAAAGCATGACGTACTCGGTGTAATCCCGAGGATTGAGCATGGCGAAGTCCACGTCTCCGTGGAGCCGGTCGAGCAGGAGGAGCATGAACGAGATCCTCCGGTCCTCAGCCGCCAGGATTGAGGCTGCCCCGGAAACACCGTCGTTGTCAGACATGGTCGAGTTACTCCGATCTCTCTTCGGCGTCGAGCACTCGTGCGCGCTTCTCCAGGTCACCGGCATGGCCGAGGGAGACGCACCGAGCGAAGGACTCAGCCCTGCTAGTCCACTGGTCGCGGATCTCAGCGGCCTCTTGCCTGAGCAGGTCAGCAGCACTCAGGACTGGGGCTGTTCGGTAGGGCACGTCTCACTCGGGTCGGCAGAGCCAGACGGGGGTGTTTTCCCCGAACCAAGCTCCGACGACGTTGAACTCGACCCACTCGACGGCGTCTTCGTAGGTCATGCCCTGCCCCACGAAGACCTCCACGACCTTCTCGTAGTCGTAGACGGCGAGCGTGGGTTGACCGCAGCGTCGGGCGACGCCGACGAGGGCTTCGTCGAGTCCGTCAGCGAAGAGGGCGTTGGGGTTCTCCTCTGTGAGGGTCTCCCTGACCTGTTCAGCCTTCGTCATGGTTTGCACCGGGTCCGATCACGAAGGACGCCTCGATCCACTCGAAGGGCCGGTGGAACTCGACTCTGAAGTTGAGGACGAGGTTCTTGTCTCCGGCTTCCCCGTCATGAACGTCCTCCAAGGAGACGTTCATGTCGGTGCGGGAGACCCAGGCTGCGTCGGGGATCGATTCCGGGATTGACAACCCCCAGACCTCCCGGAGTTCGCGGGCGGTCAGGCAGGTTTGGGGGTTGTACTCCCGGCGGTCGGTCACAGCCGGGATTCTGGGCGGGCGAGAAGCTGCCTCTGCTCGGAGAGTGCGTGGGAGAGCCTGCGGTACTGCTCGGCGAGCCTGACGAACCGGGCGGGGCTCATGTCGGAGCCTTCTCCGGAGAGCAGTGCAGCGGCGAGGTGCTCCTGGGCGGAGAGCCCGTTGGACATGGAGGGGACTGCCACAGCCTTGGTGGGGATCTCGACGGGGAGATTGAGAAGCTCCGTGAGTTCAGCGACTCGCTCACTGACGGGCGCGCTCGCACCTGAGACGAGCGACGGGGGAATTGTGGGGGGAGCCTTTGCCGGGTTCTTGAACTCGGTCTTGAGCGTCTTGACCCCCTGAGCCGCCTGGAGGGCGACCTCTCCCTTGAGGTACGTCTCGACCGCCTTCTGGTCCACCGTCGCAGGAGCCTCCTCAGCAGCGGCGGACTTGGCGGCCTTCTTGGCGGCACCGCGAGACTTCTTGAGGGGGAGACGTGCCCTCTCGTCGGAGGCGATCTTCTTGTTCAGGTCGTCGAGGCTCAGCCCGAGGAGCTTGGCGAGGGTCTTGAGCACCTTCGGCTCCGCGCTGACCCCGTAGACCCCACGCTCCCAGTAGGAGACGCGGACCTGAGAGCCCGAGCCCTGAAGACCGATCTTCTGGGCTAGCTCCGTCTGCGACAGACCTGCTGCCGTCCGGTACGCCACCAACAGCTTCGCTACCTGACCCTGAACTGACTTTGCCATGTGTCTTCCAATCTCCCCAGGGACCGCTCTGGTTGAGGGGTACGCAGTCCCGGTATCACAGAGGTTACGCCTAACCACCCAATCCAGACGCTACCCCAAGAATTTCGCCCCGGACCCCACAGAGGGATTCTGAATCAAGGACCCGATCCCAGAAAAGTTACCCAGCGGTTCTAGGGGCTCCGAGGGGAACCCTCCCGCTGCTCAGACTCATGGAGGGTGGCCTCGACGCGGGCGAGCTTGTCCATGAGCCTGAGGACCGCAGTCGGGCTGATCCCCTTGAAGTGAGGGTCCTCCGACATGAGCGCGAGCAGCAGCAGAGACCGAGGCGAGGTCCGGTCCACCACCCGAGCACTCTGCTCGGCCCGCCACGGCCAACTCACGGGCGCAGCAGCAGGCACAGGAGCAGCGGCAGACCTACCCTCAGCGACAGCAGCCCGGAGCTTGCTGAAGACCGGAGCCTCCTGAGCAGCCGGAGCAGCCACAGTCTTCCTGGTCACCACGACCTTCGGAGCAGGCACAGGAGCCGGAGGCACAGGAGCCGGAGGCACAGGAGCCGGAGGCACCGGGGCAGTCACCTGGTCTGGAGGCGCTGGCCTGGTCATGCGACGGTCGTTGCGGCGGGACCACCTCTTCCGGGCGGTGGCGTCCTTCCGGAGCATGGTGTTCAGTTCGACCTCAGTGAGGCCGAGGAACTTCGCGAGGCTCCTCCTCTGAGCCGATTCGAGGTAGATTGGCCGGACCCCGCGCTCCCAGTCGGAGACCATGGCTTGGGCGGCAATGCTCTTGGGATCGTGCCCGAGGAGTGCGCCGAGTTCCTTCTGCTTGAGGGCAGCCTCGCGGCGCTTCTGGAGGATCAGCTTGGCGACCTGCCCTTGGAGCGTTCTGGTCACAGTCTCAGTCATGTGCCGTCCGATTGGGTGAGGGTTCCACCCCTTACGCCAATGGCCAGGCACAGGGACCGGGGCAGACACAGTTCAGCTATGGGCAACAGCTACGGGGGCAGGGTGCAGGGCGGAGCCCCAGACCCTGCCCCGCTCCCGGTTCCAAACCCGATTTGAAATCGAGGGTGCCAAAATCGACGCCGGTTCAATCTGGCTTTTTTGACCCCTAGGGTCCCCCCAGTAAGTCTTTCAAACGGTTCCACAGATTCTTGCCCTGGGGGGCCTGGCGGGTCACTGGCTCAACCAACCAGGTAGGCCCGAGCCCCACGAAGAACTTCGTCGAGCCAGGACGGCTGCACCTGGAGCAGAGCGCACACCTTCCGACGAGGGTGGCCGTCCGCCAGCAACTGGAGCGCGCCCCGTACCTGTATCACGTCTGAGCCAGTAGCACCCGCGATACTGACCGACAGTTCTTCGATTGAGCCAGGTTCGATCATGGTGCCGGTGCGGCGGTCGGGGGCCTCTTGGATCGAGAAGCTGTTGCTCTCTCCGGGGGAGCCTAGCTGGGACTCACCCGACTCGTGGGCGAGCCTGCGCTTCTCCTTGCGAATGTAGTTGGCCAGGACGCACCGCGTCACAATATGGACGTAGTGGCCGAAGCTCGACTTGCTGGCGTCGAAGGGGCACTTACCCAGATTGCGAGCGAGCAGTCCCCGGTAGACTTCCTGGAGGGCCTCCTCCGGGTCGTAGCCGTCCTTGACCAGCCCCCGAGCGAACGCAGCGTAGAACAGCTTCCTGACCTCGACCCCACGGACAGTCAGGTCGATCCCCTTGGCAGGCTGTTCCCCTGGGCGGGTCGGCAGAGACCTCCGGGAGAGATTGGTGTCGATCAGCCGAAGCAGTGAGACAGCAGGCTCACCCTTCTCCTTCGAGCGCAGCGTGGGCAGGCTCCTCTGAGAGGGGGCCTTCCTGGGAGCACGCCGTGTTGCTGGGGGTGTGCCCCAGATCCCCGTGAAGTCCGGGAGACCACTCGGCTGGAACCACGTCTCGAACCCAGGTGTGAGATTGGGCAGGCCAGTGGCCTGAAGAACTTGTGCCGCGATCATAGTGCCGTCTCCTTGGTCGGGTTGGGTCTGGGGTCTGTCAATCTGTCCGCGACGCGAGTCTCACTCCGTCGGGTTGGAAAACTGCCCGGCAGGATTGCACCGGGAAAAACCATTGCGCTCTTTTGATCTGAACGGAATCAGTGCCGGTTCAGTTTTCGGCAGCTTTCAGGACCAGACAGGGGCGTCGAGTTCGCCTCTTCGGGCCTGCTCCCTGCCCCTGCCCTGAGGGAGCCCTGCCCTGAGGGAGCCCTGTCCTGAGGGAGCCCTGTCCTGAGGGAGCCCTGTCCTGAGGGAGCCCTGTCCTGAGGGAGCCCT